ATAGTTACTTAATTTCATGAAAAGTAATGAAATTAAGTTTTATGGTATTACTACCAAAGGCGTACTACACACCTTTATCAGATTGTATTCAAACTTTCCGATTACCTTCTTTAGTATGTTTAATGCACCATTAACATCTGCGTTAATCAAAGTCCCATCTGATGTTTTAAACATGCCTCTGTGAATCCTTTTTCCGCAATATGTATCATGCTTGCATATATCTTCATCGTCAATGAAACTACATTTACTAGTATATGATTCTTCATTGACAATAACTGATATGCCTTCTAATTCACATTTATATATTATCATATTCAATAACTTATAATAAGGTATTCCAACAAAATTTTGATTATTTTTCTTTCCGATGTTTATCCCTTGTTTCCATTCTTTGTTATATCCAATAACTACGTTATTTATTCCTTTAGAAACTAAATGGTTAACAAACATCCTACTTGCTTTATGCAAATAATCATTAATTCTATTATTCCTTTTTAAAGTTATATTCTTTATTCTTTTGCTAGTTTTACGATTATTAGTTAGTAATGATTGTAATTTTGATTTAACTTTATTATAATGCCAATTAATAGATTTTAAAGGCTTTCCATTAATTATATATGGCTTATCATCTTGAAAGACGCAAGTCATTAAATTATTCAATCCAAAGTCAACTCCACAATAAGTTTGGTTTATATTATCATGTGATTTCGGCTTAACTTCATACAGAACCTCAAAAACAATAAAATTATTTTGTGGAACAATTCTGACTTGTTTTACATCTGTTACTTTTGTTTTTATTTTTACATCACTTTTACTTAATTCAATAAAACCATCTTTAAGCGCTTTTTTACTAATAGCTTGATTTGTATATATTACAACAAATCTCCCATTGGTTTTATCAAGATATTTCGGAAGTTTAGGCTTTGATTTCTTAGCTTTTAACGCATTAAAAAATGATTTCATATTATTATCAACCATTTTCAATGTTTGTTGGGAAACCTTGCAAGGTAATACGTAATAATTTTCTTGTTTTTCATCGACAAATTTATTATTTATGTTAATCCAATTAATATATTTTTTATGTTCAAAAAAATATTGTCTTACAGTATATAATGCTGAATTATAGAGATTCTTTGAAAGAAAGCACAAGTTATCCAACTCATTAAATAATGGGTTAGATTTTTTTATAATATGTCTTTCTGTCAATATCATTTTTCAATGTTGCTACTTAATTCTTGTATAAGTTTTTCAGTTTGTCTTTTTGTTCTTCGTTTTCCATATAATCTTGCACAGAATGAAGTTATAATAGAAACAAAATCTTGCATCAAATCATCTTTTTCGTCAAGTTGTGGATTAACAATTTCTATCTTTCTTCCGTCAAGTGCTAAAAGTTTTTCTATATAATTAATACCAAAACGAGCTAATCTATCTTTATGTTCTACTATTATAATATCAATTGTCTTATCAATTAGTAATTTTTCTAATTTAGGCCTATTATCATTCAAACCAGAGCCAATTTCAGTTACAATTTTTTCTACTTGATAGCCTTTCGCATTGGCATATGACACTAACCTATCTTTTTGCCGTTCCAAATTACTTTTATTTTCAGATGAAGATACTCTAGCATAAACAGCAACTCTTAAATCTTTCATACTAGGATTTTCTTCATCAACCAATATAAACACTCTATTAGTTGATGTTTTTTCAAATTTAATCATCCCTTTATTAATCCAATTCCAAACAGTTCGTTGGGTCACATCGTTTAATTTTGCAAAAGTTGATAATTTAATCTTCTTCATGAAAAATAATTTAATACTATATATTATATAATATATAACAATAAATGAAAAATTTATCTAATATTCATTAAAATACTTTGAAAATTGTGAACAATTACGATACTAGAAGTCGATATAATCGTTAATCATCTGTTTTTTATCCTCTTTCGTTAAATAACCATGTGGATGTAATTCGTTACATATCTTTTCAATCCGATCTGCAACTGTTTCAGTATCTTTTTCATTTTTAACATTGACGACATAACCATCATCTTCAAGATGCTCAATTAATTCGTCCTCTGTAAACTCTTCTAGTAAACTACTACCGAAACAACAATAACAATCATTTGCGTCAACATAGTCAAGTATTTCTGAGGTTGTTAAACCTTTAAGATAGGTTTCTTGCAAATATTCAGAATCCCCATACTTATCAAGAAAATCGTCTATTTTCTTCTTATCCTCTTCGTCCATTTTTTTAAAATGTATTAAAATTAAAACGTTCAATAACTCCTTGATAGCCACCCATTGTTATCCTATCTTTCTTTGCTTTCAATAATGCTCTTCCAAATCTTCTTGTCATTTTTTTTTAATAGTATCATCGGCAACTTTGAGAATCTTATTCTTATTCATCCCGAATCTCCAATATACCATAATAGCTTTGTTAAAATCCAAACTGTCATAATGTTCTTTTAAAAAACTACGTATCTGGTATAGTTCTTCTAATTTATGATAAGCGTCCGATTGTTTAAATGCTATATTAAGTTTATCAATAACATCATAATCTAAATTCTTTAGAAACATTCTTAGAATCATTAATGATTTTATCATAGATAGTATCTGTCATATTCTTGACATCATTGGCAATACCAAGTTCTTCCGTGATCACACGTGTAACATCTTCAAAAATGAGATTTTTCAATTCAAATTGATTCATTTTTAAACAATTTTAATGTATTTATCTTTCATTCTGGAATACTGAAATCCCATCAGAAAGTCCTTGATACTCATTTTTTTCTTTCCTGCTATCTGAAGTTCTTTAATTGCGATGCCATGTTTCAAATCAGAAGACATGATATACATATAGTTTTTCCCATCCGTAACAGTATTGGAATATTGGTTATTACGATATTTTACTACATCTTGGGTGTTAATATTTGCATCTGATAGATATTCAGAATCATATATTTTTATATCAAACCTTTTGATTTCTACATCACTTTCGTCTTGTACTTTTTGATAAACGATAAGGCTTGCGTTACATCCGATATTGGGAGATAACGCTCTCAACAATGAATATGTTTCTTTCGCTCTATCCTCTTTTATATTATGTTCCAAACTGTCCAGATTCAGTCTCGTTGAAGAAGCATCTAACTTCGGGGCTTTTGAATAAGGAGAATTTATGCCACAATCAGGCTGTAATAAAAGGTAACGCTTCCAATCATCATGTCGATAAATACGTGAAATGGTATCAACCGTAAAACCTATACATGCGATTGAAAGTTTGTTGTACAACGTGCCGTATGTCTCATTCTCGACAATAGGAATGCGTATATTGGTAATTATATCACCAGTATCTATATGTTCATCTAATATGAATGACGTAAGTCCTGTATATTTGAAATTATGACGTATCGCCCAATATATAGGTGCTGCGCCTCTAAGAAACGGTAATAATGAGGCATGGATATTGAACGATGCTATCTTTGGTATTGACAATACCTCATTGGGAAGAAATTTAAATGAAATGACACAAAAGACATCCGCCTCCTTATCCCTTAACCATGTTAATACATCATCGCTTTTAAGTTCCTCGTTCTTATGTATTTTTATGCATGGTATGTCATATTCATTTGCCAGCTCCGCTATTGTTTTTCCAATTGTTTCTGATTTATATTCGGAAGTCACTATACCGACAATATCGTAGAGTTCAAACTTGAGTAGTTGCTCTATGGTATAATAGGGAAAATCACCCGAAGAAAAAAACACCAGTCTGCATTTTTTATTTTCTTTCTGTGTCATAACGTTAAAAATTATTTGATATCTGTGTCTATATAAAAATTCTCACAATACCGACAATCCAATCCTTCATAATCAAAATGAAAATCTTCTTCTTGTAGAGGGAGTTTGTTGAACAGTTTATATACAATGGCAAAGTAATTCATAGGTACACACATCAACTTTCCTTTTGGCTTGTCGCAATTCAAATACTCCTTATAATAATAGGAACTTCTTTTGAATTTATCACAACAGAATTGCACCTTATGGAGAACGTACATTTCTACATTAAGTTCTATTCCCATTCCATTCTTAATAAAATCTTTAAATTTATTGGCGTTATCTGATGATATGTATATTTCATCTATTCTCATATCGGTCAAAATACCTAAATCAAATACGATTTCATCATTAGAAATGGAAACACATTCATAAGGTACATCCAATACATTTTTAAAACGTTTATATATCTCATTAATCAAATATTTTTCTACAGTAATATGCCGTTTTGGGTTCAGTTTTCCAAAAATCACTTGTCTTGAATACTTGCTTTCGACAATATAGTCCAGATCGGTGAATTTTTTAATGAATTCCTCATAAGTGTTAGCATTAAGAACTATCTCTGGATCAACATATTTTAATGCTTGAAAATTGGCTTTCTTCAAATCAAGCGAAAGGAATACCCTGCCTACATTTGTCTCTTTATATACATTATTAGTGGTAATATTGTTCTTCTCTTTGATAGAGAATCGACTCATATCCATAACATTGAACCTCTTGTATGAATCGCTATTCTCGACAGTCTTAATAATATTATCACGAACCTTATAATATGTGTCCAAAAATTTATTTGGAGAGCCATCATAGTGTTCAGTTATGACTTGGCACAGTCTATTATATTTGGTTCTTGATTCAAAATCTTTTTCGTAAAGATCAAGATAATAAAAGAAATACTTCTCATCCGTTAACTGGATAGGAAGTCTATAATCATTCACGAATCTATTTGCTAATTCTTTGCTATATATCATACCCATATCTTTTTGTTTAACTTTTAGTGCAAAGATAATATTTTTAAGATAGAAAAACAAGACAAAAAAGTTAAATAAACATAACTAATCAAAGAAGTCTTCTTCATACTCGGTAATTCCTTTATCCATGCATTCGAAAACAAAGTTCATACGATATTTAAAATTTTTTGGAATATCAGTGTCTTTCTTATCTTCATTTGTCTGTTTTTCTTCTCGATATCTCCACATTACCTTTGACAACTTATTAAACAGCCTTTTTTCAGCATTATCTATTATTGAATCGAATCTATTACGGTTTATCCCTAGTTTATTAATTAATATATTTTCATCAATTTTAATACTATCAATTTTATCCAAAACATTCGATATTTCATTATAAGGATTCCCATCATCAAAAGGAAAATCATCTAATGCATTTATCGATACTTTATTTTGTTTAAGATAAGCGTAGTATTGTGATGCCATTGAATCTTGTTCCGTTGTAAATGACAAATACAATGCATATGAAATTACTTTTTCAATATCAGTACCATTTTTATACATATCAATTACCTTTTTGTAAAAATCCTCATTTTTTGTTTGACCATTGTCATATTGGTATATATGATTCAGTTCATGCTGAATTGAATAATCAAAATCTTTTGAAGGTTTTTCATGAATCAAAACTAATTTCAATTCAATAGATTTTTCTTCGTAATCCGATACACAGTTAGTATTTATGATGTTGTTGTACAATAATAGACTGTACTGTTCGTCATTATTAAGGTGATATATTATATATTTTACCTTTAAATATGGAATATTTAATTTTCCATTAGTAGCATAATTAAACATGCCTTTATCAAACACAATATTTCTTGTCTTTGACATATATTTTTTATTATATTTAACTCTTTGTAAAATTATATTTTTAATCTCTTTTGTCATCTCTATGACGGTATCCGATACCGAGAGTCTTTCATTTATTAAATTTCTTCTTTTTTTCAGATTCATGTTTTTATTAATTTTATTAAAAGTTATTCTCAATTTCTGGCAGTATTATATCTTTTTTTGTTTAACTTTTAGTGCAAAGATAATATTTTTAAGATAGAAAAACAAGACAAAAAAGTTAAATAAACATAACTAATCAAAGAAGTCTTCTTCAAACTCGGTAATTCCTTTTTGATAGCATTCCATTAAATACTGAAGTCTTATTGAATGGCAAGTACCTATAAACGGATATTTTTTTTCGTTTACTTTATTTCTTTCCTGAATATATCTATTCACTGCTTTAGAAAGTTTTACCGTAAAGCGTTTATCGGCATTATCGAGTATGCTATATAACCTTTCTTTTGTAATACCAAAACTTTTTTGAAGTTTAATATCATCGATTTCATCGTATATGTCAATTATATAGTCAAACAGACAATCAAAATTATAATATGGACAGTTCTTATCTTGAAAAAACTCTTTTGCTTTTTGCTGTGATATATTATTACTTTTTAAATATGCATAGTATTGGCTTATAAATGCATCTTGTTCGGTAGTAAAAGTATAATATAACGCAAGAGCAATATTACGTTCCTTAATATTGGTACTTTTTGTTAACTTTACTACTTTTTCATAAAAATCCTCATTTTTTACTTGTCCCATACTATTCTGATAAAAATGATTAACCTCGTGTTGTATACTGCTTTTAAAATCAATATATGGATGATTATTTATCATCACTAAATATAGTCCAATAGTATTATTCTTAATATCACTATAACAATTCGTATTGATAACATTATATTTAACTGCTATATTATAATCCTCTATATTATCAAAATAATACACGATATATTTAATGTTTATATTCGGAATAGAATCGGTTCTTCCCTTAATAGCGTAATATGTAAGAATACCTTTTTTGAACAATACGTTTTTCTCCTTTTCAATAAAGAGTTTTGAAGTTCTTAATTTGTTTATTAACAAATCATATATTTCATCGGTGATTTCAATCACGCTATCCGATACTGAAAGTCTCTCATTAATTAAGTTTCTTCTTTTTTTCATATCCTTCAATTTTTATAAAAAGAATCCCCTCATTTAAAGAGGGGATGATTCTATTGTATTCAGCAGATAGTTACATTTTTCCTGATTACCCAATGTCTTTCCACTATTACATGACAGCTTCACACAATCATGCCACTCACGCTGTTCGGTAATTCTACCTTTTACTAATTTAATAACTATGTTCGATGGCTTGGCATTATCAATATCACAAGTCAGGAACGTCCCGATACCATAGGAATCTTTTAGTCGGTAATTAACAAATTTATGTATATCCAATGCCTTATCCAAATCCAATCCATTACTATATACAATTGACTTCGACATAGCATCAATATTTGATGACTTATACTTATCAATGATTTTCTCTGTCTGTTCAAATTCGTCACCACTATCTACACGTAAACCATCAAATAGCTTTGCGTATTTGGTTTGGAAATTATTGAAGAATACTTTATCACCGAAACAATCATACAGATATGTTCCGTTTAATCCGTCATAGCATTCGCTCCATTTTGACATGACTTGATTGTTGCACTCAAATATGCCACTTACGGTTTCCTCAAACGATATAATCTGATGAGACATTGTACCTATCGGTGTCAAACCATATTTCATAGCAAACCATACATTCGATGTACCTACGAACTTACCAAATGCAATCAAACTCTCTAAGGTGCATTTAGATGCTTCGACAAATGAACGGATAACATTATCATGATGTTGATACGAAAACCTACGTCTTGTCCCCATATCAGAAATAACCAATCCATTCTTAATTGCTTCAAGCATCTTATTGTAACTCTTTCGATACTCGTGTTCAAAATCGTATCTATCAACATCACCATTGAGAATATGCGTTAATTCCGAGATACATGACAATAACGGCATTTCCCACATGATAGTGGAGAACCATTTTCCTTTCACTGAAATGTCAAGATATCCTTCATCATCCTGAGTAATAGCAACCTCTTTGGGATTGAAACGATAACCCTTCAAGAAAGTGAAGTACCATAAAGGAAGGTAATACATATTTTTGCTCATAAATGCAATTTCCTCATCAGTGATAACCACATTCTCCATATAATTCACCTGCTCCTGCAAGAGTTCGGCGAACCCTTTAGGGTATTTCGTCTTATTTCTATCAAAAAAATTATACTCGACTTCCGCACGGGGATATGTCTTCAAAATATAATACTGACAGCTAAAAGTATATGCATCATTATCTGTAAAATGGTTTATCAATTGTCTCATGTCTCTATTATTTTAAATTATTATTTTTTTCTCTATAAAGAATATATTCACGCATCATTTTTACTAGGTCATCACAACAATCATTCCGATTTTCCAATGCTTTAAAAATGCGTCGATACGTATATACCTGTTCATCTTTATTTACTGATGGACACATAAAGCCACTCTAATTGTCTTTCGGTGTCGCAATATATTGCACCTGTTCTTGTTTTAAACTCTTTAATCATGCTGTTTGTTTCTAAATTTTGTTAAAGACGTAAATATATATTCCACAGAATCCTCCAATCTCTTCTCTACCATTTCAACGATATGTTCAGGTGTATTATCAAACAGATGTTTCAAACGTTTGAATCTATATTCTATAAACTTATCATCCTTTATCACTCTATATCCACCTACAGCAGACATAAAGCATACATCCAAGTCTTTATCTATATAGATGTAATAACAGTCTTCATCAGTCGTCGATGCAGCGACTAAAAGTCCGCATGTGGTGGAATCCTCTATATTATCGCAATTGTCAAACGTTACGAATTTTCCACCGTCTCTTGAAAGACTATGCCTTATAACACTATAAGCATCGTGCCCATTCCGTTTCTGTACAGTGTCTTCTACATCCCTTTTCAGTTGTTCTTTCATGACTTTAATATAGCCTTGTCTGTCATATATCGTATAGGAACACCGTCGACTCTCTTCCTCATTATAGGATAATACTGACCACGGATGCGCTTCAACGTCATCAGAACTATAATATTCGCTTATATCATGCGATGAAAATATATCATAAATTTCTTTGATATTCCCGTTTTTCTTGAAAAAACGATGTATAATATTATCGTTCTCATTCTTAATGATAAGATATTGTGATTCCTTTAATATCATTAAGTACGGAACTATTAGTCTATTTTTTATCTTGGCAAAAATATCTGTGTAATCCATTCCTCAAAGTATATAAACTGTTGTTTTTATTCCTCTATCCACTAACTCGTCATTGATGATACCTTCAATAATATTCCATTTTCCGCCAGCCAGCCCAGCTCCGATCTTGGGCATATGAACTGAAGCGTTTTCCTTTAATGCCATTTCAGCCACCTTGTTAAGACATCTTCTTAGCTTGTCGTATCTGATAGGTGGTAAGATATTTCCATTCTCATCTTTCATGCCGAACACATTGTGTTGCGCGATCATGTTGATGACGGATATATCGCTTGTTACAGGCACTTCTTGTATATTACCAAGATTGAATAATATTTTGTTCGTGCTTCTATCGATGTAATACTTTTCTTTATACCACAGTCGATAACTCCTTTCTGGTTCAATCCACCTCTTAGAAAGAGCAACGACGAATCCTGCACCCCATCCACCGATATCATTGCAAATATGAACGATATATTTTTTTCCTTCTCCTAGTGGTGTGGTTGCATCACCCTTAACATAATTCAATCTATTATCTGTCATCGTAGTTATATATTTTATATATGCAAAGGTATAATAAAAACGGGAACTATACAAATAATTCCCGTTAAAAAAATATAATCAATAATACTAATCAGCATATATTATTGCCATAGTCTATAGGTACGCTCGCATTGTATTTCTGTTGATTCTTATATATCTTATGCTCATTCATGTGAATAATAATCGCATTATCAAACGCATCGGTATAAATATCCGAATAGTCCTTGACTACTGCATTATCATATGCTCTCAACTTAGTACCCATCTCAATTATCTCTACAGTACTGTCATTGCGCATGTTCGTGCGTTTCACATCTTTCCATACTTTCACACGGGATTTATCATAACAAAATACTTCGTTTGCCGAATGACAATAACCAATAGATTCATCATTAAATGTCGCATTAGAATTTTCGTATAGATATGCCGTTGAGCCTTCCCTTATAATAGCATTTGAGTTGCCATAAAACTCCGCAACCGAATTACAACATATATCGCCCATTGATTTATCAAAAAGTCTAATGTTACGTGAACAGTTGTCTGCTAGGATCCGACTATAATCATACATTTCAATATTGGAAGCGAATCTTGACGTGACATTGGCATGATCATGACATTTTATCAACAACCGTGTATTATATAGATAAGCATTTGAATACCCAAAAAGTTCCCCTGATACATTCGATATATTCTCCTCGACACATAATATACGAGAATTATCATAGCCCATAAAACGAGTGTTACCGTGAGCGCATAGCATGGAATTCTGCTTTAATGTAACAAAGGCATTTTCGAATGAAATCACCTTTGAATCATTTGTTACTGTAACATCACAGTTGCCCATAGCTACATACGTCTTACTACCATATAAACGGTGTTTTCCTTTTACAAATACGTTATTCTTCTTTAATACGTCTTCCCCGAATAGATTGGACATCAGTTCACCGTAAACGAGACAATCCTTTATCATTTGTGCTGTCTTGTTGTTATCTTTGAATAACAATAGAAACAACAACTCTGTTTCGTTACTACATGTCATTATATCTACTGGATTAAGCATATCATGTCTGTCGTAGTCTTCTATTCTTTTCAGAAGAACATCCTTTATCTCTTGAATTGTCAACATCTTATCTGTTTTTCTTTTAATATAAATATTTGTCATCCCTATTGATAACATTTTACAATCCTATCCGTAATATCTGGTAAAGGTATTTTCTCATATGTCCCATCTGGTTTAAGCCATATCAGCTTTCTGTCGATAACCTTAAAACCAAGATTCATAAGCATCAATGCATATGCCGACAACTGAAATGTGTAATGTCCTTGCGGTTCATCATATATATCGTCAAATGGAGGAAGCATCATAACGCCTTTATCCCTTGCGAAACTTTTGGTAAGACATTTGTTCGTGTTATGCGTTACAAGCATGTTATAACCACAGCAAAACGTATGTGTCGGACTATCCACCTCGATACATCGTGTGGGAACTGTCTCGACTTCTTCCACTTTAACTATTCTCCGATAATAGGAATTCTCTGTCATCTTTGGCATATCATTATTTGTAATCATGGAAGAATATGAAAATGGACATATGTCGGCAGTAAAATGAATATATGCCGAATCCTTATAAATTATCTTATTTTTCATGCCCAATGAATCCAATAATCTGGCAACATTTACGGCGACATTCATATCACACAATCTAAGGATATATAGATTTTCTTTCGAATCATAACAGCCGTTCTCATCCATCATTCCCCTTAACAATTGATAACGTTGTTCTATAGATGAGAACAAGTAGATATCTGGAATGATGCTTTCCTTCAACTTTAATTCTTCGGAATACAAATCAAACAATGACGGATATATTGAATTAAAGCCGCCTTTTGAAATCCACCATCCAAGCACATAGGGAGGTATGGGCAAGTTTGCATCTGTCATAATTGTCGGTTTGGATATGTATACCCGTAAATCATCATATTTCCCCTCACCGATATAATCCCTAATCTCCTTTGCTGTCATTACGCATTCCCTGATACCGCCTTTAACAGCGGGATAAGATATTAGCCATCGATGATCCTCGTCACATATAATATTAGTGTCATCATCAAATGTTATTTTTAAGCATGGTTTAAAGTGTATAGATGATGTATGTAATACTTTCGTAGGATTTCCGTCCCTATCAAAAACAATATCACCCATCTGTATGTCATGCATTGTTTTCCATCCTTCGACAGTGGCAATAGGCGTGTCAATCGGTAGCCCTTTGTAGTCATGGAGCATGATGCACCATTCACCTTTATGTTTTATCGCATGGGTTATATCCGCCGTTCCGCAATAAAGTTTCTTGATACCGAATTTATTATTCGTTGGCATATACATTTTTGCCTCTGGTAAAAGCGGGTATATTTCATCTATCTTCATAATATCTTCCCAATATTTCACCACGGCATCTTGTCTTGGACAACTTGGAACAAGGAATCCGTCTTCATATTGAGGTTTTATTACTTCACAGAAATCCGTATTGCCTAACGCAAAATTCATATGCATTTCTCCGAACAAATGATCAATTGAACCAGAATTCGTAGCCCTTATATTGTTCTCTTTCCACCGTCTTTTAATTACTTCAATGTCAACATCTTCTTTTAATGCTACGGCAGCTGCTTTCTCATCCCAGTCTACGAAAGGCTCAAATTCTTGTATTAGTCCAGATACACTGATAGGATTATCGACAGTTCCATCCGCATTATGTATATAATATTGATGTCCCTCTTCGATAAATTCAAGGTTGTTGAATGCGTCAAGTATCTTTTTCCGCATATCCTTTACCTCTTGTGGTTCTGGGTTTCTTTTTAACCTTTCTTCTACATCCTTTATGTTTATCATTATCTTTTATCCTTTTTAATAGCAAAAAGGCACTTCAACTTCTATTGGAGTGCCATATATGCGATTATTCCACTTGCATTAGAATGGCAAGTCATCATCAGAACTTACCAACGGACCTTTTAGTCCAGAGTTTTTAACCATATCCTCTTCTTCAGGAGTGAGTACTCTTGTCTGAGTTTTTGGCATAGATGTCTGTGTCTGTACATTCACGGGTTCAGCATTCGCAGTCTGATGTGCTACCCCCTTATTGTCCTCGTCTGTCTTAATCTCACTAATAAAATCTATTTTTTGTGCTGTGATATATCTACCTATCTCGCAATTTCCACTGATCTTATTCTGGTAAATATTATCACGATAATCACCTATAACAACAATAGGTTTACCCTTGGTTAAATGCTTATAGAAATTCTCACCAGTGTAATTCGATTGGAACGATGTAACATTGTACCAATAAGTAACAGTTTTTCCATTCTCATCTTTCGGATCAGAATATTCATTACTGGCAAAGCGGAAAGTGATATATTCTCTTCCATTTTGTGTTACTCTTTTCTCTGCATCGTTTACGATTCTTCCAATTATACTAATAACTCTCATTTCAAAAATATTTTTCGTTCAACATTAATTTTTTCTCTGCAAATATACTATAAGAATGAATATCAAAGAAATGATTTAACCTTTTTTAATCATTCTTTCTTGTTACAATATCAATGAATTTGTCTCGATTCTCTGTCTTATTCAATATAAACGCATTATGTACTGTCCATATGTGTCTTGTATAAGGTTCTGACTTTTCATTGTATCTTACAACAGTTTCTCGATAGATAAAACGGCCATATTTCTTTCCATCATCATATTCATCCCACTTTATACCATTGGCATTCTCAAGCATACTGACTTGTTCGTCAGTATTTTTACCTAATAATTGTTTATGGGGTAGATATGTCTGTGCCGCCTGTTGTTTTGAATTTTTGATACAATCATTCTGTCTGAACAAGAACCATGCATACATATCGTTTTCTGTCGGTACATTCCATGCCTTGCAATCAAATTCCACAAGTCTCTGTTTCTCTATTAGCTCTTTCATATCAGATGAAGAACACAGAGCGTCAAGCATATCCATAGTTACTAAGTGATTGAACTTTGCTGTAGCCATCGAAGCGATTATTGACTGCAACTTACAAAGGCGATAACCGAAAAATACATCGGTTTCAGGACTATCTAGATCAGATAACACTAACGATATCTCATCCGATTGTACGTATGCCATCTTACAATTGCTGACATTCTCGCATAAATATTTCGCAGTCTCGTTCATGAAGCCTATAAACTTGTCACTAAAAGGACGCTCATACTTTTTCTTTATCAGCTTTGAAAACGACCGCCCATCCAACATGATAATGACATATTGTTTCCGATTCAGTTTATAATCTGTTGTCCCTCTGTAATATAGACATTTATCCTCTAAACTGCTGAATTCTGTTTTCATTTTTTTTTTTGACGTTAAAATCCCATTAATATTCTCATTTGTCTGTCAATCTGTCCGAATAATCCTTTACAGTTCTTAATATATCCATTCTTGTCAATATCATATCTCTCACCTCGAAAGACAATATGATATCCACTGATAGATTTTTGGTTTATTTGTACGAGGATTTCATTGAATACCAACACATTATCCGTCTTTACAAGAAGTTCACCGTTTGGTTTAAATACTTCAACAGACTCATCTTTGATATCTTTGACAAAAATCTCATCATCTTTATTTTCTTTTACATGACAAACACATTCCCCTTGTCCGCACATAAACTCAACAGTAAATTTGTCATCTATAACATATTTTTTTGTCGAATATGAATCGTCGTTATCAACAAGTGGTTGTCCATATTTAAAAGCAAAATCTAATATTACCTCGTAAATATTGGTAGCTTTCTCATATAATGTCCAATCTTTTTCATACTTATTGACAATATTATGCAATATCCCAAGGCGTTTCTCTGAAGGCATTTCAGCCAATTTTTGTGAATAATGGCTGATACGCTTTTCTCTGCGTTCTTGTGCGACAAAATATTCATTCATATCATCACCAAATTCTGGTGATTCAATTGCTTTTTTAAGCTCCTCGATAAGTCCCATGTCAATTATAATATTTATAAAAGTGTTTTCTAAAATACTCGATATCAATTGTTATCTCTTTCTTGTTATCTACATCAAATACGACAATATTTCGATGTTTATTACCCCATAAATCAATCGTATCGACTATTTTTCTCACGATATAAAGCTGATTGGTATCGTTATTCGCATAAGTATTGTCTCTTTGTCTGTTATATTCTTGATGAACAAACATAGACATTCCTAGAATAACAATACACATATAAATTGAAAAAATAATAACTTGTATGGACATGTTCTTTTTCTTTTTGATGTAAAAATACTGAATAAATCTATTCTAATCAAACATATGATGTTAAATATATTTAATCAGCGTATAGATTATGTTTGACAATGTATTGCTGAACAGCGTCAGTAACATAATAACCAATATCTTTATTATCTTTAATCTGTTCTCTAACAAATGTTGAACTTAACGAACAATAAGGACATCCGCCAGCAATACATATGTTCTTAACATTTGGATATTCTCGATATATTTCATCAGTACACGATATGAAATCAATATCATTACGTGGTATTACAATGATATCTACCATTTGTAATATGTCAGCGATCCTATACCATGAGTGTAATGTCAATAGATTATCTGCCCCAATTATCAATACAAATTCATCGTTCTTATATTGTTCCTTTAACGCAATCAATGCGTTATATGTATATGTCATTGGTGTATCTAACTCGCTCTCTATTTTCGATACCATCATCTTCTTATTATTAACGATAGATAAGTCTATCATTTTGCATCTTTGTTCAAACGAAACCAACTGTCTCTGTGTGTCTTTGAATGGCGAATTAGGACTGACAACAAAGAAGAGTTTGTCAATATCAGTATTGTTCACAAGATAATTAGCCATCATAAGATGACCGTGATGTATTGGGTTAAAAGTTCCAAAAAATAAGCCTATTTTTGCCATAAATGTTTCTATTTTCAAATTAACTCTAACGCTTTCTGTATTCCTGCTTCAATTGCTTCATCAAACGAGTCATAATCATTACCATTATAGCCTACGTTTTCCGTATTATTTAGCTTGTCAAATACTAGTAATATAATTCTTCTCATATCTTTCTATCAGCTAATTGGTTTTCTCCTCCCATGTACCTTTGATAATAATCCTATATGCCTCTTCGTCAGAAGTGCATTATACTACCTGTCCTTAGTGAAAATGATTTGACATACTCCCACGACTAAAGCCGTGGGCTTTCTTGAAACGGAATTCGTAAATTTTTCCGTTCTGTTTATTCTTCCAAGCCATAATTATTTTTTTAATCAATTATTTCCTTCAGCTCTCCCATCCATATATCGCATTTCATACATTGATATGTTATGTGTCCTATCTCATTCTCGCCTATACCGTCAGAGATACATCCCTCAATAAAGTTCATAACAGCTTCCTTTAATGTAACATTCTTGAAATCGTTTGGATTGTTTGTGTAATAACAGTTGCTTCTGACAATCGTATCGAATGGTTTGTCACTTAACAGTGTAATAATATAGTTCCCTTTTTCATAGGCGACTTCCATGAGAACGTCTTCGTTGTTAAAACCACCTATTTCTCTGTCGTAATCGCTATCACGCCAAGCATCTATCCAATCATATTGACCATCCAGATATCTGATTTGATCTTTAGAAATTGATTCATAATCCAATTCATCCAAATTCTTGACATATATAGGATCTGGATCATATGCAATTGGGGTATTAAAATACGCCTGTAACGATATTTTATATCTTAATATTTCCATATTCATCATTATATTTGAAAAGACATGCCTTTCTTGTCATTCAAGATTCTTATAACTTCTTCAGCACATTTATCCGTCAGTCCGCTATCATATGCATTGCATATCACGAAGTTGTCTTTTTGAATATATAGCATATCGACATCATCATCAATGATACAATAGCTCTCGATTTCCTCATCAGGATGCTCGTCAAGATAATCCCTCATATACTTCTTTATCTCCAATCCTCTGATAGTTCCAAGATACGGTGTTATATCAAAGTCAAGGCTTTCCTCACAGAAACCCACTTTTCTCATTATATTGCTGAGGTTTTTGTCGAATCTCCATGTGCTAGAAATGACTGTTCTCGCTCCAGTCTTCTTGATGATATGGTTATATCTTTCGACGCATTTCGGATCGAATTCACATAATGGATATGGACGGTAATCCTCTTTTCTATTGAGGTAATATTCCTGCGAATTAAAGACTCCATCAATATCCATAAACAGCATTTTTATCTTCTTTTTTACCTCAGCCATAAACAATAATTCTTTTTAGTGTTGCAAAGATATGAAAATAGTACCAAGAAGACAAATGGAATAAGTTAAGTTATATTAAAATCATCAATAATACTGTTTATCTTCTGTTTGTTCTTGTTCTTGCGAGTGATTTTTCTGTAATTCCTATCTATCACTATCAGATCTGACCATTTATCAAAAAGCCCTTGTTCTGTCAGTATCTTCTTTCTTACGTTATACGAGTTGTAATGTCTCATGAACCCAAGATAAGAATTTACCGTCATTATAAGATTATCCAACTTACGTTCCGAAGGTTTCGTAAATTTCGTAGATAACTTATAATAGAGTGAGCCTTTGGCATCAATGTGCTGTCGATGTATGCGCTTGCTTCGGAAATCTCTTGCTCAATCGCTGCAACTCTATTTTCGAGCGACTGCAATCCCTCAATCGCACCACCAGTCATTTCGCTGATTTTCCGATTAAGGATAATACCTTGAGCCGCTGATAATGCCACTTCAGTAGAATTTGTCGTAAGATTGTTTGCAACACCACCATTCTCTGCATTATTGAGTTTCTTATCCAGTTCGGCTTGCTGCAATGTACTTACTGGTTTGTCTACGTCCACTGTGTTATCAACATTGGATAAACCTACCTGCGCCTTTGTCACACCATGTGGGTTGTCATTTCTTGCCTCGTGCATTGCAAGCGATTCCGCTAATGTCTGTAACGTACCGTTTATCAATACACTGACAATCTCGTTCTCAGAGTTCTTTATTGACAATGTTTCCACACCTGCCGCATAGTTGATGGCAAACTCACCATAATCCAACTGTTCGGCCGTCGGTATCTTGGGATTACCGTCAACAACGACACTACTTCTTTTGTTTAAAACTGTCTTATTAGCCATAATGTTTATTTAAATTATTATTAAACGTTATCTTCACACCATTTGATACGGGCTTCCAACTCTGTCGTGTCTTGCGCTTGATATGCATCAATTACGTTATTCATTGAATAACCTTGAGCGGCACTCCACGGCAATTTAGTCAAGTCCTTTGTGCTATCTTCCGTAACGGAGTTATAGATATCAGATACATTCATTTTCTTATCCAATGCAAACTGTAACGCACTGGAGACTGGTTTGCTCGTATCTGACGTATTCCCCACGTTGTCCAGACCCCATATCTGTTGACTCGTTACCTTGTGAGGATTTGCAGCACTGATATGGGCATCATACTGTTCTTTTAGTAATTTAGGATCTACTGCCATTCATTCATCTTATTATATAAAAAAAATCAAGACCGATAATTTATCATTCAGTGAAGGTGATAATTTATCAGCCCATAATGGCATTCTCTATTTCCAGTTCCTCGATATGGTAAAAACCAAAACAGCGTGACCTACATGTAGGCTGATAAAAATCAATTCTCACTTTTGATTATAAATATACCGATATTTTGAAAAATAACAAGCCGAATACACTTAATTTTTGTTAAATGGTTGTTCTATTTCCAATTCAATGTTCAAATCCATCGCCTTTGTCATGAATTCTTCTTTAGAGATACGTTTCTTACTGCCTATCACTTTTCTAAATTCGGCAAATATTGTCAGTTTCTTTAGATGTTGGTCATAATAGCAATATTCTCCCCATTTCCTCATGCAATCCGAACGAAGCATTTTCTTTCTTATATTAAAAGTTCTGTAATGTACCATAAAACCAAGATACGAATTCATACTTCCTACATAATGCTCAATATCATCCAAAGACGGTTTCATATTCCTCTCGGTAAGGTAATCTATGTAATCTTCAAACTTTTTCATCGTCTCATACATGTTACCCTTCGTCCTGTTAGATATATACACACGGTTAGGCTTTATTACCGCACCGATAAACTTGACACCCTTCTTTACATGCTGTATATAAAGTTTTTTAGGATGTAACGTAACACCCATTCCACGTAACTTTTCACGACACTTATTCACAATATCCGTTATCTCGTCCTTATTCCTTGTTATAATAAAGAAATCGTCAACGTATCTGCCATAATACTTAATGCCAAGCTCGTCGGTAATATAATGATCAAATTCGGATAGATAAAAGTTCGCAAATATCTGCGATGTCAGATTTCCGATAGGTATGCCTTTATCCTTGTCACAATAGAACAAAGATTTCTCTCTCGGAAGATTATCCCAGTTGTGTCGAGACTGTTTAAGAATACAATTGTTCTGTGGTTCGTTAAAAACTATCAGTCCTAAAATATACTTTATAAAGGGAATGTCATTCTTGTCTTTCGGTTCGTAATGCTCTTCTATGTGTTTTACCAGTTTATCATATAATTTCGGTTTATCAATTGTCATAAAGAATGACTTCAAGTCACACTTTATTATCCAAGCGTCCTCTGTGTAATTGTTAGTTGCTTCTTTCATAAACATAGCACATCTCTCGATACCGTGCTGTGTGCCTTTCCCTACCCTGCAGGAATAAGAATCATCAATAAACTCTTCCTCAAACATGTCATTCAATCTGTTTATCAGAAGATGATGTACGATACGGTCACGGAAGTCTGCCGCAAATACCTCTCTTTTAACAGGGCGTTCAACACAAAACGCTATTGATCTACCGACAGTATATGTCTTACTATTTAACTCGTTGTAAAGTTTGTATAGATTATAATTCTCGTCCTTTTCGAACTCTATGGCATTCGCTGTATTTCTTTTTCTCCGACGGCAATCTATATATGCCTTATAAAGTTCCTCGTATGTTACATACGTAGGATCATAGCTCTTTATCATATTATATAAAAAATAGAAAAAAAAGAAAGATACGAAACTACAACGTCTTAGCACAAATTGTCCTTACTAAAAAAGCCTTACGCCTACACTCCCACACCTGCCTACACACGGAGGAAAGCCCGAACATAATTGTTGTTGTTCTTATTGTTGTTGTTCACGTTCCCATTGTTCGTGTTCACGTTCCTAGCGTTGTTGCTGCTGTACTCGGAACTAGACCAATAGTTGTTGTTCGTATTCACAGACACGCCGTAAGAACTACAACTAAAAAGAGGCAACTGCTACATTTCTTAACAAGATCTCATTCTTGTGTGCCTCCCTTTTGCAGTAAGAACACCGCATTCATAACAGAAGTACCGTTATGCTATCGGCGTATTACATCGTAGCCCGTATCTCTCGTTATTTTATTATAAATATCATCAACTTTTAATTATTTTCAGAAATATTGTCATTATTTAGCCTATTTTCTACAGATAATTTCCACTTATACATCTGTGTCTTTATATCACCTATCAAAATAGACATGTTAGACATCTGTTTTATACCAATAAATCTACTATTAAAAAGCATTTTAATCAAAAGTTCATTATATTCTATCTCGTCTATAAATTCTTTTATAAAAATTATTTTATCTTTATCTTCGTCTGTCTCGTAGGCATTTTTATATATTCTAATCAATTTACAGAAATTTCTTAAAATATCACTACCTATCGACAATTTTATTTCTTTATTTATGTTAGTAACAACCGTAGAAACCGTTTCAAATAAACGACTAATGCTTATAAACAGCGGTGCTCCACTTGCAGGTTGTTTCTTGGCTTTCTTGCTCATCTTTAAAAATACTATTTAATATAAATATATTGTTATTTTAATAATTTTTTATTGGCTTTTTATGACAAAAAGGAGCTGTAATGCTCCTTTTCATACTTTTTAATGCAACACTTTATTGCATTTAAGAGGCTTTGCAAATGCAAAAGCCTTACGCCTACACTCCCACACCTGCCTACACACGGAGGAAAGCCCGAACATAATTGATGAGGTTCTTAAGGTTGTAGCTCACGCCCCCATAGTTCGTGTACACGTACCTAGCGAAGCCGCTGCTGTACTCGGAACTAGACCAATAGCGGCTGTTCGTATCCACAGACACGCCGTAAGAACTACCGTATGCGGTAGTTATCTTTGAAATAGCTTCATTGATTGCCTTTAAGCGTGAAATCATATATCCAAGTTCACCACAAGCAGGTAGATACCAATCGCCTTGTTTAGTTCCATTAGTATAAAACATATCGCAACATGAAGCTGCTGGATAATCAGCTTCTGTATTATATGTTGGTTTCCATGATGAATAATCTTTAGTCCCACGTTGAGTTACTATTTTACTAGTATTTGTGATCCCATTAAAGTCAGATAAAGCATTAGAACTTGATGATGGACTTGCTGTCTGATAGTACATTGAATTCCTGCTCCCGTCTGTTAGATATGGTGAAGGTGCTCTATAGTCAGATTGATTCCAATAAGCAGTAGTATCATGAGGGCATTGTGTACCAGAAAAATTATCTGATGGTAAATAAGCAGATGAGTTAGTACCCGTTAAAGAACTACCGTTAGAACCACCATGACATACTACATTAAAATTAGTCAATGTACTAATATCAGTACCATATACACCCCAATACATACTCTGATAACTTGTACTACCAGTAGTAGGCGTACTGCAATTCATTTCAACTAGTGACATTACCCCACACTGTCCAGTCCCATAAACATCGTGAGAACCAGGAACAACCACTATACCGATAGGGGTATAGTTTGAAAGGGGGTAGGTTGCACTATCCCATTCATCCCCCTTAACAATAATCAATTTATCTGCATTCTTGTCATAGAAGCAAATATCGGCAGGGGAGGACTTTGTAGGGTCAATTCCTCCACCTCCGCTTGTCTGTAACAATGATCTTCTTCTCATTCAATATGAAATTATATCATCAATTATTCATTCGCCCCTTATGCCAAGTCGAAATTCAATTTAGCTGGATAGCCAGACTTATAATCATAGGCATCCACTTCCTCGATAGTCTCAAGGGCATTCATCGCAATCATATGACGTTTTGTGACAATGAAACACTCATCTGCATAAAGCTGAATCTGTGAAAGCATCGCACTTGCCAACTTAGCGGAAACGCTTAATTCATTGTCACCCACGAAGAAGGTAAGTTTGCTATCTTCCGACACGCTCAACGCTGCCTCGACTGAACGCTGATAGTTCAATCTTTCCTCAACGGTGAACCATGCGGTAATGGCATTATTGATAGTGAAACCGTTCACTTCCTCGCTCTTGTCATATTGCTCTATCTTTGACTTCATCTCGTTCTTCGCATCGTTCAAGTCTCTCTCATGCACGGGGTCAAGAACCATTGTCCATACCTCACTCACTTTTGCCGAAGGATTCTCATTATGGAATGCCACTTGCTCATCAGACAACAGCACGAACTTGTTCGCAATGAAATCATCCCATGTAGTACCAAGATTGTCATACAATTCCTCTGAAAGTTGTTCCGCAAGTTCAATGTAGAAACCAGGAACATCGTGTTTAATATATGTAAACATTCTTTATATTCTATTTTAATCAATTATTTTATTATAATGCTCTGATATACATATTCGTACCATCTGAGATAATGTTAATATCCGCATAAGAAGAACCCTTGACAGTCAAGGTATCGCCGCTCATCTTGACATAACCGCTTGCTGAAGGCATCGTAACGGTAATATCACTCGAAGAACTATTCTTTACGATGATATGAATTTCACGTCCATCTGCGGGAACAGAAGCCAACGCTAATGAAGCACTCGCACTAATAGTGGCAATTACAAGTCTCTTAGTTACAGGAACAGACGTGATGCTTGTTACGGAATTATGTCCTGTATTGAATGACGCTTCACTAATCGCACTCGATACGGATGATGATGTAGCGTAAGATGACAATGTAGAAGACAACTCACTTTCTGTTACATATTCAGAAGGAATACTTGTAAGAGGCGTGATAGTATTAGTTCCAAGAGTAATCGTACCTGCGGATATCTTGGCATCTGTAATACCGTAACCTGCAAGGGTAGTAGCCTTGTCTGCCTTACCCGATACTGCGGAACTAATCGCATTGTTCATCTCTGTTGTTGTTGAATAACTTGTCAAAGTAGTCGTCAAGTTTTCTGTTGTAACGACCGTAGGAGGATTCTCTGGTTTGGTGTCAGAACCATACACAATTTGATTTACCTCTGTCTCTGTCACATAGGTGTTATTCGCCTCTGTCTTGGTAAGATATGTGCTTGATGCTGTCGCTTGACTTAGGAAAGTGTTGTTAGCATCCGTCTTTGTATATACGTCGGCGGAATTCGCTTTCTTATTCAATTCTGTCGTGACTGCGTTCTGTGACATTACATCAATAGTCGAAGAACCAGTTGTCTGTACTGGTGTGATAGGCTGAACGGTATAATTGGTAATAGCCTTCCATTCGCCTGCTGCATTTTTGTATTTTAAAACACTCATTTAAAAAAATAGTATAAGTAATAATTAAAAAATCATTATTCCCAGTTCAATGACGGGTTAAGTTGCTTAAGTTTAAGGAACAAGTCATTAACTTCCTGTTTGGTATAGACTTCTATCTCGGAAGAAGAACTTTCATCAACAAGTAATTGTGTAGAGGAATTTGTTGTCTCATCTCCTCTCGATACCTTGCTATTGATACTGTTCTCCAATTCATTGTCTTTTGTTGTCAGTGATGAAACTTGCGTGTCTACTTGTTCTTTTGTATAGACATCAACTGTCACAGGATCCACACTCTCATCAATGAAAATCTCGGCAAGACTTCCCTTGATGGGTTCTGAACTTCCGACAACCACTTCATTTCCGATGGTTATCACTTCATCCGCACTGTTTCTAATCGACAACGCTTCTCTTCCTTGCGCAAAATTGATAGCTATCTCACCGTAAGAAAGTGTGTCATATGACGGTATTTTAGGCGAACCGTCCGCATTGACTTGGCTACTCTTAACATGCAAAAGCTGTTTTCTTTTTTCGGCCATAGTTAAAAAACTGTATATAAAAATTATTAAAAAATCAATTTAATACGAACCAATCCTTAAAAAAGGAGATAGTCATATAATAAATAGCAACCGAAATTCAAAAATATGTCAGGAATATCACGCAAACAGCCCCAATAACACCAAAGTGGTACAATAAACCATATTGTTGTAAAGTAACGCATTCTCGCTATAAGCATATAACACATCGATGCAAGCCATATATATTCTATTACTGAACTTTTTCATTCTATTCAATCACTAATATAAAAATAAATATAGCCGTTCATTCGATATTTTCAAGAGTAAATACAAACAAAAAGCCACGCAAGAGAATAAATCCCCTACGTGGCTAAAAATATAAATGAGTAAAACGTCAACAAATATCTTTACTATCTATTACCTTCGCCCCAAGTTCAATCGCTTTTTTATAGACTTCGTTTTCTTCAATGATAAAGTCCTTGGAAACCGCTGCCATACAATCCTTCAGTATCACAATCTTAGGAACAATTTCCTTTGCCAGACAAATAATATCGTTTATTGTGTTCTTTACGCAAAAATCTGTCGCAACACCGCACACATAAATTGTATCGTATTTTGTAAGTTCGTCCAGAAGATTCTTATTTACTACATTCACCACCTCATATGACATCAGCATAGCGTTGGAAACAATTGGCGAATATTGTTCAATAAGAGTATTATTCCCTTTCTTTATAATCTCTACCTTTGACAAATATTCAGCAAGTATATGGTTAAACTCGTAACACAATTCAGAACCGAATGTATTCTCAATACAATGAGGAGGCCATGCGATGATTCTGATACCATTTTCTTCCATTTTCTTCATATACGGAAGGAGTATCTCTTTATTTACGATGGATGCGTATTTTCCATCCTCAACATCCTTACTTGTTATCATTGTATATGGAGCTACGTTTGAAAGTGCTTTCGTATCGATCCAAAACAATGTACTTCCGATATGTCCGATAGGATGACAATCCTGTGAAAAAAACAATTTATCAAGTTTGTCTTTGTTCCGTTCCATGAAATCCGCAGCATTACGTACTGCTTCTTCTCCTCCATTTGCATAAACACTTAGTTTTCCATCCTTACGGACAAAATCATTCTGCATATCAATTACAAAAATACAACTACTCATGATATCCCAACTTATAAAGTTAACGTGCCATTTTCTTTATCATATCATACATCTTATTACCAACCTCATTGGTAAAATATCTGCCTTTAATGAAATCATTATATACACTTCTCCTTACATGACGCTTTGTCTTACTATCGGGATATTCTGGTAATTGGCAATTTACCAGAAACTCAAAATAACCATTGACAATTATTGTACAAGCCTGTTCCTCCGTAAGATGTATCTTTTTCGACTTATTTGCGATATTAAAAGAATTAGGTAACAATTCATTCCATTGTTCATTTTCCTGTTTCGTCATCGTACTAAATAAATGGTAAAAGTATTCATCAAACCATTTATCAAGCCGCACTAACGCCTCTTTAATAACTTTCTTATTTTTTTCTACCAATACATTGTATTCCTTGGCAATAAAACGCACCTTATAATGCGTATCAAAATATTCTTTCAATTCTTTTCTATTCAAACTCATATCTTTGTCTTTTTAATGTTGCAAATATACGATATTCTAATATAGAAACAAAATTTATAAGGTTAAAAATTCCTTAAATTTGTTATATCAACTCTTGACTTTTGATGTTAGTTTTTCTACCTACCGTCATTTCTTATCGCTTTCATCTTTAAAAATCTCGTCGTGTAATTTTTTATATACCTCATCCTCATATATACTATCAAGATACGCATAATCATATTTTGATAAAGACAATACAGGCAAGTCATAATTCGGTTTGCCGAATGAAACTACTTTTCTTTCATTAAGAAATAATTCGTTAACAAGATAATTCCATATGTTGATGTTGTCGATAGCATATTTCTTAAGAAGGACACTATCGTTGTTCATGAACACATTAACTCGGCAGTCGTGTTTCTCATAATATAATTCCATACATCCTACTCCTTCAGGTAATAAAGGTTTAATGCTTTTTGAAGCATAATCAAGCCACTTACTTCTCAGCTTATTTTCTAACTTGTTAAATTGAATCAATTTCTCTTTAAATTCTTTATCCATAATAGTTTAAATATTTAATTTTATTTATACAAATGTTTTATTGATTTGAAACCAATTCTGATAAACGGGTATTTTGAATTAAATGCCCAGTGGAAATTCCATGCGATACCGCCATTATTGACATTATTCCAATGTATACTATGATGCCTCCACTCGTCCGTAAGTATATGTCTGTCATAAGTGATTCTTAATCTTCCATATATGCAATGCCAATCATAACGTGTCATAGGTGGTTTACCTGTAACACATGATAATGGACTTGAGTTTCCACCGATAAATGTAGTATCTATATTATTTTTAACCTTTGCTTCCATTAATTTATAATTTTGTTAGGATTTATTACTATTGTTTGTATCTCATTATCAAATATATCAAGATAATCCGCTTGCCTTTCAGTACATCGTTCATATTTGTGACATGCTTTCCACAAAGGTGATATCCACATCCTGTTCTCTGTTGTTATCTCTTCATCTTCATTGTATCGGCAACAAAAACGCCGTGCCATCATAACCATGTGGTATCTCTCCATCGGCGGATGTATTCAGTGCATATTCGTCAATATATCTGCATGTATAACACAATCGATGCCCATTATTATAATGATAACGTTTGAGGCTCATTATTTTTCTCCTTTCTCGCTTCTTCCAACCTCTGTTTGCTATATCTCACCTGTGCGTCTGACAATTCAGAACCTATGCATATCATCTTGTCGTTTCCATAACGTTCACATGCAATACCAGTTGTTCCCGTGCCCATAAACGGATCATAAACGATGCAATCCTTTGTGGCGTATATTTCAAGGAGTTTTTCACATAACTCGGAACTATATGTCGCCTTGTTTAATTTGTTGCTTCCGTCATTGTTCGGTGCTTCAATGAAGTTGTAAACATTCTCGTAATATTTCTGTCCTGTTGAGGACGTGCTCGTCACTTTTTTATTCGCCATGAACGTCTTGAATTCGCTTTTCCGACATATGACAAATACAAACTCGGTAATTCTCGTTAATTTATTATGGCTTACGTTATTCGGCAATGCGGTTTTCTTTTTCCATACGATAGTGTCGGCAATCATAAAATCGGTATTTATCACTAAGGATGATATTGCTTGCCACATGCTGTTCGGATTCTCCGAACCATATGATATATTATAAAGAATCACGCCGTCCTTCGATAAAACCTTATCGAATTGTCTGAACAAATCCGCTGTCCATTGGCTATACTCATCATCCGTCATGTTGTCAAGATGTATATCATAACGATTTTCATGATTTTCAATGGAACGCTGTGTCTTGCAAAGTCTTGCCGTATTGTACGGTGGCGAGGTAAGGATAATGTTTACTTTATAACCTGTCCTCTCCATGCCTTTGATAGTATCAAGACAATTTTCATTTCGATAATATATTTTCGCCATATTGTTTATACCTCTTTCTTAGTTTCTATTTTGATTTCTTTTGCCCTCTTATGCATTTCACATATAGAATGACCGTTCCATGATAAATCCATGATATGTTCTTCTCCACTGTCATAGAAATGCAATTTACATACAAAGCCAATAGGGAAGCCCTTGACACGAAGTAAATAACGGTTGACGCAATTACAACAACAATCACCGTCAGCGTAACTTGTGACAATGCAATCCCTATCTACATAACTTGGAGTAAGCATGTTTTTTAATACATCAAATTTTATCCTTCAAGAAGTCTTTCTCCAATATCTCCTGTCCCATAGCATCAACAACTGTACCCCATGTCAAATCACACATTTCGTCAATCCAATCACAGATGTAATACAGTTTATTTGAACCTGATATGACACCGAACAGAATAGGATCCTTAGCTCTATCTGCTTCTTTCTTCTTTTCCTCGTTTGTTTTTGCCGTGGAATCCCCTGTCGGATCATAATGAAGCACGACATAATTATCAAACACTTCAAGTTTGTCCGTCTCGATTTTTTTCTTAATGACATCCAAAGGTATCATTCTTGTATAGTTGGAGATATAGTCAAGTGAAAGTTCTTTCGGACAATTTTTGGCAAATTTGACTATCTGCTGTTCCGTTATCAATTTATCATATCCTTTCGCATGAAGAATTGACTCATATTTGTTTACGACAAGATTCTCAAACAATTTTTCCTTCAATGCTACCTGTCCAGTCTTCTCGGTATAGCCAATGCATGAAATGTATTCGGAAATTCTGTTCTTGTATTTGTTTGCCTCATCTTCTGTCGCCATCTTCACATTGGCGAAGAAACCAATAACATCGAAATTATCCTTTATTTTCTTCTCATTTTCGAAATCTTTCTTTTTTCTGAAATACTCTTTTATAGTATTCCATAACGTAAACTTTTCAGGATTACCCTCTCCGTAAGCGACAACACGTTCATCGCTCAAGCTAAATGAAGTATTCCGTATGTTCTTACGCATTTTCTCCGATAGGCTGATGTTGAAATCAGTAATATCTTGCTCTCCTTTTGATACCCATTCCTTCAATGTATCATATGTGATAGTTTCTATCTTATCGTCGTTTCTTGGTGTCGAGAAGAAACCGTTTTTCAGAATATTGTTATCGGTATCACCAATATCGCTCTGTTTGTCTCTCATTTCTTGAAACTTCGGTAACGACTTGTCCAAAACAATAGGCGACATGAACAACATTAGTCTATCTTGTTCGTAATTCAACATACTCTTTTTTGCCATAATATTTTTCTTTCTTAAATTCAACATATGTTTGACTTATTGCTGCAAATATAATAATTTATTGTCTTGCAACCAATAAAACCAAGTTAAAAAAACTAAATTCCAATCTTTTGATACCAAGCATTCCAAAAACGATATAGTCTATCTCTCGTGTCAAAATAAAAACGTCCAGTGAAAAGCCATTTTGTCGGTTGTATGACAAATGTCGTCAAAATGCCAAACATAAAATATAACGGCAATGTTAATCTCCAAACTAACGACGATTTCTTCTTGTCACGATTATGTGCATATAACCATGTTCTATCATTATAACATCTTAGTTCTCTCTTTTGATCATCTGTCAATTCAAGTCCAAGATCATTCTCCAAACGCTCAATCAACTCGTCGCAATATAATTCGTGTAAATGTTCTGTCTTCATGATTTAAATGTGTTTAATTTCTTATTAACCGAATAACCAAACAGTGCAAAATCCCCTATACATGGATCATCTGGAAACACTCCTTTAAAATATTCCGTAATCTCTTTTACTGTTTTGACATCCGTTGTTTTTCTTTTTGTTATTCCCAATTCAAGAGCCATTTTATGTACATGTACATCAAGGGGAATTGCCAATATTTTCTTATTAATACTTCCCCAAATTCCTAAATCCACAATACCATCGTCACGTACCATCCATCTCATAAACATAGCGAGTCTTTTTGCAGCGGAATTCGTTGCAAATCCAAAAACGGCACTAAGCATTCTCCATCCGTTCCATTCATCTTCAGTATTGTTCCATCTTTGCACATACTTCTCAATTGAGCCGTATTGTCGCATAATACTTTTAATCATCATACAATAATCATACATCTTTTTGTCAGATATTGTACGATAAAAATAGTGATCACTATGGCATGGAATATCAAGGCAAAAGCCATTTTCCATTATCCACTTATACGGATGTCCTTTAAACATATCATCCAACTCCTTGGCTTTCTTGATAATCTGTTTTCTATTTCCAAAAGAAATAAGGGCGGTAAGCAATCCACTTACTTCCGCATCCAATGGATTATCCTTATATTTTCTTGGAAATTGTACAGGATCGTCATCGACAAAAGACGGTACGTTATATTGTTTTGCCCATGTTTTTAATTGTTTTTCTATATCTTGTATCATTCTTAACCTTTTCTCATCAACTAAAATCTTCGTCTTTAGAAAAATAAAGCCCATTGTTCTTAAAATAGTGACGATTCCAATCAGTGATATAACAGTCTCTGCCATCATTGATAGATGAACCATCTGTTAACCCTTCCCTAAGATAGAGAGTGTCGCCTATCTCATTGTCAAAGAATTGCTGCATAGTGAATTTTTCGCCATACTCATCATATATTGTTACATTATCCTGAGAAAGAAACTCCTTTATACTCTCAAGAGTAGGTTCATAATATCTACCATTATGATAGTCCCACAGAAATTGCCATCCTCCAGAACGTTTTCCAAGATGTATCTCTATCTCCATTTCATGATCGTCATAGAGAAATTCGGATAATACAGCCTTATAATCTTTTGATATATCATCTATCGATTCTATCAATTCCTTATGCAATCTATCAAACTCATCAACGAAATGTTTTCGTCTTGCCTTGTCTATCTTTCGGCAATAAAAATTCGTTCCCATATTACAATTTTTTAATTATTCTTCCAACGGAATGTTAAAATTATCAATTACGAGTTTTTCAAGTTCGTCTTCCATTTTCCAATATTGGCGAGCAATCTTTAAAAAACGCTCCGTAAGATTTTCGTCATATCCTACCGCATATATTTCAGCCTTATCATCGCCATGTGTATACAACAAATAATAATGCAACATTGGCATAAAATTCGATACAATAGCACCGTGTTTATCTCTTTCTCCCTTAGAACATACACAGTAATTCATTTCTTGACACATTAAAATCTAAACTATCATAAATTGTTAAAAGCATCTGTTAATTTATTAATTTTATCTTCTTAAGTATATCTGTTGCTTTCTTCCATTGTTTTAATTCAAACTTATAATGATTTATATTCTTTCTGAGCTTGATTCCTGTTTCTAACTGTTCGTTTGTCATAATTTAATTTTATTCTTTAAAAACAATCCTAACTTCTGTTGGCTCTTCGTCTTCCCATCGGACTTCTGGAAACTGATGTCTATGCAAACATTTCAAATAACCTTGATAGGAATTCCACCTATTTTTTCCTTATATGGCATATGATCATATAGGTATATTTTTCCGTTCTTATCTCTTGCGATCCAAAATCTCATAATGATTATGCGTTTCTTTTTGATTCATCGTATTCGGCTCTCAACCTGTTAAGAAAATCAACAGAACGTATCGTATTGTCGATATCATGCAAAACCTCAATATACGAATGCTTTAAAAATAATGGAAGTCTTTCATATTCTTGATTCTCAGATGGTCCTGAGCTGCCATAAACGTAGTCAGACAAGATATTCTTATATTTGTCAAGCATAATTGTCATTTCTAAAATTGCTTCTCTTTGTGTCATAACTTTAATGTCTTATTTAATCTACCAATTCGAAATCGTATACTATCACCATAGGATTGCTCTCCCATGTTCCAATACCACTAATCTTGTCTATCAAAAATGAATATGCCTCTTTTGCATATCTGGATGATATCACCTTACTTCTGCCAAGTTTATCATAATAAACAATGCCATATTCCCAATGACTTGCGGCAGTTCCAAAACCGTCATTGACGGAATTATAGTAGAAACCTTCTTTGAGTACATCCTCATTAGAAATATCTTGAAGCTGTTCAATGTGAACATCTGTGATGCGTATATGGTGGGGCATCAAATGTGATTGGATAAACATTTTATTGTTCCATCCTTTTAAGTATGAATTCTCTGGCTTACCGTTACTATCAAGAAGAATATCGTTGAGTTCGGCACTTTCATTAACAATGTCTGAATAACGTTGAGCGATAGCGACTGTCTCGCCTATATTGTAAGGTAATTTCAACCTTTTCTCCGCAAAATAAAGCTGTTCCGCTGCCTCTTTTAATGTTATATTATCAAAAGTACCATTGTAATATTCAACACGGTAGGCATCCGCTTTTTCAAGAACAGACTTGGGTATGATTCTTCTTGTTTGTGTCTTATGTTTGCGCATTACAGCATCGTGTAATCCGTATAAGTCGTTAAACATTATCTTCTTCATTGTTTTCCTTTTTTAATAATTCCTTATTCTCGTGGATATTTCCTACAATCTCACATTCGTAACCTTTCTCTTTGTGGGATGCCAACACATGAAGGGGAAAGCCGCCATAAATCCCCTCGTTACATTCCTCCACTGAAGCATAAAACATTCCATCCATGAATTTAACAACATATAAACGTTTGTTTTTTGCCCATTTCAATATATCACCTTCATATATTTCACGTTGTTTCCTATCGTACAATCCACTGAATTGTCCAACGGTATCTTTATATACCTCGTATACCTTACCTTCATGTCTGATATAGGGTTTCTGATTAGGAGAACTATCAATTATCAAGTCACCGAATACGAACGTTGATTCAAAATCCATGCTCAAACCAAGAGGTTTTCTTTCTCCTCTGAAAAGTATTGTTCTCATTTCCGTTGTCTTTTAAAATGTTCAATAATCTCACTTTTTGTCGCCTTATGACAATAGGATGGTTCTATATTCGTTCCTACATGCTTTCCACCACCAATTTTAGTCGCTTTGAACCAAGTACCCAAAGGTAAATTAACATATACTTCAACGTCCATTACAAACCATTGATTACTATCGTCAGCAGTATCTTGCAACGCCGCCAATGCCAAAAACAATTCCTCGTTCTCGCCACAATCAATACCTTTTTCATTGGCATCAACAAATGGTACTACGAAACATATATCATTTTGGCATGACAAAATATCACTATCTTTACTTTTTAAAGTACCAAAGAAAAGGGTATAGCCTAAGTCTTCTATTTTCTCCCTCAATTCCGTGGTGTTCTTATGAATAAAACATCGTGTCGTAAACATGTTAATCCTCCTTCTTGACTTTTTCGAAATAGAATTTTCTATCCCAGTTTTTGACTTCAACCATTCCGTATTTCTCTGCGACGTTGAAAATGTATATTTTCCTCAATCTCTCAATTAAACCATCAAGTTTCCAATCTCTGAAAACGTCGATTGTTTCCGCACGCTTATAATGATTGCAAAGGCGACAGGATGGGTTTAAATTCTCTAAATCATCAGTACCGTTAATTCGTTTCGGTATTATATGATCCACTTGCATATCCTTGATGGATATCTTATCACCGCAATATGCACAATGCCCATCGTATTTATCATATACTTGTTTTCTATCGATCTTTGACATGATTTTAAATTTTGTATTGCAAAGGTAATGTTTTTATTTCGATTTAACAAGAAAAATATGTTAATAAAATAAAAATGGTATGTTAAAAAAAAACCGTTAACATACCATTCAAAAAAAAAAAAAATAGCAATTATTTCTGTTCCACTTCAATATTTGCCTTCATAAGTAGCTTGATACCGTCATCTGATCGATACATGTCATGATACACGACTCTCTTGATGCCTGACTGAATTATCAGTTTTGCACATTCGATACAGGGTGAATGTGTGATATATATTGTAGCACCATTGCTTGCGTTCCCACATCTTGCGCATTTTGTAATCGCATTAGATTCCGCATGTAATACTTCTGGTTTGGAAACAAGTCTTATATTGCGGCATCCTTCACAATGCTCTTGTGAACAATATAAACATTTGCTTTTATCAATATGTTCAGTTATCTCGCAAACGTTATCAAAACCAGATGGTGTACCATTAAATCCGTCCGAAATAATCTGATTATCCTTAACGATTATTGCTCCTACCTTTAATCTATTAGCGGAGCTATTCTGTGAACATAATTCAGCTACCTTTAAATAATATTTATCTGATTGTTCTTGTTTCATGTTTTATTTTTTTTTTTAATCAAAATTGTTTTTCATAATTTTATCCGAAGAATTAAATATAATCAAAAGTAGTCAATCTACTTTCTGTACATTCACTCCTTGCATTCTTTTGCAAGTTCCTTCGAAACGATAACAATACTTCTTTAACCTTTTCGTGTTTAAGTTTCTTAGGTTCAAAAGCACCATTATCAAGTTGTTTTAAGAGCGATTCTCGTAACACGGTTACGAGCACTCTGTTTCTTATATTCTTTGAAGCATTAAAATCCCATGTACCATCTTCTATTAGCTTATCCTTAACTATCTGTCCGCAACAAAATAAATCAGGATCTTTCCTTTGGGTTATCGGTGTACAAATTTTAGACAAAATCGAACACAATGCTTCTTCGTATGTAAGCCTATTCATATTTATCTTTTTTTTGTTAAAAGGGGGAATACCTTTTCTTGCCTTAAAAAGATATTCCCGTTATTAAATTAAATTGTTACTTTGTTCCGTTGTTGATACTCTTTGAAATATCCAAAAGCATCTTTAAGCCAACGGCATCCATAGAGTTTGATGAACCTCCACTACCGAACATAATTGACGGGACCCATTGAACCTTACTGTCAGCTAACGCTTTTGCCACACCAACGGCAGTCTTGTAATCCCATTCAGCTTTTTCGCTCGGAGTAAGACCTGCACTAACCAATGCTCGGTTTGCTGCTGCCTTTGCCTCACCCTCGGCTTTTACTTTCAGTGCTACCTGTTGTGCTTTTTTAGCTTCAAGCTCTGCGACCTCGAATTCCTGTTGCGCTCTTACGACAGCGACGGCTTTTTCCTTCTCTTGTTCCCACTTTGCCTTTTCTGCGGCGGCTTTACCTTCCTCGGTAATTTGAATAGTCCGCTGCATGGCTTCCAGTGACTTTGTTTTTGAAGTGATTACTGCAAGATTGGCTTGCTTCTGTGCATCGATCTGTGATTGTGTTGCCTTATCGTATTTAATATCCACGATAGAAACCAAACCACATGTGATACCGTACTGAGAAAAAGGTGATGTCTCTTGACGTTTGTAACCACCAGGTGAATTAGAATCCGAGATAATTTGTGCTTGTGCCCTCATTTCCTTTTCGCCAGTAATATCATTCACCACTTCCAACTTAACAGTCTTTGTCTTATATACACCGTTGTTCAACTGGTCTGTAATATAGGCAATCAAATCTGTACGTGTCTCTGACACTGACTCCAACGATGACATCAAAGGACCACAAGAGGTTACAACTTTATACAATGTGGGTCTTACAAGGTTTGCCAATAAAGCACGTTCAGAACCAAAATCTTGTTGAATCTTTTTCATGTTTTTCTCATCGTTTGGCATAACCACTCGGAAAGAACCTACAATCATCGCACGTCCATTGTCTGAGAATGTAGTCGATGCAGCAGGATTATTTCCTACGGCGGAGTAACCCTCATCATTCTTTTCCAAGTCCATAAATTCAATCTGTGATGTCTTGTTGTAGGACTGCACACTTCCCATACCTTGCCATTGGAGTCCACCGTCAAGCCATACACTGTACTTACCTGTAAAAGGCATCTGACATACATAGTTTTTCGATTTATCCGCATCTTCGAACAACATACCTGAAAAGGTTACTAACAGTACGGCAATCACTGCAACGACAATACCCATGATTGTCTTCTTAGAGAGAATTTTTGCACTTTCGTTTCTCTGTCTTGAATTGTTGCTAAAACTCATAAAAATAAAAATAAAATTAGTTAAAAATAATTTTTACTTAATCCAATAATAGAAAGGGATTAACATTTTCAAAAATGTTATTTTCTTTTTGGTTATGATAAACCAACCGAACAGTTGCCCAACAACCATCGCATAATATAACGCATCCAAAATAACAAAAGCAATCAGTATAAGCCTTGCATAAATCATAAACACTTGTTTTTTTTTAACACGGTGCAAAGATAGGGCAAACTTTTCTGATTTGCAAATTATAATTCTTAAAAAATGTTAATCAATTGCTCAATCTCACACATACGTCAGGTGGTAGTATTTCAAACATATCCTCATTGAACTTTCCTATTGTACCGAATTTTAGTTTTGGATTATCTGTAAACTCACTCATGACAATCGTGCCATATTCCTCTTCAGTAAAAAGAACCACATATGACTTTCCGTTAATTGTACATTTTCCTAAATAAGGGTAATTCTTGTTATTCTCCATTGTTTTTTTCTATTATTTGTTATTAATCACACTTTGCAATGTTTTGGATACGACCTTTCCGTTAGCAGAAGGGTATTTCTCTTGCACTATAGTAAGAATAGGCTTCATATCTTTCATTGATAACTTATAGCTGTCTTCTTTTGAAACCTTGTATGCCGTGATTGTCGCCCTCGTATATTCCTCGATTTCCTCTTCAGTAGGTTGCTTAGGTATAAAATTGTTAATAATACAAAGCTCCGCTTTTTCATTTTCGGCAAGATCGTTTCTACCACCTTTGATATACTCAGCAATGGAATCATTGCGCTGTGATGCCATTTTTAAAAGTATTTTCGTCTCAGATACTTCATCCATCTTTGTACCATCCTTTTCTGCCTTGGTTAATTCTGCCTTAATAAGACGATACACCTCTAACTCCTTTGTTTTATGTTCCTTCATTGCAGAAGAAATCATTTCATCAATTTTCTCTCTTAACATCTTTTATTTCTTTTAATAATGATAATAATTTTTATAATTGTCTAACATAACTCTTCTTGTTCTTCGATTCGTCGGGTATTTAACGTATTTGTATTTATCAAAATGTGGTATTACATTATTTTCATTCTGGTAATATTGAATTGGAAATTTATCACCAAGCGATAACGTTGGTTCTCTTCTTCCACCAAGTCCACCGATATCATGAATCGTACCAGTCTCGTCAATCCTGATATATAGATGACTATGTTTGGCAACTCTATAGCCAATAAGAGTCGCTGTACCTTGCTTTAAATCTTTTTCTGAAGAATGCTGGCATGATGAAAATTGTAATATCGCAAATAATCCTATCAAACACCTAACTAAAAACTTCGTCATAACCATTTATTTCTTTGGTATTCTATAATTTTTAATGTTCTTTAAAAATCCTTCCTTGGACATTAGCGGATTGTTATACGCTAATTTTAATGCGTAATCCATACATAACTTAACCTCTTCCCCAGGACCAATTCCCCTGCACAGCATTATATCATTACCATCAATAGGCAGATGATAGTCGAGCATGTCTGTTCCTTCCTCCTCCATCATATGTGAAGCGGTAAGAATATTATCTACTTGATTAGGCATACAGTATTCCTCTGCGTGTGCCTTATTATCAGCATCTATCAATTGAAGCAAATCATCAAAATACTTTTGTCCACATTGATATTGCAATTTCCTGAGTGAACGGAGTTTCATTCTTTTGCAATCATCGCCCCATTGTTTTGTTCTCATATGATTTTTCACAAGAAAGACAACATCTTTTATAAAGGCATTTGGGTATCTCAATTTTTTAAGTATATCTGTTACCATATCTGTCATCATTTCATGCTTATAGAAATGAACGTTCCCTTTTTCGTCAATGGTTCTTGTTATCGTTTTCCCTATATCATGCAATAATGCCGCCATTCTCAATATAAGACTGTCGCTTTTAGAAGATACAATTTCCAATACTTTCATTGAATGCTGCCAAACTGTTCCAAAATGATATTTGTTCTGTTTCATATTATACGCAGATTCAAGTTCCGCTATAACATACTTAAGAGCACCAATTTCAAAAAGCGTCTCGAACGCCTGAGTAGGGTTCTTGCTCAATAATATCTTATTTAACTCGTCTTGGATTCGCTCTTTGGTAATAATGGAAAGTCTGTCCACGTTTCTCTTCATGCCATTGAATGTATCAACATCAATATCCCATCCATATCTACATTTGAAACGGATACACCTTAGTATTCTTAGCGCATCATCTGAGAATATTATATCAGGATCATTTGTCGCCCTAATGATATGGTTCTTGATATCAGAAAATCCCATTCCTGTCATATCAAGATATTTTTCTTTGGATATATCGTAATACATCGAATTTATTGTCAGATCTCTTCTTCGGCAATCATCTTCCAATGTACCGAATACTACTTCTGGATTACGACTATTCTTGTTCTTATATTGTTCTTTCCTTGTCTGCACTACCTCAATCTCAGCATGAGGAAACGCTTTTAATATGAACATTGCAGTGCCATAAGTAGGATATACTACAGGTTCATATACAAGTAATGAATTATTATGTAAGAAATTGGCTAATTCAATGCCACCATTATGCCTTGTGACACATATATCAATATCCTTAATAGGATTGTTCATAATGTCATCCCTTACCGCACCTCCGCATACAAACACATTGTTCTCATACTCTGTGCCCGTGATAACATTTCTCAAATACGTTACTATTTTTGAATATAATACCTTATCCATTCTATTTATTTTGTCGCAAAAATACAAAAATAATAATATTTCTGCAAGAATATTTAGTTAAAATAACTTAAAATAATGAAGTATCAATTTCTTGCATCTTCAATTTGTCTATATCCTCCTTCGTGTATTCAATTTTTGGCGGCAATGGAGAATAATTTTTTCCGTCAAATAAATCCTTTTGTATCTTGATTACTGCCTTTCCAAACTTTGTTTTAAAACGTTTTAGTGCTTTGTTCATTTCTTTTAAAAAAGAATTGAACGATTGTCCATATTTTCCAAAATGCAGTTTCCATATCCTTTCAGATGCTTCTATATATTCTTTAATACAATAAAGACACTCTTCGAAGATTACCATAGCATAATAGGCATGAGTATTTTCTGATAATTGTCTAATATCATGAAACGATGTCGATTTTTCTTTCACATCAGCATACATACCGTTTATATAAGCATCCTGTTCGTAGTTTCTACTAAGGTATATACATTCCCCTAACATGTAGGGGATTGTATTTTTTGCCGCATTATGTTTCAATAGTAATGCATGATTGTACATTTCCTGTGAGCCAAAAAAATTATTTGATTTATATTGTTGGAATATATGCTCAAACTCATGAAAGAGTGAATCGTGAAGTGTGGAACTATCAATACGCCCTTTAATAGAAACGATAGTAATATTAACGATGTTTGATCCATCATTATTATTCGCTACATGTATATCATGTTTTCCCTTTTCGTGAACTACCGCTGACCTGAAGTGTCAGCGGCTTCATGCCTCAAATTTTCAAAGAACCTCGAAAGATTTTCCTTGAAATCAGCCTGCTTAAACTCGGTGCGTTCCACACCTACTATATTTTCATGAATCCATACCATATTTTCGGCGGCATGAATATCCCTGTCATAGACGACACCGCAGTTCGGGCAAATAAATTCCCTGTCCCGTACCGTGATCGAGTCATTCTTGAAACCGCAGTCACGGCACAGTTTTGTCGTGGGGACAAAGCGGTCGAGGACAACAGTATCTCCTTTCTCCATCAACCTTGTCTTCACACGGCCAAGAATGCTGTGTTGCACTTTCTTCCCGTGTCTTCTTTTCCATGCACGAAGTTGTTCGTCCTGCATTATGATCTGATAACCCGATAGCACCGAGCATAACTTATTCGCCATGTCGTTCTTCCTGTTTATGTCGTGCTCACACGCCTTACGGAGCTTCTTTCTCAATTTCCACCTGTTGTTTGAACCTTTCTTTGTTCTTACGATCCTTCTTTGTAGTCTTTTCAAGCGTTCACTTTCTTCAACAAGCGCATTGAACTTTCTTCCGTCACTCAAGGTAAATGAAGTCTGACAGCCGAAATCCACGCCTATTTTTGGTTTATTTATCTTTATGCTATGATCCCTTTCGGTATAAACGGTGAATGCGATATAATAACCGCTTGGTTTTAACAGAAGTCTGGCATTCGCCAACTCGTAGTTGTCACCGAAACGTCTCAGTTGGTCGAGACCGTTTACCTTCAATGGTTTCTTGATGCCTTGTATCTTTACCTTGTTTTTACTTGTGATCTTATACGATACCCCGCATTGTTTCAGATTGATGGAGTTGTATTCTGAAATGAATTTCAGCCTTCCGACATTGTTTCCTTTTTTCCTTGACCTCGCCAAGGAACGAATTGAAGTAATGATCGATGTAAGCACCTCCTGCCTCATCTGGGATGAAAGATATGTCAGTTTTGAGACGACATCTTCCTTGTCCTTGGTCAGATGTCTCACCTCTTCCAAATCCGTGTATTTTAACGAGAAAATATCAATGTTCTCGTCTTTTGAGAGATTGAGAAGATGGTTGTACATCCATTTCGCTTCCACGAACATCATCTTCAAGGCTTCCCGTTGGGATGAGTTCAATTTGTTTTCCTGCACCTTTACGGAAAAGACACGACATACTTGATGCTCACGCTTTGCCTTTGTCGCAAGGTACGCCTCCTTTATTCGTATGTTCTTTTCCGTATTCGACATCTTTTATAGTAATATTTAAAACCTTATTTTACTATAAATATATCTTAAAACGGAAAAAATAATCAATATTTCGAGAAAAAAATATTTGTTTTTCTCCGAAAAACATTGTATTTTTGCGTTATGAAAAAGAGAAAAGACGTATATGATAAACTAAATCACTCGAAATACCGCATTCGGTATCATTTCATCTTTTCCACGAAATACAGGAGAAAGTGCCTGTGCGGTATCGAGGATGATGTTAGGGAATGTTTCCTTGAGATTTCAAATAAATGCAATTTCAGGGTCGAACATATCGGCATTGATAAAGACCACATCCATTTACTTGTCAGGTCGTGCCCAAGCATGTCGCCACTGTCTATCGTGAGAAGATTGAAACAGCTTTCAGCAAGAATGTTGTGGAATAAGTGCGAGGGACATCTTTCCAGATACTATTGGAAAAAACGCACCGTATGGACGAATGGTTATTTTTGTGGTACGATAGGAGAGATATCGGAGAAAAACTTAATTGAGTATATAAACAATCAAGGGTGATTCATACACGAAGCTAAAGACTTCGTATCTTTCTCACCCTATTTTGTAAAAATTGAACCACCTATAATTAACAGATATCGTCCGTTCACCGATTTTGCAAAATATAGTACCTTTTTTAAGGAAGCACTATCAATATTTAACACAAAAGAATTTCGATATATTGAATCTTTTTTAATTTTTTCTATTGCATCATAAGCACAACTTTTCAGTTCGTCTGATATTGTTAATTCTTCATTAATTATATCTGTTACCTAGTATCTTTTTAGTGTTTTCTTCTAGTTTAACACGAAATTTGAAACTTTCAGAGACACTTGGCAAGAATTCTTCCAATGCATCAAGTATTTCTTTATCTGTCGCTTCAGCGTCATCTATCAAATTGACCATGTGCAATACTTTCTCAAAATCGCATGTACCACGGTTCTCAACAATAAAACTCCGAATGTTTGGATATCTGCTCTTCTTTTTTAACATAATTTCAACTGTTCTTTTCTAATATTAATTAACAAATCATTCACTACATTGGCATCTATATCTTCAGGAAGGGTGGACTTTGAAATCGCATCATCCATTATACGTTTCTTTTCATCAAGCATTTTGATAACATCATCATATTCATATTTATGATTTTTAACATCAAGAAGAAAATCCCTATCAATATTCCTTCTATTAACATTGAAACCTTTTCCTTGTGCAATTTCCGTACACATTGCAATCAATCTAAATGCGTGTGATACATTTTTTGAATCAAAATTCTTCTTCAAATTACTTTCATAACGTACAGGATTGCGATGTTTCTCCCAATCCTTATAGTTCTTATAGTCGATACAATGTTTCTGATAGCCAGTTTGATTATAACTTACCCAGCATATCGGTTTCTCTCCTTTGGATACTGAAGACAATCGTAATTCGTTAGACAGTCCATCTTCACCGACAATACCTTTATAACCGATGGGTTTCTGCTTCTCGAACCACCCATAAAATTCATGGTCATAATGAATTCTATACGTATCTCGTATAAAATACGCCATATTATAAAGCTGCTTTTTACGATAAAGCTCACGTGTTTCCTCGTTATCATTTTCTTTCAATGATGAAACGATATCTTTCGTCTCAATTAGGCATATTTTATCAAATTCAGCTTTACCATTTATTGCCCTCAACAACGAATCAACATCGATATTTTCATTTAAGAAAAAATTACCCCAATCGTAATAACATCCGTATACATCATGCATATTCGGAATGTTCACTAACCCACAATATTGCTGCTTTAATCCTCGATATTCAAGCCAGTTCTTTATATTGCTGCTACCTTGATTATAAAAGGTGTAAACAAAGTCAAGAGGTTCAAGCCTTGTTGTTACTGGGTTTACGAACTTTTTATTCAAACCTCGACACTTTCGTATTTGTTCTATAGCGTAGCTTCCAAAGCTGTTGAAACATTTTTTCGTTAAAAAAACATCCCGTTGATTCTTGATCATTGTCATAATCGGATGCTCATATATAACACAATCATCGTCAGCGAATAATGCCTCAAGTACTGTAGGATTGCTTTTAAGCAAAAGTAACATGAACTTGTTCAACTCATACCACATTATATCGTTTGTCTCATTATGAATTTCGCTTTGATAATCTAAACCTAAGCCTATTAACTGCTCGGCAGGTGCCATATATATGCCACCATAATCCTCGTCTGATTCTGGTGTGTTTGTTCCATACATATGTGAACCTCTTCGATACTCATACAATAGCAAGCCCTTTTCTCTTATATCTTCGAAACTATATTTTTTCATTTTATATATTCTTTTGTCAATATCATTTTAATTCTCTCTTAATCTTTTGAAATGCCCGAACAAACATATACGGCAACACAGAGTAATCCGAAAAACCATATAATCCACATGAAAAGAAGTCGTGAACCTCCATCACACCGTTATTTCCTTGTTTGTCTATAAAGACATCCAAAGTAAACGCTTCTGGCGCACTACCGTTTCCATAATCCCATCTATAATTTTTCAACCATTCTTTTACGCTTTCAATATTAGGGAATACCGTACAATCACCACTATAAAACTGGATACCTCGTATTTCGTCCTTATATATGAATATACGATATTCAGAACAGATATTGTTCTTGTATGAAGATAACTGATAATTACCAGTCTGTAACTGCGTATCGCTACAATATAGCCCATCTAACGGATCTTTTATTGTATCGTTGGATTTAACAAATATTTTATCGATATTGTTATCTTCTGCTCTGAATATATCACTCAAAACTGTTGGTTCGTCGATCATAACATTCTTTATCATCCTACCTGCATACGGAAACAGTTCTGTCGGAACGTTTATAGGCTTGATTATTTCCTTTGCCCTTTGGTTAATAAACAATTCACAGAAATGAAGAACAAATTCTACTGTACCAATAGGAACATAGTCACGTATATCATCGGAATCGATACCGTAATCCATATGTTCCATATTCTCCAGTTGACAATATGCATAACAATTCTCAATTTCCCTCCAATCCATATACTCCAATGCTCTTTCAAGCGTAAAGGTGAAATCATGTACTACACGTCCATTGATAGTTTGTATGAGAAACTTTAACATATTTTATCTTTTAAATTTATTAACCAGTTTTTCCAAGTCATCACTAGTAATCTCCCTATCTTTCGTATTTTCTGTATCTCTTTTTCCCTTGTTCTCAACAACACCGTCACGATTAAACTTTTTATCCAATGACTTTATCCGTTCTTCACGACAAAAAGGACATTCATCACCAGTATAATAGTAATGATGAACGGGGCAGTAGTTTTTAATCTTATCCATAATGATTCTATTTTTAATGTTGTTAAAAAATTATCTTTTATCTTTTGGGACGATTCCATAGGCGATACAGCCATAACGACTTGAACTGTTGATATTCTTACCGTTATTTATCAACTTGTCGCCAAATATCGAAATTACCTCGTAGCCGATAGGAATTAACGGGTACATCCACACAGGAATCAACATGATATCCTTTGTGTTCATTTTTCTTGTCTTTCGTTCCTCTAATTGCTCTTTTGTAATATTACCATCATCATACATTTTTTCAAGGAACTTTATATCTTCCAATATCTCTTCCTCTTTTGCCCATTTCCCGAATCGCATTTCCTCACAATCTTTTTGGGTTAGTTCGTCCCAAGAGATATAGCTCTTCAATTGTTCCTGTGCTTGTCGCAACGATGACAATACATCATTTTTAATAGTACTATCACTGCTGTTGGGCTTTAACTGCTGCACGGTGACACTATTCATTACAAATGTCAGCGTATTGATAATTTCTTTTCTCATTATTATAGTTTGTTAATTCTGTGTTTCCGTAATTACTTGGCTTTATTAGCTTGGTTGTATTTCTTGATAATGTATTTCTTTAATACCATCACATTTATTGAGAACTTCGCCATCTCCTTCTTCATATTCTCTTTCTCTTCATCAGTACAAGTGAATACATAACGTGTGTCATCATGACCATACTGACGGATATCGATATTCATCGGTATTCTTTTGCTATATAGCGATGCAACATTATCGTAGGGTTGATGAAATACATACTCATGATCATTATCTACTTCGACAACATAACACATAAACGTACTATTATCCGTTTCACGTATTTCTTTCCATTCGTCCTTTATCGTATCTGTATAACGATACAAAAGTTGAATAAGTTGTTTCTTGATATCATAGAAAACCCGTGTCTCTTTTGGAGTGAATGTCTTCAACTTTATATAATGGTTCAATCTGTCACATTGTTCCATGACATCGTTCAAATCTTTGCAAGTTACAATATACTCATCTTTGTCATATCGAAGAAACGGAAACATATCGTATAATTCTGTCTCATCGAACATATCTTGTCCATCACCAAACAATATCCGAAGGTTACTTGTAATTACATTACGGACGTGTCTAACCATATGTCTTGCATCCTTTAATGTACATAACAGTGTATTCTTGGATATGGAATACGATAGTATCTTTTCAACGAGTTCTTCTCTTGTCATATATTATATGTTTCTGAATTAACATCGCAAAATTATAAAAATAATTTCAAACAACAAAACAAAACAAGTTAAAATAGTATAACAAACAGTTTAAAGATAATAAAAGAAGCAATACCATACATATTATAACTAAATGATTTGTTGTCGATGTCATGATATATCTGTATCATATCATCTTCACAATGCTCTCTGAACTTCTTGATATCCATCATATCAAATTCATAGTCAAATATTGTTATTGTCTTTTTCGGTGCATAGCAATAAATCAACTCTATCGCCACTCCACCAAACATTGTGAATACGATATTGCCAATAATGCTCATGCCAGTCATATCTAATAATAACGCAATAATGATGCTCATCAGATACATAAACCTATAATGTTTCTCTGTTTTTAACGAATGGTATATTTCCTTTAACTTGTTGAAAAACTGTTTCATCGTCTCTATAATTAATTCTATTATTAATAACTATTATTATGGTTAAAAAAGGATTTGTTTATCTAATATTTGATCCATGTAGCGAACTCTACAAGATTGGTGTTACTAAAAATGTATGTAATAAACGTCTTAAACAACTGCAAACTGGCAACGCAACTATATTGGAACTTAAAAATTATCATGAATCATCTTTTCCCTATCGTGTGGAGTCTTTAGTACATGCTTCATTGAAACCGAAGAAAATACTTAACGAGTGGTATAAGCTATCTCCGACAGATGTCGCAAATTTCAAGAGAATGTGTGATAACGCCGAAAAGACTATAGATGCTCTTAAGGACAATCCATATTTCAGCAAGGGACTCCGTTAGATGCTCTCGTCGTCTTTATTTTGTCTATCATTTCTTTCATCATCCGTTGTTTGAGTTTCTTGGCGATTATATCACCATGACACTCCTCATTTTTTTTACAATAGCACCCAAGATAGATAGTGTCATATGTCTTGTAGGCATTGTATAGCTTATCCCATTCTTTAATGAAAATATCGGAATTCTTCAGCATTTCATCAAAATATAAATCATATAAAGATATAGCTTCCTCACGTGTCTTTGTTACATATGCTGCCAATGTCTTTTTTGATTTTATATGAGTATATGGATTGCCCAATGGATTTGGTCTTGATATATCAAAACAATTGTCACCTATATGTTCCTCTTCCAATTTGCAGTATCTTACTATTTTTGCCATGTCTTCATTTAATTCGCTAACCTTCTTGACTCAATTATTTTTCTCAGCATATATGTCCTCTCATCACCAATATCATATTCTTGGTCATAATCATAAATGCTATTATCAAGAATAAAACTTATTGATGTTGGTATATTGTCAAGCGATTCTTCCTTGAAGATGGCATACTTCACATTATATTTCCTAAGAGTTTTCTCTATATCATAGATGTCCTGTACGTCTTTCGCATTCAGAAAAACAAGCGTTTTATCTGTATTTACCCACCATGTATATGACTTGTCATGAGGATGTTCACGTGTATATTCACAGATCGAATGTGATCCTTGTATTCCTTTCTGTATCGGACTGAGTTGTTTTAACACTATACAATACATTCTATAATGTATATCTTCAACATTAACAGTAATATCATCATTAACTATATCGAGAAATGGCTCGCTCTTTGTCTCTAATACTCTTTTTTCTATATCCATTATTTTTTTTTGTTGCAAATATACTACATTAAATCCTTATTTCCAAAGCATAAACTGAAATTAACAAATATTTATCTAAAAAGACTATAATCTACAATGGACAATACTGTAAACGAAAACATAAAACCTATTATAAAAAAGCATATGGATGAGGTGCTATCTGAAATGAAATTCAGAATGTCACTTCATAAACTCATCAAGGAAGCTATTAAAGACATGAAGCAAGGCTCACTGAATGAAGAGGATGATAATAAGGCTGACGACAAAAGCATTGAGGCAAAACGTAATACTGTAATGAACATGCTGCAAAATGATAAGTTGAACAATTCAAAGTTCGCATATGAACTCTATGATGCAGAGACACAAAAAGACAAGGACACTGCCAGATCTTTATTCTCTAAAAAAGTAAACGGTACTCCTGACGCTGACGGAAATGTCAGAAAATTCAGCGATAAGGAAATTGCAGAATTATTTCAAGATTTAAAACATTTCTAAAAACAATAAATGAGCCAATTATTAGTTGGCTCATTCTTTTTTTTATTCATCGGCTCTCTTCCATATATGGGTATAGTCTTTAGTGACATATCTTCCTGGTTTTAATCCACCGTTTAAGCTGAACTGATGCACAATTTCTTCAATGTTCAACAAATTCTCGTTGATGTATCTATCTAATTCCTGCATATGGAGCTGTACATCCTTCTCGTATAAACTTCCTTTAAAATCCTCTTCCGTACCAGGGACTACCTTGTCGGTAAAACCTAGTATTAATGCCATTTGCTCGTATTTGTATGTACCACCATATAGATTATCCTTCGCAATACCGACAATTTCTTCATCATCTGTCATTTGTATGTTAAGATTTCTGATCAGCTTAACATGCTCTTCTGTCAAATCAACGTATATTTTCGCCATATTTTTGTTTTTTCTTTTTGTTAATATAATCCTTGTCTTTAAGTATTTCAAGACTTTCACCTATTATCTGTCTGATACGTTCTCGACTTAGTTTCATGTCAACACTTATATTGTCTATGCCTTCTTCTTTTCTACCGATGCCGTAATAACGTCGCATTATCTCCTGACTTCTTTCTGGAAGACGTTTTAGAAGAAAGTTGACAATGTTGTGATTATCCATTCGTTCAATATCGTCTAAAACGTTATTGACGGATGTGGCTAACGCAAAATCACCGACATTTTCCTCACTCTCATCATTTTCATTTGTCGATACTGAAGAATCTATTGATAGCATGGAATATTGTGACAAATCATCCTTGTTTGCCACCTCAACGCCATACTTATTCAAGAGATATTCCTGTAACTCGCTCTCGTCTGGATAACGGTTATTCTCTATAAAAAATCTTTCCCTTGCTTTGTTGGCATAGGCATATATCTTATGAGCGTTTATAGGCTGTATGATGCGTTCTTTCAATATAATGTAATCATTCATACACTTTCTCATCCAGAACACCGCATATGTAAGAAATCTGCCTTTATACGATAAATCAAACTTATCTATCGCCGTTATTAGTCCTACATTCGCCTCGTTTATCAAATCCAAAAGATTAGAACTAGTAGAAAAACGTCTGGCAATGGATGCGACAAACCTCTGGTTACAGTTTATAAGTCGTTCCCTTGCTTTCTCGCTCTCGCTTTTACTACCGTTTTTTATCAATTCCAATAACTTCCTTTCCTCGTCAACAGTCAGTATGTCGTATTTGCGTATCTCATCAAAATACGCCATAGTCGTATCCGTCCTGTTCCAATAGTTAGTTATTGGAGATTTGCAATCTATTACGAAACCCATTATTTTTTCTTCAAAATTACAATACTTTTGTTATTTTCATCTTTTGGCATACTTTCTGGAACTGCAACATCATCCATATTGGTAATGAATTTATAAAGGCATGTCTTGGATTCCTCTCTTCTGCCTAGTTCTCTTCCTTTCATTGTCAATACCACCTTGACCTTATCTCCATCTCCAATAAACTCCTTGGCTTTTTTTACCTTGATGAGCAAGTCATGCTCGGAAATGTTGGTGCTCAACTGCACTTCTTTAAGTACGTTTACCACTTTTTTCTTCTGCTTGGCTTGTTTCTTCATTTCATACAAGAATTTAGAGTAGTCTTCCATTCTGACGATGACAGGCGTTGTCTTATTGTTTATCTCAATCAAGTCCAACTCTTTTGATTCTGCAATATGTCTTGCCTCATCCATTGAAACCACTTTATTAAAACCGTCATTGCCTATAGTAGGTTTATAGATAAGTCTCACGACATCCCCATGAATCTCATCATTGATACGGTACTCGTTAGTAAAACTCTTTTTCTTCTGAAAATTATTTGCCATACATTATTTTATTTAAAATATTAACCAAGATACATTTTTTTGAACATTTCCTCTTTTATTGCCCACATTTTCTGAAATTTCGGATAATCCTTATTCTTCAGTTCAATGAGTCGCTGTTTCTGTATTTTTATCTCTATATTCTTATCTATCTGTTCGTAATCGTAAACATCCAACTTTAAGTTTGGTGTGCATGTTTTTATTATATCCAATATTCGCTCCTTGTCTCCATTGCCGTCGAAAGCAGAGCCACCTAATACGGTTGTCGCCACTCGCATATTCTTGAATTCTGCGTTTGCTGTCCTAAGACAATTCTCTAATGCATCATAATCAAGATATTCACGTGTCTTGTTGGGATAATTGCAAATGTACATTAGAGATATAATAGGTACTCCATCCATTGTGAGTCTCGTGCCCAGTTTTCTGCTGTCACCGTATTTAGTGTTATTATTCTTATCTTCAATATACGGATATTTCATCCTCATTTTAGATTGGAAACCATTGCTCAACATGCAATATATGCTTGTCCCTACAAGTATAACATCATACTCATCCGTTTTCCATATCAGATCTGTCTTTGCTATAATATTCATCCAAGTCAATCAGTTTTTTATAAAATATCAGATGTGTTTCGTGTGTCCTACTTTCCAGTTCCTTATATGTCATCCATTTGTATCTATCTATCTCGACATTGATACCGTTATTTGCCATATTGGAATGACATTTTGACGTATCTATATTTGGATAATGCAAACCATAGGCAATTACAGTCTTTCTTGGATTCTGCAAAGCAGTTCCCAGTGGTATCAACATACTGCTATCACAGTCATCCATTGTCAAGCCAGACTCCTCTTTAAATTCTCTAATCGCAGCGTCTGTCCATGTTTCGTTCTTCTCGACACCGCCTTTAAGAAACGACCAATAGTCAATACGTTGCCACATATCTCCTCCTGGATGTCCCAAAAGAAATTCCATTTCACCGTTATCATTTTTTCTGAACGGTATAATACCTGCCGAATACTTCATCGTTTAAAATTTATTGATTCTCTTAATTCTTTTAACTTTTCAATTTCATTATCTGTCAGTTTGGATGGCATTTTTTGTTTTATGTGAACTACCAGATCCCCACGTGTACCATCTGGTGTTACCAGTCCGCAACCTCTCATTATGTACTTGTTGCCACTCTCCACGCCCATTGGAAGATTTATTGCATGTTCAAAAATCTATTAAATTTATTAAAAATTATTTCAATTTCTTTATGAATTAAGCGACCTGTGGCAAATGCCATAAATCATTTAATTTCACTGGGTTGAACAATAACCCTCTATCAATTATCCGCTTTGCGGAATCATTGAATACTTTTCGCATTATATTTAATGCCCCATTTACGTCTGCGTTTATAAGTTTTCCGACTGAGGATTGATACATACCTCTTTTTATGCGTTTGCCTTGATATGTTTCATGTTTCTCAATATCCTCCATTGCGAGTGAGTCACACTTGCTTGTATAACTTTCCTCAGTTTCAATCAGTCTTATACCGTTCATCTCACACTTATACCTTAGATAACCTATTAATGTCTCGTAAGGAATCTGTACAAATGTCTGGTTGTTTCGTTTGCCGATTTGGATGCAGTCTTTCCATCCTCTATTATAACCTACAACTATTGTACCTATTTTCTTACTTAACATATACCTTATTATATGTCGGCTTACTTTATGCATGATGTCAGTTATCTTATTTTTCCGTTTTTCATATAAATCCTGTATCTTATTACTTGTCCTTTTTCCTTTATTACATTTATCCAATTTACTCTTGCATTCCGAAAGGCATTTATTGAATAACTGATTTATTGATTTAATTTGTTTACCGTTATACATTATAGGTTGCCCACTATCACTTACCATTGTGATAAGATTATCAACACCCAAGTCAACGGAACAGCATTTATCATAATCAATATCAGTATTTGTCATATCAGTCTCATATATTATCTCAATTTCTATAACCTTGCCATTACGTAATGGATTAATCCTTACTTGCTTGAATTTCAATAGTTTATCACCATATTTATCCCATTGAGGGATGAATATCCTCAAATTACTTTGCAAATATATGTAATTTTCTTTAATCTGACAACACTGTGACGTTAAAATAAGTTGATTATAACCTTTTTTATATCGTGGAAGTCGAGGCTTCCCCTTATATTTATCTCTATTCTTTGTCCAGTCCTTAATTGATTTGAAATAAGATTTTAACGATTTATCAAGAACCTTAAGACATTGCTGTGCTGATTGTGCTTTTGGCATAAGACGGTAATTTATCTCACCATCAAGGTTCTTGGTTTCCTTCATTAATTTCTCAATATCGTTATAAAAAAGGAACTTGTTTTCTTTAAGGGATTGCTTAACTGCATACAAAGCCTGATTGTAAAGGTTTTTGGACACCTCACAATAATGTAAGATACGTTCAGTATTTACTTTATTACCTTTGTATACATATTTATAAACTAATCTCATTTTCAAGGTCTTCCTTAACCAGTGTTATTTTTTTCTTTCTGCGTGAGGAATACATTCTCATTGCAAAGCAATGCAGTAATGATATGATATCGGAGAATATCTCCTTTTCTTCATTTTCGGAAGTTGTCATTTCATCTTCGTTAATAGTTTTCAGTTCACAATTGAACTTGGCGAATAAATCTTTCCACATTCCGAAAGATACTCTTGTCAAACGGTCTTTATTTGATACAAATACGATTTTAATTTCATGATTTATTATTTTATTAAACATATTAATAAACGAGCCTCTGTCATAATTCAGACCACTCGCAATATCGGAAAAAACATCGTCTATAACGTAGCCATTTGCATTTGCGTATTGTCTTATTGTTTCAATTTGATTCTGCAAATCCTTTTTCTGTTTTTGTGTCGATACTCTCGCATAAATTACTGCTTTACGTGAGGTCGAGATACCTGCCAGTTTCAATACGTCGTTTTCATTATAGTCATAGAAATTATTGGGCTGTAACACAGCCCTTATTTTTCCGTTCTTAACGTAACTTGTTAAGGTAGGTCTTGTTATTTTTAATATTTTTAATACTTCTTTACTTCTCATACATATATAAATAGTATCTAAATATAAAAAAATCAATAAAAGATAAAATATTTTATATGTTTTATTAATTTATATGGAAACAGACATCATATTTCCTGTCTATTATTGCTGCAAAGTTACAACATTCATATTGAAAATCCAAATTATTTTAGTTAAATATTATAAAATAATTCTTTATAATATTTATATAAGATATAATAATAACACTTATAAATTTATAAAATGAAAAAACTTTTAATTTTTATTATTTCATTCGTTACTATCTGCACATTGACGTGTTGTCATCAAAAGAAACATGAACCTGTTCAGTTGGGTGGTATAAACGCTGATACGACAATGATAATTGACTATAATAATTTAAAATCCGACTACCCAGATATTGTATTCTATGAATCACAAATCACACTTAATCAATATGTTGATTCAATCGATTCACTTCTTGTTATCAATGTCGTTAATATCTTTCAAAATGAAGATACTGTGTTTACCTCTACATATTCATTGATAGATGATACCGTCATCAACCATTCACTGTCAAAAGAAAAGGGGTATTGGTTGGAAGATTGTTCTATCGAAGCTATCCATGAAATTTCTTTATCCAATGCGATCAACATTCTTTATCAGACAGATTGTATCAAGCCTCATTCTGTAAATGTCACTTTTAGACAACCACTTGGACCAAAAATATTGGAATGTCCTTATTTTATATTTGGAAACAGAGGTTCTGACTTGACTTTCATCAATAGCAAGAACGGTGAGGTAACAAGCTATCTATTTGTGGATTGACAAATAAGAGTATAGTTTTTATGAAAGATGAGCACACCAAAAAGATGTGCCCATTATTTTTTGTATAATTTTTTAATGAACAATTTAATTAGTTCCCAAAATTGTATTGATTTTATGCAGTTTCTTCTCCAAATACTCATTTTTAGTTTTTAATTCTGCATTTTCCTTAGAAAGTCGCTCCACTTTCAACAAAAGTTCCTTGTTTGTGTTCTCAAGAAGTGTTTTGTCAATATCACATATCTTTATCTTCTTGCAGGAATCATTGTTATCTTCAACTTGCTTTCTTTCATCGAACCCTTCATCTTTGACGCATTTTCCATCCTTGTATTCCTTCTCGGAGTGAACTATATGTTCTCCATTTTCGAACAAGTCGTGTATTGTCTTGAAATCGCCTTTACAGTCCTTCATGTTTTCATCAGTTAAAAACTCGAACATCTTGATAAAAAAATCTTTGTCTGTCATAATTTTATATATTTTAAAAAGTTATTCAATATTATCTTTTTTATTATAATGCAATTTTCGTGCCAACATGATAGATCTGACAAAATATCAGAACTTATCTACAATATCTTTGTAATAGCTGTCATTATTAGTAGTATTTTTGACTTTATCACTTACCAAATCGTACATTTCTTGCATCTTCTTCTTGGTAAGACAAGAATGTGTCGACAAATATTTAGCTGATGCCTTTAGCATCTTCATCCATTCATATTGTCTGAATGTGTTTCTCACCTCTCCCCAACATTGTTGCAACACATTTTTTATTTCCTCGTTAATACGTGTCTGATTGTCTTCGTTTACTATTGATCCGCATTCCGTCGTATTTATGTCTGTCATATATGTGCTGACATAGTTTGTAGTGCCGAGGCAATAATCACGGACATACTTTGATGCCAATATCGTCGCATTTCTTAAATCACTTGAAGAGCCTGCTGTCAAATGTTCTCTTCCGAATATCATTTCTTCAGCAACGTAACCGCCAAGAGAAACCTTTATATCATCCAAAATATCTTTTGCCGACTTGAAATCCTTATCATCATCCGTCTGAATAAATCCGTTTGCCTTTGGATCTGTGCATACAGAACGGACTTGTTTTGGTAATGCATTGTGTAATTTAGCGTATATTACAAAATGTCCAGATTCATGTACGGCAGTTATTGCCTGATTATCGTCTTTTTTACTCTGTCGTAGATTCTCTACTCTCAATTTCTCCTTGAACTTATATTCACCTACCTTATCTCCGTTATTAAACACTTCAGCGCAAGTATTCCCACGATTGAATGAGTATCTTATTGTATCAATAGATTTTCCATCCATATGACAGTTCTTGATAACAAACGGTAGTTTGCTTCTTATTATCTCCTGTATAGTGGAATAGACTGGACGTGTACCATGTGTCGGAAAAACACCCTCTTTGTATATAAGTTCAACAATACTGTTATTGTATTCTATATTATATCCTGTCTTCTCTTTGGTTGTCCTAACATAGCTGTCGATTTCCATTCTGATGATTTCCTTGAAATTCTCACTTGAAAATGACGGATATATTACATGGATATTTCCAAGTCTTGCTATCTGTTCGTTTCTGAAGCGTTTTTGCAGTGACTCCTTTATCTCTACGATTGTTAACTTTTTTGTTATCTCATGAAACTGATCAGGTGACATATCTGGATTCACATCAAAACTCATTTGATACGCTTCATCAAGATTGGCAATGACAAATATCACAGAGTCTTTAAAATTAAGACTATACCCTTTCTGTTGCATAAGCGCACATTCCCATATGAATTTGATAATTGTCTCGGCATCCATCTCTCGGAGAGCATGATTAAATTCGAGCAAATCAATATCACCCTTTGATTTATCGTGGACGTTATACAATCTTTCAATGACATGGTTTTTTAATATAAAATCACCTTCTGATACACATGAAGAGACGGATTCGTCCTGATAATCATCTATAGAACGAACAGGCATATCTACTGCATATTCAGAATTCTGTGTCTTGCCTTTACCTGTCTCTCTAAAATTGAAATAGTGATTGAATTCATCCTTCTCAAAGGAAGTAAAGTATTGAAGACATTCATCGGAATTAATCCATACACCGTTTTTATCTAACTTTATTTTTACCTTATTATTGATAAGTTCAAGGCGTTTTCCAATTTGGAAAAGATAACGTGTCGTATTGTACGAATATCTTTTCTGCAAGATACCAGTATCAAGAAGTTCCCAAAATGTCTTCAATCCACTTTTCTTGGCTTTCTCGTTACCTAATTCATCCAATGTCGCAGCGTATTGAAACTCATCGTATACAAACATACGATTTGAATGTTCGTTTGATAATTCATCCTCGATACTATCCTCTATCTCCCATGATGACATTTCATCAATTTTGGCAAAATTGAAATATACATAATCTTTCTCAATATTCAGCAGTTGTGATATGCGTTTTACTAATGATGTCTTACCGCAACCACTCATACCAAACAGATTAATAATCATTGGACGTTCTTGCAACTCTGGAAACAAGAACCAAGTCCTGAGGTTATCCATGATAGTATCTATCTGGTAATCAATACCTATAAATTCTTTCTTTAATTGGACGATAGCATCGTCAATCATTTTATTCTTTATAATAATATCGTTAGTCATCTATTACTTTCGGTTAAAAAATTAATCGTTATTTTTTCCAGAAACAATAAAGACAAGCATTCTCGCATTGATGTGGCTTATTCCTCAGCAATTCTGTTTTATTTGATGGGCAATGGCAGCTTTTTCTTTGTTCCTTATTGCCAACAAGGTTTATTTTATCCGTAAGCCCTAATATATCAATATCCTTTTGGGATAAACATGGTATACTCTTGATATCAGGCTCACCACACGCCTCAACATCGAAATGATACTTTTCTCCATATTCATTTAAAACATTGTATAGCATCATTCTGTCAACAAGACTCGCATGAAACGTTTCGTAAGGTAATTTTAACCCATTCTTATGAAATCTATCCTTGACATGTTTATACATATCCAATACGGAAAAACGGACTCTTTTTATACCGCAATTCTTAAACATCTCAACGACATTTATCATTGTCTGCATCCCCTTTTCAGTTGGTATGCATGGGTCAATTCTTAATACGACATGCTCGATAGGAAAACCTTTATCTAACAATTCTATAAACTTATCATATGTCTGCTTGACGGTTGGAACAAAAGGCTCTAAAACTGAAGAACCATATCCAGTACATGTCAAATGCAATATTATTTTATCCTTATATTCGATCAACTTTTCTATCAGCTTATCTGTAAGACGTTTAGTAATGATAATATTACCGTCATACAAATTGTCAAACGCAGACAAATTGAAAGCTATTTCACCTGCCTCTGTTATTCCTATTCTTTGTTTCTTATCTGATAATGCCATGTCCTTTATGGTTTTTAAAAAGGTAATGTACTCGATATTGTACCAAATTCTTTATGAGTGGTATCAATCAGTATCTTTATAGGAAGATGTTTACGTTTGAATGATGATTTTACGTATCTTTTGTATATATTCATTACGGTATCTTTAGAGTATTTTTCATATAAATTATGAAATAGTTCCTGTTTGTTGGTATCAGTCATATGATACACAATAGTCTGTAAAATATCATCGACTTGACTGTAATTCTCAGCCCCTATCTGTTCCAAATCGCTTGAAGAGATACCAAGACCGTCTGTCGGTATCAATGCGATAGATTTTTCAATTGCTATTGCCGCTTTATGGTATGTATGCGATAATCTGATATCCTCATCGACCATCATATCGCACATCTTGTAATAATAGTCCTTCAGATAATTTGCCAGTTCATAGACTTCCATTTTCCACAAAGAGCCGATAGGGTTAAAATCACCGCTGTCACCATGAATAGTATAGAAACCAAGGTAATGTTCACTCAGATTGTCTGTGTCAATAACAAGTCCATTGTTTACACCTGCAAGATTGTATAAGTATATCATTCTAAGACGGGCTTGTATATTACCATTTGCAATAGCTGTCTGATTCTCTATCTTTTCGTATTTACTTATCTCTGATAACATGGTTTCATAAGTGTCATGCAACGCAACAATTTCAAAATCATCGCACAATGCCTCACCTATCATTGTTGATACCGAGAATTCATCAGACTTATTCTTTATCGGAAGACTTCTTCCAATCAAGGGAATACCTGTATTCTCGCTTACCTTATGGCAAATGGCGGCGCAGACAGTAGAATCTATGCCACCACTGATACCTAATACCATACTTTTAAGGTTATTCCCGATAACGTATTTCTCTGTCTCTTTCACTAAAAAATCAAATACTTTTTCACAATTCATAGTTTACTTAATTTTATTGCAAATATACGTATTCTGATGTAATAAGACAAACCAATAATGTTAAAAATATATAATCAAGATTGAAACAACTCTTTTACATTAAATTCTTTCAACTTTACAGCACATACTGAACCAATATCCTTAAATATATAAATTCTACAATTGGCAAATTTTGGTTGTTTCTCTTTTTCAATATGATATTTGAAATCATTTAGGAGAGATAGTATATCAACCTTTTTATTTTTGATTGCTTTTCTATCTTCCTCTGATAAATCAAACATCATGCATTCAAAATCATCCATGTCATAATCTTTATTATTAACACACTTTGCTTCGGCAAAGAAACCATCATCTTCGATTGTATTAAATATTGTAAAAAGCAACCGTCTGAATGGTTTTGTTTGCAACTGTACCATCAGTTCATTTCTAGTAATCATAGTTTATTCTTCTTAAATTATTATTATATAAAAACATAAAACGCAAAGCAAATATTCACTCTGCGCTCAAAAGAATCAATCATCTTTGATATGTTGGAACAGATTGTTGTTTGTTGGGACGGCAGGATTTGAACCTGCGACCTCCAGATTATGAGTCTGGCGATATAGCCACTAATCCACATCCCAATTTATCTTTATGTAATCCTGTAATCTCTTGAATTCATCCTTAACTTTATTTTCATCAAATTTTCCCATATCCTTAATTATGTAAGGCGTATACCCGAATCTCTCAATTTCCTTTATTTTCAATGTATCTCTGTTCTGTATCTGTGACAATTTCGTCTTTTTGGAAATCTGTTTATAATGCCATGCTCCTTGCCATAAAACAGCTATTTTATAATCATGTATTATTATATCAGCATCCCATCCATTGAATATTGTCTTATTATGTTCAACGTTTATAAAACGTTCATTACACATATCATAAAACAGTTTTTCATTTTTACTTCTCTTTTCATCACCAAGTTTTTTAATAACGTTTCTTGCATTAATGGAAATCTTTTCTCTACCTTCAAGTGTCATATACCTTATCCTGTTTGATTTGTATTCATCTTGACATTTCTTAGAACATATCTTCTTTGTATTTATCCCTCTCGTATAGAGAAATTCATTTCCACAGACTACGCATACTCTTTTTGTTTTTCTATTTTTGCATTTTTCTTTAAGTGTCTCACTTATTAACCTCTTTGTTTCATCGGACATTTCAGTTCTGTTTCTATTATTGAATAAAGCTGAACATTTATGCCCACAGAATTTCTTCTGACTCTTCCCTATAAGAGGTTTTCCACAATTTAAACACTTTTCCATCTTCATAATATTGCGGTATATAAGAGAGTCGAACTCTTGTCTTAGCATCGACAGTGCCACATCCTAACCGTTGAACGAATATACCATAAGCAGAGAAAATTAAGTTGGTATCACTAATGTTGATTCTTGATGGAATCGAACCATCTACTCTTTGTACCCAAAACAAATGTTCTAAACCAATGAACTAAAAAATCGAAGTAACCAAACTTGTCACTACTGCTTTTTATCTTAAAAAAACCAAAGAAAATTAAGACGGCATTTTATTTTCGACGGGAGTCGAACCCGTGACGCAAATCTTAAAAGGATTTTCCTCTATCCATCTGAGGTACGAAGTATCCGTCTTCTCACTATTGGCTTTGTTTTATTCCCTTTTTATTTTTACAATGCAAATATACTACTTTTATATATAAAAACCAAACTTTTTCGAAACTTTTTTCATAAAAATAATCTTTTTCTCAACAATGAACAGAAATTGGATAATTCTACTTCCAATTTCCGTACTCGATAATGGCTTTACCATTGATTATCATCCCTTCTTTAAGTAGGGACAAAAATCTTTTAACCAACTTTCTCATTTCCGTTCAACCGTTTATCTCATTATTCTTAACATAGTTGTATGGTATCATTCCACTTGGACACATATAACAACTGTCCTTTGTCTGATCAAAGTACCACTTTACGGCTTTCTTAGTCAAATTAAAAATCTTCTTCATAATTCGCATCATTTAAAAATTAAAAGATTATTAAAAAACATTCAGTTTCGAATCCGAATGTATATATAAATAGTCGTTATGTTAGAAAATTATGCTTTATAACATATTTTTTGACTTGTATCAATATAGTTATTACATATCGTATATATACTATTAACAAACTGTACCAATATCCGATTTGAATACTCGTTGTTGGGATTGCTCAAAACATAAGTGTTGTCAACATCCCTTTACTGAACATACTAAACCAATATCCTTATTGTGATTATTCCAAATATATATGTCATTAACAATTGTCAACGCTAAGACAAGAGTTCGGCTCTCGTTGTGATTACCTAAAGTATTAATATCATTAACAATCCCAGATTAAGGGACAAGTCGAGAGAAACGGTTGTGATTACCTATAGTAATTATATCATTAACAATTACCACTATCTTTTAAGGCGAAAAGGAATCGTTGTGATTACCTATAGTAATTATATCATTAACAATTAATAACGTTCACCAACTGTCCTACGATACGTTGTGATTACCTATAGTAATTATATCATTAACAATAGATTCAGCATAACTTTCTATATATCATTATGTTAGTCTTATATTTGAAGTATAAAAATCGTCGTCAGAATCATTGAATATAACGTATTTGTTCATTTTCTGAATCCTGTTACGACATATCCTTGTAGGGATGGTGGGATTCGAACCCACAGTGTGATCGTTAATCCGTATCAGATCCTAAGTCTGACGTGTTTCATCCAGTTTCACCACATCCCTTTATATATGTGGCTTGACAGGGACTCGAACCCTGAATCCTTTCGGAAAAGGTTTTTGAAACCTTCGTGTATACCATTTCCACCATCAAGCCAAAAAATCCGCTATGCGGAGAGCAGTGGAGTCGAACCACATGCGTAAATTAATCGCACGAAGCTACTTAGCAGGTAGTCCCTATCACCGTCAAGGTTTACTCTCCATTATACATGCGGAAGAGTGAGAGCACGATTCCCATGCGTTTTACCGCACCAATAGTTTTCAAGACTACGCCGTAATACCACTACGGTTACTCTTCCAAAGAATTGTAAAAAGGGGGAAGGGTAGGAGTCAAACCTACGTCTAAAGAGCCACAATCTTTCATTCTAATCGTTAAACTACAATCCCCATATTAAGTTTCTTTATCTCGTTCCGAGGCCCGTATTGGAGTTAAACCAATTTAAACGGTTTTGCAGACCGCCGCATATTCGACCTGCCCACGAGCCATAACCTAAGCATAGGTGGTACGACTCGAACGTACAACCAATGGTTTTGGAGACCATCACTCTACCAATTGAGCTACACCTATATTCTGTTTGTGCTCTCTGATGGTACTGACCCATCTTCCCGACATTAAAAGTGTCGTGCATCACCTTAATGCTTAGAGAGCTTTATTATTTAAAGAAGTCATATTCTAAATATCTCCCGACGGCTCACGTGCTGCCTTGGTTGTTGTTGCCTATTAGCTGCCAACTTCACAAACCGTATTAGTCATCCATCATTGTCCTTAGCAGTATGTAGATAATGACGAATTTTAAATATGACTTCTTGAAATGGTGGAGCATGTGGTACTCGAAACCACGACCTTCTGCTTGCAAAGCAGACGTTCTATCCAACTGAACTAATGCCCCGAAATAGTAGTCGGAGTGAGACTCGAACTCACACGGGCATTTCTGCCCAAGGGTGTTTCCTGCCACACTTGCTTTTACACAAGCCAACTTATACACCATAACTACAGCTCATCTACGTCTGACCGTTGATTTTGATATTATCTCAGTGTTACTGATTTATGGAACTACTATTAACCCTTTTTCGTTAAGTTGTTGTGGTCTCGACTATTTCATTACCATGAGATGAATCTTGCAAGTTGTTATATCACTCTCCTTCTATTTTTAGGTTATTATGCTTTTTTATGTGGTTAGCTCACATACACCTTTATCTTCGAATTGATCGCGAGTTTCGTTCTAATATAACAATTCCTCTTTTAGGTATCTCCTATATAGTCTGTACGCCATTTATGAACGATAATTGAGCATTATAACCAATTGTAAGTACTATTAAGCGCATGAAGTATCTCAACTATTTTTAGTATCGTCCAATTTAGTTCGCCGTCACCAAAGATAATGTTACCATTGAACCCAAATATCATACAACTCCTATTTTGAGTTCCTATAGAGAATTAAGCTATCGAATCGCTGTACGGAGTATGGCAACCCATATTCCTTCCAAGTTAAATTCTCGGACGCTCTGACTCTATAGTTTATCAAGGCTTACGTTGCAGTTTGACTTCCCACCCTGTATGGATGCCGTACAGTTTTAAAGCTGCCTTCGGTATAGTTGATTCTAATTCTATCAAACTGTTTAATTAGGGAGATTCTACTTCCGAGGTTTCCCTCGGAGCACTCTTATCTTTTAAAGACCCTCGTGTATACCATTCCACCATCCGACCATGTTATGTTAAAAATAGAGCCTAAGGTCGGACTCAAACCGACAACATCCTCATTACAAGTGAGGTGCAACTATCAATTGTGCTACTTAGGCATAAGATGAAGAAAAAAATATCAAGAGTAAACAGTATGTTAAAACTTGAACAAAATTGAGTTTTGTTCGTTATTAACTTCTTGCTTCAACCTACCACCGCTTTTTAGGTTGCTTTCGCAACGGTCATCCACGGTTGGGTAGTCCACAAGCGTTGCGGAGCATGAGCAAACTTGCTTTGCTCCAAATTCGGTAGTACTGCTACCTATTATTCTTAAACCTTCATCAAGTATGTTTAACGCTATCCCATACTCTTAATGTCTTTGGTGTGACATCTAATATTTCTGCTGTCTTTGATATGTTATATAGTTTATCCATTGATTAAGTCAGTACTTGTTTTATTACATTCTCACTCTTATCAACCAACTCCTGAAACTCTTCAAGTGTTATTAACTCATCAACATCAAACATCAACGGATATGTTTCACCATTATCAGTTTCAAATGTCTTATTCTTGAAATCTATATTTATTACTTTCATCATATATAAATATATCACTATTTGAAAAAATTATCAAATTTTGTTAAAAAAAGTATAAAAAGTTTAATTTATTAAATAATAGTTAATTACACTATCCTTTACACTAAAATGTTCTTTTTCTTTTCTCCTATTCTCACAATCAGTTGAACAATACATTTTTTGATGGGGTTCTAATTTACTACCACATACTTTACAATATCTTTCATTATAATTTCTTGTATTACCTTTAATATTCTTGGCACAGTAATTATCTGTTTGTGAATGACAATTAGGACATAATAATTGTAAATTCTCCAATATATTATCATTCGGATTACCATTTATGTGGTGCAATTCAAGAGGTATAGGTTTACCGTGCCATTCAGTTAACCCACATTCAGGGTTTTCACATTTATGCTCTTTATAATTATATTTTAAAAGAAGATTTTTCAATCTAAAACTATTTATTGTTCTTTTATTAGAAAAAACATCATTTATATCAATTTTTGATGCCCTTATTTGACTATTCTGTCTTTTAAAATGTGTTATATCAATATTTTCATTATGAACTAATTTTTTTAATGTTGTATAATTACCATTGGTTAAACCAATATTGGCTTTTCTTCAAACTTCCGCAAATGATGTTGAATTTTTAATACATTCGATATAAAACTTTTTCCTTTCTTCGGTCATATTTATAAACTTTAATATATTATAAATATAACCATTCGAACCATAATGATCAATAGATATTTGAAAATTGTTAGAGTGGTAGGATTTAAAATCCGCAAATACCGAAGTAACCTCGTCTACATCGAGGCCCGCTACCATTTACGGTTTACGATCCATTATATTTATGTAGGCATACTTGGACTTGAACCAAGGCTCTCTACATTATCAGTGTAACGATTTAACCAACTAATCTATATGCCTATGTGCGGACACTCCTTGAATCGAACAAGGTTAGAGGGATTTTCAGTCCCTTGCAAATATCACCAGACCTGCCCAATGTCCAAAAACGTAAAGAGAACAATCAAAGTTTGTTGTTTTATTATAAAAGTCTCTTAAACTTTCGTGTAAACCATTTCACCACATATCAAAAATAGATATGACAGGATTCGAACCTGCATTATAACGAAGTAACAAACTTTTCACTACTTTACATAGAGCAGTTGAACAGAATCGAACTGTCATCCTCTGCTTGGAAGGCAGACGCACTAAACCATTGTGCTATAACTACAAAATAGACAATAGAGAATACTTAAGACAGATTTCTTTTAAATGTTAGAAAATTTACAGTTTTCCGCTCTAACCAACTGAGCTAATCATCCAATAAATAACGGATAATAACGGACTCGAACCGTTGCAACGAAGTATCTGTACTTATCACTACTATTGTTATGTGCGTTGGCGGCAGGGTACGATCCTGCAACCCTTTGATTAACAGTCAAAAGCTCTACCAATTGAGCTACGCCAACAATTGTTTCCCCTATATCACTACAGAGGAAATTAAAAAATTATCTGCACTACTCTCTTCTCTGTGTTTTCATTACCTACAAGTAGGGTTTGTGAGCATTTCAGCCCTTTTACAGGAAGTTCCACACGACGCTTTTATCGACCCACGGACACCATTTTGCGATTTGCTCACATCAGTGTCATCTCCACCTCATGCAGATGTGTCTTATCAACTATGTGCTGTTACGCTAAAAACAAATATAATGCCATAAATCCCTTTTCAGTCCGTTCAATATATTTTATGATTGAATCTCTCTATGGTCATTTGACCATCATGTTGTTGGGGCGACTGTATTCACAAACAACTACATATTGTTTCTTATTGCATTTATCGGACTAAGTTGCGTTTCCTTCTATCACCAAAGGGCGTTAATAGATCCCGTGCTCAGTTACTCTTTAAATGATGGCTGCTCCCAAGCCTACATCTAGTTGATAAGTTATACTAACATAACTTTGTCTTTTATTTCAAATTGTTCCAACATGTCAAAGAACACTTTCTGCTTGTCATAGAACTTTATCGTTCTCGATTTGACTTTGCAAAGATACTACGTTTTATTGAAATCTCCAAACTTTTATTACTAAAAATTGTAAAATTTTCAAATTTTGTTGGGATTAGAGGAGTCGAACCTCTCTCTTCAGATCCAAATTCTGACGTAATCAATACCGATATACAAAATCCCAATCTTTTTCAAAGAACTCTTTTGTTTTTGTATGGATGACTGGGCATGATCCAGCAACATCTGCGTCCCAAACGCAGTACTCTACCAATTGAGCTACATCCATATTTTATTTTGACGATGCAAAGATACGACTATTTTTCGTAATTACCAAATATATTTTGTTAAATATCCTTTATAACTTCATCTTCTTTGTATCTCACATATATCATACTCTATCATTCCTTCTTTATATCCGTTTACTTTATTTATCATCCATTTCTTATCATAATCCAACTTTGGAAAAAACGTATCGGCATCATCCACCTTTTTCTTAACCCTTGTTAAATATATCCTATCTACAATATCTTTTTCAAGGGCTTCTCTGTATATGCTTCCACCTCCAATAATGTATATATCTACGCCATTATCTTTTGAGGTATTTATCGCATCTTCAAGGCTTGTTGCCCATTTCATATTCTCACTGTTTTCATGTACTCTTCTACTTATGATAACATTAATTCTATCAGGTAATGGTTTTCCGATACTTTCATATGTTTTTCTACCCATCACAACAACATTACCTGTTGTTAGTCTTTTGAAATTTTTCATATCATCTTTCAAATGAAAGAGTAACTTGTTGTCTTTTCCTATTGCATCATTTTCGCTTACCGCTACTATTAAATTTATCATCATATTTCTAAAATAACATAAATTAAAAAGCTGCAATTAAACTTTTTTGTTTACTTACAGCTTTGGGAATTATATATTGAGTTTAAAAGAGAGTCTTTCTATCGTTTCCTATATTTTCCTCCGCTGTATCTATTATTACAATTACTATCAATACATGATGGCTGTTCATGGAGCTTAAATAACGGGTTGCTTTGATAATTTTTCTCAAAGCCGTTAATACTATTTTCGTATGTTAAGCCATATATACTCATAATAATTTGTCTTTTGTAATATAAATATCACGTTAATTTGAAAAAATTGTAAAAACAACGAAGAAAATTAAAAAAAAAAATCACTGGGTATGGCAGCCTTGTACAAACCATAAGCCAAGAAATAGTGCGTATAAAACTTTTCTCAAGGATTTCGCCCCATCCAAAGGATGTAAGGCTTTAAACTTTTAAGTTTGAAGGTTTAACTTTAATAGAATGTATAAGCACTCATCATCTGATATGATAAATCTACATACATCTAAAAACTTTAACCTTTGACTTTTGAATCTTAAGATTTAACCTTTCAGCTTTTCTTATAAATCAGACATGGAGTCTGAAATTAATAAGCCATTCTTTTTAATTCAAAAGCATTAAATTATTAACCCAAATTTAATAAAAGGGATTCCTTGTTAAAAGGTTTTCGCCATAACCAGTGATAACCTTACAGAGACATTACACCTCTACACATACTGTAGCATTTGCTTCTGACAACACAGCATCGATTTCTGATGTAAAATCATCAATCTCCTTTCGGAGCGCATCGATCTTTGTTTTGATATTAATAGGATCAATGAGTTTTACCTCGTTGGTCTTATTATACATCTTTGTCATGGCTTCAAGCTCCTGTGAATCCAACTTGGATGACTCCTTACCAGTCATGTTAAGGATGAATTTCTCCAAATTCTCCTCGTTCTTACGATTTTCTGTCTCATACTTGGATAAAGCCTCTCGATACAGACGGTTAAGTCTGTTATACTCGTTTTCCTTATACTCGACAACACCCTTGTAGTCAATAGCCTCGGCGATTGTCATCGTCAAGTCACCGATAGTAACGTTATTCGTTGCGTTGGCAAGAATAAGAGCACGCTTCAACTCATGTCTTCGCTTGATAAGTGCCTCTACGGACTCAACATCCGCTTTTGCGTTAGCTGTAAACTCATCCTCTGATGTAACGGACATAAACTTATCACCTTTCTTGATGCCAACGACATTCAAGTTTGCAATACCACCGTTAATTCTCTTCTCTAATGTCTTGAGTTCAGAAAGAACTCTGTGCAATGTCATTTTCTGTGTCATAACTCTAACAAAAAAACTTTAAATGTTAACTCCAATATTTATCTTTCATTTGTACACCGTATAGGACTCGAACCTATAAGGGCTAAATGCCTTCAGTTTAGAAGACTGATACGCTTCCATTACGTGCTAACGGTGCATTGCTTTTATTTTTCATGCTGCAAAGATACGACTTTTATTTCAATCTTCCAAATAAAAACATTAAAATTTTGTTAAAACTATAATATTTGTTGTTTTCTCCATTCATAATTGAGGTAATTCCTCAATTCTCGTGTCGTAAATGTCGAAAATCCGCCGTTCTTATATCTTCCAAGTGAATGAATATAATTCACAAATTTTTGGCTCTTTAATGTATTGTTCACGAAATCAATTGTGCTTTGTTGTGTAAAACTATCATTGGATAATATATAAAAACCACTATATACACCAATACCGTCACATAGATACCTTAGCTTTATATCATCTATGCTGTTTACAAGATTGTTGATAGCGAATTTTGGTTTAAATACATCTTTTACTGCTTGGTTTCTACCGTATAGATGCCATCCATCCTTATTGGTATCAACTTCTAATTCTTTTGCACGATACATCAATAAATACTGGACATATCCATTCAATTCTTTAAATTTTAACGGATTTCCATTCTTGTCATACGGGTAAATAATACATTTCAATATATCCTTTGATGCCTTTGTACAGAATATTATATTATCATATGAGATACTTATATCCTTTAAATCGTATATAAATAACTTGTCACTAAGTGTTGCAAAACCGTTCTTTACATCGAACATTTGAGTCGTATTATCAGATGATATACCGTTTATCCCTTTTATTGTAGATAATGTTTCATTATCCTTAAAATAGAAAATACCATTGGTACAATCCATGTAATCTTTTGTTGGGGCATCATTAATCTTTGTTATAACACCTTTATTGGAATATTCATAAACTACAGTATTTTCATTATGATGAAAGTTTCCTAACTCTGTTATCATCGTGAATGTCGTGGCATCATTGAATATCTTTTGGTGTTTCATATCTATTATTGAGACAATTCCGTTGTTATTGCACATCCATTCACGTAGTTCTCTCGCATACAGACTTGTCGTCCATGAACTTGGGGTTATGTATATAAGTTTTCCGTTACGTCTTAACATCCTGATACCTATCCAGAAGAACATTACATAAGAATCGAATGTGCCCTTAGACTTTCCACAGATATTCTTATATTTCACTCTCTGTTCTATTGTTAAGTCATGTACTTTACAATAAGGTGGATTACCAACTACAAAGTCCATCTTATAGTTATAGACGTTCATACAATCTACCACGTCAGCATTGACTATATCCCATTTAACGTTTGTTATACTATATCTTGAAGCAGTGGAATTCAGTCTTTTTATCGTTTCACGACATAAATTATTATCTATCTCAACACCATGAATAAATGTTTCCAAACCATTGATAAGTCTCTCCTTGGAAATCCCATTCAATATGCCAGCTTTGATGTATCTATCTACGATTTCGCATAGAAAAGCACCATTTCCACAACTATTATCAATAATGTGTTTATTTAAAATGTCTTCGGATGGTCTATAACCAACCTTATTCAACATTAACTCTACTATATTCTGTGGTGTAAAAATCTGTTCGTTATGCATATCCAAAAAAAAAAATAAATGCCCACCTTTGTATAATAACAAGATGGGCATGATAACTGTGACATTAAATCTGTATCGCTTCAATCTCTTTTATAATCGCATCATAACCCTTGCAGTTTGATTTGATGATATCAAATATGTTCGTACTCCATCCTGCGATATTTAATACACGTTCTGGTTTGTAGAACACATTAGTACCCTTAGTGCTCTTCAAGTTGACAACAATAATATTACACATCGGGTTGATACGCTTAAATTTCTTAACCAGACCTTGGAACGTAACACTTCTTTCAGAGCCACCCATTCCATACCAAGGTGTCGAACCATTAGAACCGATTTGACAATCTGAAAAGACGATGATATTATCAATCTTCTTCTTTTCTTTGATAGCTTGTCTGAAGAAATCATAAATTCCCTGTTCAGTTCCACCACCGCAATATCCTCCTTCTTCAAAGGTGATTTTATTGAAATCGAGCAATTTCTTACGTCTATCCATTGTTGCAGGAATAAGTCTGTCACCGAAAAGACCGATATATACATTCTTTTGACGGTATGCCATCATGCTACCGAAAAGATTGCCTATCATTGCTGTTGTCGTCTTGGAGAAAGCTGATACTCTTGAACTTCCACGTGAATCGCCTCGCACTGAACCGCTATGGTCTATCAAAATTGCGGTATTACCTTCAAGTTCGGGAATATTTTGACAAGAGATTTCAAGAGCATCTTCAATAGCGTTCAACACCTTTTCTCGCAAAGAGTCGAACTGTACTCTTGTTATACCATTATTAGTATAGTCACTCTCGAATGCAATTGATGTATCTTCCTTTTTATCGGAATATTTCATGTTCTCAATCTCTTCATATGCGGTAGCGAAACGGAACGGCAACAGTCTCGAATTAAGTACTTTATCCCTATTCGTCAGTTGAGCACAAGCGTCATTAACACTATCTGGGGCATACATGATAATATTCCGTAGATTTCTCAACAGGTTCATCATTGGCATACCCTTTACGTTAGACAATACTGTTTCAATAACCTCTCTTTTTGCTTCAGCCTTTTCCTTGGCAGACTTTCCGACTGTCTTTTGACCAGATTTTGTCATTTCCTTCTCCAATACTTTGGATGAATACAAACCTGCAAGGGATTCTCCGTTCATAAGATTGTGATACGCCTTACTGTTCTTATGGTTGCCCTTCGGATGAAACAGGTTTACCAAGTCTATCATCTTGATATTTCGGCTGTTCATCTTGTACTTGTCAATCTGATAAACATCCAATCTCTCCAATGCTGCCTTGAAACCTTTTTTAATAGAGTTAGGTATCTTCTTGATATTCTTCAAGTCCATACCATTCTGAACGGCATAACTTGCCAATATTTCCGACATATCATCTGGTCTAACGACTATCTTGTTATAGAAACGCTTTGCCCAGTCGGTACCAGATACTTTCTTGGCAAGAGCTGCGGAAACAAGATGTGTAACAGAACGCATGTTTCCCTCATTACGGACATACAATGCCATTTTTGCGGCAAACAATGGATCTACCTTGTCAAGACATTTGAGGATTCTATCGACTACTTCCTTTTCTGTCTCGTAATAATGATCACTAGACAAGAATGTTGTCATACAAGTAGAAAGAAGCTCCTCTTTCGGTGATACCTTATACGCTTGCTCGCTCATACAATTAATCTCTGTCGGCTTGATATCCTCTGATTTTGTGTTGTACTTACTCATAACTTCACTATTTTAAATTGTTATTAAAAAGAACTTATCTATCGTTTTCGAGTGCAAAGATACTACATATAATTGAACTATGCAAATATTTTATATTAAAAAGTATAAAAACAATGATTTTTAAGGCCTGCTGTTTACTACCTCTGAGAATTCATCTTTGGTCAGATACCAAAACGGTTTCTTGCCATCTTCATATTGCATTTTAACAAAATCATTAGGATGTAATGCTAAATGACATAAAACTCTGAAAATATTAAAGATATTGCTGTCATCCGAAGAATTAAATATAGTCAAAAGTAGTCAATCTACTTTCTGTACATTCACTCCTTGCATTCTTTTGCAAGTTCCTTCGAAACGATAACAATACTTCCTTTACCTTCTCACGTTTAAGTTTCTTAGGCTCAAAAGCACCATTATCAAGTTGTTTTAAGAGCGATTCTCGTAACACAGTTACAAGCACTCTGTTCCTTATATTCTTTGCAGCATTAAAATCCGCATTATCCTTATATCCACATTCAATACATTCAAATGTTTCTTGGTTTGGCCTGTTCTCATCATCAATACATCCACATATGGGACACATCTTTGATGTATAACTTGCTTGAACGGTTGAAACCGCAATATCATATTTCCTTGCAATATGCTCAACTTCTTGTTTCAAACTACTCAAACCAAGGAACTTAACCTTTCTGTTATAGTTTATATCCTCATTATCCTTATCTTTAACGTAGCATTTGCCAAATCCATTGTCCAAATCCTCCATCACAATATGCCCAACATCTTGTGAATGTAATGTCTTGCACATATTGGCAATAAGTTGCTGTTCAGACTTAATCATCTTGGATTTGAGTATATCGAGTTTCTGCTGTTTACGTTTACCGACTTTGTATTCTTTATTCTTTTCTTTAAGTCTGTCTATTTCAAGAGATAATTTACAGAAATCATTGACGAGTTTACGGTTATAGTCGTAAGTGGTTTCGTTGGAAAGACTGAATAGGTTATGCTTGCAATTCACGTCAATACCAACTGTATTACCATTGACTTGAGGTATATATCTTTCTCCATCCTTACATAAGTGTATGTTTACTTGATTTTCTTTCTCATTGAAGGCGATTGTGTACTCATAATCAGGATTCTTCTTTCTGTAATCATTCATATTTCCGTGCCAACCTTTATTGAATGTAACTGGCACATCAAATGATTTCCTGCCAATACCACTAAGACTTACGAATGAATTAATAACTGACCCAAACTTGCTGTTATAGTCTATTATCCTTGTTTTTCTACATCTACCACTGAATGTTAATGACTTGAATTCAATAGGGTATTCAGAATAACACTTGACAACTCGTTTTCTTTTTGATAATGCAAGATTATAAAGACGTTCAAAACCGTATTTCTCATAACACCTTAATATATTATTATAAAACTCACGTTTCTTTTCATCACAATTACTTATATTCCCATTGATGTACTCGATTGTATTTTCATTCCCATATCTTGCAAGATAGGTGAGGCAGTTAGACAATGGAGTTTGCTTCTTTTCAAAGATTACTTTCTTCAAGTCACCTTTATTATGTTTTTTGGTATTACGTTTGTAAAAATCAAATCCCTTGAATATAACAACATCAAACATAAGTTTACGTTGTATTGCATCAAATTTGTTTTGATAACAATCGAATATCTGTGTATATAGTTGTGCATCAAATGAACTTGGTATTACACCTTTGAAATATGCTCTCATTGCCTTTAAGAACTGAAACTTATTGTATTCCAAGAAATGTAATAGATTACCGTTAACGTATTGTGATACAGTATTTTTATGACTACGAATAAGCACAGCAAAGTCGTGTAACTCATTATATTTCTGACAAGTTAAATCCTTTGACTTAAATATTTTTGTGTACTTACTTTGTATAATCATCACTTAAGTTTCTTGTTTTCTTTTCCTTGAGTTTTCCTTAGCACGCGCCGAATAGAGTCTGCCTGAGAAACTTGCAATTAACATTATCATATCATTGACAAGTTCTTCTTGTTCTGTATATTCTTTTTTATTTGTTAATTCAATATCAACACCGTAACTATTGAAGAAAAATTCAATTAAGTTATACTGAAACCTTGTCAATCTATCCTTATGTTCAATAACGACCTTGTTTATTTTCTTTTCAGTAACAAGTTTGCATAATTTAATGAATCCTTTACGTTTATCATTAATGCCACTGCCCATATCCTTGATGATATACTCTACTTTGTATTTTTTCTTTGCACAGTATTCACTAAGTCTTTGGGATTGTCTATCTATATCGCCATGTTGTTTCTGGTCACTTGTAGAACATCTTGCATATGTTGCAACAATTACATCATCAGTTTCTTTTCCTTCGACATGATACTCACCTATGAATTTTTCCAAGTCAGACAGTTTATATCGTCTATGACCACCACTTGTACGGACGGCTTTTAACTTTCCGCTATTATCCCAACGCTGCAAAGTTATCTTGCTTACATTGAGATAATCCATAGCTTCTTTCATATTCAATAAATTCTTCATTCCGTCTTGTCAATATTTTTAAGAATGTTTATTGTCGTATCTTTTGCGTTATCAATGAAGTTTTGCAGTTCCTCAATTGTAAAACCCTCACATCCTTCCATCAACGGATATTCAATTCCATCGTTACAAGTATAGAGCTTATTTTCTTTATCTATAGAAACAACTTGTATGTTTTTATGCTCAATCTTTATCATCAACTTTTTTATATTTATCTTGCTTTTCATATATAAATATCTGCTAATTTGAAAAAGTTTTATTATTTATGATTATTTTTGATAATAATTTTGCCTACTGATGAACTTCCCAATATCAATCCCAAGATAAATAATAAAACATCTATCATATTTTTTTGAATTTTGAATCTATTATTTTATATACAAACTCTCATAGACTACAGCATTTCTGTCTTTACCTATAGTCCTTTTAAAAGAACTGTTACCACTTTTCAAATAAGTGTGTTCACTGTACAAATCTTCTGGAACAGCGAATGTATTATCTTCTTTTCCGCTAATTCCATCATATGACATTACCCATCTACATTTTATGTCTTTCAACCATTCAAATAATTTCTTATTATCAAAACCACTAAAATACATTCCCCTTGTATTTGCATACGGTGGGTCAAGATACATAAAATCGTTTTCATTTGGATTTATTTCCTCAAAAGAACAATATTTAAATTCAACGTTATTTTTATTTAATAAATTACTCCATTCGAATATGATTTTTTTAAGAGTTTCTGGATTGATTCCATTTCTCGTTATATGAAAAGAGTTATTAAATTCTCCATTACTGTTATATCTCGGCATCCCATTGGTAGTTGTCCTCATTATAAACATAAAATCCAAAGGACTATGATATTTGTTATACCTTTCCCTTATTGTTTCAAAAAACTTTCTCTTATATGCCTTATCATCTTCAAAACCGTCGTTCATCAAGTGCCATAAATTGTTATAATGTTCGTAGACATCATTCGGCATTTTCTTTATTGCGATAAATAACTCGATCAGATCATTATTTAAATCGCTTGCTACGTATTTATTCACCTTTATGTCACTATCAAGTAATGTTCTTAACACCGAAGCACCACCGCAAAATGGCTCGTAATATGTATCGATTTCTTTCGGGAAATAACTTATAATCTCATTTGCTTGGCTTCTTTTGCTGCCGCTCCATTTTATTACTGGCTGAAACATAACTTTATTTTTTTATTTCTTAAAACTTATAATGAATTCCTTTATCTGTCATCACTCCACTATTGATGATGTCTTTTCTTGCTTTGACAAGTGCCTTGCCAAATCTCCGTATCATTTCATTGTATGAATCTTCTGCCATTTTAATTAACTTTTCCTTTGTTACTCCATTATAGCGATATGTATATAAGGCATCATCCATCTCTTTATCATTTAGATGCCTGATAATAAAAGATTTCGCTTCATATAGTTCTCGAAGTTTCTTATATGCCGCACTCTTTTTAAATTCGATATCGATATTGATAGGATGTTCTGAAAGTTTTTCCTTTACAAACGCATATAGCCCATTCGCATACGCCTCTATCTCGGACTTGAAACTCATGTACAATATTGTCGCAACGCTTTCATCGTATTTATTTCCGTTATAAAGTTTGAGACTGACAATGCGGTACAGATCTTTATTTCCGAATTCCTTCTTCATCATAGATTGCTGGTATATATGCTCCAACTCATGCTGAATGGAATCTTTCGCTTCTTCAACGTTGATTAGAGTACCACTTATCATTTCCAAGGCAACACCTATTCTATTAACGACAAGTCTTCTTCTTTTCCCTTTTCCAAGATACATATGATTAGAACCTGCATTTAGGTAGCCTTTTCCCTCCTTGTCAATATATTGCTCCCTATATATTTTATCCTTGAAATTGTATATCTTATATAAGACATTTAGTTCGTTATTGAATACATCATCTACTGTAATATCTCCTTCTTTAACGCCAACACCATTAGAAATTATAATCGATTTTTCAAACTTTCTATTTCGATAATCAGATATTATATCATTTAAAATGATATCTGTCATTCGACTAACATTATCTGATATTCCAAGCTCTTCTGTCAGAATATCATTTATGTCTTCATTCAGCTTGTCTATATCAACATTATACATTTGCTGTCTCTCTTTGTTTGCAAAGATACTATATATCTGTGACATAAGCAAATATATATCCATATATTTATATTAAAATAATATTAAATCAATCCCAAACTATGATTAATTTTCTTAAAGAACTATTCCAACTGGTGAAAATGTTGTTCGCAACGAATCCTAACGATTGCAACAAAGTAGAGTTGTTCCCAATGAATTATTTTCCTTTTACTGGCTACAAGTACATGATGTGGTGTGGAAAAATGATATATCGTATTAATAATAAGGATAACATAATGTCAAGCATTGGTACTCCTACTTATACAAAAGATGTAACACATGAAACAATACACCTTAAACAAGCTCAGATAGAAGGGACATGGCTTAAATATTATTGGAGATATGTCTGCGAATGGATAAAAGGAAATCCGATACTGCATCCGTCATCTTCGGCGTATTATACGATACCATTCGAGATGGAAGCGTATGCCAATGAAAACGATTCTAATTATCCAGTTAATTACGATGGTAAATATCTACATTGTTATGACATTAAAAATAGAAAAAGTACCTATAAAAAATATGGTAGTAGCCGTCAATGGAAAGAATATGTCAAAACAATTGAAAAATCGATATAATAAGCTATATTTATTATAATAAACATATATTTAACTGACGATGCAAGTAAAAGACATATGCGATGTTGTCACAAGGCTGTATTTTTATGCCGATAACACAAAATTCATACACTATAGTACGCCTAAGAACCATATGCACAAACTTTGTGACGAGGTTCGTGACGAAATACTTAAGTTCGTTGATGAACTTGCCGAAACATTGTTCGGATTTCAAGGTAAACCCTCGTATTCTGATTTTTCAATGAAAGTTAAAATTGACACAAGCGATGATCTGCGTGATATTTGTGATAGATGTGCAGGTGTCGTAGCCCCAATCAAGACGGAATGCCAAAAAGATGATAAACTTGCAGGTGTCGTATCATTGATTGATGATTTTACGGCTGTTCTTGGACAGAAAAAATTCTTGTGTACATTTGATAGACTTTCAGATTAATAACATTAAATTCATTTATAAAATGCCTTGCAATTGTGGTAAAAGAAGAGTAGTGGCACAACCTAAAAAGGTTGTCAAAGCACCGCCAAGAAAAACGGAAACGGCTACTGACGGTAAATCCACGACTACTGTAAAAAGAATAATAAGAAGGGCTGCCAGATAATTCTGACAGCCTTTTATTTCTAAAGTTTGATACCCTTTTCCTTCTCATATTCATCGGACATCTTCGCTGTTGTTTCTACGAAATAGCAGTCCATTGTACTTGCTGCCGAAGCGTCACATGTCGTTCTATATAACATACTACCTTGACTAAGCATATCATAACTGTTCCCAAGGTTCTTCTTTGATGTTACTGTGCTCATTCTAATACCTAATTCTCTTGCACCATTTAGCGTTGTAATATCAGCACCAAGGAACATAAATGTCCAATTGTACTTGTCTTGTTGGTGTTTTATCATTTCCTTTACTTTTTCCAACGGGTATTCCATCGAACTGTTCTCTTCGCCGTCTGTCATTATTACCACCAGATTCTTAGACGGTCTTTCATCTTCTGGCATACTTGCCAACCATTTTCCAACATTGTCGATTGCAGTTCCGATACCGTCATTCATTGCCGTGCATCCACCGACATGATATTCAAAATCACCGATTTCATTAACATCCTTTCCTAAATATACTTCTTTAACAGTATCATCAAACGTATACAATGTAACAGCACATTTACCTTCTTTAACAGCTTTTTGTTCCTCGACGACTCTATTGAAACCGCCAACTACATCATCTACGGCATTGTACATAGAACCACTTTTGTCTACTACAAATACTAAATGAATAAAATTGTCTTTCATTTTACTATTTTTTTAATTATTTATTATTTTCGATTATCTTATCAACAAAACCATTATTGACGGCTTCCTTTGCTGTCATGATGGTATCTCTATCACACATCCGTTCAACTGTGTTATAGTCCAAATTGCTATTATCAGTCAAAATCTGTGTAAGTTCTTTCTTGAGGATTTCAATCTCACGGGCATGAATTTGAATATCCGAACATTGTGTCCCTGCTGAAATACCAGACATGGGCTGATGGATAAGGAATCTCGAATGTGGCAATATATATCGCTTTCCTTTTGTCCCACTACTTGAAATAACCGTTGCCATCGATGCTACCATTCCCATACATACTGTCGATATATCAGGCTTAATGTAATTCATACTATCAAGAATGACGTAACCGTCATATATGCTCCCGCCAGGGCTTGAAATCTGCAATGTTATATCACTATCGCTTTGTTGCTCAAGCCATAATAACTGTGCGGATATGATATTGGCAACATCTGAATTTATCTCGGTATTCAAGAATAATATTCTATCCATCAACAAACGGCTAAGAACATCAATACTCGTTACGTTCAGACTTCTTTCCTCTATAATCATTGGATTGACATAATTTCTGAAATTATATCTATTATATCCATCTAATGTATTCGAGCTAATACCTTTACTTAAAGCAAATTTTTCAAAATCATTATACTGCTTGTTCTCCATAAATTCTTTCTTTTGCAATATTGTAATAATTTTCATCTATTTCTATTCCTACGAATTTTCTATTCGTATTCTTGCAGGCGACTCCAGTACTTCCACTTCCCATAGCAAAATCCAATACAATGCCGTTTTCTGGACAATATGATTTCACGAGAAATGTCATTAATGAGACTGGCTTCTGTGTCGGATGTAACTGGTCTTGCCTTCTCCATTTTTGTGGAAAATCTAATATGGTACATGGATGTCTGGTTCCTTGGTTATTTGTTTCTACACCCTTGATACCGTACTTAAGATTGTTCACTTTATTCGGAGTGTATTTTCGCTTGTAGGGTTTTCCTACCAACATCTGTGGTTCATAATAAGATGCAGGTTCTCCAAATACTAAAATATTCTCGTGCTTTTTAAGTGGCATATATTTTGCCGTTAATGGAGAACCACATTTTGATTTCTTCCAAACCATTTCATAACGAAACTTCTTTTCGTTGCTTAATGCAAGTTTGTATGTATATAAACCACCTCCGAACAAGACGATATTTCCTTTTGGTTTTATTAATTGATTTAGACATTCCCACATCTTGTCAAAAGGTATCATCATATCAAAATTTCCGTTATGTATTCCATATGGCGGATCACAGATGATAGCATCGAATTTTAATCCGTCATCTATAAGATGCTTCATAACTTCGATACAATCACCTTTTATTAGTTCAATGTCATTCATCCTTAACCTTGTTTCTTACGTTTTGACGCACGCTCTTCCTTTTTTCTTCCCTTTTCCTCTTTTTCTTGTTCCTCGATTTGTTGAATTGCCAAAACTCCTGCCTCGGCTGCATTTAATAGTTCTTCTCCCCACTTCATGCGTCCTGCAACAGAAACCGTAATCTGGGGACAGCCTATCATTATCTTATCCTTTTCGCTGTCAAAGTTAATAGAGTTAAAAGCGTCCCTGATAAGGATTTCTTTCTGTCTGTCATCAAGCATATCAAATGCTCTCTCATATATAAAGATGTTAACGGTGTCGGATTTCTTGGTCTTGTACTCTGCTACAGGAGATTCCTTCTGAATCTTTATCAGTTCCTTGCTTTTAGCTTTTCCGATACCTTCAACTCGCACGAAGTTGTATAATCCAGTCTCTTCTGTGATTTTTCTAATTAACTCAATGTTTTCTTCCGACAAATTACAAAATTGTGCCATAACTTTATTATTGTTTAGATGTTAAACATAAATTTCGATGCAAATATACGACTTATTTTTAATATGACAAACTTTAAGTGCAGATATTTATTATTAAAATAACTGTTTTAAAGTAATTTAACGATGAAGAGTTTAAAAAGGATGTTGGAAGAGAAAGCCGAAAGGGAAAGAAAGAAGGCTGAGAAAGAAAGGATTAAGAAAGAGAAAGAAGAAGAAAAGAAACGTCTTAAAAAGATAGAGCATAAGAAGAAACTGAAAAAGAAACAGAATCAGAAATACTATAAAAAAGTCAGGGAACAACAACTTAAGGAACGGGAAGAGAAAGGTGACAAACGGACATATCATATGGTCGTCATAATGAAAAATTATAAACGTAAACAGAGGATAGGTGCTTCGTGGTGGATGACTGATGCCTATGAGATATATAATAATGCAATAGAGGAAAACAGACGTACCGTTAAATTTCCTATTGAACTGCATGAGGGAAATGAGAAAAGGCAAAAGAAGGGCGAACGTAGCATTGATGCCGTATATGAGATAATGATTCTGCAACGTACACCAGACGGACAGGAGGTTTCGCAATTTCGGAACAAGAAAGGTAAGTTTGTGACTAATATAATAATTGATGATCAGAATTACAGTATCATAGCCAAAGATGAGTGGTTTGTCGAAGAAACATTCAACGTATTTGGTTATCATCCTGTAAAAGACAGAAAGACATTCGATTTCATACTTAATGAAATACTCTTGAAGGATGTATGCAAGGAAAATTCACGTCGGGTATTTTCTTTTCATAATAGAGTGATAATACAATATGACACTGATATTGATATCATTACATGTAAAACCGCCGCTGACTCGAAAAGGCTTTTCTCTGCTCTAAGGAAATCAGTAGATGATAACAAATATATCTTCTTTACTGAAGGTGTAACAAGCAAAAACATAGCTACATGGGTTTTAAACAAGTTGGAAGAAAAAACTGGGTGGAAAAGAAGTGCTTGTCATCGAATACATACGCTTTAAAAATCAAAAGAGGATAATATATTATTGATTATCCTCTTTCTTCTTTATCAATCTAAACTGTACACCGTTTATTGTTGCCGTAACTGTATCGGCATGATGAAATTTTCCTTGTTGTCCGTTTGACATGCGGTACAATTCCATATCTATGATTTCTAAATCAAAATCGTTCATGTTGATAGTTATTTCAATATTCTGCAAATCATCCTTTACATTCTGCTTTAATGCTTCGGCGATATCGTACAAATCCTTAAATCTCATTTTTGAAACCTAACAGTATTTTTACTTTATTGACAAATTCGTTGTATCTTACCTTAAATGGTTTTTTCTTTTTGATTGGCATGGAAAGTGATGTCGGGTTGTCCCCCATTTGTTTTCTTAACCGTTTTGCCATTATTTCTTTGGATGTATTAATTTGTACTTGTGAAGATTGTCTCTCTGACAACACTTCTGCCATTTCCTTATCTATTAAATAATCGCTCATGTTTTTTCACTCATCCTGATATGTTATTCCAAGTCTTTCTAACGCTTCGTCTAAATGGTGTAACATTATTACAACACCTGCTGTAATAGCCATATCGAGAGGAATTATGAGCCACCATAAGCCTGTACTTCCAAGAATTATGTTGAATGGAGTAAACGCAATATCAACAAACATAAAATTTAATGCCGACATCATTATACCTAACCAACATGAACAACATGCGACACATGTAAATAATTCCCCAATATGAGGATGTATTTGATGCGCAATATTTCTTATATACTCAAATATATGCAGAAATCCATCATAATATATGAGCAGTTCCGCCAAACCGAACATGCTTAGAAAATATACTAAAATATATAATACATCCATTGTTAACCCTCCTTTTCTTTCATTGCTTCTTGTATTTTCTTGTCTATCTCGCTTCCGCTTTCAGTGTCAGCTGTTAATTCATTGTCCTCTGTGTCCGATACGGCGTTTTCATTTTTAACTTCTCTATTATCTGTACTGTTTTCTATAATTTCGTCTTTAGTATTTTCATCCTGTTTTTCAGTTGTTGTTTTTCTCTCGCTGTTTTTTGGACATCGTTTCTTTTTAACCTTAAATTCCAATGTTTTAAGTGTTTCCAGTTCTTCTTCAAGAAACACTTTTTTTAGTTCGGATATCTTCTCTTTAAACAGCAGTGCTTTTGCTTCTACCTCTTTATTGTATCGTATTGTCTCATCAATGAGAGAGAATATCTTTTCTATATCTGTATCAAGTGATACGTAATAATAATCCCTGTCACCATCTTTTGTCATTTGTATGGATGTGTCTTCTGATTGCAATACAGTCCATTTATTAGGATATATTACACTTATTATCACCGTACCTTCGTAGATGTTAAAACCTATCTTGTATTCGGATAATCTCATCAAATGTTCGTTCAGTGTCATATTTTTAAATACCTGTTATTAACATTGTTATTAAATATGAGATGGAACACCATAACGCAAGCGTTCTCCATCCGCTTATCTTGTATTCTTTTAATGTCCTAAAACACTTGATAACGCTAAATGCCTCCCTTATTATGTTAAGCGTTGCCATTATCATGAAGAACACTACTATCTTAACTATTATCATGCTCATGATTGGGTTTGTTTATAAAAATAAAAATAAATAATAACGCAACCAAAATCAATGTTTTTGACTGCGTTCTTTTAGACTATATAATCGTATCTATCGATTACCAAACCTATATCCGACACTGAAGCCTACATATGTGTCTATCTTATTATTGAATATTCCGTAACCAATACCTATTGTAGGACCGTAATATATATTATCCTTGAAACTGTTTTTCTTATGCCATGTTGTAACATTTTCTATCGTTGCGTTAGGCGAATGTTCTATTGTTGTCATAACCCTACCTTTATCTTCTTCATTGATAATGGTAAACTTATCATGTAGTTCAAAATCTGTTTTATGCCATTTCAAATCATTTGCCTTTATATCCAGATTGTATTTTAATGTGTCATTATCGTAAGTGTAATGATATATCGAGTCTTTTCCTGTCTCGTGCTTTAATACATATATAGTATCTGTTTTATATTTATATACATACTTTATCTGAATAGCACTCTCAACATTATTCAATTTCTTGATTGAATCATACAATTCCTCGTTTTCTTTCCTTAGTGATTCTATTCGTTGGCTGTCATATATTCTGATATATCTATCATTTTGCACTTGTGTTATGCTTTGTCTGTCATAATCACTTTTGCTTGAATGAATATAGAAACACGCACCTATTGATAAAAATATCAATATCCATTGGATGATGTCTATCACGTTTTTTGCATGTTCTGAAATCTTCATTTTCGACGCTTTATTTTCTAATTATTATTGATATTATTAGCGTCTAGCATGATTGCCAACTGTTGTGTCGTCATTGTTAGTTGCGTTATTATTTCCTTCACACCCTTGGGCTTATTCCCGTTACAATATGTAATACCGAAATAGCCTATCAGATTACTAACTCCGTAAATATGCATGATAGCAAAATATGTTACATCGTTGGATTCCATCCTTTTCGCTAATTTATCATCCACTTCCGACAATTCCTTGATAGTCCCACACCATACATGTTCCCTTTCCATAAACAATGGAAACGAAAATCTTGATAAATTTATGTTTATGTAATCGTCGTCTATATGTTCAATACCGCTTCTTACCTGCTCGTATGTCATTTCGCCGTATATGAACGGTAATCCAGAAGTGTTATTGCTGCCGTTATGCATTTCCATGACAAATACACGGTCTGCTCCAAGTGTAACCAATGAAGTTTTCAATATATCATCTACTTCTGGCTTTATCTTGTTTCGAATATCGAGAGCGTCACTGTGTTCCTGTTCTACTTGTTCAGAGTGTGTTTTAAACTCTGTCTTAACGACATCCTTAACAATACTTCCCACATTCTGGGCGTTATACATCACCCATATGAACAAACCACCAATGAAAATCGCTTTAAGTGTTTCCCATACACCGTGTTTCTTGATGGTTTTGATCATGGTTTCCAAAAATCCTAGTTGTTCTCCTTCCAGTGGCATTCTCTTGTTAAAAAATCTTTCTTATTTCTTCTTTTCTGTTTTTTCCAACTCTTTTACAGTATTAAGCATTACGGAAAGATTCTTGGATTCATCCATTCGGCTCTGAACTGTAGTATCCTTGAAATAATCTGAACTCTTGTATCCAGACAGTTCTTGCATACGTCTGATTTGTTCCTCTATCTGTTCTTTTGTATCTTTCTTTGTGAGTTTGATTTTGGTAAATCCTTTGATATTATCATCAACTTGACATTCCACCAAATAGACATTATGGTTCTTGTCCTCCATTAAGAACTTGTTACCATCAGTCTTGTAATCATCAGGTATTTTCTTGGTTACTTGGGCTTCGCTTAAAAATACCGTATTTTTGAAATGTAATTTCTTCATCTTCTTACTCTCGTTTGTATAAATCGTTTTATTCTTAAAATTTTCCTTATCTAAGTTATGGGATTTCAGTCCAGCATGTCTAAACTCTGTTTCATCCTCATTCTTTTCTTTTGATTTCTTGGATTGTTCTTCATAGAACTTCTCATTACCAGAAAAATCTACAGATTCATCTGTCTTTGAATTCTTCTCATGTTCTTTTGAGGCGAAACCGTGTACTTGTGCCTTGACACGTTCGCTGTACTCTTTGCTAGGCTGATCCTCGAAGTTTACATCGAGAGTAGTTTTGTTCTTGTCTTGGGTATTCTCTGGATTCGTATTCCGTTTCTTGCTTGTTGCCTTGTCCTCCATTGCCCCAGTTTCTTTCATTATATCATTAACAGCCTTTACGTTATTCTGTGCGTCATCCTTAATTACCTTTGAGTCAATACGTGGCTTAAACTCGTTGGTACTTTCCTCTAAGATGTGCTTTAATTCGCTGATTGTGTATAATCCTTCTGAAAGCATTGTTATATATTCTTATATTCTTATTTTTTATCACCAGTAACAGTTAAAACCAGTGGAAAGTTTCAATCCCTCCATGAACTGTCTGTTTATTAAGCGTAACCGCTTTTCGTTATCCTGTTCATCTTGGGGTTTTGTCTGTTCTTCTTCTATTTCCCTTGAAATTTCAGATATACGTTCCATTACGTTCCTTCTGTCAAACTCGTCATTTATATATTTATAAATATCATTCATGTGATAAAATTTCTACATTTTATTTATTGAAACAGAACCACCAACTCCGTTTTTCCTTGACAGCGTTTCCTTGTCACCGACAAACGGGGCTGTATATTGATAGCTACCTACGGTATCAGTTGTTGTGGCTTCCTCTACATTGTATATCTCCCTTCTTTGAATTCCGAACAAGGGTTGTGAATACTGTCCAGAAGCATCACTACCTGTTGCTCCACCACATTCTCCGTCTTCGGAAACAACATGCTCATGCGTTGGTATGTTTTTCTCAAATAGCCTAATATATAATCTCTTTAGTTTTCTGTCAAAATTCTTTTTAGGAACTTTATATCTTACTTTCATTGTAACATTTTTAGGCTCCCCGTTTTCATCGCTGTCTACCAGTTTTTCATCTTTCTCTACAATTCCATAATTAACAAGATAATGTATCAATCGGTATCTTGTCAATCCGTTTGATGATAACACATCTGACGGTTTAGCGTTAACTGGATCTACGAGCAAATCGTGTAAGAATTTCTTTATATATGAATAGAATTTATATTCTGTCATTTGATATTCCTCTACTATTCTCTTTATTGTATCCTCGTCCAATATCACTGTCCGACTTTCATTGTTAGTCGTTTTTATCTCAAATGTATCATCATCGAATATTAATCTTCCATTTTTCAATCCGTCAATTACTCGATTTGTGTTTATCTTCTTTATCTGTGCGTATTTTCTTATAGCAACGATAGCGAGTGATATATATGTTTTTGATGCATTAGGCCACATATTCCTAACTTCCTTTCCTATATCATATATTCTGTCTTCGATATTCTGATAAGTTTTCTTTACTTGACTATCACTCTTTCTAAATATATTCGGATTTCTTGGTAATTTTTGACCCTTTAAAGGTAACGGTTCGGCATTTTCATATCCAGTTAATAATAAATTACCATCATTTCCTTTAACGATATCCATCTTTGGTGTCGTATTGCCTGCATATACCTGTGTTCTGCCATATACCTTTCTTTTAGCCGTAAGATGCTCTATAATATCATCCATTTTCTGAGGACTTCCTTTGGCGTAATCATAAATACATTCGAGAGCATCTATCAACCTGAATGATTTGACATTCAGCTTTATCCAATTGCTAAGGGCGAATACCTTGCTTCGACTCTTGTCAGCATATGCTTTTAGTTTATCTAATTTAACCTTATCCATTTTTTAAATTGTTTTTCCAAAACCCTTTCTTTTGCCATAGCTCTCTAAAAAGATCATCAAGCACGTCAGAAGTGATTTCCCTTATTTTCTTTCTGAGTTCTCTTTCCTTTATGAAGTTATCCAAGGCATTGTCTATCATACCTCTGACATCCATTTTGGTAAGTTCCTCCTTTATTATACCTTTAAGTCTGTTTCTTTCGTTTTCTGTCATCTTAAAAAGACTATTTATCAATAAATATATAAATAAAAATAAAGCCACTCTTTCGAAGTGGCAATACTTATACTGTTTGGTTATGATTTTAATAGTCGTCTCCTGGTGTAAACTTTGGTTGTTCATCAGAACTTTGATTATCTTGTGCATAATCATTCTGCTTCAAACCTATTGGCTTCTTGTCTTCAGCCGTTTCCAAATCCGTTTTCCAATTCTTGTACACACCATATATAACTTTTATAAGTCTCAGGTTTGAGTCCGTCATTTGCATGGGGTTTACCCATATAAAGCATCCCTCGCCAGAAGGGTCTTTCAATCTGAACTGGAATTTTGCATTATTCAAAGATCCTATCTGTCCGCTTAATACTACATCACCGTCTTTTGGGTAATATAACATAGGTGTCTCAAAACCGTCAAAATCCGCTCCAAATTGTTTCTTGCATGTATCGACGGCAGAAGACATCAATTCATCCTGTATGTTATACGGAATGCTTTCCTCACCCTCTTTATATGTCTGATTGTCATTTGAACTCTCATTCAGCATGTCACTACTTGCCTTTCTGAATGCGTCCATAATTCCCTTTATTTCATTGTATCTATCCATCTGTTTCCATTTTTTTTCTTAATTTAATATCACATATCATATATGACACCAAGCCAGTCACATCCAAACATTTCTCTCGTTGTCCTTCTTCGCTTTGCTTCCTTCTTATCTTCTACTACCTTTTCTTCTTGTTTGTTGCATTTTGACTTATCATCATCAATATGAATCGATGTGGTAGTTTCCGCTTTATTGTCATCACTGCCGTCCTCTACCATATTTTCCTCATTATCCGTCGTTTTTTTAACTGTTAAACTTGTTTCTTTCTCTATATTGTTGTCTACAACTGTTTCTGTTGATACTACATTCTCTGCCTCTTCGACTTCGGAAACATCTTTTTCTTCATTCTCGTTAACATCTACCGTCGGAGTTTCGTATGATATTTCATTGTCGTCAATCACAATATCTTTCTTCATATTATCAACATCTTCTGTTGAAATATCCTTCATCATATCAAGATATTCATTCTCTGTTTCACTGACTGTATTAGCTTCGTTTTTAACTACGCTGTCGGTCTTTTTACTTTTTGTTGTTTTATTTGATTTAGCCATTTTAACTATCTTAGATTTTTATATGTTTCAAATTCGTTAGACATAAGGGCTTCTGTCCGTAGCTTTACCAATGCCTTATCCTTTATTTGTCTGATACGTTCATTTGTTAGGTTCATCTCACTGCTTAGTTCGTCAAGTGTCTTCTCTTTTCCGTTTTTTAAACCGAAGTATTCAATAAGTATCTTGACTTCTCTTCCTTTCAGACATTTCATCAATTCATTTATGGACGCTTTTCTGCTTTGCAGATCCATTAGTTCATTCTCGAAATCCTCATTGATACAATTCTGACAATACTCCATATTTGTATCAGTGCAATTGTTAAAAATGTAATCATCGACACCGTTTGTTTCGTTTGCCCCTCTATTGTATTCTTCTATACATTCCTGTATCGAATTCTTAATCCACCATACAGCATATGATATGAATCTGACACCTTTGCTGCTGTCAAACTTCTCCGCTGCTCTGATTAATCCTAAATTACCTTCCGAAATCAGATCCGAAAATGGCACTCCGCTCTTTCTGTATGCTTTTGCTATATTTATGACAAACCTAAGATTTGAAGTCACCATTTTGTCCAACGCATTTTTATTACCCCTCTTGATTTCCTCTGATAATTCACATTCTTCTTCCTTTGACAATGGTTTGTAATCCTTTATGTCTTCAAAATAACTATCAATTTCTTCAAGCCTTTCATATTTTTTTAAATTCATTCGTCAATCATTACATATATCTTTATTTAAACTTTCGTCTTTTTAATAAGTAGCTATGATAATATAATTTTGCTAACATTTGTCTTTTCGTCTTTTGTTACCGTTATTGTCTGTCCATGCCAATCCCATACATTCTCAACATGAGATACATGTAGGATGAACTGATAGTTTGAACACATACGTTTGAACAGTTCGTGGAGGTTGTCATAATTAGATATGCCCACAGTTCCTATTATCTCGTCCATTGTACAGAAATTCGGACGTGAAATACTTGAAATTGAACATAATGCAGTTCTAAGGGCAATTGATGCCATAGTCGTCTCATAACCAGAGGCACAAATACCCAGATCCATCACCTTACCATCACGAAGCATGTTTAAACATACCTTATTGTCATCAGATACTGATAGCTCAACATCGAAATCGCACAACCCATTAAGAAGTCTTTTTATCTCATTATTAATGATAGGTAAGGCACGCCTTAGTACAATCTTGACAATGCCGTCCTTTCCGACAAGTTCTTGATATATTTTCCAATTGCGAGTTATCTTTTCTTCGATATCAAGTTTTTCTATCAACTTATTTCTATCATCTATATATTTCGTATATGTAACTATCTCATTCTTATATGCTTCTACCTCACGTATCAAACTCTCCTTTGAACGTGTTTCGGTATTAATACTTATGTCTACATTTCTAATTTTGATATCGATATCATTGTTAAGTCGTATATTTTCCTTATTTGTCTCTATCTCATCCTTTAGCTTGAATAACTCATTTAACTTTGTCTTGTAAAGTTCGATATTTAACTTCAAGGCAGACAACTTCAATTCATTTTTTTGTTTTTTATCTGTCATCTCCTTTTGCTTGTCCATATCCTCGACTTCCTTATGTAGATTATCGATGATGCCCTTGTTCTTTATACCTTGCTGTATAAATTCATTTATTTTTATATTATTTGCCTCAATGAAAGCGTTTTGCTCACCTACTTCTATTGGGTGATTACATGTTGGACATACTTTTTTCTCAACCAGTGATACAATTCTTCTATTATCTTCCTTCAAATGATTTATCTCAACCTTTATTTCGGATTGTCTCTTCTCAAGTGAAAGTATCTCGTTTTTCTTGGCATTGTAAGCATCCACATCAAAAGACGCATCTTTCACTGTCATATATTCGTCCCTGAGCTGTTTGAATATGGCACGTTTATTTTCAAGTTCATTGTTATACGACTTGATGTTGTTCTCTATTGTAGCAATATCCTGTTTGATAAGACTTTCTTTTATCTCTTTCCGTTGTAATAACAAGTCTGTCTTTTCCTTATTTAGCTTTTCAATGCTATCACTGAATGATTGTAATTTATCTTGTGATTTTATGATTTGCTTGTTGTCGTCTTCGATACACTTGGTAAAACTCTCTATCTCGGACTGTAGCGTCGGCTTCTTATATGTATTTGATAAAAATGTCGGCATTATTTTCTTTTTCCATAAATCCTTGGCTACTTCCTCCTTTTTTTCCAACGACATCAGTCCAAGCCATCTTGAAAAGAGTTTCCCCTTGTCGCTTTGTCCCATTCTTAAAAGATCACCAAGGCTGTATGCTGTAGCCGATATCACTAAATTGAAATCCTCCACCGTGCCAACAGTTTCCCTTATTATATTGTTTGTCTGTTGAGTGCTTTCTGCTTCGCAATTTTCTATTAATTCATAGCTACCATTAATAAGTCTAAAATATTCAACCTTCTGTTTGCATTTGCTTTTCTGTGTTCTCTTCTTGAGTGCTGGACGTGTGATAGTCCGTCTGATAACATAATCAACACCGTCTATCTCGATGCCAGCCTCTACCATTACATCAATTTCCTCTGGCAGGAAAATGTTGAAAACACTGTCCAATGTGGGGGACTTGTCCGCTTTTCCGAAAAGTGCAAAACGTAACAGATCAATAGCAAATGTTGTTTTTCCACACATATTCTCTGGCATTCCGTTCAGTAACACCAATCCATGAAGATTTGTAAAATCCATATAATTACCTTTTCCGTATGACAGGTAGTTATCCCATTTCATGTATTTTATCTTATATGACTTGCATTTTGAATAACTATCAAAATCGACAAAGGCATTAACTTGGGAATCTATCTTCTTTATCTCATCAAAATCCACATCCTCTATTTTCTTTAATCTCAGATATTCATCAAATAGATTAATCTGAAATTTAGGATCTTGTATATCATCAATGATGTTCGATGCTAATGATATCTGTTCTCCATTTTCATCAACGGTTATCGGCACAAAATTCACCTCTACATTTTTAACAGGAACACCATATTTCTTCGCTATTTCATACCTCAATGCTTCTTTCTTTTTGTCATTGTAATCAATTTGGAGCATTTTGAGTGAAAATACCAATTTATCTGTTGTTTTGATGTTGTCTACCATACTATTTGCTTTTTAATGTTCTACGAGTTTTATTTTTCGGTTTATCCGTTTCTGTATTAATATTTATGATCGTTTTCTGTTCAACATTATCTTTTTTCGCCGTTGCTGCAACTTCCTTAATTTCTGTTATATTTTTATTGTCTGTTTCAATAGATACACTATCATCTTTTAGCACCTTATCTTTCTTGATTATATCATTCAAATCCCCATACCTGTCAATATTATTTTGTTTGGTGATACAATCTGATATATACTCACTGAGTATAAGATTATTATTCTCACAATACTGTGTTATCGAATCTATTGTTCGCTTAGGTAAATCGACTTCAATATTGAACTTCATCTTCGTATATATTCTTTTGCAAATATACTATTTTTTAAAACAATATCAAAAATATGTAAGATATTTATGTTTAATAAATGTTAATTCAAATGGATAACAGGTCTGATAAACTTATAAATATGGTATTGAAACATGAGAGTGGTTATTCTATGGTAATAGGGGACAGAGGAGGCGAAACATATCGGGGAATAACCCGTAAAAATTTTCCAAACTGGAATGGATGGAGCATTGTTGATGCAAACAAACCTCTTAAAAATGGAAATATCATACATGATAGAAGACTTGAAAACGACGTTTTTAATTTCTATTATAGATACTTTTATTCACCTTTGAAATTGGATGATATAAACAATCTTCTTATATGTGGTCATCTGTTGTGTCACAGTGTCAATGCAGGCATCAAGAATGGTGTCAAGCTATTGCAAAAAGCCATTAACGACACTTATTCTATTAATATAAATGTTGATGGTTGTATCGGAAAACAAACAATAAACTATACCAATGGTTCAATGCAGAATGAATTATGTGAAAATTTTATAAAACGACGTAAGCAATATTATGTCGAGTTAGTGAACAAACGTCCTTCTCAAAAGAAATTCTTAAACGGATGGTTGAATCGTGTAGATAATACAACGAAAATGTGTAGCAAAAATGATATGCTATCATCATTACTACATTCTGCAAACGGCTTATTATCAAACCTTTTCAGTTAATATCTGGCTAAATCGTACTCAGATAGCTTGATTGCGCCAGATAATAGTTTTATTATACCTTTTCTACCATATTTTTCAAATATCAATGACGCATCGTAACCATCTGGGCATTTTATGAGTCTTACTCTGTCCTTAAAGTCTCTTCCGTTAAGAAACTTATACATCTTGAATGCGTTATCATAAGCATCATCATCCAAAAGAATGTTTATATTTGCCTTTGCCTTCAATTGTAATGCCTTATATACTGCATTTTCTCTTGCTAACGATTTACCTAGAAGCGGTATGGAATTTGGTACTACGATATGATCAAAAGGTCCTTCCACTAACGTTATATCCTCATACCAATTAACCAAACCTTCATTAAATACAATACTTGTTTTTTGTATTTTAGGGTTACAATATTTAACTTTATTTATCCCAGTATAATCACGTCCTACCCAATAATTAAGTTCTCCCATTTCATCATATGATGGTATGATCACTCTGTTCTTATGGAAAAAGTCTTTGCAATAGGAGGTATAACCTATATTGTACTTGTTAATAATATCGTCCGTGATACCTCTTTTTCTAAGGTATTGCAACGCCATATTATCTGTCATATCAGGTGTTAATTTCACATATTCTCTTGGAAGCGAGATATATGTTTCTACATCTATCATTTCCAATGAATTATCGGTAGTTCCTAATTGGTACATGCTTGAATTTCGGATGGAGTTCAATATGTCTTTATACTCTGACATTTGCGCTCCGTTTCCGAAATCTCTTAACAACTTTGATAGTTTTCCTTTTGTCTCGCATTTCCAACAATGAAACACACATCCATGTTCAACATTTGTTTCCATGTTGAATTTACCGTCACTATCAACACCATCCATTGAGGCACAGTACGGACAATTGAAACTTTGCCATCCAGAACTGTATGGTTCGTTCTTCGGACTACCAAGGACTTCTGTTAATATGTCCCTTATTCTATCAATCTCATATTCAAACATTCTTTTATATTTTATTGACTGTGCAAATATATGATATTCCCTACAAAATTGAAAATAAAATATGCATAATTAATGTTATAATTCAATTGTCTTATCAAAACACATATCACAAAACTTCACATGATATTTTATAAGAGTAACATTATCATGAATATCTTCACTGTAATCGACAACGTGAGGACTATCATAATCTTTATATAGTATCTTTCTTACATAACCTATGACACACACGAGTGAATCCGATGCATCAAAATTCTCTTTTGCTAACTCACCTTTTTTATCATACACCCAATTAATGTCGGGAAATAATTCACATACCTTATAAAACAGTATCTCTTTTTTGGAACAATTCCAATCATAACCGCCAAACAACACTAATTCATCATTTTTTAACGCATGTCTTATCTTTTTCAATGGATATATATCTCCACTCTTATTGTATTTTCTGATTGCCATAAGTTCAGGAAACGCATATTTTCTTGCATCGTAAGATGAAATAAATTCTGGTATAACTCCCAATGTTATATATACGGCTTGAGAAATCATTCCGTTAAAACGGAGCAATGTACTTGCTGTCTCACTGTTATTGCTACTTATTAACGGTTCTTCTATTACAACCTTATTGATTTTTCCATTGCAGTTGAAACGTGACAAATCTTTATATGTCGCCAATACATCATCGAAATACTGACTCTTATGAAAAAGTCCTTCAGTCCCTTTTATTTTAGATGGTATTTTTAATCTAAAATGTGTAACTTGTAATATGTCTATTTTACCATCTTCTTCCTTTGCTAATGTCAATCCTATACATTGTGTCGATACATCTAACCCTAATATAATATCCATTAATTTGTTTGATATAAAAATTATTTTGGTCAGCAGTAATAAATATCACTGCTGACCGCTCATGGTTAACCCTCGTCTTGGGCATAACCTTCTATTGCTTCAATATCTACATTGCCTTTGTCGTATTCAGCTGATTCTCGTGATAAGAACCTTAAACATTTTAGCTTGAATGCTTCAGCGACAGTATCGCCTTGTATTCTCAGAACAATACCTTCTCTCGGTACTTCATGTGAAGTGCATAGAGGCTCTAATTCTTCCATTCCAAAGTGTTCCTTGTCTTTTCTCAATGCTTCAAGGATATTCTCATGCCAATGTTCTGCCGTATCAATCTGTGGATACAAGTCTTTCAATGTTCCGTGATATAGCATAGGAATAGGTTGCACTTTACCCTTTAGCTCTGTATGTTCATTTATAAGTTTTACTGTCCACTTATGGACTGCGTCAACATCCCATTCCTTTTTACTTCCATCGTCCCTTGTAGACGTTATACGGTATATCATAAGAAAGTTGTCACCTGTCTTGCATCCATAATCATAGCCTTTCTGTATCATCTTGCCAGTTTCATCAATATAACCACATATCTCACCATAAATCGTCATTCCTTCCAAGATATATGGTTTAATGATATTGTTATACTTTCCCCATACATCTACATCATAGAAACCGTTAGTAACATTTGGATTGATATACTTGTTCTTTATGACAGTTCTAGATGAGTATACATTTCCGTAACCTATTTTATAGTCTGATATATGTCTTGACTTTAAGAAGTTAATCTCTTTTGCCACCTTTCTTTTATCATGATAGCGTGTGACATTCATCTTCTTCAATTTAGATATTTTCCTATCATTAGACTTGTTAAACATCTTCTGAACACAATTCAGCTGCACTGGCTTTCTTGTCAATACATTCGCAAATACCGCGCTAGTTCCATGTAACTTATTGGATATGAACACTTTATCATCTGGTTTGATATAATGTATATTCCTTTGAAGCTGACTGGTGTCATAATGCAGCTTGAATTCGCCATCAATCATTCGAGAAAAACCTTTTATCTTCTTATCTGCCTTGTTTGCTCTGCTTCGACGAGCGGATATTTGTGGAACATATGGTATATATACCTTTACAAATAGTTCGCCATTAATAGTGTCAAAATCTTGACCAATATATTCATTCAAATCAACACAAGACAACGATTTATCCCACTTTACAAGGGATTCCTTTTCTATCAAGAAACCCATAGACGGACATCCACGCAAGCGTATCATCTTGACACGTCCATGTTTGTTAAAGAAGCCTACCATTCTCTTTGCTTCATCTTTCTTTCCCTCTTCAATAAGTTTTTCAACTTGTTTACTGTTACTATTCATTTCATACATACCGATTTCAAACAGATTGTTTGCAGACAAAAACTTCTTATTCAATACCGTTTCAATAGGAGCGTAAACCATTACATCACCTTCTTTTATCATGTCTTTTCTGATAACAACAGGATTTCCGTTTACCAACGTCTGTGCAAGAAAATCCGAGCCTTCTATCGGTTTGATGTCACCAATTTGAATCACAGTACATGAATACTCCAATTTTGCGTTTTCTGAAAGGGTGAATATCTTCTTCATCTTTATTACATTTAATTATTAAACATTAAAATACGATGCAAATATATTAATTTATATTATACCTTGCAAATAAATGTATGTTAAAATGATCAAAACATATTGTTTGTTTCTAATTAAAGTAGTATATTTGCACCAAAATCAAATAAGACAGTATGATAAAGAAAGTATTTCATATCTCGGATATACATATACCGAATTCAGAGGATGATAGACCATATTCCCATATGATAGATGATTTTCTTAGGGATTTGATAATACAAGTCAGTTCCTGTGGATGTACACAGGATGAAGTTAGGATTGTGATAGTAGGGGATATCTTTCATCAAAAAATAAAAGCATCAAACGAAGCAAAGAAGATATTTCATGAGATGCTGAATGTGCTTAATGCCCTTGCCAAGACTATAATAGTAGCAGGTAATCATGATATGTTAGAAAACAACACGGATAAAATGGATTCTATTACCCCTACTTTTGAAATCAGCGGAGCTTATCCAAATATAACCTACATTGACAAGTCTCTTGGTTATAAAAGTGGGTGTATTATAGACAATAACGTTACATGGGTGTTATATTCCATGTTTGATAAATTTATTAAGCCTTCAATTCCTTGTAAAGAGGAATCTTCTCACATAAACATTGGGCTTTATCATGGTGATGTTGCAGGTGCGGTAACGGATGTCGGAAGAATGACAGAGAATGGAATAAATACGGATGATTTTGAAGAATGTGACTGTGTAATGGCTGGTCATATCCATAAATATCAACAGATTAGAAGAAATGGCATACCCATTGTTTATCCATCATCGTTATTTCAACAGAACTGCGGGGAAACGACTACCCGACATGGATATGTGATATGGAATCTTGATGACATGACGCATGAATTACACGAAGTTCCTAATGATTACAAAATATACCAATTTGAAATAACTTCATATGATGATGTAAATAATGATATTGAAAGACTAACTAATTTATAATAAAGGAGGGATTTATTTTCTCTCCTTTCCTTTTTGTAATAACGTTATCTCTTTGTGTATATTCTTTCTCTCCATATTATATATTATTAAACCACATTTTCTATCAATATATAGATCATTATTTTTTATTGGATATATACGTAGTACTTTATATTCATTGGTATATTCTGCTTTCAGATACTCCACACCTACCCATCCTACAGACAATCTCGCATAAACATCCGAATCAGTTTCTTTGTTGCCATTATTATTTATCTGTGTATATACCTTTATCTTGATGTCACCATCGGTAATATCAATAATATCAGGATTCAATATACCCATACACTCTATGTTTATATACTCTTCTATCTTTGGTGTAACAATTGCATTTCTTCTTAATAAGAATGTATTTGCTTTTAGTCTATTAGCGATTTTTGTTTTATCGCAATATGTGTGTTCATCAAACACAATAACTGGTGCGTCACTTAATACAACGTTATCGAATGACACCTTAATATTTAACTGTACATCTCTCGCATCTGTGTGAGAAAGAATTATTTCATATTCAGAGATAACATCCAATACGCCATATGTTTCTATTATCATTTCATATATATTATAATCACCATGTTCTTCAACTGGTGTCGGTGTTATCAAAACATTAAGTGCTTTATCATAAACAATTCTGTTGCCATTCTTATACTCGGATATTGTATTTATATAAAATCTTTTTTTCCCTCCATATACAGATACCTTGATAATTTTCATTTCCTTTTGAAAGGAGGGGCATTTGATATTGGTTTCGTTTGCAACTATTTTATACTCTATGTTTTTTTGTACAATATTCAATATTTTATATACACTATGATCAGCACGGTTATAGAATACAATATATCCGTCCCTTTCGTGATTAAAACGATTATCTGATGATGGTATTATTGTAACCGTACCAGTACTCCGTTCTATTGAAACCCATTCAATATCTGTCATTATATCATAACATACACTATCCGTTTTTCCGTTTGTTGTTACGGTTATTGTTTGTTTGGATGGATTTATAGCCTCAAACGTAAGATTGCTATCAGATATGTCGATTGTATAAGCCATTGTTTATTAAATCCCTTTTAATATTAATATTGTCGTCGATGGAATCACTTGCATCAAATATTTTAATATGACATTGTTAAAATATTTTTTATACTCTTCCGATCCTGTTCTTTTGTTCGTAAAGGTTATTACCTTACTATTCAGTATATATTCGTCTTTTAATTGTTTATTACTTATTATCTTAACCTTTTCGTATTCAGAAACATTCTTAACTATTTTTTTAATATCAAACTTTATATTCTTAACATTGTTTTCGTCTTCAACAGTTAAACCATTTGTATCGATTGAATATTTGAATGGCAATGCCATATATTCAAAATAGCTTTCACCGTTATCATAACTCCCGTATCCACAATGAGGGTTGTTTCCTTCATTTAACGAAACCACCTCTTCAAGATATTTTGCTTTATCCCTTATATCTTGCGATGCCTTGCTTGTGTTTTCCCATCCATTATAGTTCGATGAGTTATTTCTGTCTTTTGCGTAGAAAGTATGGGCTACCTGCGATAAATCTGTAAATGTATCGTCATAATCTATTATGTCACTAATATTAATAACATAATATATATCTTTATCGTTTAATTCGTTGGGGTTTATATCGAATAATTCTGATATTGTTGAAACCGTCCTTAAATAATTGAATGTTTCGATGTATTTGTCCGAAGTTCCATCAGACCCCCAACCGCCTTTTTGATGGAAGTATAAATATCCATCATATATCTTATCTTTATCATAGTATGGTACTGTTAATAAATCCGTTATACAATTATCATTGTTTTTATATGTTACCTGTATATCTTTTAGCGGCAAACCACTATAGTCGTCATCGTATAATCTTACTTCTTCCTTGTTTCTATTCGTCTCGGTAATTATATCATGCACATCATTACTTGACAACGGTTTCAATGTTCGATACTCTTCTTCCACTGTGAAATCACCGTTATCACTTCCAAAACCGAACATGCCCATTATCATATCTATTGATTCCGTCGTTCCTTTTGATGATAAAATTCGTTTTGAACATAGTACCATACGTCGCATGAATTCATTATCCATTGTTATTGTGTTCACTCTTTCCGTACTATATCCGCTATACCATTTATTCGCATAGTCACCTTCTAACTTTTGATTGCCGTCTAATCCTGTTGTTGTTGCATACACATCCCAACCGTTGAGTTCCAACCTATCAGATAACAATCCTTCGGACTGATTGTTATAGCCATTATATGTGATATTATTAACAAACTTGATTCCGTCTATTTCTCTTTTGATATCATCAAGGCTTCTTCCATACAGTCGTATCAACTGCTCTACTCTTGTGCCGCCATCGATATTGTCCTGTTCCTCCCCTTCAGCAAATTCTCTCGTGTATGTCCAGTCGTAATTCTTTATCGCCTCGTGCGTTAGGTTTCTGTATAAATTATCGCAATCGTATTCGTCTAACATTGCTGCCAATGAAGCAAGACTACTAACGAATGCATTATACGAAGGTGACAATATATCTATCTGATAACCGTTAGACGGCCATGTGTAGTCTCTTAATACATATTTTACTCCTTTCTTTCCTTCTATTGGGGTAATAAACGAATTCTTGTATAAGGGTTTTGATTCCCTGTTCAACAATTGTCTCTCAAATCCTTTTAACCCCTTAAAATAATCATCTATTATTCCCTGTTTCGGTTGTATTGTAAAATTAGTACTATCCGATACAAATATAATATCACCGTCTATATATATACCTCTTATAGTCAAAGAACCGTTTATCCTTATCGTTACAATTGTCTTATAGTTTTCAGGACATAACATAGCTTTGTCGTAATCCGATGCATATTCAATGCTATAGTCAGTTATATCGCTACCATTTAATGTATAACTTTCATATGAAAGTGAAAGATATCTTAATGGATTTACATCATCGTTTATAACTATATTCTTGTGATGTAAATCTATGTTGAATGGGTTATTTATGATATAAGCACCTGCTATTGGGGTAAATGACGATTCTTCGTTATCTGGCTCTTTTTGTATCAGTATATTACTGCCAGTTATTTGTGCGGGAAATTCGTTGATTATACCTTCAATAGATGCTCTTACCATTTCGACACACGAACCAAAATAAGCAAAATCCCTCAAGTCATTACTTTTTGTATTTATCTCTACGGTGTTTGATTCTGCTATCGCATTTTTCACGTCATCATAAACATAAGAACCGTTCCACTCTCCGTATTTGTGTTTCTTTTGATAATCTGGTATATTACTGGTGGTGAAAACAAAGTTTCCGTCCTTGTAATAAGGTGTCTTGCCTGGTACGAATCTATCTAACCCTCCAGTTGTTACCCAATCACGATACCATATAGTACCTTTGTTAGTCTCTTGATGTTTCTTTCTAAGTATATAGCTACTATTATACTTTGTGTATCTAGACATTGTTAAAAGGAATTTTGCTTTTTATTGATTACGTACTATCTCATCATAGTTGACACTTGCATCGATATTGTCGGTTCTATGTTTCTTTACCTCGAACATATCATTTTTCGTATAGTTATCCTTTACCGTAAAGTGTTCTGACTGATGGTATATCTCTCCTTCTTTATTATATGTCGTAACGATACCCTTATCAAGACTTCTTACTTGATCACCCTCTAACATTGTCGAAATCGTCTCTATATCATGCTCTGTCATTTCTACCTCTAACATTACAGGATCAAATTTTGTATTAGTTATAATGATTCTTTGGTTTGGAGCACCTATGTATGGTTTTTGATTGGATTTAAATGACGGACTTGTCGACGGTGTTACTGTTAAGAATGATAATGTTCCACTATCATTAAAGCGATAACCGTTTGAATTTGTATTTGAAGATGTCAGGTTTTGAGACATAGGTTCGCAATTGTTATTGCTCGTGATTATACGATAATATTCCTGTCTTGCTATACCTCCTGTACCCTCACAATCGTAATATTCAATACGATAGCCTATAAGGTTGTCATTCGCAAAAAGACTTCGGTTTTCTACGTCATTCAAGTCTATGATAATTCCCTTTATGTCTGGGTATGCTGACAATGCACCGATATCCTTGATGGTGCAAGGTATTTCTCTTGGTTTTATATATATTGTATAAAATCCAGATTTTCCGAATATCTTTACAGGCAACGATAGCTCATACATACCAGGAAGTCTCATGTCGTTGCTGTTATCGTTATCCTCTTTTGATACCTCAGAACATGCAAGCATAGATGTCGGATCGGATATTTTCTTGAAAGTCCTATAATTCTCATCCTCACTATTTCTTGTCGGACGGTATTTGTACCATATCTCGACATCTTGCTTTATATCAGTAATAAGAGACGGTTTGACTATACCATATGTTCCATTCATTGTTGATATGCTTTTAAAATAATTAGTATTATTTATAATTTTAACCAGAAGTATTCTCTATATTGAAAAATGATCCGTTGGAATACATTATCATATCATCTAATGTTTTAATTTCGCCTAACTTTATATGTCGTTCCATTGCTGCGGCGTTTCCACGCTCAATAAAAACATCAATGTCTGCCTTTGGATCATATGTTATACCATTTAGATAATCCATCCTGAATACACGGTTGTATTGATAATCGGTTTTATTCGCCACATCTACATCAAAACTGCTTATTATTGACGAGATTACCGCTTTATTATCATTAATTAATCTTTCGTGCGTCTGTGTACTTCTTGAGGTTATGAATTCGTATTTCTTTTCGTTCAGTTCGTCTTCATTATTTATATATTTGTTAAATATATCTGTTTTAACACCGTTTATCTTGATAATACCGTTGTTTTCAGTATAAGAACAAAAATCCTTTATTATATCACTGTCCATATCGAAGTAATACGTTTCAGTATAATGTACACCATGATATACATCATCTTTATCTATTTTGAAATCGTCGAAATAATACAATACGTTTCCATCGTCATCTTCCTTAACGTCAATACATGTCGCTTTTAAATGGCAACCTATATAATACTCGAAAACGATTCTTGGTTCTCCTTGGATTATGTATTCCTCTGGTATTTTTATATTCGTTATTATATTTCCGTATGCATATATATCATTACATTCCTTACCTTTTAATGCTAACTTTTCTTCTTTTGTCTTATCGGTAAAAAATGCTATATTACCGTAATCATCGTTTAATGTTGTATAATCCACAACAGAATTAAGACGATAATAATATAACCAATCATACCCACTATTCGGTGTTTCTATCGAACCGTTAGAAGAAACATAATCTTTGTACCGTCTTAACGATTTTAACTTACTATCGGAATAGCCATCAATGTGTATTTTACTGTCATCGGCTGATGGTAAACAAGCATTATTTGCATCTGCAATAAAAAACTTATCACCGTATGTTGTGTCATCTGATGGTATGTATTTTCCGTTCGCCTTGGTATCTTTTATGAGTTCAAATGCGTCATTCGCATGATTATTATCTATATTATAAGGAAATAGTATTGTCTCCTTATCTTCATCCCAATATCCAGTTGTCTTTTTGGAACAAACATATGAATTACCATCATAGAAAACCATATCACCTATATTATACTCTACGCCAGACTTCCATACATCAATATATTCTGACATAACACCCATGTCGTTGATTGTTGATGTTAAATTTATACCAAACTTTAAATCTAACCCGTTTTCGACAGCATAACCTTTATATTCGCTCGCAATAGTCTCGGCTTCATTAATATATTGCAGCAGTAGATTCATCATTTTCTCGCCACCCTTGCGTTCGAATTCGTCACAATCACAACATATATGCTTGTTTACATCCATTCCGTTTTCGATACCTCTATTATACGCATCACACAACATTTTTCGTTTAACAAACCATTCATATTGTGATTTAGCGGCGGCTATGTAGATAACATCGGATACTAAATCATATCTATCTCGTGGAAAATCATTCTCGGATATATATCTTATTCCTATTGCCTTGTCAATGTATTTAATAAAACTGTTATCCTTCTCTTTTTCGTCTTTCTTGCATTTATAGTAATAGTCTATGAGTGTTCGGTATGAATAAATTTCACCTGCTTTCAATGTTATATTGTCACCATCAATACTGAACACGTAAGTATTGGTTAGCTTTACACTTTCGACTATTTTTCCATAGCATCCACTTGGGCTGTCCGTAGCTTTATGAAGCTCATATTCACCTAATTCATTAAATGATATATAAGCAAACAATGATGGCGTTCTACACAACAGTTTTTCTTTTGGTATCTGATAAAAAAAGGTTCTCATATCATTTTTGCTTCATAAAGATTTATTGTCATAATATTGTCAGTATAGTGAACACCGCCGTTTTTTGGATTCTCTCCATAAAACTCGTCATCAAGATAGTATATATGCTGCTTATGATACTTATCGTATTTATATTTAAAATGTATATACGAATATTTCATATATCTTCTTGCTCCATATTTCCCATCTTCGCTATTCCAGTCATCCAATATCTCGGTAAATGTTTTTATACCATTTCCTTCGTTTTTATTAGGGTCTTTGAATGGCATCATAAAAGGTATCGTTCTTCCGTAACCAGCGTGATTGAATTCCACTTTCATATATATGTCTGTAGGTATTACACCATTGTCGTTATCTTTCCATAAGTAAAGATAAAAACCGTCGCTTGAAGCCTCTGATTGGTATTTGTCTTTGACAACAAATTGACTGCTTAACCTTATTTCCTCTATCTTGTCTTTGGAAAGCGGTTTGTTATCCTCACCCTTTAGTAAATCACCATATGGTTCTCTATCGACTTTTATTCCTATCATATCTATTGTACTACTCTCTACATTAATTACCTCCTTTTCGGTGTCTTCGTCTATCTCATATACGGTGCTGCGATATGGAGTTTCTTCTATATATCGTATATACTTTCCAAATAGCTGTCCTGTATTAACGAATATCGTTGAATAGTATAACAGATTCTGATTTGCTGGATTTGTTGAATCGTAAAACATTAAACGTATAAAAGAACGGCTTAATTTATTTTTCTGATATCTTACATCTGAATTGTCAAATCCAAGATATGACAGCAAATCGGATTGTTGGCTTCTTTCAACATCGTTTTTCCCATATGAAAAGAAATTGATATCGTTATACTCTGGTATTTCATCAATAAACTTAACCTTGTCATCTTCTATATAACAACCATTCCAATATGTGTCTGGTTCTACTGTCCAGTTGTCACCTCTATGTTGTCTGAAATGTAAATTGAATGTTATTTGTTCTACCTCTTTGTATATTCCATCTATATATCCATCTTTTTTACTATTCCATATGACTGGATGATACACATCCTTTTCCATATCAACAATACGATTTATTGACTTATTCCTTTCATCTTCGACGAATGAGGTGTTTATCATATCGGATTGCAACATGTTTGTGCTAAAGCAATTTGAAAACGGTATTGATAACACACAAACAGGTTTGTCTATATAGACAAAAACATTATTTGTACGTCTGAAAAATGGTGTTTCTCGATATACCTTAAGTCCACTGATTGTCGCTATATTATCATGAAAGATGTTTTTCTTTAATTCTTCCATATCTGCCATAAATGGACAAGATAATTCTTCTGGTGTTTCATATATACACTTTATTTCGGACAAACCATTGACTGTTTCATTGTTTTCATTAACAAACTGGTATTCTATATATATTACGACATCATCCCCATTGTTGAAAAGATGTCCATTTTCCTTAAAATGAAAGTACCATCTTTCGTTGTCGTCTGTTATGGACGAAACCAATGAGAATAGGTTTAAATCGTAATATCTTTTAGTAATAAAGGTGAATAAACCTTTTTGTTCATTGACCTTCAATATCGAGTATGTCTCTTCAAAAGTGTATGACGTACTATTTAATACGTTATTATTATTTATATCAATCCGATTCTGTATGACAATGTTTTGACCCGATTCGAAATGATATTCTTCCTCGTTGGAATAATAGACAGCGACAAGATTTCTATCATCCTTGTATGAAGATGACGGGTAATACATCATTTCCATCTTGTCAATGGAAATTCGTTTCATTTGTGTTCTGAAATTATCTCTGTTTACGGCGTACTTTAGCATATTATATCATTTTCATCTTTATAGAAATAATTATCCTCTTCCGTCATGTTTCCGATTACGTCATTTGGGAATGCCTCTTTGCAATAAAGTCCGTTATAACCGTAAGGATCCTGTCTTTTTAAAAAGAAATTTATTTCTTTATTTATATAGAACGAGTCGTTAGTATACACCAATTCTTTTTCGTTACTGTCTGCGGTTTCCCCGATTCGATATAGATTTCTCCATACAAACTTGTTGTTGCTTATTTTAACTGCATAGGATGGTATTTCTATATTCTTTCTTCTTAGTTTAACAGTAGTGTTGTTCGGTATTATACTGCTTATCGCTATCCAGTTCCAGTCAAAGTTGTTGTTTGTCTTAATTTCTTTTGATAATAAATCACGAAATTCTTGCCACGTCTTATTGTGCGGTTTTATTACAAAGTTTAGTTTATCTATAACATATGATACCGAAAAATCATACCATTTATCATTTCTGTAATCGTTCTCATCGTCAATGCAAAAGTATATTATATCTCCTGTTGATAGACCATGTGAAAGTGATGATGTTAATGATAGATATATACCATCAAGTTGAATTGGGTGGCATGATTTTATACGGATGTCTTTATGCGCCGATTGTGTAATATCACCAACTTCCATAAAGCGTATCGGATAATGAGCACGGTAAAAATAACCTTCTGGTCTTTGCCATGTCTTCAATGGAACTCCACCAAAATCGACAGTCTCCTGTACCTCATTGTTTAAAACCTCCAACCCATCACCATCATCATAATCATCTTTTCCTATCTCTTGGTATTCAAACTTATTGAATATTTCATTATTGCCGTCCAACTCACGCTGTGCTGTATTAAAACGATAATTAATATCTTCAAGAACATGTTCCATACATTCACTTGGGCTAAATTCAACAATATCACCAAAAAACTCATCTTTTCCGCATCCGCCTTTGTCCGTAACGGTTTTTTCGTATGGCAACGGATTGAAACATCCCAGTTCATTTAACATTGTAATATCGCCCATTGCTGCCTTTTTATTTGGTATCTCATCATCCAATCTGTCAGAATATTGATTAGAAAATTCAAAACCGCTTGATATATTTCCAAAACAATGTGAAAACTCTATTTTGTCACTTTTGGTATCTCTGTTCGTATCATCTGTCCCATACCATTCTTTATAACCGTTGTTTGTTTTTATTATTGTTGCGTATATTTCATGTAACGGTCTTCCAAGGTTGTCTACTATAAATTCAGTATCTATTGTATCAGTGAATGTTAACTGTGTGGAAAAATCATTGTATATTGTTCTGGCAAAAGCGAGTCTGTATTGTTCCTTGTTGAAATCTGTCATATACGCCTCTCCGTCTATCATTTCGGAAGCATTCATATTCTTCCCGTAAAGATATTCTTCAAATTTATCCTTATCTCTTGAAATATCATCAGTAAGTTTTTCTTTTTTGTTTTTTAAATTAGGTAATTTTCTAAATACTCTTATGTAATATTCAGATTCAGTACCATTAACAATTCTCCTTATACGATATACATTGTCATCCGTCGCCTTTATTTTTTCATTTATCAATGATGTTGTTACGGTATTCCCGTCTTTGTCTTCCCATTCGCCGCTTTCGGCGTTTATTGCATAGTCGTAACATTCCATTAGAAGCGACATGTCTGTTGTATAGAAGTAATATCTCTCATTCCCATCATTTGACGATGACATATTCCCTATATTCGATATTTTAACATATTTTGAAAGAGGTTTTCCATTCGCATACAAATTAACACTATCCCCTCTTTTTAAACCATGCTTTGCATAAGACCGAAACAATAGTACGCTGTTTCCATTGTTATTGCTTGTTTTGATTACTGACATTATTTTCAGTCCGTTTGTTTTTCCGTCTTGACTTGTGATAATATCGTGACAATAGTCGTTACGATAAGGATAAGTTAATAAAACATTCCAATTGTGTTCCAATCTTCGTCTGAATGTGTTCAGTTTTGGATTGAACGAGAATAACGACCTATCAGGATACATATCAACAAATTCACAACTTTCACGGTCATTCAACACCCTGCTTATGTTCAAATCTTCCCATATTTTACGTTTTGTTATTGGATGCGTGTTATTTGTCATTATCTTTGAGGATATTGTTGAATTATTCGTAAAACCAAACCATCCGTTCTCTTCTGATAAATTCTGATTGATACTATCTTCCATGCTCAACAGATCATCATAAAGATACAAATGTCTGTTTCTGTCGTTATCAACTGAATCATTTATGTTTTCTCTTCGACGGTATTGCACTACTTTCCCATCGGAATATCTCATGAAATCACCTATTGTATTGAATACCTTTTTACATATATCCGTGGATTTATGATTTAAAAACTCTCCACAAAAACTATCAGTACCATTGGACATGCTTCCGCTTGTAGAAGCTGTTAACGCATTTACTAACTTGAATGTTTTATTTCTTAATATATGATTGGTAAAGATATCATAACCTGGCATATAGGTGTAACCTATATCTGTTCTTGAGTACTCGGTATTTAAAATCATTTCTCTTCGATTCGGCTTGCTCAAACCGTAACATCCGTTAGTGCTCTTGGCGATAACACCATCTTCATCTGTCACTACTTCCACATTCTTACTTCCTTCGTCTTTTACAATCTCGGTAAGTGCATTAAAAAGTACATTTGTACAGAACGGATTTATGGTAAGGATTAGACGATACTTGTGACAATTGCTTCTTTCATTCTGAAATACTTTATAAGAGTCCACCTCGTCAATAACGTTTGGTATCATGAATATTTTTGACGTATTCTTCAACTCTAAATCAACAAATTCATTGGTATTGACCGAATTAACAGATTCTGTGCTATGTAATTTTATATTATGCTTGTTCATTCCTTGATTACCATTTCATTATCAATAATTATTCGGTGGTTTCTCCTTTCCCTCCTTGTTCTCCACCTATTACGATCTCCTGCATATCAATATCGTCTATTATAACGCATCTGTGTCTTAAACCTGTATAATCTTTAGCTATAACAGTTGTCTTTTCCAAAAGCATCGGTTTTGTAAATGGTGATGATGCCATTTGTACAAGTGTATCATAAACAGACTGGTTTATCTCAAAATAAGCCGCATTGTCATTTCCGTCCTCGTTTATAGCCGTACCAGTTATATTGTTTCCACTTACAGCAGTACAAGATATATCTGCTGAATATGGATAATTCTTGAAATAATATAAATCATCTACATTTTTTATTCTTATTCCAAACTTATATGTCACAACTGGTGTTGTTACACTTACATCAACATCAATATCGGTGGTTTGTGTGGTTGTTCCTCCACCTTCCCCTTCTTCGCTTCCCTCTCCTTCTTCTCCGCCTTCTGATGTTGCTTCCGTAGTTATAGAACCGCTTCCAGTACCTGTGCCAGGTGTATTTACGGTTTGTTTTACCAATATTATCTGTGCTTCAACTTTTGTAAAATCATATACTGGAGATATACATCTGCAATTGTTAGTCGTAACAGCAACTATATATATCGGCAAAGATTCCATATCTATACCATCTGCTGTGGTAAATATGCCAGTTGTCCCATATCCCTTGCTATCTTCCAATACTTTCTCGTCATCTTCCTTTTCTTTCTGCGTGTTTAAGTTTTTATAAGACATGTTTTCCAAGTCTTCTTTTGTGATTTCGTATTTCATCACGCCGTAATCGTCGTATGACTTTATCTCGTCCGTCAATTTGTTCACAATATAATCTGTCGCAACTTTCCCGTTCATGGTAACTTTGATAGCGTACATCGTTTTTACTTCGTCGCCGCCACCAGACACGGATACTCTCAGTATTGTATTCTTTTTGTCTTTACAGTCGTTTATTGACTGTTCGCTAAGAATGATCCTCATGTTTCCATAGACATCTTCCGAAATACGACAAGAATCATCGGATATTGCCACTTCTAATAGTTTATTGGCGACACTTGCATATGTTGTCTCACTTTGTATGTCGCCTTTTATATATGGCAACTTGATTTTGTATTCTGGATACTCATCTGTGTTCTCCCCAATGATTACCCTCTTTGTTGGGATTGCATCCTCATCAGGAACATTTTTATTGGTAGTTTTATACGTTTCAATTTTAAGTTCCTTGCTTCCTAACAACTGTTCATCGAATTTTGCCAATATTGTATTTGACGTTGATGAACCATTGTTTATAATGCCAGTAAACAACCCATTCATCGTTAACGATTTCCCGTATTTGTCTGCATTGGACGGCCAGTAATATGGTATGTCATTAAAATATGCCCAAGACATCATATTCATATTGAATATCTTATCAATCAAATGAAATCCAAAATAACCTGATACACTTCCATTAAGAGTATATCCACTTGCGTCATCTCCATTAACTCCTACGTTTTCCATAGGAAGTGTTTTTCCTTTTGAGTTGACACAGGCAACAAAATATGGATTTTTAAGTTTTTTTGTTCCGCTGCACCCAAGTCTCTTGTTTGCTGTATTGTCCATCGCAAAACATATTCCGTCACCGATTATGTAGTCCTTATTGCCAAAATTAGGATTATCTACTGTAGTAATAGTAGGTATTTCAATACCCTCGATATACGTATCATTGGTAGATGTATTATCGCAACTTATGAGTTGGTTAAGTGTGCCATCCTCGTTCGCTTCCTCTTCTCGATATATACAATTCGTCTCATAAGGTTTATGGCTTGTTTGTACCTCAAACGTAATGGTCTTCGGTGTGCCTTGACAATTCACATAAAACGCCGATTTCATAGTGTTAATAAACTCTGTTTTCATTTCATTTACTTTTCCCTCGGCTTCTGCTTGTGTCATTCCTAATCTTATGTAATAATCTATTTTATACAACTCATTTGCGTCCCAATCATAATATCCATTGTTGGGATTGCTTATGTCGAGCCATCCGTTTATGTTACCTCCGATGTTTATACGTGGATTGTCTGTATTCCCACTTATAGTCCATCCAGTAGAAAACCTTTTTATTATCTCATAATCAAGTGAATTTATGAACAACTTGTAGGGTAATGGGTCATTAACTCTTACTGTCTGTTTTATGCTATTACCCGTTTCCTTTCCATCACATAGCTGCATTAGTGTTATATCATAGTTTACTTCCCCTTTTGGTACACCAACAATAATATATTTTAAATTACTTTCAGAATCTCCATAGTTTAACAATTTTGCACTATTTGTATTACTACATTCTCCGCCTGCTATCTGTGATTGTATCACCCCATTCTTAATATTTACGATATATTGCCAATTGTCAGATGATATCGTCTGTTCGGCTGATGGTTGTATCGTAAGCCTCAACTCCATATTCTGTGAGAAAACGCTCTCGTTGTTAAAATATATATCGTATATACCTATCATACCACCGATTTTATCTCTTACATCACTATCGGTAGTAACTATTTCCTTATCAACTATATTGGAATCTCTCAATGATTGTATGCCTTCACTACTGATACGACATAGTGTACCATAATCCATCATAAGTGTATTATTCGGTTGTTCAAAATCAACAATATATGTATTATATGAAAGGTACTTACTCTTCATGTTTATCTCACTCGATGAAACGTTTCCATTTCCATCTGTTACCTCGATATTATATATACCATTACTGATGTATATCGCATCGCCTCCGTTATCCTCTCTAATCCATGAATAGCCATTGAAATCATCTGTTGTTTGTTCTGTCCGACTGAAATATATTTTTTCGTCATTTATATTGTCAACGGCGAAACGTATTGACGTGTCACTTTGATTTTCGACAATTATGCTATATGGTGTCAATATACCGCTTAAATCCATGCGGATATATCCATCCCATTTATTTTCATCATCATTCGTACACCAACTATTAGGCTGTGTTTCGACTACCATCATGGATAACTCCCCTACGGCATTTTCACAATTACTGAAAAACTGTTTATTGAATTTATCAATCGCTGTTTTTCCAGAATTAAGTCCAAAATAAAAATAATACGAGTTTTCATACATTGGCAAACCGTTCTTGACACCATTTTCAAAGAATTTGGGGTTGTCACCCATTCTAAACTTATAATAATCCCTGCTGAATGTCTCAAGTTTATAATTATTCTTGTATGTCTTGTCGCACTTCTTTTGTCTGTCCTCCATTGCTTTTCTCAATGAACCATCAAAATTTTCTGGATATAAGAAACGGAAATCATACTCATACAGGCCGTTTGTCTTATTTAGTTTTGTTCTTAAATAATTACTGTTCATTGTTGCAAACATGCTTCTTGCATCCATATTGTACAGTTCATCATAAGATATAAAGCCGTCTGGGATAAGAAGATTTTCTTCATACTCACTTTCTTCCGTCTCACTCTTTATATTCTCAATAAACTTGGTTTCGTCAAGATACACACCAAACTCACATATACGGCTCAGATTCAAACATGACTTTGCAATCGTCTCAATTGTAGAACAACCGATATTGTAGAACAGTCCACCATCGGGTCTTCCGCATTCATCCCTTTTATTGATATTACCCCAATCACAACCAGTAGCTTCAGTGAACGTTTCAAATGAAGATGATAGATTACCGTCTTTGTCCATTTCAAAAGTTACATTACCGTCAGTGAACAATATCGTTGATGGCATATTGTATGTCGATTCTGTCAAATATTTATAGAATTGAGGAATACCATTCAAATCGCAATCATTCAAACTGCCCAATAACACGATATCTGTTGCAAACAATGGTACGATACCACCCTTGTTATTAAACATTTCTGGATGATATTCCGCTGCCTGGTAATAATACACCGTCTGTCCGTACATGTTTTCCTTTGGTAATATTATACCTTTATCTAATGTCTGTACGACTTCTGCTTCATGGCATTTCTTTCCACAGTCATTGGCTTCAACGATATAATTTGGCGTTATCCTTAAACCCTCGTTGTTTTCGTAACTATCAGATGCACTTGGTGAACGTTTTACAGCACATGGATGATATACCTTTAATCCTTTTGACTGCCGATTCGCTGAACACCACTCATCTTTCGCTTTCTTTCTGAATAATCCGAAAAGAAAACTCTTTTTCGCTGTTATCTTACGATACCACAACGGAGCATATAATACACCGTTTATCCAATCATTGTGGAAATTAAAATTGACAGCGTTGTTGTCCTGTGCTAATTGGTTTTCTACACAGTTAAACAAGGTTGAATCCGCAACATTTGTTATGCCAGGATTAGATGCTGCCTCTTGTTCCTCTGGATCTAGTTTTATCTGTTCGGAATTATGGTCTTGTTCTGTCTTCGTCCATGAACATCCAAAACAGCCGATGAAATATTTTATACGATTAATACCATCGTCACAAAACTCTGTTCCAAGTCCAATACATTTAAATACTATCGCCTTGAATAACTTGTATAACGGTTTTACAAGTTTACCTACAAAGGGGATTTTTGTCAATGCTTTCAATACACCGACAATTGCACATATTGGAAGTGATATTGTAGAAAATATCATATTTAACATTCCTACAAAGTAGATAATAAACTTTGTAATAACACATATTAATCGATACGTGAATGAAAGTTTGATGCTTACATTATTGTAGGGAAATGGATTAGTACCATCACCGTAATAATTAACAGCTTTTATTCCTGTATGTTTTCTGTTTGTTTCTTTTGAATTCTTTTGCAGTCTTGGGATGTAACTTTTTACTGTATATACCTTATTCCAGAATAAATCCTTGTATGATTCCTCTCTTGTAGCACTTCCAAATTCATAATCAAGTTCTTTTGTACGTGTATAAATTGGATAATCAACTTCATCTAATCTAGGGTTATTCGGAACAAGATATTTACATCTTTTTCTTGCTTCTGCGTCATTTGGAGTATCGTCCATAGATATTCTGAAACGAACTCTTGTTCTCGTGGGAATTCCCTTGTCTGGATTGTCTGTCGGAACGATATTGCCATACTCATCCATTCGGACATAATCAAGATTCATAGGTATCTGATAACACCATACACCATCACCATCGATGAGTTTATTTCCTTTTATAGGATATTCCTCTACTTTACCGTCAATGGTTTTTCTTATCATCTCAATAGTCCCCTCGCCAGTCTTGAGCTTTTCCATACGACCATTTCCTTCGTTTGCGGCACAACTCTTACCTATCGCATTTCCACCTTGATCCGACAGTATAGAACCCATGAATACGCAAGTCGGTTCAAATTTGTATTCCAATTGTATATCACAACGTGTTATCGCAATGGTATCTTGAGTATTTGACGTGTCTCCCCAATATGGGTATACATATAATCCTTTATTTTGTGAATAAATTTGTGATAATGAATCAAGATTTTTTGATTGTTTAAACTTGTTGGGACTTTCGAATAGGTCGATATTATATCCCTTGTATACCATATCTCTTGGGCGTTGGCTTAATACACCGATATCTGATAAGTCGACATCTACATGTAATTGCTGGTCTCCAGTGGGAATGCCAAACATCATATAGTCACCTGCTTCGTTTGTTACTGTCGTATACTTCCAATATTTATCGAACACCTCAATAATGTCATTGTTGTCTAACACTAATCTCTTGTTTGGAAATGTGCCGACATTCTGATGGCAGCTATTCACCTGTTCGTCAGGTAAAAGATTGTATCTTACTCCTTTGTTGTCATTACTTCGGATTGATGTAAAAGGATATAAACCTTTTGTTGCTATACTTTCACCGTCTTCAACGGATAAGAATATAGAAACTTTTGCATTCGGTATGCCAAATGCATCATTCGCTAATACCCTTCCGACAACAACGCCATACGACGACTCATAAAAATTATATGAGTTTGCCTGTGTAAGTTTTAAACTTAATATCTCAAATGTGTCGAATGTTTGTTTTAAAGGTACATTTACCACACTCGGCGCATCTGATCCTATTCCAGTATGTATTCTGTATGTAGAGACATTATCTTGCATCTTTCTTTTTAAAGATATTGTTAGGATTGATTATTTTAACCGTCGGATCTTTTCCCAAAATTATACAACCTGTTATATAGAGCACCAACGGAATAACTACGATAATAAATACAAATGCCGCAATAATTCCAAACGCTATTTGTGATATAAATGACGCTACTCTGTTGACAATATTCTGATTTATTTCATTTTCTTCCTCTTCTATTTCCTCTCTGTTATCGGCGACTTTTTTTAATTTGTCATATGTCTTTTTGCAGTTACACCCCATAAAAATAACGGTTATCGATATTATTAAATAAAGATAACCGTTATTGTATTTATAATCAATTATTCCATGTCTTATTATCTTTGTTTTACCTTTACGGTTATATCATTGTCGTTCAATATCTCAAACATAGTATTGGTTTCACTGAATAATATCATATCACTTGCTTTCAAATCAATCTGTCTATCGAAATTTTCTCCTGCTTCTTCATATCCTTCATAACAACAATTGGCGACATCCACAAGCTGTTGTGTGATTCCGTCACAAGAATATCCCTTGTCTATTGGATTATATGCTCTTATTTCAATGACATTTGAGACACCATCGAGTTTTCCTATCTCCTTTTGTAAATCACCCAAGAAAATATCTTCACCCATTTGGTGTCTTCTGATATCCATGTAATCACGCACAAGCTCGATGATTCGTTTTACCACTTCTCCCTTATCGTATGCCTTATCCACAAATACATCAATTTCAAACTTTATGTTGATAATCTTACCAGATTTTATTTCTACGAAATCATTTATTATCTTATATTTTGATAGATATGTCTTTATATTATCGGCTACTGTCTCAGCAAGTTCTTTCATTAATTTTCCATTATAATTCAATCCAAGGGTATAAATGGAAATCTTGTTATTTTCTTCTATTATACCAATCCTAAACGGACATCCGTACTTTGCAGGTATTTGCATTATTTTTGAATAATAATCATTGATCGTAACACATCTGTTTTGGCTTGAATTATTATACTTGATAAGATACCTTAATTCTTCCACTGTTGGTTCATCTTTTCCTCCATAAGAAGGTGTCGTATTTGTCACCGCAATTGAACCTTGCACGTTTTTTATTTTAGTAGCATTTTGCTCATCCTGTGGATTTCCGCAAATACTATAATTGATATACACAATATTGGTAAGTGTTCCTTTTGCGATATTGCTTTCTTCTCCACCACCTACACGGTATAATATGTACATGGTTCTTCCGCTCTCAGGTAACACACCCATATAATCATTTGCTTCCATTCTTGACATCATGTATTGAGTGAAATTCTGAGCATCGTTTGGTATCTCTCCATACTGATTCTTGATGCCTGCACCGAATATAAGTTTCAATTGCCAATTGTCGGTATATTCTGTAATAAACTTATTTTTAAGTCTCTTCCATTTTCCTTTAGCTATTCTCCGATATGTCACGGTATTCCCCTCTTCATCCATATATTCATGTTCTTCCCATAAAGGATTGTAGTATTTTCCGTTCAAAATATCTGAAGATGATATATCAGCATTTTCAAGTTCGTAACCATACCGATACTGATCAATCAATGAATCAACTTCAAAAAACCTTTCTACGGGTTTACCATATTTGTCAAGATATGTTTCCTCGTCGACAGTGAATTCACTGATTACAGGGTCAGTATTCAGATTTGTGCCTTGCTTGACAATGACAGATTCTATACCCATGATATTACTATCCTGTACTAATACTTCCATGAATGGTTTTATGTCACTTTCGTTAATAACCTTTTTCATTATCTTACTCTGCCCAGCACATACAACCGCAAGTTTGTAGTATGTGTAAGATACTATATTTCCATTCGAATCACGTAAAGGTACTATTCGTCTGTTCGATATGCCGTTTTCGTCAAATTGTTCTCTAAAATCAACATCATTCATAAGTTCAAACGTTACTGTTCCAGTTGAAAATAGTGATCCTTTTTTGATTACTGGTGCATAACTTTCATCTGCGAGTCTCAAATCACCTGTTCCTACACTTCCTTGTGCGTTTAATGGTAAATTACATGATAATTCTATCTCACATAGTGCTCCCTTTTTCCCTGGTACTTTCAGTCCGTTACTACGTGCAAGTGCTAACAATGATGATGCTTCCTGTGCCGAATTTAAATCCGTTTCTTGAAATGTCCTATCTATATGATATGACAAATCATCACTGACGCTCGCCAATAACTCTATAAACCATTGGCCGATTGAGGCATCACTGAAGTCCTTTACAATATCGGGATAATATTTACGTGTCAATTTCATAAATTCATCCCTAAACTCTGCGTAGTTTCTTGTTGAATATGGTATCTTGTTTTCACTCATTATTTAACAATGTTATAATTTTGTTATCAATTGATATGTATTTGAAAAAGAATCATCCTTGACTGTGTATCTTATATCTGCGACAAGTTCTTTTCCGTCTTCCATCTCATATATTTCAATATCATCTAATACAGTGTTAGGAACAAATCTTTCCACACTTTCCTTGATTTCGCTTTTGACATCACCCCATGTCTGTGCGTCATTCGGATTAAAAATAAACTGTATCAAATTCGTGCCGAATTCTGGATTCCTTACCCTTTGACCCTTTGGAGTGAAAATAAGGTGCATGATAGAACTTTTGATGGCATCCTGTGGATATACATCCAGATCTAAAAAAGTCTTTTCTAATGACTTTACATTAAACGGAAACTTTATGCCTATGTGTGTTATCTTTGACATTGAAATTACTTATATAGAAATAAATATAACATGATACATTTATTGTATTTATGCAAAAGGTCCCATCCTTTAGGGAGGGGATGAATTGAATTTAATTATTTTCTTTTGCAAATATACGATATTTTCGGAGAAAATCAAACTTTTCTTTGAGAAATCTTGAATTTTATATTTTATTAAACTATTTATATATAGTAAAAGGAAATAAAAAGATGCAGACCATCAAACGCACATATCCAATGAGATTGTTTCCAACAAGGTTGCAGGTTGGAAAGCTCGAAGAGCTGTCCAAAACCAGGAATCTCTTGTGGAATGAAATGATCGAAATAGAGGAAAAGGCTTTTGAAGAAAAACATCTTATCGGAGAGTTCGACCTTAACAATATGCTCCCTGCCTTGAAGGAAGAATATCCAGAATACAAGGTATTGAATTCCAAGGCTTGCCAGAGAATCTGCAAGGAAGTGTATTCTTCCTACCGCAGCTTCTTCCGTCTTGTGAAGAAAGACAAGACAGCGAAACCTCCAAGAAAGGTTGGGAATGTGGAACAGTTCCATACAGTCGTGTTCAATCAAAGCGGATGGAAATTCATTGATAACGAAAACGTCAGATTGAATGGTATTGTCATTCAATACAAAGGCATGAGTGGCATTGATTTCACAACGCTCAATGTAAAGGAAGTGCGTCTGAAAAAGAAAAATGGCAAATACATGCTTGACGTGATGCACGAAAAGGAAATCGAAGAACCGAAGGAAATCAAGTCGAAGAATAAAGTTCTCGCAATTGACTTGGGACTTAAGGAACTTGCGACTGGTGTTGACAACCTCGGCAAGGTTGTTGTTCTGAAAAATAAGGCTGCAAGGATTGACAAATACTTTGCAAGGGAGATTGGCAAGGTCAAATCCAAACTTTCCAAGAAACAAAGGAACTCCCGTTCTTGGGTTAAATTAAGAAAAACCAAGAAACGCCTTTACAAGCGCAGGAATGCGCAAGTAAGGGACACTCTGCATATCCAGAGCAGGAGGCTTGCGGATATGAACTACAAGGTGATTGTGGTAGGAGATTTGAGCGTGAAGAAACTCATGTCAAAGGAAGGCATAAACGATAAGAAAAAGAATATCAGAAAGGGTTTCCAAGAAACTTCCATAGGCAGGTTTATGGAATACCTTACCTATAAATGCCTTTCAAGGCATAATGAGGTAATGACACTTTCCGAGCGTTGGACAACACAAACCAACTGTCTTACTGGGAAACTTTTCAAAGAAAAAGTTAGTCTTTCTGACAGGGAAGTATGGCTCAATGAAACCGTTTGCATAGACCGTGACTTGAACGCTGCCATAAACATTATGAGGCGGTACGAGCAGTGTCACATTGCGTTAATGACAACGCCATTGGACATTTCCAATGTGGTTGCAAGGCACAACCTTGCGACAAACCTTCAAAATTCCAAAGGAACCCCCTCACTTTAAGGAGGGGAGGATGTCATTTTTCCAAACCGTATTCCAATATAAACTGTGCGATTTCAGCTAAATCTGTCGTGGGTACTTTAACGACTATATCCTTTCTTCCATGTCTTCTATATGGTATATAAAACTCGTTTGGACATTTATCCACCAATGGTTTACCTGCGATATTCAACAGTAATTTTCCATATAAATCGTTCGGTTTTACAAAAAGTACTTTATTTCTAGTTAAAAAGGCTATATAATCCATTTCTCCGTATATCCACCCTCTATGTCCAGTTACTCCTATTATTTCTATCCAATGTATAGAGTCATCAAAATAATTGTCGTTTCTATGATTTTTCTTCAATCCTTTTACGTCTATACCCAAACGTCCTTTCTTTGGTGAATTCCACCATATATCAATATGTTTGATCCTATCCTCTTCTTGTGTTGCATTTTCACACGTACCGCCGCACATGTTTTCTAATAATTCAGAAACAAATGTTTCCGAACTTCTTCCGTTCTTTAAAAAATCTTGAATTGTATCACATAATATCTTATTTTTCATTAGATTAACTTACATGTCTTCGCAAATATACTAATTTTTTGATTATAAACCAAAAAAGCGAACCGTTAGTTCAGTTCGCTCTTAATGAATGTACCATCTTTCTGTCTTTCCCATATAATTTGATTGGAAGAACCACGAAAATTCAACATTAAGTCTCTATTATTTTCTTCATATTGACCATCTACTATATAATCACATAATGATATTATTTTCATCTGTTCTTCATCTAATTCAGATAATTTATATCCTGTCCATAACCATACATCTTTATCGGGAAATTTATCTTTAAACTCTTTAAGGAAAATAAATAAATCTTCCCCTTGTTGAAGTGGCTCTCCGCCAAGAATACTTAGTCCCTTTACGTGTTGATTTGATACTGCTTCAAAAACTATATCCTTAGCGTTTTTATCAAACGGTTTTCCACTGTTAAAACTCCATATTTCTTTGTTTTGACAGTTGTGACAATGAAATTTACATCCACAGAAATAGATAACGGTTCTAATACCTAAACCGTTAGCTATATCCATTTTTTGTATTTTAGCGTAATTCATGATTATATATGTTTTACACGATGTTTAAACTCTGACATTTTACCTTTGTTAATATCCATACTAGCATTGAGATATCCACATACCCTACGGCTTGCCGATAATTTATTTGTATCTTTATTACCACATTGGGGGCAATACCAGTTACTTTCGTCATCTATTTGCAATTCACCTTCAAATCCACAGCAAGCACAATAGTCTCCACCAGTTGTATTAACTTCTGCGTATTGAATGGTATTATACATATGTTCTATTATTTCTGACAATGCTTCAAGATTATGATTCATATCAGGTATTTCGACATATGATACCGCGCCACCCTTACTCATCTTTTGATAACTACTTTCGAATGACAATTTATCAAATGCGTTACACTCTTCACATACATTTACGTGATAACTATTTGTAAACCAGTCCTTATCAGTAATTCCGCATATTTCGCCAAAACGGTTTCTTGTTTTTCTTGCGAACTTATAAGTAAGACTTTCTGATGGTGTTCCATAAAGACTCGCACCGTTCAAACCTTTAATTTTTCTCCATTCTATTGTTTTGTCTTCAAGATATTTCATTACTCGTCTTTGGAATCCCGAGCCAATTTCAGATGTATTACTCTCTCCAGTCATTACTTTGCACATTTCGTAACATCCTATATAACCAAGTGATATTGAAGAATAACCTCCATCAAAATACCTGTCAATAACATCATTTTCACCCAATCGTGATACGCTTCCGTATCTCCAGTGAATAGGTGATACGTTTGCACTAGAACCTCTTAATAAATTATCTTTTATTAATAATGCCTCTTTACATAGTTCAAGGCGTTCTTCAAGAATATTCCAGAATTTCTCTTCATCACCATCACTTGATAATGCTACATCTACTAAATTTAATGTTACAACGCCTCGATTAAACCTACCGTACCACTTGTATTTGCCGTTCTCATCTTTCCAAGGAGAAAGAAAACTTCTGCATCCCATACAAGGAAATACTTCTCCATCAAACTGTTCTTTCATTATTTTTGCTGATATGTAATCAGGATTCATTCTTTTTGCTGAACATTTGATGGCTAAATCTGTAAGATATCGGTATTCGCTATCCTTCGGCACATTATTTTCATCCAATACGTAAAGTAACTTTGGAAAACTTGGTGTTACATATATACCATATTCGTTTTTCATACCCAGATAACGTAAATTTAGCATCTCCTCGATTATCATGGCGGTTTCCTTTACGTATTCAGGTTCTTCGTTAAGGTACATAAATATACTTACAAACGGTGTCTGTCCGTTATTACTGCTAAAAGTGTTCTCTTGGAACTGTATTGTTTGAACTCCGTCTTTTATTTCTTGTTTTGTCATATCCATCGCTATTTCCTCTATTTGTTCACGAGTATAAGCGATATTTTTCTTATTAAAACTATTTGTCAAAGAATTAATATATTTGTTATATGAAACTCTGACATATGGAGCTAAATGAGATACTGAAAATGTCTGTCCACCATATTGTCCATTCGCTACCTGAAGACTGATTTGTGTAGCAACTGTACATGCTGTCTTAAATGATTTGGGTGTCTCTATCATCTTGCCATTTATGACCGTTCCATTCTGGAACATATCTTTTAGATTTATTAATTGGCAATTAATCATTTTTTGAATCATATAATCCATATCGTGAATATGGATAATGCCTTCGTTATGCGCATTAAGTATATGCGTTGGCAAAAGTTTTCTTGCTGCATAACTTCTTGATTCTGCACCAGCTATTAAATCTCTTTGTGTAGATGTCATTCTGGCATCTTTATTAGCATTTTCCGATGTAGCGTTTTTATTAGAACCGTCAATGATGCCAATAATATCGTTATCTATGATACCGTCCTGTTTTTGAAAGTGTTTTGTTGTTTTATATCTTTCATAAGCATTTGCTGTCAGATCTTGACCATAGTCAAACAATTTGTTTAGAACAAACTTATCAACATCTTTTGAATAAACAATATCTTTCTTTCCAAACTTATCTTCGGCATCCTCGGCTATAATATTTGCAATACGAGGGTAATAAACACCACTACCAGTCTTCATTGCCTTAGAGACAGCTCTCTTAATCTTTGAACTGTCAAAGGTTGATTCTTTTCCTTTGCTATTAATAAATTTAGTCATATCTTTAATTCTTTTTAGGTATTAAATACATATCCTATAAAAATCATTTCTATATCACCTTTTAATAGGTTAACTCCCTAATACACTGACACTCATAGAGAAAAAAATTAAAAATAATTTTCTCTAAAAATATCATGTTTCAGATATTTAGTCGCTATATATCTTAGGTTTTATTCATACGTTTATATTCGTTCTTTGCTACTTGAGCCGCCGCTTGCTGTTGTCTTTCGAATGTGGAATTATTCTCTATCGCTTCGGTATCAGCGTCAATGTTGCTCATGTCAAACTTGCAAGTACCATTATTAAAATGTATTCCAAAGAATTGATTCCTTACAATCTTTCCACTTCTCAACTTTGCCAAGAACATATTCATCTTGCCTAATGGTTTCTGGTCATCCGTCTGTGCGAATGTAAGTACAACATGTGCCGCTTGTGTCTTCTTGATAGAACCACCGCCTTGTGCTAATCCCACCTTTTCCAAACCAATAGATTCACGATTTCCTTGCACAGGAATCCACATTCCTACATTGAACTTATGCGTCATCTTTTCCAATTTTCTGATAGTAATTCCTTCTTTTTCCCATGAATCACCTTTCTGTGAATATTGTACCCTTTCTGGTGCAAGACACTCAAAATAATCAATTATTACCAAATCTGGCTTAAATCCTATCGCGATCTCTCTTTTGATGAGCATTTCAATATCAGACGCACTTGTCTCAAGGGAGTCCATTCTCTTGCAACGTATATTCTCCTTTAGCATACGGTTGATGTCACTGTTCTCATTTAAGATTTCGATAACATGTGGTCTGATAGACGGGTCTGATAATAACATCGCATCATAGTCTGTAGCAAAACCGTAATATTTGCGACGTATATCTACCTCGGTGTCTTCAAAGAAGATATGAAGAACCTTCCATCCTTTAAAATTATTCTCCTCACATTTATGTAATGCTGCATTTGCTGCAAATCCTGTTGTAGCAGACGTTTTCCCTGTACCCATAGGAGCTATTATAATGCCCAGTTGTCCCTTTCCAAGTCCACCATATAACGCCTCATCCAGTTTATCTGCACCTGTCGGTATTGCTATACGATAGTTTTCACTCAGATCACTTTCGATATTATCAAACAACTGCCATGCTAATCCGTCTCTTTGCTCATTCACCTCAATGGCTTTCTGTATCTTCTGAAGAATATCATCGTAACGATTGAAATCACCGATTCTGATAATATCATCGGCTTCTTTCATTGCTCGTATCAAATTCTGCTGCTTGAAAAATTTACTACATGAATCCTTGATGATATCGATCGATTCCATCGGCATGTGATATAATTCAAGAAGAAAAGACATCAATACATCACTTGCCACTGGATCTGCCACCCTTGTCTTGATTATCATCTTTAACTCAGAATATGTAGGCACTACCTCTACCTCGGCATATCTATCTTTCATATATCCCACTATTCTTCTGAGATTATCATTTGTGAACTTGTTTTGGTCTAGTATATTGTATAGTTCGATAAAGAACTGTTGGTCTTCAATAAAGCATTTAACCAGCTTCTTTTGGTAATCCTCTCCAAGATACCCTAGGTCTGATTTGTTGACATTTACAACATTAGTACTCATTTATTATTTTATTATTTTAGATAAATAAAACAGATTTTGTAACTGCACTCTAAAAATAAGAATAATCATGCCAATATCAAGAGAGTTTTTGACATGACTATTCAAATTAGAATGATTATCTTAATCTTATCACATAAAATTATCGATTTTTTCAATGTGACGTTTTGATGGATACATACTATTGAAATACTCCCTTGTTTTAGCGGCTACAGCATCTCTCCATCCAATAATAAAGTCCTCATTGTACAGTGAATAACGGTATTGTTTGTCGCCATATTTATCCTTCTTAGTGTATTCACCGTATTTATCGGTGTACGAAAGACTCGCTACATCACATATATTCTTGATTATTGTGTATATCAAATCGCTTTTATCGATTGTCATGGCACGAACGACTGCCATATTGAATGAAAGAGAAAGGGGGTTCTTATCCTTGTACAAATGGTCTGAATTTGTCAAATCTACACTGTTTCTTACATATCTGGGATAATCTCCACCATCCCAAATTCTTTCATATACGACATTTCCATCCATCAGGAATGAAAATTTGAATGTAAACTCGTAAGGTTCTGGTTTTTCTGTATCTTCATACGTATTTGGTATATCCTCTGGATAAGTGAAATACGTTGCGTTATCCTTGTTTGCCATCACCTCTTCGTAGGTTTCGTAGAAACCAGTTAACTTAATCGGCTCACTTCTTGTATAGAATTGATATACCCGACTTTTTGACTCCAAGTCTTTTTGAATCATATAGACAATATCGTCCAATGTTTCTTTTAATTCGATACTCTCAATAGCTTCTTGCGTGAAGCCGTTGATTCTGAAATATCTCTGACATATGATATTTTCTCCGAGAGATAAAACGAACTGAAATCTCTCCTTATATGATTCGTTGTTTAATATGACTTCTCTTTTTTGAACTTCTTGTTCCATTTTGTTTATAATTTTAATAATTAAACATTCTTAAAAACACCACAAATAAATTACTTTTCGCAAATATACTATTTTTGCGTATAAGTTGCAACTAAATTTTGTTATTTTTCTTCTCTTTGTCTATTAGGTATTGGTACTCAATAAAAAAATTGCTAAAACGATTCTCGTCTTTTAAGTCGTCTATACCATTTTTCATTAGAATACGATATAGATTGGTCATACTTCTACCTTCTGGATCCAATGGGGCATACATAATATTATTCATCATTTCCTCTGCTTCATCCGTCATTAGCGGATGGGATAAATCAATTATCTTACGATTTATATCATATATATCCCTACCAGCAGAACTGTCCGTAATTCTTTCGACAATATTTTTTGCCCATATTAACGGTTTCTTCTTGCTCTTTGCTCGCTCTTCGTTAATTTTTCTTGCCTTATCTATAACTTCTTCAAGAGTGACCTTTCTTTCTGTAAATTCCTTAAAGTTATTTAATAATGTCTTTTCTCCAAGTAGTTTTATCCCCTTTATGTTATCTGAATCATCACCGCAAAGTATCTTTTTCAGTAAAACATTCTGGTAATTGTAACCTATCTCTTCTGTATGGTTTTTTGTGTTTATGAACTTCTTGAATCTTTGTAAATACACAATGACGGTATCACTTATCAGTTGCGTCATATCCATATCATTGGACATTATCACTATCCGTTCATTTGGCTTCTTGTGTTTTACATAGTAACCGATAAAGTCATCAGCCTCAACCTCATCATTGATACATTGTCTCACAAAAAGTTCTTCAAGACATTGCATTATAATATCTCTTTGCCAAAAGAATTTTTCTCTATTCTCTTTTCTTTCGTCTGCCTTTTCCTGTCTGAATAATTTTTGTTGCATACATCTGATGCGTTTGTTTACCTCTTTCATATAATCAGATAATTCCACTTCATCAAACGTCTTGTCTCTGTTTGCCTTATATTCAGCAAGCTCGTTGAAACGAAATTGTCCAGCCCTTGCACCATCCCAAAATACATATACATATCTAAAATTGGCTTTAGACAACATTATCTTTAATTGCAAAAGAAACTGAAATATTCCACCTACCTCTTTTCCATTGCTTGATACACGTTTGTCTGCACTGAATGATAACTCTAATAGATTAGACCCGTCAACCAGTAACGTATTAAACGTCTTTTCGGATAGTGACGGATTATTTTCTTTTATTTTCCTTGGTATCGGTTGTGGCATTTTTTAACTGTGATTTTTTAAATGAACGAATATCTTACCTGTATCTGACACTAATACTTCTTTTGTGTTATCGAACATTTCCATGTCTTCGTCGGTAACTGTATTGTTAAATTCTGCCATACTTCCGAACAGCATTATCTTATCCATGTTCTCAGATTTTTCACTTCTATTAGTTAACAGCTTGAAAGTGTCTAATGGAACTTTGTTGTACATTTCTTCATTAAGTTCGTACTCTGCCTTTTTAATTAAAATAACTTTTGACATCTTCTTCTTTACATTTTATTGTTTAACATAAAAGTAGTATACTTGCAACGGTGTATAACCATTACTCTATGCAAATATACTACTTTTTATTCATATATACAACCTTATTGTTTATGTATTCAATTATATTATATGCATTATTGAATTTTATATTAGAGTCGTCAATGTATTTGTTGTATTCTTTATTTAAAAAATATATTAGTTCAATATTGTTTTCTTTACAAAGTAACCTTTTTCTTTCATCTCTTTCAATGCATAAGGATAAATGTAGCTTTTGTCTGACAATCAATTAACGTATCTTTCTCGACATCAATACTATCTTTATGTTTTTCTCTTATTTTGTATATAATTTCTTCAACCGAATATTTTCTAGGCATATTATTTTAGATATAAGATTGGGTGTAATATTTATATATATTACACCCATAATATTTATTCATTGTCTTCTTCTTCAATAAACTGAATATCCTCGGCTTTAGAATCTCCAAATTTGTCACTACCAAATAATTCTTTCATTTTTTCAAATATCTTTGGTACTTCTGTTTTCTTGTATGAGTCTAATTCGTCTTCGCTTATTATTCCATTATGAACACAACACATAGTTCCATTGTAAACTATATTAAATGGTGTAGGGAGCTGATTTTTTACAACACTTAACTTTGTTAACGTACCATACTGATATTCCTGTCCCTTAAGAACGGCTTTTAATTTTTTTGTCGACGCCTTAGCAGTTCCACCACAATGAAGACCTAATCTAGCAGCAAAAAACATGGCTTTACCACCACTGTTTTCGATTGAAACTGCACCTCCCATACTATTCATCACGTCTTGCCATATTTTATTTATAACAATAAATGTATTTGTGTATGGAGAATCTATCTCTTTTGAGGTAGATATTCTACCAAAAATAGGTTTGAAAGCCGTAGATATACTACCAGCGTCAAATTGATTATTTCCTGATTTTGATATGTATGATTTATATGATTGTATAGAACCGACGGAATCCCACACAAATAAAAGTGGCATTGGCAATTCTCCATTATCTTGTTTGTCCAAAAAGGTATTCATGATGTATGCAATATCTTCTATAACTGCCACTTTTCGTTTTTTATTTTTTTTGGTACCTGTGGAGTAATCCATATCTCCACAAAATTCACACATTTTTGCGTTGGTAAAAAGAAAATAATCACCTTCCCAATCTGTTATTTCTTTTCTGATAGAAATCTCACCTGTCTCTTCATCTGTATATTCAATATCTTCATATACTGGTTCTATTGCCATTCCACAATCTTTTGCGTATTGAAAATCAAAATTACCTTCCGTTTCAAAAATAACAGGTAGGATTCCTTGTTTCATAGCATTTGCTATTGCGACATTTTTTAGTGTTGATTTACCTGTATCGGACCATCCTCTTATAAATGTCACACCTCTTCCCATAGGTATTCCTGGTAAATTAATCGCCTTCTGATATGCTTTTGGCATTAATATCCATTCTAGTTCTTTATCCGCTGTTTTGGATGCAACTTCACCTAACATTTCATGTTTAAAGTTTTTTACACTAAATACTTTTTGTATTCCAGCACCCTTTTTTACTGCTTGCTTTGTCATAACTTAAAAATTTTTAATTTTACATTCGTTTAATTTACATTCTTTTTTTTTGAGGGGATAAAATTACCTCCTCATATATTATTGTGTTTCATATTAAAATGGAAGACCATCATCGATAGATGGATTTGACTCTACAATAGTTCTTGTTTGTGGAGCTTCTTCTTTCTTCTCCTCTGCTTTGACGTTATCTTTTGTCTCGTCTTTACCGTCATATGTGGAATTATCCTTCTTTATGACATATTTCTGTAGGCTGCTGTCAAATACAGGAACCTCTCCATCGCCGACAATATCAAGGTATTCATAGTTCTTGAAAGCATACATGTCTTTCCATGTCTTTTCGTCGCTAATCCATTTGTTCGCTAAGTCTATATCCCTTGATAATGGTGTCTGGAAACCAGAATCAATTATATCTATTGTTGTTTTCTGTGTCGTAGGAACGTATTTCAACTTTATCGTAATGTCTCTACCATTCATCAGATCAAAGATAGAATAACCGTCAACACCTGCACGTTCTGCCTCCAGCTTTCTCTGATTATAGATATTCATCAGTTTGTCATATATTCCTTGACCGTCTGTGCGTGCGTTAAAACGCCAAAACTTGACACCTTCATTCTCTTTTCCACGTTCTATCACACGAACAATGTAGGCTACTTTTGATTTGAATGAAAACGCTGACTTAATCAAGTCTTTCTTTTCACCTTCATTCATACATGCGTTAGCTTGTTCGAAAAGTTCTTTCGATTTATTACATAACGGACACCCTCGGCTATCATGTTTATCAATGTGGTTATCATTCAAGCATATATAAGTCTTAAATGTACTCTTTGATACCTCTGGATTGACACGTAAAGAATGTACCTTCAGAGATAAGAATATATTTCCATCTGTTGATGAGATTGGAAGAATACGTACCGTCATTTCTTTCTCTGTCTCACCATTATTAAGCCTTGTGGCCAAATAATTCTTTTCATCAAACTTAAACTTTTGTGTCATACCTTGTTGTGACTGTTCTTTTTGCTTTCTATCAGCTTCTTCAATTACGTTACTGTCTGTGTTAATGATTAATTCTGACATTTTTCATTGTTTGTAATTTTTTTATTTTTAAAAATCGTTTATGATATTATCATCGTATATAAATATATGCAAATATATTACTTTTTACTATTCAAAACAAATAAAAACAACAAAAACCCTTCCGTTTCACAACGTCTGGGTCTTTAAAATGATAAAAAACATCTATATAAACTATTTTAAAAAGTCTGTCATCTTCATTGAGGTATTAAATGATTTGTATATACTTCTGTCATCCATACCACTGTTTGTTATATCACTCTTTCTTAGTATGTATTCTTTCTCCTCTTCATTTGGAGATACCTCATTATTATACATTACATTGTAATTACTATCCTTTTCCTTATTCTGCCAATAATCCTTTGGTTTTACCGAATATGGATAAGATGATTGGGAACGAAGGTTTATTTTTTCCTCTTCTGTCGGGTTTCTCTTTTCAAATTCAGCCTTTAAATCCTCTATCTTATTGTTATTAGCCTCTATCGCAGGTATTAACTTACTGATTACCTTTGAAATTCTGACAAGTTTATCATCGACACCATCTACTTTGTACTCTGTTTCTTCTTGTGCTGACGTTAAGTCATCTACATCAATGACTTCATCATCATTCTGCATTTGTGTTGTCGTAGTGTCAAACTCATCCTCATCTGATACCTCTGTCTCTACTGGTTCGTCTTCGCTCTGTACTGTATTTGTATTGGATGAAACATCTACATCAGGATTATCTTCCGATTGTGTTTCCTCTTGCTCGTTTCCTTCATCTTCGTCACCGTCTTCTGAGATGGTAGGCGATGTTATGAACGTATATTCTACTATCTGTTGGAATCTTTTCTGCATGTCCTCCAACTTTAACTCTTTTAACAAATCCTTGCCATCACTCATTTTCAGATCAGTCGTTCAATAACATTTTATTATCCTCAGTAAGCAATATTGTGCTGTTTTCCGTTCTCTCTATAAGTCCCTTGTCCTTTCTTTCCACCTTTGTCTTTCTTTTGGGAAGAGATTTATCTGTCATATTCATGATATTCTCTACCTGTTCCAGTGTATTCTTGTCTATATTCATATCTTCTTTATTTTTTTCTTCTTTATTTTCGGTTTTGGTATGTCTTAAATCTACCTTAACCGTATTATTATAAGACTTTCTATTCCTTACGTACCTTACTTTGTTCGTTTTTCTTATAAAACGCTGTACCATTGCTTCTAGTTTTAATATAAATAGTCCTAAGAATTAAAAAAGCTGTAAAATATAGGGATATAGTGCTTATTTACAAAACATAACTCACGTAATTTTCTGTTTAGAAAAGATATTCCCGTAAAAATAGTATTTTTATCATTTGATTTTATCTTTTTTAATATTTTATCCTTTGAAATACCGATATACTCACATAAATCAAGTGATAATCCCATCACTTTTCGACATTTTTTAGAATATATATACAGAAAACGGTTTCTATCATTGTATATTATTTTCTCTTCGTCGTTATTCATGTATTCAATGAATGACTTCAACTTGGTTAAACTAAGTTTCATTACGTTTATATAACGATATTCTACATCTTTGTACAACTGTTCGATGGATAGTTTATAAAAGTCCTCGATATCGTCATCATACTCGAATTTCCTCTCTTTTTTACTAAATGTCCAATAAAGTTTCTGCTCTGGATACCATTTCTTCATCACGCTATAATCCTCTATCCACTTTTTAGCATTATTATATCCAACTATTAGAGTAGGAAGATTCCTATCAGCTTGGCATAGATCAGTACATCTATACACTGACTTATCATATGATATTTTCGAACCATCTGTTATAACTACATTTGATATGTATGCCATTTTTTATATGTCATTTAAAGGATAAAATGTAATATATCGCTGCAAATATACCACATTTATTTTAAATCTCCAAATTAAATTCTCTTAATACTACTTACTGCCATCTCGTATGCCTTATTTATAACATCATCTGTAAGATTTATTTTCTCTTCGTTGATTGCTATCTGTTTGGCTATGTTGATACATATATCTTTATTCTCAATGATGGATGTTAATTGATATGTGTCAGGATCAACACCTGTTCTATTAACAACTGTCTTGATATAATTCTTCGTATCATTTTCAAATTCTGGTGCCCATACAGATATTAGTTTCGAAATAGTGTTCTTACCATTCTTTACTATTTGTGTATTCATATTAACAAACAATGCCCTCGTTCCGTATGTCATATCTTTGAATACTGCAAATCTATTACTCCATGATAAACCACTATAATCGACTCCATCCCATTGACTGCTTCCTCTTTTTATCGTACCAGGGTATCCTATCCATTGCAGATTTCCAGGATTATTCCTTTGTCTATTTTCTGTATTATCTGAATTTACATAACCAGTACGCTCAGAACTTGATGTCCTTATTTCATTAAAATGATCTGCTAATTCGTCATTATTGAATAAAGAATAATAAGTAAACATATTTCTGAATATTGTTGGTTTTTCTCTGTATTTCATATAATATTTCTTCGCTATTGCCTTATATTCTGTCGGCACATTCGAGCTGTAAACAGGCACCTGCTTGCGTACCCTTGCAAAATTCTTTCCGCTGTTGCTGTCTGATAAAAATATAACTGGTGTACCAGTACTTACCTTGTTTCCTTTATATGATACATGCAAACAAGTATAATCGTGTTTGTAAAAACCGTTAAGCCATCCACCGTCAGATTTACCTTCGAATATAATCTGTCCGACTTCATCCATATGGTTTGTACATATTATATCCAAAACCTTAAACATCTTTTCATAATCCTTATAACTTCCACTTGCTCTTCCATCCTTTCCTACTCTACTTATCTGTAAATCGACAGCATTAGGTGCAATGCCTCCGTGTGATTTTGAATGTTTTCCGTCGTAATTATGCTCACTATCTGGTGAATAGTCCCTGACACCACTACTGATACATATAGTCCATGTTTCACGTTCCTTATTCTCTGGTAGTAATTTTATCTCTTCAATAAGTCTGTTTATCATATTCTTCATTGGCTCATAAAGTGATGTTCCAAATGCTTTAACATACCCATCACATAGATGCGACTCAATTGTATCATTAACAGAATCCGAACTTGGAGATTCATATTTCTCTGGCATATCAATATCGTTAAAACTAATATCAGTTATACCACCAACACTATATATATCACCCTTATTATATGGGTCTATCGTATCTTTTGTCGTCTTGTCGAGTATATAGTCATCGCAGAAAGGCTGTATGTATTTAGACATTTTCTGTCCCTTGAATCTTGTTATCATATTTCCTGGTGTCATACTATGTGTCACGCTTTTTATCATATACGCCCCATGCCACATCGGTATATTAAGTAACTGAAAATACATTAGCGGCATTATCTGTGCGTTTCCAAGCATTTCAACCTCGCATTCGTATGAGTAATTCTTAAAAATGTTAAATACATCTTGACCGTAAAATACCACCTTATGCTCGTTAGTAGAACCTAATCTTGCAATTTTCTCCATTGTTCGTGCTGCTATCTCTGTCATTGCAGGATTGTTCATATTCACCGTAACATTTTTAAAGATACTCTGATTTTGTCTTCCAAAAGATACACCAAACGACGGTACATTATAACCATATCTTGTTTCTATATCAGTATCATTGTAATTCATCGTCTTTACCTTGAATGGTGATGGTATGTCATCTGGTGTATTGATATTAAATCCGTCACTTCTATAATAGTTGTTCTCAGATGCCGTAGATGCTCCGTTTCCGACATATATCATAACGAAATGGTTTTCATCCCTCATCTCATTCATATCATTGAACGGTATCGGTTTAAACGCTTTTTCGAGTTCTTTTATATCGTCGTTGATGTTGTTGTTTCCAAAACTTATATATTCCGCCAGTGAGACAAACGCACATTGATGTTCTTTTGCTATATCACTTATGACAGAAAACAATGAAGCATTGGTGTCCGTTATCCTTGATTTAAGGATGTTAAGTAATACCTCACAATTTATTATCAACTTGTTATATATATTTCTATAAAACTTATCAATGAACACGAAATTCTGTTTGAAGAAGTTCTCTACGTTGTAGTATTCCGAATTTCTCATTTGTATCAACCATTTATCATATAAATCCTTTAGATAATAATAAATGGCTATCCTTAAATTCTTGTTGTCACTGATTTTGTCCTCATCTTCTTCTTCGGATGGTGCAATACCGCCTTTTACATCTACCATCTTTCTTAGCTGATTGGAAAATGCTGTAAGATATGTATCAAATGTCGTCTTTTTAACATATACTTCTCTTGGTGCTGACTTCTTCTTGTAAAGTCTATACCCAAGGCTGTCTAATACGATGCTTTTTGAATAATATAGATTTTTAATAATCTCTTGTATTGTATTCTCTTCGCTCAACATTAATGATATCCCACTCACCTCGTCCTTGTGAACATATACATTTGAATAATTTCCATATATGTTGTCGATATTATTTTTATAAAAGTTTACTATTTCCAAAATATTCTTCTTTTCAGCGTAAATCTTTCTTGATAATAGACTAACCATATTGGTGAAAGAAATTGCTGTAAATGGTTTTATTGTTATGTTTCCATTTTCTGTTATACGTTCGTATAACTCGCATTTTAAAGTTATATCCTTGAATTTTCCGTTGACAAAACTCTCAAACAAACGTATAAGTCTATTTTCAATAACATAGTCGAATTCCCATTCTTCATTATCTGTATATCCTAATATCGAAGCTATAGATACATTATAGTCTTTCATGTAAAATAGCTTACCAATAGAATGAAAATCATATACATTTCCATTCTTTACAAACAAAGTATTCTTTGGTCCTGCCTCTTTGAATTGTACGCTTCCTTCGCTATATATAATAGGGTCGTCCCCTTTATGTTCCTCTATATATCTATTCCTCCATAACAATCCACCCAATAATAATAGATAAGCGTATGGAACAGCCTCTATTCCGCCGTTCTTCTTATCCTTATTGATGAAGTTAGGTATATAATTTAAGTCATATCCCATACTGTGCAAGAACATCAACGCCTTTGATTTTGCACTTCTGTCATTGTATTCGGTATCGTTTTCCCCGCTCTTCTTTCCATTTTGCATATAATAGAAACTATGACCGAATAAATTTAATGGAACTCCTCCCCAATTGTGATATATCTTAAACTGATGAACAAATACATCATCTGTCGTTAATGTCTCATTTTGTTCTCCTGTTGTTCCGTCTTTGTTACTTTGTAATTTTAGGTAAGATAGTTTTCCCTCGTCGGTATATTTAACACCATTTTCTAAGTCCTTCGTTATCCATGAATTATCTGTCACTGAACTTATCGGCTTCTCATCATCTTTTGTTTTAGGAAGTATATTCTTTTCGTCAAAACCGTATTTTTTCCATGAAGTATTAAACATGGATGAATAACCGTTATAGAATTTGCAATATCTTGTCTCGGATGTCATCCAACATTTATCCAATAATTGAGTGAAGTCTTCTGTATCAGAATAATCTATCATTTCAACTTTTCCACTCTTTAGTTCATCGTATTTTCTTATAATATCATTTACGTCACTGCTATCTGTTATGATATTAAACAAATTGTCATTAAAATACTTTTTCTTATTCTCTTCTGTTTCACCTGCAAGTAAGTCGTTGGTGGTAGATCGATTCACATAATTACCTGCTTTTATCATATCGGTTTCATTACCGTATTGGGGAACAAAGAATATATTATCCCCACCATTGTTTTTATAGAAGAAATCACTCGAATAATTACTATATTCATCTAATCTTACTGGTACTAACCCTATCTCGTTTTCATCATAATATCTGGTGTATGTATATCTGTCATTATAACTTTCTGATTGCCTAAGTATGGGGCATCTTTCTTTGTTATTAAACTTGGATTTAATGCAAAGATTATTTTCAAAGCTGTGTCTTGTTTTATTCGTATTCGGATATGTCGTGCCATACATATCTGAAGAACTATCACATAAGGCAATGTTCTTAAATATCGTTTGTGTATTCTGATTCCCTAATCTATCAAATATGTCCATATTCACACTGCTTGATGATCCTTTTGCAAGATAATAATTATATGCATCCATTCTACCTATGGATGAAATAATATCGTCAGTGAGATTACCTGCATAATTTTCATTGAACAATAAACCAAATATCTGTGATGCACGTATACCCAAATAACCACCAAGAGAACTTATATCAAGTGTTGTAGTGTTTCCGAACGGGTTGTTATGACTATTAATATCTGAGGGAAATATCGGAAACATCTTTGTATAATATTTGTTTTCGTTGTTCGACTTTTCCTCTTCCATGATTCTTGTCATGGCTTTCCATATACTGACCACGACATCCTTTTCTATGAAATTTGGACTGAAATCACCTATCCACCCAAGAACAAAATTGTCAGATTCCAAATCACCGCTTTGCTCAATGGATGAACCTTTTGTATAAACGGCAGGAAACGGAGGGATATGGCTTGAAGATAATACATCTGTCTGTTTTATATCCACATTTAAATTAGACGGTTTCCGATTATCCCCAGAGTTTATAATATCACTCTTGCATTGCCATAATATATGAATAAATGTCTCAAGGTGTGCCATAAGCATCTTGAATATATTTCCAACAGTAGGTTTGAATGGCAATGCGTCCGCTTTTGCTAACTTGATTTGTCTATCTATTTTTGTTTGTAATTCATTATATTGCTCATTAAGAATTTTTACTCTATTGTTGGCTATTTCCGATAAATCAGATAAATCTATTAAATGAATATATGATTTTATATTAACGTTATACGGCTTTGTAGTTATCATCTTACTGACCGTCTCTGACATTTTCTTATTTAACTTTCGACTTTCGTTAAATGTTATATTTCTAAGACTTTCTGGTGATGTATCACTACATCCATCCGCTACTACCGTTATATTCTCAATTGCGTTTGTATCTTCATTTACAGCTATACTGAATGTTTTTGTTAAACGTAAAGTGTCCCCTTTTTCATATGAAACATTCTTTCCATTGGGATATTTTTTGCTGTCAAACGCATTGGATGTGTATTTTTCATTATATAATCTTAATTTGGTTATCAAATCCTCATGTTTCATACGGATATCGTCTGTAATAGATATCGTAAACGTTCCGTCATTATCATTTACATCATTATACATCAGCAATAATTGAGTATCGCTTCTATCCTCATCTTTTTGTACTTCAAGAATATAAGAACCGTTTGAATTATCCCTCATAGATTTTATAAAAGCGTCATATGCATCGATTATATCGTTCAACATGCTTCTTTCATTTGTGATGTTGTTCAAATTTTCCGAATCTTCTTCGCTTACGCCATTTTTTTCATTGTTTTCAACCATATGACGTTCTATCGCTTGCATATAGTCATGTATTTTAACCATCGGCTTTCCGTCAACAAGCCATTGAGGTGAACTTGCATGTGCTTCCCAATATTTTCTACCTTCGTATGAACAAAAAGGTGCGGCTATAAGATAAAGAATAGGTATATCTGTCAAAAGGGCATAATTATAACCAATAAATGTAACGGTAAACTCGAAGTTGCCGTTTGTTGCATTGAAATTTCCCTTGAAATTAGAACATGTTAACTGATAGGTAACGGCTTTTCCATAAAAGCCTTTTATTTGTAACTTGAATTTAGGGTATGGATATGTAAAAAAGCAGCCAAAAACATTTTCGGATGATATTTCTCCCTGCTCATGTATCGCTGCTTCCCTACCGAAAAGGGATGATCCTCTAACATCAACAAATTTTATCGTAATGGTAGGTGTATAAAAGCTCTCAAAGGAAACATTTACATTTTCAACACCAATTCCCTCTATTATATTCTTTCCTTTGTAGTTTTCATATACAATATCGGTATAATATGTCGTCAAATGTTTTACATTTTCATTATCTGATACACCACTCATGAAAGAGACATATTCTCTTTTAGTATTCTGTCCCCAAGATATTGTCAATCTCTCAGTATCATTTCTATCACTGTTTCCCTCATATTCATTAGAATTGAATCGGTTTACTTTTTCGGCAACAAGATTGAATCCTATACAGAAATCCTCGTAATTAGGTGTTAATGGTACACCGTTTACTTCTCCATGTATATCATTTGGCTCTACATAAGCTATTCTACTTGCTACTTGTTCTACCTTAGTCTCATCAGCCATTACCTTTTATCTTTAGTCATATAAAGATAACTATTTTAATGGATAATTTTCAATTGGTAAGGTTTTATATTACGATATTCGTTTCAAGAAAGCCCATGCACTTTAGTCGTGGGAGTATGTCAATTAACATATTTGATACTCAGCCGATTCATTTCCTTTCCATTGAACAGATATATCATGTCGGTAATGTTGTGGTCGGAATCGTATTCATATCTCACATAATAGTCTCTCCTGCCATATCTTTTCTTTGTTACCAACTTGCTTTCACGCAAACCTACCCATTCTGTATGGAACAATATGTTTTCAATTCTGGCAAGATACCCCATGCTGTGAATATCGATTAGAAACAAGTCATTCAAGCCTATATTCGTGTCATTGACACTATCGTTTGAATAGACGTATTCATGTTGCCAATCAGAAGAGTCGCCTATTTTCCTCATACTGCCTCTACCTTCGATAAACTCGTCCTCATCCCATGTCGGTGCGTACTTACGGTGCTGTTCATCCGTTAATACGTATGATATATATTCTCTGTACCAATTACCATTAGTGTAATGTAATGACAATTCGGATGTACTTGGTTCGTAATGCCATCCCTTACCCTCGGTAGTGGATATGACATTTTTAAGACAAGCAAACACGCCATCCTTGTATATCAGCTCACTTTCGTTACGTCCCTTGCAGTTTGGTTCTTCCGTGTGTTCTATAATGCACACGGAATCAATCTTCTCGTCTGCATTCAGCCGATACATGTATTCAAAACGGTCGTATGGCTTGCCGCCTTCATACGAACTTTGCGTTATAATCCTGCCATTCTTGCTATATACTTCCCTCGTAGGTAGTCCGCTATAGTCTCTACAATTGGTAATATCCACCTTGTTCAATCTATTGGATGTGTCGTAACCGAATAAAATGGTTATTCTAGAATCAATATCAATCCTCTCAACCATCTTCAAGCCCTCAGAGTTGAGGCGTTGAGCATGTGACAATACTGTTGATAATACTAAAAACGAAAAACCAATAATTAATACCTTTCTTACCATGTTTTATATTTTTTGATTCAACATTGCAAAGTTAGGTATTAATTATTTATTAACCAAATATATTATGTTAAATAAAGTTAATTACATCTGTTTCTATAATTCTGTATAGCATTCTCGTATCTATTCTTGGCTGTATTAAGAGGGTATGGTATTCTTAAATTAACGCCATCTGGTATTGAAAACTCCATTGAACCGTACTGAGGATTTGACTGCATTATCAACCATCCATAATTAGGGTCTCCGTAATACTTGTATGATAATGTATCCATTCTCATCGTCTTTCTATCGAATTTAACGATTATATCCGTAGATGACTGTTCTATTTTCAAAAATGGTACAAACTCTATATTTCCATCAACTCTAAAACTTGAATATCTATCGTAATACTCTACCATCTCTTTTTAAATTCATTTATTGTTCTTATTATACATTTCTGTTTTATAAAGATAACTCTTGCTATAATCTGGGTTGTTGTCTATTGCTCCTTGTGCGATATCATCACTTGGATATTCAATTCTGTCAGCTCTGTTATCATATAGTCTCGCATTTGCGTAGTAATTGAATGTCATTGCATTCTGTAATCTTCTTATCGGACCATTCATGTCCCCACCACCGATAAACTTAAAACTGATTATCACATTTGCTAATAATGGCTGTACTCCAGCACCCTCAATATTCAAATCCCACACAAGAGGATCGTAGTTGACGGATATGTTATCTATCACTATCATTTGATTATAAAAATCCCCAAGCCTCAACACACAGAACGGTGGTCTTCCGAAAGCAAGATTTGATGCTGTGGAATTTGTCGTATCAGACGCTCCGATGGTATTTCCTTGTCTTGTACATTGTTGCAAAAATGTCAGTCTCGCATTGAATCCTTCAGGTGTCATTGAGTGAAATGCAGGATCGAAATACTGTATCTTCTTCATTAACGAATTGAATATTATAGGATCTTTTTGCTTTAACAATTTATAAAAATGATACTCCTGATCATATCGATATGTGTTATTTTCATTCTCACGGTTTGCATCAGACTTACCTGTTTTTCTAAACATCCTGTTTATGCTTCCATCTTCTCCGATTTCAACCATTACCAATTTATCCATATCACCACCTTCATCGTTGACTTTCATCCATAACTTACCATTTTTATCTTTGTAATATATCTTACCGTTAATATCGACAGTTTCGTAACCTATATATTTCTGTACCCCTTGGGAAATAGTTTCGTTACCGTTCTCTATCGACTGTTTCGTCTCTGATAACGATACCTTAACAGTTCTTCTATATTCTATCGTAACCTTAGCGGATCGCCATTTTTTTGCGTCTATGCTTGATACATTTTTTGAATTAATACCAACAGACGGTATCGAACTTATATCAACGATATCACTATCTGATTGCAAGTCCTTAAATCTTTCATCTCTTACTGATTTAATCCAATCTATAACGGTATTTATTCTTTCTTGTGCCAATATGCTGTTTCTTTTATCGTTTACAGATTTAGAATTATTTCCGTGAGAATTCGAATAGCCAATACCTGTCAGTTTTGTTATCTCAAAACTTTCGTCATTAAACAATTCAATAAGTTTATTAACTCTTTCGCTATTTTCCTCTCCAAGATACTTTCTTATTGATTCGTTTTCTGTCATAGCGGCGGCTACTTCTGATAATGAATATATTTTATCATTATCCGTTTCTCCGAAGGCTTCTTTTACTGCATTAGCGTTCATATTCAATGAAAATCCTTGAGTATCCTTGTAATTTTCATTGTATAGCAATGTTTGGTCGTATGTATTTTTATATGTTTCACCATTATTTTTAGGTATACTATATTCTCCATCAATACGATACCACCATTTTCTTTTATCCGTCTTGTCTTCTGGATATTCCTTTAAACCTTTACTCATTGCTTGACTCCATGTAATACTTGTTCCATTTATACAAGTACATTTATTGTCAGAAGTATTAGTTATACCTAAATTGGACATTTCATATCCAACGCCGATAAAACTATTCAATGAATCAAACTTTAATGGTACGTCATCTTTATAACTACTCCCTCTTTTCTGTGAATTTGAACCATTCAATAGATAAGCTATTGCCTCTACGTTACTACCCATCCTATCATATACACCAGAGTAATTGTTCGGATAGAATACATAAAATGTGAAACTATCTATTTCTTCAGGTATTTCCTCTTCTTTTGGCTCTGGTGGTAATGGTGCTTGTTTTTTTGCTTCTGCCGTTATTTCTTCTTCTTTCTCCGTGTATTCATCAGTTAAGGGTGTAGGTTTTACATTTTTCTTTAATGTACCACTGTCACAACCTGCAAAGAATCTTAATAAGTCATTATCACCGACGCTATTTTCAGTTTGATTTGTACGACCGTCATTATCTCCTTGATGCCATGAAACGTAATCAATTATCGACGGATGATCGACTAACATCATAAAACTAAGATTTCCACTTCTGATGGTATTTGTATAAGTGTACACATCTTCACCTCTACCTATAAAAGTGTGGTTTGTCCAATTCGCTTGCGTTGTCTCATTGAATGTTATTCCGTAAGGTGGAAACCACATAATTCTTCCACCCATAGGTCCACGCTGTTCCCATGATAACGCTTTCTCGAAGCTATACGGATTGTAACCTTTCCATGCAAGATTTTCGATTGAAAACATACACTGTTTCGTGTGTATCTTATCTCCACCTTGACCGTATTTTGGTGTAATGTTTACGAAACCATTATCATTCAATACCGATTTATCCCATCCGTTCTTTGTATCACTTTTCCATGCGTAACCGTTAGAGTCTTTTTTTTCAAACGCTGAACCCCAATAATGAAATTCGTTTTTCGTTATAGGTTTACCTACTTCTTCATTACTTCTGTTCGACGTATTGTTAACAAACGGTCTTATAAGTCTATCCAACTTATTATATTGATAGTGATGTGTCCATACTCGACAATAAGGATTATTGTAGCCATTTATTTCATACCTACCCTCAGCACCATTTTTTTCGGCTTCTCTGGTTAATAGATTATTTCCATGAGATAATCCAAATACCGTCTTGACATCGGAATCATCTGGTTTATTTTCAGTATGAAAACGGGATATGATAGTGTTTATCTTGTTCTGATAGAACATATCCTTTGTTTTTTTCAGAATACTATTACGATTGGAATATTGCCACCTATCACTCAGCTTTAATAAATCCTTGTCATCTGGAACAAGATTCACTCTTTCACCATATACACCTTGATTTATCGTAACGGATGTTTTGTTATCGTTTTCATGTGTAAAATAATTTTTAATATAATCGTATTCTGAGACATAACCTGGATGTTGTTCTTTATCACTATTCAAGCTGCGTGATTTACCATCTAATACAGCATTCTCTCCTATCATACTAAGAGTCGTATCTTTTTCCATTGCATTGATGTTCATAAGTCTCTTTCTGTATGCAATACTTTTAAGATTATTGTTACACAACTCACTTATTTGAACATCCATGATGGTTTCTATCAAATCGTCTGTTTTGTTTCTAAACGATCTGGCAAGATTTTCAATTGTGAACTTGGTATCATCAATGAAATTTATTAGACTGTATTGTAAATCTCTTACTGTTTCCATGTTTATTTGGTGTATCGTAAAAACTTATCTCTACTTTCCTCATAAATATTAAAGATAACTTTTTTATTAATATAACTCAAACTGAGAATAATCGTTTTTAAGATATAAAAAAATAAATTGATAATTTTTATTTCCAGTATACTAGTGATCAAATATATTATATACTAGTATATAGAAATTATAAGTGTTAACGTATTATTAACATATGATATATTATATTTACAGTATATTAATTATCTATATAACTTTATTTTTTATATAGATAAAATATTATATTCTAGTATACCAGTATATATATTATAATATTATTATCTTTAAATATTATTATAATATATTTTATTCAAGTATACTAGTATATAATATATATTTGATCACTAGTATACTGGAAAATCAAAAAAATCATTTGAAATATTTTTCGAAACAAATATACGTTTGAAAACGTAGCAATAGATATATCATCATCCATCCTCTTTAAAAAAAATCACGTAAGAATCAAAATTAGACGTTCTGGGACATTTAAATCTAAAAGACGAACGAGTTATTGTTTTCATCGTTTAAGTTCACCAGAACGCCTAAAATAGGCTTAATTTTCAAAATATAGGATTTATGTCAAACTCACTTTTGTAAGTACCCATATTCAGGTATAGATCTTCCACCGTTTATAGATTTTCCTATTTCATCTGATATCATCTGAGAAATTTGACGTATAAACAGAGGGTTGTCGTTTATCAACGAGAATAAATCTACACTGTGACCGTTGGAATTTAGTCTTATACTACCTTCTATTTTAATATCAACAGGATTTATTGTAATGACATTATCTTTTCCTGTATTAGATATTGGGCTATTTGATGATATAATTCCGTCGTTCACTGTAGTTGTAGATATGTCTTTTGATATACCAATAGGTTCTATTGGAACAACGTTACTATTTTTATTTGTTAATGAAATAGAACTTACTGTTTTCCATACATCATCTATTTTATTAAATACACCGTTAAATAATGTATCAAATGGACCGTTTGCTTTTGCAAAAATAGCACTATCTTGTGGATGCGTTTTAGCAATTCCATCATTAATTGGTTTAACAGAATTTGCTTGTACTACCATCGATTTATTTTTAGGATTAATAAAACCATCATTTATTGTAATGACATTATCTTTTCCTGTATTAGATATTGGGCTATTTGATGATATAATTCCGTCGTTCACTGTAGTTGTAGACGGTGTTTCATTCATTCGACTTACTTGTGCTTCTCCTTGAATGAATGTTTCGTATGATGGCATATTCGTACTATTGATAAATGTTCCTCCATTTTTCGTATTCCCTGCAACGCCATTATAAAAACCACTATTACTTGTACTTTTGTATATATCATTCAATGCTGACATAAGACTTTTTGTTTGGTTGTATATAGCTTCTTTAACCTTATCCCATTCTTTTGTATGTTCTTTTAATGTACTTTCTAATGAACCAGCATATGTTTTAGTGGCTTCTCCTATATTCTTTGTTATATTTTGTATATATTCATCAAATTTTTTATTAAAATTCTCTTCTTCTATTATTAATCTTTCATTTAGATTATTAGCTAATGTTCCGTTATCGGTAATGGTTTTAGATAATTGACTAAGGTTTCCCTCTTTAGCTCCCATAAACTGTTGTGTAAATGACACTAATTGTTGCATACCTTTTTCCATTGTATCTTCATATGTGTCACCTTGAACCATATTTACATTATCCTTATTTACGTCTGAAACATTAATAGTTTTACCGTCAATTGTATTAACTTTCCATTGATCATTTTCATAAAATGCTTTATTCACTAAAGATTGCTGCTGTTCATTAGTAAGATTATTGCTTATACCTGTAACTTTATTTTTTTTAACATTATATGTAGCTTGTGCCCTAACATCTTCAATAGATTGTCCAGAAGCATCAGCAAAAGCTCTCATTATTTCTTGTTCTGCTTGGCCGAATGTCACATTCCCGTTCTTAGCATCAAAACGCCCCATTCCTTTTGTCATATTATTAAAACGTTTTGCTAATGCATCAGGATCATTATATGCTTCATAATACATAGCTAATGGATCTGCATACCTTGCGTATTGACCACCTAAGACCTGCATCCTTGCAGATTTTGTGATAATATTCTCTAATCCTCCGCTTTGTATATTTTCTAATATTTGGGGCATGTTATTCATATTAAAACGAACATTTTGTGCCCACTTAGCCATTTCAGATATACCTTTCACACCATCTTTAAAAGTATATTTGTTTGCTTGTTTTAGGTAATTAGATAAGTCTTTCATATACTTACGACCATCGAGGCCCAATTTATTGACTTTTTTTGCCATTTCAGACATTAAATCAACAGTTTTACTTACCCCCATATTAAACAATTCTGTATTGTTAATAAGTTCTGACGCAGTATTAATATCACCTCCAAGATAAATTTGACTGAACGCACCTTGTTTAATCAAATCGTTATCATTCATTATCTTGTTTCTTCCGTTTGCGGAATAATCTTGTTGAAGCTGTAAAACCTGCTCAGCCGTCATACCGAATTTTCTAGATAACTCAGTTACCATTCCATTCATATAAGAAGAATATGTTTCAAGTTGCCCTCGGTTTGTAATACCCATTCCAATGCCGTTTTTAAAAGATACATCTTGAAATTTCATAGCCCACTCTTCAACTGTTTGAGCCATTTTTTGAAACATTTTTTCGATTTGGGAATTGGTGTCTATTACAGACTTCTGTATCTCAGAAGCCTTATCTATTATTATATCTTGTCCTTCTTTTGCCTTTTCATAATATTCAGTTCCAACTTTGAAATAATTTTGTTGGAAAGCAGATTGAGAATTTAAATCATTAGTGGCATTGGTAATGTCACGTCCTAATGTAGTCTCTGATTTAGTTAATGCTGCATCTGTTATACCACCAAAATCAATACCTACTAATTTAGTAGTCACACTGTTTGTCATTCCAGCCGCTGTAGATGATGCGAGTTTAGTCGATAAATCTTTCGTTTCAAAACGACTATTATCTTTGTATACGCCTTTATTGCCATATTTATCATTCCATCTTTCATAACCCTTATTTCTAACACTATCAGCTTCTGTACCTCCACCAGAAAGACTATTGATTGATTCAGACCATGCATTTTCGGCTCTATTTCTTACGGTTTCTGCATTTAATTTTGCATTTTCAGCTTCTGCATTAAGTAATTCTTTTCTTTGTTGGTAAGCTCTTTCTTCTGATCTACCAGAAAACCCCCATGTGGCAATATCTCTTACTTTCTGCTCTTTCTGTCTCGTTTTTTCTATATCACTATATTCCATACCACCCAATTTGGTATTATCTGCAATACCAAGTTTTGTCTTTTCGGCAAGAATATCCGTTTCGACAGATAATCTCTCCCATGCGGCTTGGTTTATATCACCTATAGTACTACCAATTTGTAAAGCAGCATTAGCAATAGCCTCTTTGTTTGCAATTGTTTGTTCCCCGCTTAATTTTACCATATGTTCATTAAACAAAGACATCTGCTTTATATATGCTGTATTCAATTGATCCACATATCCTTCAGATTCAATATTAGATAACTCGATATTTCTCTGTGTGAATAATGTATTTCTTCTATTTTGAATATCTTGTTGTCTCTTATCAGCATCAGCTATTGATTTAGCGGCTTTAGACGCAATATCGATAGCTATAGAAAACGCTAATAGATAACCATTTGCTTTTGTTAACCCTTTACCAAACGAAGATAGAATACTACCAGAACCATTAATTATCTTTCCAAAAATAGATAATTGCCCATTGGCGGTTTTCATTTTAGATCCAAAAGATTGTAGATACTCGCCGTAACCAGTCATACGATCGGATGCGCCGTTAATCCGTTTTTTTGCTTTACTAAAAGGATCTTTCTTATCATCTTTATCATCATTTGGCTTATCAAAAGATCCTTGCAATTTACTGATAACGTCAATTAAATCTTTAATATTTTGATTTAACTTATTATAATTGTTGTTTAAATTATTCCCATTTCGTCGTGATGTATGTCTTCGTCCCATTTTAATATTATATCATATAATATAAATAACGAGAAGTGACAATATTACTTCTCGTTATCTTTTCATGGATTTCCTATCCAATTCAGCTTGTCTATTATGACTATGGATGAAAAATTTTCTATCCTGTATAGGCATATTGTTAATCTCAGTTATAGATAACTTCAAATATTTATGACATAGCCATATTTCATTCTTTAAATCTTTTTCATAATCCTTATATATTAAGGAAAATAGTATCGTCGGTTGTAAGAAAGGTGTCAAAAGAGCCGCCTCCATCTCTCTCTGGTATATTAATAGTTATATTAAAATTAACACCAGGTTTGTTATTTAAAACATGAGTACGATAGTTATATGCTTCTTTAGAACGCATATTATTAATGAAATTTTCAATATATATTCTATCAGCGTTACCGTTTATAGAAACAGTATATTTAATCATTTGTTTGGTTATAACTTCTTCATATTCATTGTCACTATCATTAAGATGAACATTTTCACTAACTATATCTTTTAAGTCCGATATACAATCATTTACACTTTGTGTATCTTCTTCATTCAGATTATCAAATTCATTAAAACATTCTTGCAATGAATTTAAATGTGATATAGCATTATACGCACTTATAGTTATTCTATTATTTATTAAAGATTTTTTTAATGCTTCTTCCTCTTCATATGACAGAACCTTAAATTTGAACACATTTCCATTTTCAGACTTATATTCAAAACAACCGTCCTCATCCCCTTTAAGATTAAATTCGTTGTATTTAAGAGTACTTAGATCAAAGTCAATATCATATTTCTTTCCTGTAGATGGATTTGTCGCAGTAATAGGAAATTGAGTTCCATAACCAGTCGCTCTCAACCAAAGTACAATAGCATCCCTGTCACCCTTACATAGCTCATTAGGTTTGATACGTTTATCCAATATCTTTCTTCCGAGAATAACATCTATAACCTTTCCGTCACGGTACATATTAGGTGATGCGATCAAGTTCTCATCAGAAGCTGTCAGGTACGCCACTGGTATCTTGTCGATTTTATGAGGATAACATTGGCCCTTAGACGGAAGCGGTATCATATCATATTGCACATAGTCAGGAATAGAGGAAAAATCAAAGTCATAAGAATCGTTCTCCACGACATCTTTCACTTCTTTTGTGTTGGTTGAATCTTCTTTCTTTTTATTTTCCTTAATATCTTTCCTATCGATATTGTCATCGGATAATCGTGAATTATTCATAAGTTTTGTTTCAAGCTCAATATCCTGTACATATTCCTTTTTCTTTCTACGTCTCTCTTTTGTCTTAACACCAGCGACCGAAGCTGTGGCATCGTCGTTTTTCTTTGATTTCAGTTCCTCATCCGTCAATCCTTTAACTTTCAGTCTCTCTTGATACTTATCCTTATAATATTGGGATGGTTCATTATACTTCATCTTATCCATATCGCTTTTACCGATGGAATAATAATGCGAAGCCATCTTGCTATTCTCATCAATGGCGGTATCGACGCTATTTAAAGCAAATTCCTTTGAAATATCATCTATCTTATTTGTCTCACGTATACTTTGCTTGGCTTCTTCCAACATCTGGTTTTGAGCCTTTAAAATAAGCATTTCCTTTTGCTTTATTTTTCTCTTTTGTTCATCTGTTAATTGTACTGGCATGTTATCTTTCAAATTGAATGTTTATTTATCTACGACAAACACTATCTTTCCCACAAGAACGGCATACTCAGAAGCGTTATATCCTTCTACAATTTTGCAATCCTTGAATATTGCGCATGATTTCGCCTCATTGAATTTCATTTTGAAATCCTTTTTGGGCAAGTTATATATCTTTTCCTCATCAGTGAGTATATCACTATGGTTTATATGATTACTTTCCTTAAGCCACATTTTCATGTCTGTTTCCAAATCGGGATTTTTTGTCATGTTGATAAGTTTAAGTATTACGATAAACTGTTCGCCATTCTTATAATATCTGATAAGATTGTCTATTGTCTCATCATTACCTTTTATATCCCTTACTTGACATTCACATGAATTATACTGATATTCCTGTTTGACATATTCACGTTTTATCTTATTCTTGCTACCAAACCAAAGACTACCACTAAAACTATGATTATATGTATTGAAATTATTATGAACGATAGTATCGACAGAATCCTTGTATCGATTATAATCCTCTGTCATTATCTGTATATACTTTCGGTTCGTAAAATTCGGATCATCATATCTAAAGCCTTTTACAGGGTCTCCAATAGCATATGGTAAATATAGTGTAGATTTCATTATTTATCTTACATATGAAATTATATATAAATTAAAAATAATGTTTTGATATATAAAAAACAATATCAAAAATCAATGAGGTTTCTTCTTGTTTTCCAATATCATCCTTTTTTTAGAATTTATATTCACATATTTAAGTATTTCATCAACCACTTTTTTAGGATTGTTCCTTATATCATTTTCCCAAAAGCGTATCAGCGTGATACAATTAAGCCCAGCCCATTGCGTTTTTAATCTATCAATAAAACGATTATGTTTCTGCATTGGACTCAACTCACCATCACTGTATTTTTCTGGATTTCCATGATAATAATCTCCGTCTATTTCGATAAGCAGGTCTGGCTTGAAATACTGTCCTTCCTGTTTTACACACACGATGCCATCTTTCTCTTCCGTAACATAATCTTTTTCAGTAAAACATGTGACAGCGAAGTCATAGAAACGTTTTATATCCTTAGCTTCATATTGATATACGTACACTAGACCTAATTTATCCAAGAAATTCTTCGCAAAATCCCTTTCCAACTTGGATGTTCCGTATTTTTGATTATTGTTATTCCGAATCTTAAAGGGGTTACACTTTCTAATTACCCTTTTCTTACGTTTTAATTTTCCACCATCTTTTATCGGTTGTTTCATTAGTTACACATGTTTATTTATAAATAACTTAAATACAAGATAAGAATGTGCGACATAATATAATATTATCACACACTCTTATCAATATACTCCCTCTCTATTATAAAATCCGAGCATTAATATGCTAAGATACAGTATTGAGGCTGAATTGTCAAAGCGATAGTCGACAAGGCATCGTCTTCATAGGAAAGGTCTCCAAAGTTCGCTGCTGTAATTTGACAATTTTTACATATCCAAAGACTTACAACTGTACCAGTAGGGTCTAACATCTCAATCTGAATATCACGTTTGTATGCAACAGCATAACCCATACGTCCGTTCACACTTTCCGCATGAAGTCTAACCCATTCCATAACCGCTTGTGAGGCTGACGGACCGATTGGGTCTCTTAACGTAATTTCAAGAGTTTCCCATTTATATCTACCAGCAACCCAGTTGGATGTATTCAAGAACGGAATCTCAGTACTTCCGATAGTAATGTTCGGACGGACAGCTTGCGATACCCACCACTCCTGTATTCCAAGGTCTGACGGAAAACGTATCAGGAATCGGTTCTTTCTTAGTGGTTCATACTCTATTGGTGATTTAATTAAAAGATCACTCATTGTCTATATTATATATAATATTATTTATTTTAATAATAAATATGCCTAATTTTAAATTTTAATGCATTTAGCATATTATAGTAATAAATAGTTAGATACATCACAAAGAATGACAACGGAAGAGTTTATTTTAAAAGAAAGAGAGATACATGGTTACAAATATGATTTAAGCAAAACAAAATACATAAATTCGACTACAAAAGTTTGTATCATATGTCCAGAACACGGAGAATTCTGGCAATTACCGTCAGCACATTTACAGGGACAAGGTTGTCCAAAATGTAAAGGAAGAGGATTGACAAAAGATGACGTATTAGATATGTTTCACAAAGTACATGGCAATAGATACAATTATAATAATATTGTTTATAAAAATCTTACAACAAAAATAATCATCAATTGTCCTGTGCATGGTAATTTTGAACAAAAGCCAACAAAACATATGGAAGGACAAGGATGCCCTATATGCGGAAATAAAAGAAAGAATAAAGAGAGAATATTATCCTTTAACGATTTTGTTGATAGGGCTAATATTGTACATCATAAAAAATATAGTTACATATCCACAGCATTAAACAATCTACATGATAAAGTTGAAATAATTTGTCCCATTCACGGAGTATTCAAACAGAACGCATATGACCATTTAAATGGACATGGTTGCAATAAATGCAACGAGAGTAATCTTGAAAAAGAATTGATGAAGTATTTTGAAGAAAATTGTATAATATACGAGTATGAAAAGAAATTCGATTGGATGAAACCGTTATCACTTGACTTTTATCTTCCAGAGTACAACACAGCGATAGAATGCCAAGGAATACAACATTTTAAACCAGTAGAACATTTCGGAGGAGAAAAATATTTTAATACAATACTTGAAAGAGATGAGAGAAAAAGAAAGTTATGTAATTTAAACAATATAAGATTATTATATTTCAGTCATGAAAAAATAACATATCCATATAAAATATATACGGATGTAAAAGAATTAGTGGAGAATATTATTCCCCACCAATAACTTTGTTTTCTTTAGCCTCAAAAGACTTATCAACCAGATTCCAAACTTTTTTCAATAGTTGATACTGCTCTGATGTAGGATTATCTGCTAACTTAGCAATTGCTTGAAGAGATAATTGTCTGATTTTATTAATAGTATCTGTCACATCGACATCATTTGTGTTTTGTGGAATATCCTCATTTTCTTCTGGTTGCGCCTCACCAAAATCTTCAGTATCCTCGAAACCATCTTCATTGACATCCGAGAAAATCATATTCTCCATTGTCAGTTTAGGCTTTCTAAGCATTTGGCTCATTTCTGAAATAAGTTGTTTACTATCGATATCTTGTTTCTTTTTCATATTGATTCTATGACTTATATATAATATAAATATAATGTAACTATTAAAAACTATATTATTATATAATGTCAAAAAGATTAGATAACGAAACAATAATAGAACGATTTAGAAAAGTACACGGGAATAGATATGATTATTCACTTGTTGAGTATAAGAATATGACTGATAAAGTCAGAATAATATGTCCGATACATGGTATCTTTGAACAAACCCCAAGCAACCATTTAAAAGGGCAAAATTGTCCAAAATGTTCACATAGAAACTCAAAATACAGCAAAGAAGAAATAATAGATAGATTAAAAAGAATATATGGAAACGATATAGATTACAACAAACATATATCTTATGACGGAAATGAAAAAGATATGACTCTCTACTGTGTGAGGCACGGATATTTTACCAAAAACGCTCGGTTAGTATTACAAGGACATGGATGCCTTAAATGTTCTATAAATAAAAGAAGAAAATCCAAAACTTGCGAAAAAGAAAAGTTTATCTTAAAAGCAAGAGAAATACATGGAAACAAATATATCTACGACGATGTAGAGTATACACATTCACGAACAAAAGTAACTATAATATGTCCTATTCACGGCAAATTTGAACAAACGCCTAACAGTCATTTAAATGGCAGTGGGTGTCCCAAATGTGCTTCCGATAACAGAGAACATAATCAGAAAATAAAAGAAGAAGAACTCATACGACGTTTTAACGAGAAACATAGCGGGAAATATACATACGGTAACTTAAAATACAATAACATATATGATAACATTGAAATATGTTGTCCAGTCCACGGTAAGTATCATCAAATGATAAAACTACATATGTCAGGTTATGGTTGTCCTAAATGTAATCAGAGTCATTCAGAAAAAGAAATAGAAAGAATACTTAAAGAAAATAATTTAAATTATATCTATCAATATAGATGTAACGAATTAAGATATAAAAGTCTTGACTTCTATCTTCCAGAATATAACACTGCAATAGAATGTCAGGGAATACAGCATTTTAGACCAACAAACTTTGGTAAAGATATGGATATAAACAAAACTTATGATTATATCATAAATAATGATAACGTTAAATTTAACATATGCAAGAAGATAGGTATAAAACTATTATATTTCATATATGACATTAAAAACATGAACAAACAAACAATATTAGACAAATATAATACCAATCATCTATATAATGAACATAACTTAATAGACAATACCGAAGAATTAATGATAAAAATAAAGGAGAGAACAAACTAATATTCCCTCCTTTTATAGTTGCATTTGACATTAAATATTTTCCCATGATGTACCACTCGGAGTAATAACGAAATCAATAGTAATATATTCAAGGTTTGGTTGAGGTTTAATATATATCTTAGCAGGAAGCTCTAATCTTTCTCTTGCCTCAACACTATCATCAATTTCCAATCTCCAGTCGGTAATACCTCTGTTACTCATAATATTATCCAATATCGGAGTAACGGCACTCTCAAACTGTTGTTTTGTTGTATTATCATTCGGATCGAAAATCAAACCAATACAAGCGATAGAACAGAGTTTTCTGATACGCAACAGCAATCTACGCTTAGAGATGCGGTTCATTTGACTCTCCCTAATCTGCAAGTTCTTGTCACCCCATATCTTCATGCCATCTTGTGCAAAGGTGTTGATGAAATTCATACGGCCTGCATACAAAGTATCTTGTTCGTCAATCTTAAGACTCTTTTTAGGCTTAACACCTTCAATCTGTCCACGATTGAAACCAGCACTAGCGAACCACGGGAATGCAACGTTATCAGTATAAGCGAAGTTTCTTACGACATCCTTTGTTGCAGGAAGATATACATACATATTGTTCTCCTCGTCAAAGTACTTCACATTAGGATAGTATGAACAAGTGTAATTACTGTCAATATCTGAATCTTCAAGATTATAGACAACATCATCAGGAGTATACATTTCACTCTCGCTATCACCAGCACCAAACGGTTTATCAGGAGTAGTCACCACATAAACAGAGTCAGCACGTTCGTTTTCTATCATATCGATAGTTTCTCCAACAAGGCTCTTTTGATTGACATAATCGATACCAGGAGTCGCAAATACATTAATATCGATAGTCTTCGGATTTGCGAATTGTCTGATGCCATACAGATATGCATAATAGTCAGAGTTAAGACATTTAGCAGTAGCATCAAAACCATATTTTTCAGGTTCTCTAAGAACCGAGAAATTAGTACCTTCCCCACTTACCAAGTTGATATTGCCACGGTACTTTTGGTAACGGAAATCATCTGAATTACTTCTTGATTTACGATAGTAATCCCATCCGTCCCATCCACCATAGAATGCCACAGTGAATTTTCTGTATCTCTTATCCTCATAGATAGTATTAGCCATAGTATCCTCGTCACCGATTCTAGGCTCTATTCCAAATGCGGTAGTATTATCCTTACCTACTGTCACCCATTCGTAACCATTAACAGTATCGACGGTAACAGTTTGTTGGTTTTTATTTTCATCTTCTACAATACCGTCAGCATTGGGTTTACCATTCAAAATTCTTGCGTCCAAGTGGAAACAAGGGCTTAACCCATCAGGTACACCGTTATATGCCTCGACACCTTTATACTTGAGGATATCCTCATCGATTCCAGTCAAATCAGAGATACCGAAATATTGTCTGTTAATCTTGATATCTTCATCAATATTTGTATTATACTGCAAGAATGGCTTCAAAGGTTGTCCAACTTTCTTGCTTGACACGATAAGTCCTTGATAATCTCTGATAGGATAGCCCATAAAACCAGCAGGAATAGATACCTTTGTCTTGTCAGTTTCATTTACCTCTACCGTTATGTAATTTGAGACTGTTTCGTATTGTTCATCGAAAGAACCTATTTTCAATGAAATATAATTCTTGCTACCAGGAATCAAGTCACACTGTGTATAACGTTCAAGAACGACTGGAGAGGAATCCGTATCATAGAAACTTCTTACCAGCACATCGAAAGTACCCTTCTCAGGATCAATGTTCTGTATAGACACCTTAACCTCCGTATTTGCTGTATTACCATCAGAAATGGTATGGAATCTGAACAACTTGGTAAGTTCGACATGTTCGGCAGAGCCTTTCATTTCAGAAACAATCCAAGGCGTAGAAGCATATCTATATTGTTCCTTATAGTTATTCAAGTCAAGAGTGATAGGACTTATATCACCATCTTGTAATACATAATACAAGCCGTCTGCCATCACTTCAACAGCATCATCAAATATTTCATCGGTTACAGTGTGAGGTTCTTTAAGCATTTCTGTTTGGAAATTACCTTCAGTGACTTCACCACCTTCTTGATTCTGATATTCTCCATAAAAGTAATCTCTTGTTCCATCAGGATTTGTAAATGGTACAACGGTATAGATATGACCAGCTTTACCATTCTCAGAAGTCCAGTTCTTTCCGTTATCTCTTGATACATGAACTGTCAAAGGCTTTCCGTTTTCTTCATTAACCGATAAATCAGCAGAATACAAATATCTTTCACCGACCTGCTTTCTTACAAGCATTGATTCATCCTCAGTAAGTATATCGGTAACAGGTTTGTGCTTAGGAACAAGACGAACAACTGGATAATGTATCATATCAACATTCAAAGCCTCAATCTGTCCACGTTCAACCAATTGCTGCAAAGCGACATCATAAAGTTCTTCAACATAGACTTCAGCATCACCAACCTCTGGATCTCCACCGATTACATTATATATGTAATTTTTCTCATTCTTGTTCAATGTCACTGAATACTTTTTCGTCGAACCGTCATATCGTTCAACAACGATAGTGAATGTTCCATAATTCGTAGCATCAACTGTCAAATCACCAGTTTTCTTGCTGTAACCAGGATTACATTCAGAGCCTAACACCAATGTCTTGCTTGGCTCAAGGGTTACATTCTTGGCATAATACAATATCTTGTCATATTCATACACATCCTCACAGATACCGTCATCAGGACTGGCTGCTTTAAGGAACGATGCTTTCTTGTGTTCACCTCTTGAACGCAATACGGCGACAACCATATTATCCCAAGTCTTGTCACCTTCGGGTGCTTTCGCTGTTATTACCCATGCGGCACCAGCATTAACACCAGACAGACCAAGAACTCTCACAACTTGAAGTTGGTTTGACTGTTGCAAATAGGATTTTGCGATGTAAGGCAATTCGTATTTCATGTACTGACTTCCACGGAATTTTTCCGTATTGGTAGAACCAAAGTATGTCGTGAATTGTCGCCAATTTTCAATTAAAAACGGTTGGAATGCAGGACCTTTAACAGTTTCTCCTACAAGTCCCAATGTAGTAATTCCCAGAGACTTTGAAGCATACGTAAGATCAGTTTCCTTTGTATAGATACCAGGACTCACATGCGTCTGTCTAGGGTTGTTATTGTTAATAGTGCTACTTGCCATTATTTAAATTTTATCATATTTATTACTTAATTATAAATATCAGTGGATTTTCAGAAATAGAAATATTTATCGATAGAAAGGTGTATTTTGTCATGCCAAATCAAAAACCATATCCAGAATCTCCATATCATTGATTTCCAATTTGATATTTTTATTCAAAATAATCTCGTTTTTATCAATAGAGGGTATATCAATCTCCATATCACTGTTCATTACTGAATCATATACTATTTTTTGACTATCTGACATGTTGTTCAAATCGACAGATCCACCGCACGCCATATCAATCCTGTCAAGAATAAAATCCTCGATGCGATAAAGTTCGTTTCTAAGTTTGTATAATTCAAACGCAGTTTTTGCAGATATGTTAATCTGTTGACTATTTATCTTATCTATAATTTGGGACAACTTGAAAATATAGCCTAATTTAATCGTCTTTTTCATGCTTGTATTTTTATAATATGATAATAGTTATTATCGAAAAGGCTATTCAATAACAATCTCTTCATGTTTCACGGCTTCATCGCTAACATTTTCTGGTATATAATCTTTTTTATATACGCTTGACGGATCATATCCAATAAACTTAATACAAGATTTGTTTCCTTCGTCGAATTGCCGTATCTTAATCTTTATGTTATCCCCATTCTTGACACTAAACCCCTTATCTACATAATACATTGTATCATTTACGAATACACGGACTTTTCTGATATTTGTCATGTTGATTTTTTCAATTATCATATCCGTATCAATATCAAACTCAGCTTTATCATGATATTCCTTAAAATCCACCGTTAATTCTAATGTTTTATTCTCATAGATATCGTCATATTCATCAATACTTACCAAGGGTTTTGGTTTGAATGTATCACCTTCTGAAAACAGCATAATACGTTTCGGTTTCTTCTCTACCTTAAAATCGTTTTCATTGATGATATATGCCATTGCCTTGATATTAAATGATTGCATAAAAAACTTTCTTTCATCGTTGGAATATGTTGATTCGTCATTAACCGAATCAATAATCATTGGTATATAATGACCATTCGGCCGTATATAGTATTGTCTTGCACTGAACAGTTTGTTCACTTTTTCATTGAACACATTCAACATGCTATATTTATCTGTTACAAAGCATATACGATACATCATATCAATACAGAAAGGTTGTTTCATGGAATATATTTCATAACTTTCAGTGCCGTTATCATCCAATACTGTCCTTATTCTCATTGTATAATATCTATCACCAGGAATATTCCATAGACCGCCTTGGTTTTCACCGTTTTTAGGATCGTTTTCTCTTGAAATTGTCTTAAAATTAAGAAGCAGGTTACCATTCTCATCTGTATGTTTCCATGTTTGGGAATATTCACTGAATCTTTGATTAGAATAAAGCATAAATGTCGGTATCTTTACACCATCGGATACTATATCTACAAGACTATCTACAAATTCGAACATTGCCTTGTCAATATCCTCATAAGTCAACGGTTTTGGAAAATAGGGTTCATCTTTCATGATTTCCTTACTATAACTCGCCCTTAATTCATTTCCGTAAATCTTATCACGGTGTCTTAGTATGTTAATATATTTTTTTGGTTGTCTTGACATTTTATCCACACGTTGTTTTTACATTATTACATTCCATCAAACTCATCCTTTGATAATGGAGCACATTCAACTACTCTCCAAGGCGACTTATAAGCACCGACAACAAGATTGTTAGCGTTGTTTATCTTACCGTCGTTTATAACAGTAAAATAATACATTTCATTCTCCGAATTGAGAACACCAATATAGTCACCCCTTTTAATATCACACTTATATTTCCTTAAAATAACATTTAAAACATACACGACTATGTTTCCACTTTGCATATAAACAGCACCAGATGTCTTACTGTCATACGATTTGGTTTGAGCATCCTTTATTTCATATAAACAAGGTATTTCCTTGGGAGGTTTAAAGCGTATATTCGCCTTGTTCACTGTCTCTTGGTATATATCGCTTACATTCGTTTTAACCCTATCCACTTCATACAACACAACGGTTTGATTGGTGTCCTCTTCCATATAATCAGACAACAAATCAACCTCCATCTGATAATCCTCTTCTGAGTAGAATAAATTATTCCTATTTATCGGTGTGTTAGCCATTATAACAAGTTTTAATTATAAATAGTTGCAAATCATCTGTTAAAATGGTATATTTGCACAGAATTATAACTTTTAAAACAGTATAAGAACATGTTCAGTGCGGCAAAGATTAAACGTATATATGATATTCTTAAAAACTACAGTGGAACTAATAACCAAATCAAGCTCTACCAGTATCAGTATGAACATGGGAGATACAAAATAGATGATTTTTCATCAACATATATTACTAAAAATAAAGATTACACACCGAAAGATGTAAACAAGACGATAAAAATATCGTCTGATTACGGACAAAAACTTAAAGAAAAATTTAATTTGGAATTCACTCCATCTTTAATCAGAATCACGAAGATAATAGGGGAATTCAATAATTCATACCATTGTTATGTACAGTTTAGACAAAGCGTAGCTCCACAACTTATGTTCGTAAACCGAAATTACCTTCTTCATCCGTTATTCAGTACATTATCATCTACATATGATGATATAGATTTCTCTAAGTATGATAAAATGACAGAAAAATACGGAAGAAAATTAAAAGAACATCAAAAAACAGCGGTAAAATTCCTATTAAACAACAAAAAATGCATACTTGCAGACCAACAAGGTCTTGGAAAGACAACATCATCAATAATAGCGGCATTGGAAGGCGGTTTCAAAAAAATTCTAGTCATTACAACCGCTTCACTGAAAACAACATGGAAAAGGGAAATATCACTCTATGAGGATGAAGCTAATATTTCAATCATGAGCGGTTCAAAATGGGAAAATCCTCAAAAATTCACCATATCCAACTATGATATAATGCAGAATTTCTATTCGGTCGCATATGAAGATGTAGAAGTCATAGATGAAAACACTGGTGAGACAAAGACAACAAAAAAGAAATCAAATAAAAAAGCGTTAATAAAAGAAAATCTTGATAAAAGTCCACTTTTTAACGAGAATTTCGACTGTGTAATCATTGACGAGGCACAAAAATTGTCGAATAAAACGTCTATCAGATATAAAACAATAAGTGATTTTCTTCATCGATCCAAACCAGAGGCTATATTCCTGCTCACAGGTACTCCCTTAACGAATAGACCTATGAATCTATATCAGGTGTTATGTCTTTTAGACTCTGAAATCGTCAAAGATTACAATTATTATTGCACTAGATATTGTGACGGCAAAAAAATGACGCTTAAAAGCGGTAAAACCATCATGATAAACAACGGCGCATCCAATCTTGATGAATTGTGTGAAAAATTAAAGCCTTTATATATCAGAAGACTACAATCTGAAATACCAGGAATGGTAGATAAGACAATCACGACAAGAGAATATGATCTGAACGAGAAACAAAAAGCAAAATATGACGTATTGTGGCAAGAATACCTTGACGCTCAAGCCGAAAAGGGAAATATGGATGCTGCATTATATAAAGATTTAGTGGAAGGAATTATTGTAAGACGATATCTGGCAAAAGAAATGGTGTCCAATACGATAGATATGACAGACGGACAGATAGAATACGGAGAAAAGGTGATAATTGTATGTACATTCCAAGACGAGATAGATATGCTTAAAAAGCATTACGGCAATAAAGCGGTCATATATGACGGAAAAATGACAGCAAAGCAAAAGGATAAAGCTATAGATGAATTTATGACAGATCCGTCCATAATGGTATTTATCGCAAACCTTACTGCCGTATCAGTTGGATTAAGTCTTACAGCATCACACTTTCTTATATTCAATTCATATTCATGGCAAGCTGCTGAAAACAATCAAGCTATGGATAGAATATATCGACTTACACAGACAAAAGACGTGACATGTGTATATCAATTATTTACTGATTCAATCTCAAAGGATATGTTCAGTAAGGTAATGAAGAAAGAAGAGATAATGAACGCTACTATAAAAGCGGAAAGTGAAAAATAATCATGCAAATAATATTGTTATAATGGATAATGAGACAGAAAAGAAAAACCGATTTATTGCTATTGATTTCGAGACATTGGAGGAATGGAGAGCATCCGTCATATCAGTAGGAGTTGCCGTAATAGAGGACAATGTGATAGTTGACAAGTATTACACAAAAATATGCCCACCAACAATGAACGAGAATTATCATTGTGTTAAAACTCACGGTTTACATTATAAAGATGTAAAAAACAGTCCGACATTTGACGTGGTATGGGAAAAGATAGATAAAGAATACATCAAAGGAAGTCCACTTATAGCGCATAATGTCGGATTTGAAAAAAGCTGCATAAATGCTTGCGGTGAGTATTTTGGTACGAAGACAGACTACGAATATTATGACACATTGGTAATTTCAAGAAAATATATAAATAAACTGTATAATTATAAACTGGATACAGTATCACGATTTATAAAACATAAATTAAACAATCATCATAATGCAATGGACGATGCGTTAGCGTGTGCCGCAATATTCATTCATTTCAATAAGAAAAACGAAACACTTGTGGAAGATTATGACAGAAACAGAAATAGAAGAAAAAGAACTATCTGACATCGATTTCTCAGACACGTCAGAATATAAGATAGTCTATATTATATACATCGGTAAAGACGTTGACGGTAAGAACATCTATCAGTTCTTGTTATCAAGAGACACCGATGAGGTATTTTCTGAAGGATGGGGAGAAAAGCCATCGTGCAACATATCGAATGATATTCTCATGATAGGCGAGGATATGTATGAATACGTAAAAGAATTAAAGACAGAATTAACATTAGACCTGGCACAGGATAATTCATGCTTCTCTATGCAAGATTGCAGGGATAATATCGTAGCACTCGCTTATGAAAATATAGACGCATACGAGGAATACCCAGATGACGGAAGAATAGTGATACATTTTGGAGATTATATAGATGATATTGAAAGAAAATTCGCCAAAAGGAATATTTTTTTAAAATTTGTATAATATATTGACATATTTATAGTTAATAACTTATAAATCAATACTATAATTATGAAATTTATTGACAATATTATTGAAAAATTCGGAGTGGACAAGGTATTGCATTTTGTAACTGGCAGTCTTTTAATATTTTTTAATTTTTAATAGTAAAAACTAGTATTTTTTCAATTTAATAAATATTTATAATAAAGCAAATGTTATTAAATTAATGAAGGATATTAAATTAAGCGATTATGCAAAAATGAAATCTGTTACATACAGAACAGTATGGAATAGATTCAAACAAGGCAAGTTACCAAATGCTTACATGGATGAATCTAAGCATGTATATGTAAGATTGGAAGGTTCTAATTGCGGTAATAAAACAATTGTTTATGCAAGGGTTTCATCTAATGACAGAAAGGAATCATTGAAAGAACAACAAACAAGATTGGAAAACTATGCCACTTTAAATAATCTAATGGTTATTGATTCTTTCAAAGAAGTCGCTTCTGGAATGAATGATTCTCGTCCCATCCTAACAAAAATACTTGAACGTGATGATTGGGATATTTTGTTAGTTGAAAATAAAGATAGACTAACTAGATTCGGATTCAATTACATTAAAACATTATGCGAAACAAAAGGCAAAAAAATCATAGTTACTAACGCTTCAGAAAATGATAAGGAAGATTTAATGAAAGACCTTATTTCTATTATATATTCATTTTCGGCAAGAATGTATGGACTTAGAAGGAAGAAGAATAAACAAGACATTATTAAATTCATTGAAAGTTAAAAATGTATTTAATTGAAAAACATATTATCAATACAAAACACTCGTTTTACAATGAGTGTGATAGACTATGCTTTCAATCAAAGAGCATTTATAATCAAGCATTATATAATGTTAGGCAACATTTTTTCCAAACAAAGCAATATCTTAACTATTACACCAATTACCATATAACTAAAGAACAAGAATGCTATTCGTATCTACCTACAAAAGTATTTTGCCAAACTGTTAAAATGGTGGATAAAAACTTTAAGTCATTTTTTGCATTACTTAAAAATAAAACAGTTAAAAATAAGATACCGAAATATCTGGATACAGTCAAAGGTAGATATTTAACTATATTCCCTAAACAATCCATAGGTTTGAGGGAATTTAAGAAAAGTGGTAAAATCCATCTTTCTCAAACTAATATCTATATTAATACAAAAATATCCAACTTTAATGATATTAAAGAAGTGAGAATTGTCCCAAGAATATCTAATTATGTTATTGAGATTGTGTATTTCAAACAAGAGAAAAAGATTGAGATGAACAGCAACATAGCCTCAATTGACTTGGGGTTAAATAATCTTGCTACTATTACATATAATAATGGATATAAATCAGAAATTATTAATGGTAGACCTTTGAAAAGCATTAATCAATTCTATAATAAGAAAAAGGGATATTTTCAAAGTAAACTTCAAGGTAATAGAAAAACCAGTAAAAGAATATGTAAACTATCATATAAAAGGAATAACAAAATAAATGATTATTTACATAAAGCAAGTAGAGAATTAGTGAATCAATTAGTTTCCAAGCACATTACTACCTTAATAATAGGTAAAAATGTTAACATGAAACAAGACATTAATTTAGGGAAGGTAAATAATCAGAATTTTGTTCAGATTCCAATAATGCAATTTGCAGAAATGGTTAAATACAAATGTGAATTAGAAGGTATAGTTGTTACTTATCATGAGGAGTCATATACTAGTAAATGTTCGTTTTTAGACAATGAAGAAATATGCAAACATAAAGAGTATTTAGGGAGAAGAATTAAAAGGGGTTTGTTTAAAACAGCACAAGGAAAAATTATTAATGCAGACGTAAACGGTAGTTACAATATAATGAAAAAAGCAATCCCAAATGCTTTTGCAAATGGGATAGAGGGTTTGGGAGTAAACCCAATAGTTCTAACTATAAAGAAATAATTTACCATATTATTTCATACTCTTATAACATCCTTATTCGGTTTCTTTGGCTTAATTCCAATAATAATCGGAGGAATTGTAACATTTGGAATAAGCCTCTTGAAAGAAAAAGTGTTTGATGTACAACCCGACAAGAATGATATCATAGCTGCAATGCTTGGTTCGGCATTATCACTTGTAATATACGTAATATCATTAGTTTTATAAAAACTATAAAAAATAATAAGGACATCTTTTAACGGATGCCCTTATTCTCATTTTTGGTATGAGTTAGAGTATAATAGTAACATTAATTCTATATAGTATAAATACCGAGAGGAATACCTTTTTTAGCTTCCAGCATACTTTGTACCATTTCGGCTTGACGTTTCATTGTCTCGTAAGGTGACATCCTCTGTAATCTGTCATCCAGCCCCTTCAAAGTATTGTCCTTTTCACGTTGTCCAAGAGAAAGAAGCATCTGATAATCCATTGTCAATGGAGACGCTATCATATTGATATTTCCAGAGAATTTACCCCTTATCAAACCCAGGGTCTCTGCTGCATGGGCAATAAGCAATTGTCTTATCAATATTTTTGTTGGTGAATTGAATAACGAATAATCCATTTTCTCCAAAGGAACTTGATCAGGTGTCAACAATACCCCATGATTCTTTTTTCTGCAATCATCAACATTTGACGGATTAACATCGTAATATGTATACCAACATACACAATTATCCAATCCGTAAGAATTTATTCCACTAGCCCCAAAGGTAAGACGGCTTCCTGGTGTCGACATTAAATGAACAAGATGAGTACCATCTGGTCCAGCCGTTACCTTATAAACCAAATCGCATCTAAAAAACTTGTTTTTCTGTGCCATAGAAGCACTCATAAGCGCAACATCATATAAATTGAAGGCATAAGATCCGATTCCCAATCCGTAAGCACTGCCTATCCCACCAAATGCGGCAGCAGAAGATGCTCCCATTTGTCCATAAACACCGTCCCCAAATGGTGTCCCAAAACCTGCAAAGCCAGCATATAAGGCCGCATCAGTCTCAGGGGGTGTTATCCATAGTACCTTATTTATTTCACGCCCAGCAGGAATCACATACACTTGTTTTCCTTTTTCTATTTTAAAAAAATCTTTTTTAAGTTCATATTGACCCGAATTTTGCAATCCAACTTGTTTGCTGAACCAGTAACTATAATCTTTCGTAATATCAAAGGTTCTTATAGACATTGCATACGCTAAGTCGGTATTTGTAACATCCTTTCCATATAAACTTGCCCAGTTATTCTCTATGACGAAATTTTGTACCTTTTCAGCATAATCTCCCACTGCTATTTCCAACAAATCGCACAACATATCATCACTAAGTTCGACTTTTCTCACATTTCCACCCAACTTAGTTCTAACCTGTCTAAACAATGTTTGTTTCTCTTCGTCAATAACCATTTTTATAAATGTACTTTATTATAAATATAAAATGTATTGTCATCTTTATAACAAGATATAATTTTATATTTATAATAAGATAGGATTTTTACGAAATGAAAAACGAATACGATTTAACAAAAGCAGAATACAACAAAAATAACAAGATATGTGTTATATGTCACAAGAAAGATAAATATGGAAACGAACACGGAGAATTTTGGATTACGCCATCCAATTTAAATCATGGACATGGTTGTCCTAAATGTAAAAGTGAAAAAATATCGGAATTAAAATTAATGTCAAAAGAAGAGTTTATAAGAAAATCTATCAATACGCATGGTAGCAAATATAATTATTCCAATGTGGAATATAGAAATAGCCAAGAAAAGGTATGTATAATTTGTCCCACACACGGTAAGTTTTGGCAGATTGCGACAGAACATATACAAGGACATGGATGTCCTAAATGCGCAGGTGTAAGTAAATCATCAACAGAAGAATTTATTAACAAATCAAAACAGATACACGGTAATAGATACGATTATTCTAAAGTAGAGTACATCAATAATAGAACAAAAGTTTGTATTATCTGTCCTGTTCATGGAGAATTTTGGCAAACACCAAAAAATCACCTTAAAGGTCAAGGATGCAATAAATGCGCCATAAAATACCGAGCAGACAAACTTAGATTAACAAAAGAATATTTCATTAATAAAGCTATATCGATACACGGAACTAAATATGACTACTCTAAAGTTGAATATATCGGCATTAATGATAAAGTTTGTATCATATGTCCAGAACACGGAGAATTCTGGCAGACACCATCTATGCATCTTAATGGATGCGGTTGTCCGCAATGCGCTAATAACATCAAACTGACGACAGAACAATTCATACAACGAGCAAAAGAAATGCATGGTAATAAATACGACTATTCAAAGACGGAGTATAAAAATGCGCAAACAAAAGTTTGCATTATCTGTCCTGTTCACGGTGAGTTCTGGCAAAAACCAACAGACCACTTAAATACAAACGGATGCGAAAAATGTGGAATAGAACGTAGAGCAGAATACAGGACTTATAAACTAAACGATTTTATCACAAAAGCACAAGAAACTCATGGTAACAAATACGATTATTCAAAAGTTGAGTATTATAGATCGAACGATAAAGTTAGAATAAAGTGTCCGATTCATGGAGAGTTTATGCAAACTGCAACAGAACACATACAAGGGAGTGGTTGTCCAAAATGTAGTATTATTCAATCAAAAGCAGAAGATGAAATAGTTTCATACATAAAACAGATAAACAGCAATATCCGTATCATACAGAGAGAAAGAACGATATTAAATAGAAAAGAAATAGATATATACCTTCCTGACTATAAAATAGGGATAGAATATGATGGACTGGCTTGGCATAACGAAAAATACAAAATAGATAAGAATTATCATCTGAACAAAACAAAAGAATGTAAAAATAAAGGCATTAGATTAATACATATTTTTGAAGATGAATGGATATTTAAAAAAGATGCTGTCAAGAATATGTTAAATAATATATTAGGCATGACCGACAAAAAGATATGTTTATCCGAGTGTGAAATCAAAAACATAGATGTCACAACAGTAAACAAATTCCTAAACAAATACAGTTTACAAGGAAGATGCGTTTTAAGTTATAACATTGGTTTATACCATAATAATAAACTTTTATCTGTAATGTCATCCAGACAGTTAAGTAATACTAAAAAGGATAATATCAACGAGAATGTATGGATAATAACAAAGTTTTGCACCATATGGAATGTAAATGAAACAGAATGTGCATCTAAAATGCTAAACCATTTAATTAATACCAAACATGTAGATAGAATCATTGTACACGTTGATAAAAGAATCAACGATGGAGAAATATACAATAAGTTACATTTTGAACATAAAAAAGATACTAAACCAGATTACTACTATGTGATAAGACAGCACCGTATAAGCAAGAATCGATATACTAAAAATATATTATTTGAAAATTGCAATGATTCAACAAAAACAATGCATGAATTAATGAACAAAAACGGTTTCTATCGTATTTATGATTGTGGTGCAATGATATTTGAATATAAAGTAGAAAATAATCAAAATAATGGCATATAACTTTTTCATAAACAAGAATTCCACACTTCCTGCATTAAGAATGGAAGCTATAAACGATGGAAGACATGACTTTTCCAAGCTGAACCTCGCCTTGCAGTCGGCAGATGTATATTTCACGATGACGGATATCAATAATGGAATAAAAAAGATTTCCAACGCAAAAGCGGATGTCGTATTCATGGAAAGTTCCAATTGCGAGGAAAAATATGTTATAGAATATAAATGGAAAGAACGGGATACCAAAACGCCAGGAATATATAAAGGGGAGTTTAAAATAGTATTTGACGGAAACTTGGTGGTGGATGATTTTCGTTTCCCAAAAGGAGAACTGATAGTTCCTATAAGTCAAGAGTTGATGATACATATAGCCGACGGAAGCATCAAAAGATAGGCAAGATATGTATATAAATGATTTATCCTTGAATAACATCAAGGATATTTTTTTGTTTAAACTAAAGTTAAATTCATATCATTTATTAGCCAAATATTTTGCCATACGGTTTTTTTACCGTATATTTGCACCAAATTAGACTCAAAATATATTTTTGTACACTTTAAAAGGATATATAGATGATTGATAACAATAGCTCCGTCACATCAAAGACGGAAGTCACCAAGGAGCAGGTACACGCATTTCTCAGCGGAAGTAATCCACAGGAACGTATTATCAAGATGGAGGGGGATTATAACAATGACAAGATATATGTAATATACCGTGACGAGAATGGAAACAGATGCGTAGACATAGACAGCTTCTTCCCGTTTGTATGGTGCAAGCAAAGCACTGGTAGGCAATTGTATAATGGCGATAGAAGAAAGCTGAAAGATGCAATGGCAAAATACAATATTGGCTGCAAGGGGCTTAGAATACACGATTCGGACGGTAACATACATCCACGCATGGAAAACGGTTATCGTGTTATCTTCTTTGCAAAGGAAAAGATGTCATTCTCCAATTTTCAGTCATTTTTCTCTGAAGGTGGACGACCTATATATCCAAAACAGAATGACACCAATTACGGACTGAAAGAATATATATGCGTGTCGCCCGTCGAACAGCATATGATAAGAACAGGAAAAAGACTGTTCAAGGGGTATGACGACTATGATGATCTTCTCAGACTTCAATGGGACTTGGAGACAGAAGGTCTGAACCCCGAAAAAGATATGATTTCACAGATAGGTATCAGAACTAACAAGGGATATGAGAAGATAATTTCCGTTAAAGGAACTGGCGAGGAGAAGAAAGAAAACGAACTGAAAGCCATTGATGAATTTTTCCATATACTAAAAGATATATGTCCAGATGTAATAAGTGGTCATAATACCGAAAACTTCGACTGGAATTTTATAAAGACACGTCTCGCTGTACGTGGCCTATCGATATTGGAATACACAAAGGGCATCTTTTATGGAAGAGGTATATACAAAAAGACAAAACAGTCCGTATTGAAACTCGGTGGAGAAATGGAATATTATTACCCTACCGTAATGTGGGGTCATAATCTTACGGATTCCCTCTTCGCTGTCAGAAGAGCGCAAGCCATCGATTCCAATATGAAAAAGGCAGACTTGAAATATGTCACAAAGTATTCAAAATTAAATAAGCCAAACCGTGTATATGTTCCTGGCAAGTTAATCAACACAACATGGGAAGATACAACTTTATCATACGCATTCAATGATAACAACGGGCAATGGTTCAAGATAACAGATGAAGTCCTACAGAAGACTTATGAAAATAACGAAGTATCATCCCTAAGATTCACCAAAGCAAATGAAGATATTTTGCGTGATAATAAAGAAAACATAGACTATAAAATAGTCACTGGACGCTATATCGTCGAGCGGTATCTTTTGGATGACTTATATGAGACAGATAAGGTAGAGGCACGATATAATCAATCAAACTTTCTTGTAGGCAAAATGCTTCCCGTATCTTATGAAAAGATGTGTACAATGGGGACAGCAGCAATTTGGAAGTTCATCATGCTTGCATGGAGTTACGAGCATGATTTGGCTATACCAGAGTTAATAGAAACAAAACCTTTCACTGGAGGTCTTTCACGTTTGTTAAAGGTGGGATATGTTGATAGAATCGTTAAATTAGATTTCAACTCACTATATCCGTCAATTATTCTTACATTCAATATCAAAACACCTGTCGATGTAATGGGTGTTATGAATGCAATACTTGAATATATATTGACGCAACGAGAACATTTCAAAGAATTAAAAGGCAAAGCAGGAGATAACGCAAAGAAAATAAAGAAACAGATAGAAAAAGAAACTGATGAAAATATAAAAGCACAGCTAAAGGAAGAACAGAAAAAATATGAAGCAGAATCCGCAAGAAACGATAAAATGCAGTTACCTTTGAAAATTACTGGAAATGCATTTTTCGGTTCTTACGGAAGCGGAAGTGTTTTTCCTCATTCCGATTTGATATGTGCCGAAGAGACAACATGCACTGGACGTATGATGTTAAGATTGATGATTAGCCATTTTACCAATATTGGATATTCGCCTATCGTTGGAGATTCATTTACTAAAGATACTCCATTATTTATAAAGTATGACGATACGAACGATATTGATATTATCCCAGTATCAGATATAATTAACCAAGAATATATAATAGTAGATGAATTCAAACGTGAATACGACACCTCGAAGAAGTCTTTTAAAGTTTTGTGTAGAAGTGGATGGTTAGAACCAACTTATATATATAGACATAAAACAGATAAAGATATATATCAAATTGATGACGAAAAATCTTTAACAGATGTAACAGAAGATCACTCACTATTTAACGAACATCAAGAAAAGGTGAAACCAAGTGATATATCGTCTAATATGAGATTAGAATACTATAAGGGAGATATATTTCCAAACAACAACTATATAGTAAATGTCGATGATATAATAAACGATTTAAAAAGACATAATATATATAGACTTCCGTATAAACTTCTAAATTCAGACAGTAATATTAGGAAAGAATTTATTAATAAGATAAAATTATCAAATATAGACATTTATGAATATAGTAAAAGTGTTATAGCAGGATATCTTTTTATAAAAAAGATAGAAGCGTAGTGTCCATTATTTAGTATTTACGATAATACGTTATAGTAATGAATAGAGATGAATTTATTACACGTTCAAAAAATATACATAATGATAGATATGATTATACAAAAGTCAACTACATTAATAATCTAACAAAAGTACGTATTACATGCCCCATTCATGGTGAATTCTGGCAAACACCAAAATTACATATGAAAGGTTCGGGTTGTCCAAAATGTTCATCAATAAAAAGAGGGAATAATCTTAGAGATACAAAAGAAGAGTTTGTAAAAAAGTCGATAAACATTCATGGAAATAAATACGATTATTCAAAAGTTGAATATATAAATTCAAGAACACCAGTATGTATTATCTGTCCTATTCACGGAGAATTCTATCAGTCACCGACCAGGCATCTTAATAGTACAGGATGTAACAAATGTGCAATTGAAAATAAGAATATAACATTGCGTTCAAGTAAAGAAGAATTTGTTAAAAAATGTAAAGAAAAATATGGTAACAGATATAACTATGATAAATTAGAATACATAAACAGTAGGACACCAATTTGTGTAACATGTGCTATACATGGGGATTTTAATACTACACCACATAAGTTATTGCATAGCGGTGGTTGTCCTAAGTGTATGATAGAGAAAAATAAAAACAAGAAAGTTAATACAACAAAAGAAGAAGAAAAAATATGTAAATTAAAAGAAAAAGAAAAACGTTTTATTGATATATCTAATCTATTACATAATAATAGATACGATTATTCCAAGGTTGAATACAAGAAAAGACATGGTAAGGTTTGTATAATTTGTCCTGTTCATGGTGAATTCTGGCAAACACCAAACAACCATTTAAAAGGCTCTGGTTGTCCAAAATGTGCCAAGGATGAGATGGCGAATAAATACGCCTACTCCACTTCTCAGTTTATTGAACGTGCAAGAAGTATACATGGAAACAAGTATGATTATTCCAAAGTGAAATATGTCAATAACAGAACAAAGGTTTGCATAATATGCCCAGAACACGGAGAGTTTTATCAAACACCATCTATGCATTGTAATGACAAACAAGGTTGTCCTTTATGTGGAACGTTATCATCAAAAGATGAAAATGAAATAGCAAAAATTCTTTCTAATACGTATAATATAAACATTCAACAAAGAGAACATTCATTAATTAAACCATTAGAATTAGATATTTATCTACCCGACTATAAAATAGCGATAGAATATAACGGTTTAAGATGGCATAGTGATAAATTTGGCAAAAGCAAAAAATATCATTACAACAAAATGATAAGATGTAATGAAAACGGTATAAAATTAATGACAATATTCAGTGATGAATATATAAACAATAAAGATATTGTTATAGATAAAATATTACGAATATTAGATATAGATACTCATAAAGATAAAATATATAATAATGAATGTGACATTAAAGAAATATCTAAATCAGATTCCGAACATTTCTTAAATGTAAATAACATACAAGGTTTCATACCATCAACTATATATCTCGGTTGTCTTTATAAAGATAATATTATTGCTGTTATGTCATTTAAGACAAAAAGAAATAATAAAGACAAATGGAAATTAAGTAGATTTGCTACTGATATCAGCAAATATTGTATTGGAGTAGAAGAAAAGATATTTGAATATTTTATTATACATTATAAACCATCAGAGATTGAATCTCTTGCTGACAGAAGATGGACTTTAGATGTGAATGACAATTTTTATACCAAGTTAGGATTTAAATTAAACAATATATTGCCACCCGATTATCAGTACTATTATAAAAAGGAATTTAAGGAAAAAAGGATTAATAAATTTAAATTCAGGAAAGAAGTTCTACATAAAAATATTCTATCATCAATGACAGAAAAAGAATTATGTGATAAAATCGAAGCATATAAGATATGGGATTGCGGATCATATAGATATGTATGGAATAACAATAATAATAAAAAAGTTTATAACGATAATGAAAATAATTAATGCATTAACAATGTCATATATGACGGAAAATGAGATGAAGAAAAACCATCCCGTTTTCATTATATATAAGAATAAGGATATAAATATCTTATCGTTTGATAAGATAGAGTTAATCAAGAAAGTGGATTATAAAGTATTGACTGATAAAGGATGGAAAACACCAAGTGCAAATATGGAATTTCCGATAGAAACTGATATATGCGAAGATATTGATGTAATATCTAACAAGTATGTATGGGGAAAAAGAAAACTTAATGCAAGTGCAATGCTTGCGGCTGGAAATGAAACACATGCTTGTATAGGAAAAGATGTATTAAACGCAAGTTTATCATGCAAGAAATATTTTATTGATAAATTTGAATATTACAAACAGCCAAACAAAGAATATTTTACACAAATAATCGCTTCAGTAAAATATATTAAAAAATGTATTGAAAACGATAATACTATAATAGATGTTAAATAATTTGTTGAATACGTATAAAAACACTATCTTTGCAAAAGATTGCATAATAAAAGAAGTGTCAATGAAAGAAGAAAGAAAATTTTTAAATGAAAATTGTATCGATGGGTATTCCAGAAGTAATGTATGTTATGGATTATACGATAAAGATATCCTTGTTTCGTTGATTACAATCAAAAAATATAATGATAATATTAAAGTAATTCGATTATGCAACAGTCTATATACAAACGTAATAAACTCATGTCAATCACTCCACCCTAAAGGATGGAGCTTGAGCAAAGGGGATTGACCCTTTGGCACGGCCTATTGACAAAGGCTCTTACATGGTCTTGGAAAACCCAATTCCATTTGCGTTCTTTGAAATATTTGCGGAGAATGTTCACGCTACCATTGATGTCAGCATTGACAAGGCTTCCATCAGACGAGCGGTACAAGCCACGCTTGATACGCTTTCCGCTGAATTGTGGGATGTCATTATCCCCGAATTTGGGAAGGGAATCCATGTCAAGGCAGGATGCCTTGCTTGTATAACTTTCCTCTTGGGATATGTATTCAATCCCGTGAAGCTCGCATTTGCATTGCAGCTTCTGACGCAATTTATAAAACGGTACTGAAACAAAATTTTGATTGTTGACCTTGCCAGTGTTTATCTCCTGCTTCATCTCCTTGTTGTAGCCAATTACAATGTGAGTGACATTCATATCAATACATTTTCTAACAAGCAGTGAAACTGCCTTGTTGAAATAGTCATTGATACGGTTTGCTCTTCCGTTGTAAAGGTGCAACATACGCTTGGTGTTCTGACTTACAATGCCCTTGTTCTTGGAATATTCGCTCTTCAGTCTTGCGATGGTCTTGTTGTAATAGGCATTGATGCTTTTTAGAGGTTTCCCGTCAATGAGGAACTGACAGGATTGCCCATTAGAAAAAACCGTGCAAGCCATAAGGTTATCCATTCCAATGTCAATGGACATGAAGCCATCACCTTGCGCTTGTTCATAACTTGGAAGATGTGCGGAATCGTAGATGAACTCCACCGAGAACTCTTTTCCACCGTATTGGGGAATTATCCTTACCTCGTTGAACTTGGTAACGGAAAGAAGGTTTTTTGGTATGGTGAATTCAACGAATTTGTTGGAGAAATTGTATTTCTCCATCAATTCCTTGGTTATTCCAATTCTTGCCTTTCCATTCCTTATCCTTACGGAACGTCCTTGTATGGAGCAGGTCATCATCCCTTCCTTATCCTTGTATTTGGGAAGGTGGATAGGGTTGGAATATTTGCCCAATTTCTTCAGTTTTAACAAGCCGAAGAACGAGTGCATATCCCTATCCACGATTCTAAGAATTTGTTGGCCAGTATCCGTAAGGAGAAGTGAGTAGTTCTCGTTTGTCTTACAGAGGTGATAATTGTCGTAATATGACAAATATTCACCAGTATTGAAGAAATGCTGACGGACGGAATACAAGCCGACATTGTACATTCTTGCAGAATGATAACACATCATTTTAAGGACTTCCAAGTCCTTAAAATCATTGTCACTATGTACCTTTGTCGTAAGCAGCATCTTCTTCGTTTAAATTATTTCTATATATAAATATCTTGTAAAATTAAAAAAGTATAAATTATTATGATTTTTTTTGCAAAAATAATTTTGTTTTCTACGAAAACATTTGTATATTTGCAAAGTAATAATCAAAAAATAATGTTTAACAAATAAAAGGAAAGTTTCAATTCCTCCCCATCCTAAAGGGTGGGGTTTCCTTGAAACAATTCATATGAAACATTATTAAAATATATAAAGAACAAGTATAATCTGAATAAAGTAACCCTTTATGCAAACAGAAGATTCAATGACAAAAAACTATATAAATCACTTGGGTTTATTTTAAAAGGAAATACCGAACCAGATTATTATTATATAAATGATAATAAGCGATATAGCAAATATTCGCATGTCAATAAAAAAGACACGAACAGGATATACGATTGTGGCGAAGTAATTTACGAACTTGCTGATGACAAAGAAAAGTAACATAGAAATATTCATATCCAAATATATGGAAAGATATCCAGAAAGCAAATTATCTTTCGATAAGAGTGTATATATTGACAGTCACACAAAAATGATTGTGACATGCCCTGTACATGGAGATTTCGATATACGTCCTTATGATTTACTCAAGGGTACATCATGTCCAAAATGCAGTAGAACATATCATTATAGCACTGAAGAGTTCATCAAAAGAGCTAATTTTGTTCATAATGGATATTTTTCTTACGAAAGATGCGTTTACAATGGTTCGAACAAAACGGTAGTAGTAACATGCCCTATTCATGGAGATTTTGAAGTTAAGGCAAACAACCACTTAAATGGTAGTAACTGTAGTAGATGTTCATCAGAACGAATAATACACAAGATAACCAAAATTCCGAATAAAGGTAGTTCTACAAAAGGGTTATCCAATGATGATTTTATAAAAAAAATCATTAGCAAATATGGAAATAAATATATTCTTGATAAGGTAAGGTACAAGAATAATAGGACAAAAATTATTGTCACATGTAAAGAACATGGAGATTTTACCATTACTCCAAATCATTTGCTTAACGGCAATGGATGTCCCATATGTTCTAAAAATAAGAGGAAAACCAAAGACGATATCATATCTGAAATAAAAAAGGTACATGGAAACAAATACAATGTGGATGATATTGTCTATAACGGTATACATAGATCTATTACATTGCTATGTAACCACTGCGGTAATACATTCACGAATACACCAACAAATATCATAAGATATAATGAGGGGTGTCCATATTGCTGTCCAAAAAGTAAAATGGAAAATGAGATAGAAACATTACTTATTGACAATAATATAAGATTCATACGAGAGAAAAAATTTGATTGGTTAAAAAACAAAAGAAGCCTTTCACTCGACTTCTATCTTCCAGAATACAATATGGCGATAGAGTGCCAAGGAATACAGCATTTTGATAATAAATCATTTTTCTCTAAGAATAGTAATTTAATCGAGAATGATATTATAAAGAATAGGGTGTGCAAGGAACATGGTATACAAATAATATACTATGCGAACTATAAATGCAATTTCAACTATAATGTCATAACCAATGCGGATATTATAATAGATATGTTAAACAAACAAAATAATGTCACACAATGAGTATTAATGTAATAAACAAAGGCAAAACGGACGAATATGTCTACGATATTTCACTTGATGGAACTGTTGTTAATGCGTTAGGTATGAATATCCTTAGTAATACAGATGGATTTAATTTTCAAATGCCAAAAGAAAGCGACTTTCGTTATACAGAAGAACATCCGTACATTAGCAATGGCGGTGGAAGAAACAGTATCAAGGGAAAGGCGTATACTGGGGTAGATGCTGACGTAGCAGAGTTTGAGGATTTATACATGCATTCGGCATTTAACGGAGGAATCAACAAAAACGGATTGGGCATTGATGAATATTGTAATGCCACAATCAACTTCGCCCGTAAAAATTATGCCGACTTGCTTGAAAACGGAAAGATAAAAATGGTAGGTAATACTATTAAGTCAAAGAAGATGCCTATATATATTGAGAAATTTCTCGGAGAAGCAATCAAACTATTACTTAACGGAAACGGTGCTAAATTTCTTGAATATTACTACGATTATATTGAGAAGATATATAATATGAAAATCCCTCTTAGGGATATTGCAACAGTTGGAAAGATTAAAACATCGATTGAGACATACAAGGAGAACTGTAAGAAACTGACAGCGGCAGGTACAAAGAAAGCACGTCAAGCATGGTATGAACTTGCAATACGTGATAATCTTGCCGTAAATATGGGTGATGCAATATATTATATTAATACTGGTAATAAGAAATCAACATCAGATATACAGCGTATCACAAAATTATTCTTCATCAATAAAAACGGTGATAAGGTATATGATTTTGTTGATGACAACGGAGAGGTTGTATATGACAAAAAGGGTAATCCTATATCGCTTACAAAACAAATGGAAAAAGAGTTTAATAAACTCAAAAAGACACAGGATAAATCCATACTCAGTGATAATCCGACAAAAAAGGATAATTCATATATCACCCTTATTGAATACGCAAGAAAGAGATATCCGAATTTAAACATACAAGAAGAGGATCAAATCATATTTAACTGCATACGCTTATCGAATGATATTGTCGAAGATGATGACGAGCATTATTGCGACGATAATTTTGAATACAACAGAGAGAAATATATTTCCATGTTTAACAAAAGAATACGGCCGTTGCTTGTATGTTTTGATAAAAGCATTCGTACCAAGATAAATGATAAAGGAAAAGAAGTCGACAACATATTGATAACTAATCCAAAAGATAGAAAAACATTTACCGAGGATGAAAGTAAATTGGTTTCTGGACAACCATACAATGCAAAAGACCAGGATTCATACGAACAACTTATGACAATTGAAAACAAGGAAATAAAGTTTTGGTTGACAGCAGGAAAAATTCCGCCATATGTAAAAGAGTGTGGTATTGATTGGGATAAAACGGTAGAGAAATACAACGAGTATCAAAAACAATTAGAGAGAGAAGGTGTTAAAGCTGAACTTGAACAATACAACAGACTTATAGACTCTCTTAAAGAAAGTGATGTTGAGGCATTCAATGAGGACGGTATATTACCCGATAGATTGATGAAATTAATAGATATCAATCAAGATACCTACGAGTTTATCTCAAAAAAATGGGGTATAGTGTTAGGTTCTATGTTCGATATATTAGACAAGGATTTTAGTAATTCAACAAATGATGATGAAAATGAAGAACAATAGTTTATCAAAAATTATATGGATAATGATTGTCTTACCAATTATTATTATATGGTATGTAATGGGTTTAAAATGTCTGTTATTGGTAACTGGAATATTTAGTCTGTTATTTTACATTAATATAGCAACAACAACACTTGGAAATGCTTTCATTGGACGTGACATCAACATGAACTATGATATTTTTTGGAAAATTCTATTCATGATATTATCATCAGTGTCATTTGGAATATATTTCAATATATAGTATTATCATTAAAGAACGACAATTTTATCAATAAAATAAAAAAAATAATCCCGTACAAAATAATGTACGGGATTTTATAATATTGGTAATCAATATTAATATGTACCACAGTCATAAACTGCTTCATCCTTAACACCGATACCGTTAGCTGTAACTTCCAATACAGGATCATCAGCCTTAACCTTAGCAGATACAGTATTTACTGTTCCAACCTTGCTGACATTGATACCGTTACCAGCCTCTACAGAGATAGCGGCAGCAGATACGGCCTTAATAGCAGCTTCTACCTCAGCAAATGTGTCATAATCAGCACTTGCACCGCCAATTAATTCACTCTTAGCATCAGCGACAGCCTTAGCAACAGAACCATAAGTAGCAGCATCGCCTTTCAACACAGCAATAGCATCAGCGTTTACCTTCTCAGCAGCCTTAGCACGTGCGACCTCGGTAGTCAAATCGCTTGCTTTGGCAATATTATCCTCCGTAACAGTTACAGATGCCACCTTACCATCGGTTTCAACGACATTAACGGTTACAAAAGTGCCACCAGTTGAATTGACATTAGCATCGAGTTTAGCAATCTCTGCGGCTACATGAGCAGAAACACCACTTACCTTAACGCCATCAGCACCAACGCTCAAGAATTCAGAAGAAGGATCAACAACAACAGATACTACGTTAGTATCAGAGATATTGATACCATTACCACCAGTATGGTCTTTAACAAGATCCAAAGTATTGATATACACAGGATCGGTTTGGTTTGCGATAACAAGTTTCAAGGCTGTGCCTGTACCTGTTTCGCTCTCAGTGAAGACACCGTCAACCCAGTTACCCTTAACGACAGAACCAGAAGTAACTACAAGGTCTTTCGGAATATTGATTTTGCCAACTTCTGCACCACCTTGTTTAACTGTATATACTTTCAATACACCTTCCTCAGTGCCATCAGCTTCCTCAACCGTAACCTTAGAACCTGCACCAGCCTGTGAATACAACTCTTCCAAAGCAGCCTCAACAGTACCAGCAGTGAAATGACCAGCGGCATCAGCAATAGTTACATGAGCGGCAGCGATATCGCCAGCGGTTGCTGAGATAACACCTTTATCTTCCTTAACAGCAACGATAGCTTGTCCCTCAGACTTGATTTCAGCAACAGTAGGGAGTTCCGCACGAGTTACTTTGATTTTACCGTCTGTCTCAGAAACAGCAGATACATAGCTACCAACAACAGCAGCATCATCTACATCAAGACTCTGAATCTGTGTATCAGTATAGCTCTTTGCAGCAGCCAATGCATCAGCGACAGCCTTAGCAACAGAACCACCAACATCGCTTGCGCCATTAAGTTTTACTAATGCATCAGCAATCTCTTTGATAGTATCGTAATTGGCATCAGGAGTTCCGCCCATCAAAGCATCAAACTTAGCTTGGACATCAGCAGGCATAGCCTCCATATCAAAGATTTGATAATCCGTACCGTTACCATAAGCAATAGCAAGAATTGCCTTTATAACGGAAGGATCCGTGCTTTTTTGATAAAAAGCCACAACAGGTTCACCTGCTTTCAAACCAGCAACTTTTCCCTGCAAACCAGCCAAAGCAAGCTCTCTACTTCCATAAGTAGACGCACTTCTAAGTAATTGTAAATGTTTGTTCGCCATAATTTATAAACTAATTTAAAATATAATTTTATTTCTATTCTTATATAAATAGTTGGCATGACCTAAAAATCACGCCAACCGTTAATAATTTTATTGATTATATTGTCCCAAATCAAGTATTGTTTCAAGAGTTTTTTCAATTGTCTCTAATCTTTCCAATATTGAAGGCTCTCCAGGAGTAGAACCGCCTATTTCAGACTTGATAGATTCTATATCCCCATTGATAGTTTGAACACTATTTTCTAAGTCACCAACCCTTGTCTCATAACTTTCAACAATCGTCTTCAACTCAGAAAATTGGTTAGACATGTTTACCACTTGATTGTTCAATTCATTAAACTGTGTTGTCAAGTTGTTGATAGCTCCACTGTTTTGAGCAATACTCGTGGTATTCTGTTCAACCTTTGAAGTCAATGTGACGATGTTTCCTTGCAATACAGAAATATCGTTTTTAACATTGTTCATATCGTTCTTCAAACCATTGACATCACTCTGAATATACCCGATTTTATCGGTTTCAGTCTTGATGTTTTCGATAGCCTTCTGAATAGTGATTTCATCACCTGCCCACAAAGCTGTCAAGTCCTTCGCCTGATTGCTCACATACAAAGTACCGTTATTGTTCAAAATAGCGTTATGACTTTCTGTGGAAATATCAAGTACGGCTTTCAATACATCAACATTATCAGAGTCAGTGGTCTTACTCAACTTGATAGGGTTGTTAGTACCATTATCAACCTTCCATACGTTAATCAAATCGCCTACTGGAATCGTAATATGTTCCGTAGTTCCTCCATCCTTTACAACCGTAAGAATGATGCTCTTGGAAGCAGAATCATAATAACCGTCGCTTACAAGCGAATGATCCGACAACGTATACTCATTGATAGTAGTTCCATTAACAACTAATCCGATTTTATTCTCAGCTTTATTATATGATAAATTAACAGAAGAATACAATCCATTGCCATCAAGTCTAAGTATGTTGTCAACATCTGTCTTAATCTTCACGTCACCACTTAAAGTAGTGCCAGTATCCTGCTTACTTGCCACAAGTTTGATGGAATTTGTTTCAGATACTACAATATTCAATCTTTTATCTTCGCTTTGCAATGAAGCGATAGCATTCTCAATATTTACATTTTTGGTTTCAAGAGTATTAATATCGCCTTCTGCAACCGTAACTCTATCAGCAACAGATTGTACATCTGAATTTTTAGCAAGATTTGCAATATCACTACTTGTCAGATATTTTGTGTCAGATTCCGCTTTTGTGTAGGAATCACCAATGTTTGCCTTGTTAGCTAATTCGGTATTGATAGCATTTACAGACGAGATTCTGTCATTTGTCTCAACCAATACTTTTGAATCGGTGTATTTATTAGATTCAGTAATTGCATTAGCAACCGAACCAACTTGTGCGGAATTACCGTTAAGTATTGCAACAGCATCTGTAAGCACTTTTTCCGCTGTTTTCGCACGCTCTGTTTCCTTTGTTATTTCGCTATCAGTATAATCCTTTGATGTCTTTATAGCGTTTAATACAGAGCCTACAACAGCTTCATTTCCGTTCAGTGTGTTAACTGATACTTCGACATCTTTAACACGAGAATCGACAGATACCACCTTAGAATCAACAGCCGACAATTCATCCTTGGTTGCGAGACCAGACAAATCTTGATGTTCAGTAATAAAACCTTTTGCGTCAATTTCAGCTTTGGTATAAACATCAGAAGAATTCGCTTTAGTATCAACAACGTTTGATAAATCTGAAATCTTGCTATCAGTATAATCGTTCGCAACCTTAACGGCATTTAATATAGAGCCTTCTTGTGCTGAATTTCCGTTGATTATAGCAATAGCGTCAGCATTTGCCTTCTCAGCAGCCTTAGCACGATCAGTTTCGATAGTTATAGCTTCGTTAACAATATCGGTTTCACTGTCAGTATAAGCCTTTGCAGCAGCCAATGTATCGGCATCACCCTTAGCAAACGAGCCTTCAAGAGCGGCGTTTCCGTTAATGACATCCACTTTATCCGAAAGTGTCTTCATATCAGTAACATCGGCTTTTTTAGCAAGAGCATTATCAATACCAAATACACCGATACCGTCGGCACTAAGTTTGAGATAGGATTCAGAGTTACTATTGATATGAATAGAGAACTTATTGTCCAACAGATCCATACCGTCACCAGCTGTGTATGTATCGACCAAATCACTTACATCGATACGAACGCTCTTTTCAATTGTTTCACCATTCTCAGTGATAACAAATACAAGTGTCAAACTCTTATCATCTGAGTTATATACAGCATCCTTAAAGAATTGATCTTTTGGAATGACAATAGTACCTGCTGTAACACCATCCACCTTGATAGAATATTCAAGACCGCCACCGACAACCTCAACTTTTTCAATCTTTTTAGAAAGTTCGGTATTAATAATCGCAATAGCGTCAGCATTTGCCTTCTCAGCAGCCTTGGCCCTATCAGTTTCCTCCAGAACCTTAGAATCTGTATAGTTACTTGCGTTCAACTCTGCGGTGTTAGCCTTAGATGTTGCATCGTCAGCAGCATCCCTTACAGCCGTTGCAATATCCGTCTTAACTCTCACATCAAGACTGGTAATAGTGTTTTCTATCTCGGTTTCTTTTAGTACACGAGCATTCTTTTCAGCAAGGACTTCCGTATCGGTATAAGCCTTTGCAGCAGCCAATGTATTCGTCAATCCATCGCTTAAATTGCTACTAAGTTCAGAAATCTTATCCAAATTAGACTGTTCAGCGGCTTTTGCACGTTCAGTCTCGGCATCAGTATACAACTTAGCGTCAGAAAGGGCTTTATCGGCTTTCAGTTTCGCATCATTGACAGCTGTCTCGATAGCTTCGTTCTTAGCAGTGTTTATATCGTAAGAAGTGCTTACTTTGTGCTTTTCAACTTCAGCATCGGTATACGCTTTTGCTTGTGCAAGAACATCAGACGCTTCACTTGACGAGGATTCTTTAATCGCATCTATCTGCTTTTGCAAGTCATTGTCACCATTTAATCTGGCATTCTCCTCATTCTTGACAAGAAGAGTAACGTCTTCTATCGCATGATTAACAATGTAGCGTACAGAATTAGGAGTAGTATCATCACCATTCAATACGTTCACAGAAGAAGAATTTGCATCTATACGAGCTGAAAGTTGTGTTTCAACAGCAATTGCTCTTTCTTGTTCAGAAACGATGTTATTTGCATTCTTAGACACATCAGAAGCGAGTTTCTGCTCCTCACTCATAGCACGATCTTTCTCTGAAACTATCGCAACACGGTTTTCGTCTATCTTAGTTTTTGCACTTTCGACATCAGTCTTCAAACTTGCGATATCAGATTCATCTTTTACAAGACTGTTATCAATATCGACAATATCTTTCTTTATGTCCGAAATATCACTTTTATTTTCGGCAACCTGTGGCTTGATAGCAACAATATCAGAAGTATTAGCTTGAACACTTGTTTTTAATGCATTCAGGTTTTCTACGTTGCTATTTACTTTCTCTGATAACGTATCGATTCTTACGGCGAGAGAATTGTCGGCGTTTTCTCTGTTAAGCACTTCTTCATTAATAGCATTAGTATTTGTATCGGCTTTTTTTGCCACGCTATTTACCAATGTTTCAATTTCAGCCTCCTTAGCAGTCGCACGATTCCTTTCATCGGCGATAGTATCATAGATAGGTGATTTTTCAACAACAAGCTCACCGTTTTCAATCTTGATAAGGTTATTATCGCCAGATTTCAGTTTCAAAGAAGCAGACAGTTTGTCTTTAGGACTTCCTTCGTAACGAGAGAGAACAACAGGACTGTTTGTATCGTTATATACCTCCCATTCCTTAACAAGGTCGCCTACTGGAATTTTAGTTGTTGAAGTTCCACCGTGGAATGTAATAACAATGCACTTATTAGCACCGTCATAAGTGATACTATCAACAATATCGACACCAGGCAACATATATTCATACTTCTTGTTACCTACCGTAAAATAAAGTTTATTTTCAGCCGCCTCTACGTCTAAACTGATATTTACAGCAATACCACCGTCTCTTAATACGATTGACTGATCAGGACTCAATCTCACGCCACCACTCAGTTTGTAACCTAGTGTATTAGGATTCTTCTCCGCATTGATAACCATAGTATCAGAAACACTTCCCTCTATAACACTTGTCTTTTCAACAAGTTCAACATGTTTCTTCAAGTCATCAATATCAGAATTAACCTCTTCCATTGAATTTTCAAGAGCATTCAATCCTGCATAAACAGTTTTGTTCTTGTATTTGATATTGGCAGCACGTCCATCAACAATAAGTTTTTCATCTTGTACCTTCAAGATGTTGTTATCATCTTCAGATAATTTAACGTCAGCGGAAATCGTATTTTTTCCCTTATCAACGACCATTTTTACATTATGACCGTCATTATCGGGAGTATACTGTGTGTGTTCACCAAGGCTTATAACCTTTTTATTGGCATCATCCATAAACTTGCCATTTTTAACCCCCGACGTAACAAACGTTAATTCATGTTTGTCATTATCATAATCCACGTTTACGGTAGCATAGATACCGTCTGGTTTAAGACCGATGATATTGTCGTTATCCTGTGTTTCATCAGAATCCCCATGTGTTGAAATCTTGACCGCAGCCTTTAATTGCATACCGTTTGCGACGGGTTCATAAATCAAATCGATAGATTTTGAGCTGACAGGAATAAGGTTGTTTGACTTGAAATTGTCTTGGACAAACTTCGAAATGACAGATATTGCTTCTGCGATTGTTTTGGTATCACCAATAAGTTCATCTTTGACATCTGGTTCGTATGTCACTTGATTCTCTTTCTTATTAGAATCAAATGTTAAACCAGAAGAAGCTATTACACCTTTTAATGTCGCAATCGCCTTATTGATTTTATCGGTGTTGTTTTCCTGTATTGCATTAATATCGTCGACTCTTTCGTTTACCTGACCAATGTCAATAGTTGAGTAGCGTTCATCGCCAGCACCAATTGCCAAAATGACATTAGGGTATTCCTCGTCACCGTAGAAATATACCGTAGGTTCGCCGACAAGGTTCGTCGGCATGAACTTTTTGTCGATATACTTCATAGCGGATTGACGGTCTGAGAAGACTTCCTTATGTGAACGTATTTGTAATCTATATTCAGTGTTCATTATATTTTAAGTCTATTTCATTATATTAAATATCACCAAAATTCAGAGAAAATTGAATCTTTATGTCATTTTCTCCTCCTTTGCTTTTGAGCGTCAGCACTCCATTCTCAGCATCAAAAGAAGAACCATCTTTTACTATGAGTTGGGCATCTATCTTATCAATGTTACCTTGAAGCAGATTATCATCATTGATACGATTTTCCGTTTCTTTCGCTATTGCCTCTTCTCTTGCTTTTCTTTCCTCTTCGATAGCGGCTTTTACCTCATCAAACTCATGCTCTGAATTCTCAACATGCTCGACGAATTTTTCCGTCAAATCATCGAGATTATGACTGACAGCATCTATATTCGCTTGAAGAACCTCATCAGCACTAGTTCTCGCCTCAATTTCACTATCCAGACGTTTTGATATTTCGTTAGCAAATTCAGAGTTCTTTTGTATCAGATCAGCTAATTCATTATCTTTTTCTTCACGTGCAGCAGCTTCTTCCGAAATCTTATTACCAAGCTCTTTATCTGCATTATCACGGGCTTCAGCCTCTTTATCAATGTTTTCCTGAAGTACCTTATCACCGTTTTCACGGTTCTCAACCTCTGCGGCAATAGCACCGTTGATTGTATTGATACTTGTCGTGATGACATTATTTATCTGTTCAAAGGCTTTCGCTGTCTCTTGCCCAAAATCGCTCAATGTATCGTTGACATGTTTTACCGTCTCGTTAGTGGAATCTATTCTACCATCAAGTCTTTCAATATCTGAAATTCTATCGGCCGTCTCGGATGCTATTTTTGCATCCAGTTCATTATCACGATTGACAGAACGTTCAATCTCAGACATAAGATTTTTCTCGATTTCGTTCTCTTTTGCAATCGCTCTGGTTGTCTCATTATTGATTTGTTCTTGCAATTCATCTATTGCAGGAGTAATGTCTGCCATGACTTTTTCGTAAATGGCATATGATGTGGAAACTAAATCACCCTTTACGATGCGGTATTCAATGCTGTTACAGCCATTAGGTGCTTGTTCAATAACAACGCTCTCACCTTCTGAAATCTCATTCTTCAACCATTTTCTGCCATCCCACTCATTCAAGAAATATTTCTTTGTATATGTAATACCCATTCCGTCGTTAGGAATAACAGGGTTATAACATTTGTTTGACAATGCTATATTAACAGATGTCCAAATAGCCTTACCTTTCTTCTGAGAGGGCATCAAAACCGTTGAATAAGGCATACCAAGAATATTCTCTCTTTCGAAATAGTTATCACCGTTATAATCCTTTACCAAACGTAAGGACAAATTGTATTTAGTAGATATAATATCTTGATATACGGTAGATTTATTATATTCAAATCTTTTGGTATAAGCGTTTGAATATTGTTTGTTACTTGCCGTCCAGAACCATGCTCTTTCAAGGAAATATCCGAATTGACAACCGTCATCTGTATAACCAGCAGGAGTTATTCCGAAGCCATATTTATCTATTCCCCTATTAGGATGGAAAGAAGGTTTATGTTGACAACTTCCATATTCGCCGCAATGAGTGGGAGAACAGATATTATGATGCCCACATGCACATGTATTAGTACCACAACAGTTATTACCCTCACCATAATCGATACAAGTGTTACCACTATCACAAGATCCTTCTAATTTCCAATAATTCTTGGATTTAAGGAACTTACCAGCATATTTACCAAAATATCTATTGCAAGTCGCAGATGCATGATCCTTATTCTCGTCACAAGGCTCGATTGCATTCAGCATATCATCCCAATCTTCTTTTGTTGGTATACGCCACGGGGAATTGCAAGCAACCAAATCACATGCAATTTTCTTAACACCGTCATAGTTATACAGAAATCCATACTCACTAATATTCTCAATGGTAAGATATCTATCACCAGGCATTACATGCTCCTTAACTGGAAGTGTTTCACATCTTGTAGTATCAATTACCTTTTTGACAGGGCGATACATACCAGTCTTATATGACTGTGATATACCGATAGGGTTAGACGGTTTTCCATCACCATGAACAGTACCGTCTGTTGCTACCGCTTCGCCAGTGTTATATGAAGTGGCAAAACCAGTAATCGTCTGTACCACACCGTTTCTTTTAATATAAAGAACACCTTGGGTCGTATCAAAATCAAATGAGATATCCTTAGTAAAATCAGCGAATGCATTCTGTGAAGAAATGGTATTACCATTCATCAATGTAATGACAAGCGCATCACCATTAACATTCACCGACTTTATATCACGTCCTTCAAGAGTGAAAAAGTTGGAGTCAATCTCATATCCGTCTAACCCACAGTTTTTAGTTATATCTCCCTCGTAAGGGGAAGTCAATCTAAAATATGTTAAACCTTTACTCATCGTTCACATTATTATTTAATTATAAATATTGTATTAGTTTTCAGAATTTTTCAAAATTTATGTTTTCTTTCAGTTCTGTCATGTTTAAGATACAATTATAAATCTTAAAACTTTTAACATATCCGATAAACGTACCAGCAAACTCTTTCTCTAATGGAAGAACGTATTCTGGTAGTTTTCTGTAATTTAGGTAGATGACATCACACAGTCCTTGAGTACCTCCACCTATTGATATATTATAAGGAACACCTATTTGTTTATCCCTTAAATCATTTAATCCTCTTAATTCAATAATTGGAAGTTTCTTGGAAATCAAGCATAATTTACCATTAACATAAAAATAAATTCTCATATTATCATTATCGATAGGAACTATTTTTACATGAATATCGTACCATGTGTCATTACAGATAATTCCATCGATTGAGAACTCCGTTTCTATTTTATAATTTTTCGTATCACTTTCACAATCTCTAACAAGATACTTATAACCAATAGATCCGTTATCTTTTATCTGAAAGGATAAAGCATTTTTAAAGATATCATCAAGGACATCGTATTTCTTGGATTTATCTTTCAACAAGGCATCAATACTGTTAACGTTATATCCGTTTTTAGTACGATTAAATAACATAAAATAATTCTCTTCATCTGGTATCTTAATATCACTCATAACATATTCATCGTTATTATTCCAAGTATCGACATTAAAACCATCTTTAGTGCGATTAAAAAATATGAATTTGTTATCTGTTTTTATTTCAAATATATTTGGTTGTGTGAAATCATATCCTTCAGAAGTCTTTATTATTTCTTTCTCGTCAATATGTTTATCTTCTTTATAATATCCGTCATTGCTATAATTGTTACAAATATTACAATCAGTACTTTCGTATCCTTCCTTAGCATAACCATCGGAAAAATAAGTATTATTACAACCACTAATCTCCTTATCAGAAAGATAAGTATCTGAGAAATAACCATCACGGTTGTATAAGTTTATATATTGTTTGAAATATCCATCATTAAGACTATCATTAGAATCGGTATCATATTCCGAATTAACATAGCCATCAATAAAATAAGAATTATTTGATTTCTTCTTTTCTATTTCTGTATTATAATTTACCCACCATTTGTTCTCGGCCCTTGTACCAATATAAAAGAATATACCCTTGTTATTAGTATATCTACCGTTCAATAATGGAAATTTATTATTCTCATTCTTATCAAATTCAGATTTGTTTACAACAAATTCAAAACAGATGCCATTATCAAGTTTATCAGGCAATATATGATAGTCAAAACCACTCAATTTAAAGAAACCCTGATAAAAGCCTCCATTTAACTTCAAGCATGTGATATCATCCTTAACTACGACATCGGAAGAATAATCATAAATCATATTGTTTCCATATACTTTTTTCATCATCAACCGCATGTCACCACTTTCAATAACAAGTTTTGAATTCGTAAACAATTGATAGAATTTTTCATTACTTATACGGTCTTTGGAATATTCAATAACACCATTGTCAACACCAGTATACCCGATATAGTTAGTTTCAACACCGTTATTTATTGATTCATTCCATTTATAATCCTTAATACTATACAGCTTGTCAAACCATACACAATCAGGATTGTTTATATCAATATATGATATAAGGCATCTTGTTTGAAGTCCACTGTTTATCGTACTATCATATGATATATCTGTATTCGGACAAAAATCCCAATATTCATCATAAGAAAGCCGAAAATCTATCGGATTATTATAATTTTTTATAATATTGCTCATCTAAACGAAACGTTGAAATCATTTATAATCATAAATATAAGTTTTGTTGCCTATTTATCTTTAAAAGTCATTATAAAAATGAGAAACAATGTCACTATAAAACTCACAGAAAGACAGCTGAAAGAAGCTGGAGAAGAGGCATTCAAATACTTAACATCTTACGACATAAAACCAAACAACGGTAATACCGAAGTGTCCGTCAATGGAAAAATAGGGCAAAGCGAGTTTGGAAAAGCGGTCACGACAAATAAATTTGCTTCCATGAGGACATCTCAAGGCTATAATAGATATGGGGCAATGGGAAATACGTTCACACGGGGAATGATGGAAATGGACGACAAGAACAATGACGGCATAGACGATTTCTACAACAACGATGAAATGGATATACTAAGCAATGGTGACGAAACAGATAATCTTGAAGGTATATCAGCTACGCTTGACAGTCGAACGGAAATGCTGATAGATCAGATAAAAAAATTTCCGCCGAAAAAACAAGCGATAGTTCTCAACAAAATACTTGAAAATATCGACTTGTCTGGTATAACATACAGTTGGAGAAAGGAATTAATAAAAAAATTAAGTATTTCAGGAAAATAAAATGATACACTTCGTTAATGAGAGCAATGAACTAAAGAATCGTAAGTTCCCGATACCAGATGGTGTCAGAAAAAAACTTACGGCAATAAAATACAATTATAACGGTGACAAAAATATGATAGGCTACAAACGTCTTTGCAACATACTTGATATGGACGGCATAAAATACTCCGAAATGAAGAGACTTAAAAATTTTTTTGATAACTATGAAGGTAGTGACAAATCAATGGAGTATATACTGAATGGCGGAGAGCCGATGAAGTTATGGGTAACTAATACGCTGTACACAGCAACAAAATCCGTACATGATTACAAACAAGCCAAGAAAGACGCAGGTATCAAGAATGCTTTTATCAAACCCCACAATAAGGAAAGACAAATCAGAAAGAACAAACCGTCACAAGCGAAATTTCAAACAAGTAATGCATCAAACTCCGTTCTGAACAATAACATGATAAAATATGAAAATATGATTAGAAAAATGTCATCATTAAATGAAAGTGATATAATGTCATTTATACCAAAAAAAGTATTCAAGCAAGTACAGAAGCTCAATGATGATATAGCTAAACAAAAGGCATATATGGGAACAGAATATTGCCTCATGGAAAGAGATGGACACGATTATTCTCTATCACCTATTATTATCAATGAAAAAGGTGAGATGGAATATGACTTGGAATATGACGACTATAAAAAAACACATTACCATGAGACAATCCAATTGGTAAGGGTATACGAAGGAGAGACATGGTTTGACGAAGATGAATACTCAGATTATATGAAACATTATAAATCTGATTTAAAACGTGCTTTGAAATTCTTCAAGGATTACGGTGCAAAAGAAAGTGATTACGATGAAGACGGAGAAGACAGAGTGTTGAATCGGATAAACAATGAATCCAAACGTGGAATAACTGTAATAATTACAGAAAAACAATTGAAAGGTATACTCTCTTGAATAACATTGCTATGACAAAAGAAAGAAAATGTGAACTTTTTATTAAGAAATCAAAGTTGATAGTATCTAATTTTAATGAAATACATTGAAAATCAGTTCTTAATCGTAATGATTAATGGGTGTACTACAACACCCTCTATTCCATTTGTGCCGAACACAGTTGGAACTGCTTTCTTCATTATGTTATAACTACCGTTGATGTCAGCATTGATAAGTCTGCCATCGCAAGCCTTAAACAAACCACGCTTTATACGCTTGCCAACATACTCATCATGCTTTTCAATGCTCTCACCATCCAGAAAACTGCACTTGCTAGTGTAAGCCTCATCAATTAAACGGACTGATATACCCACCCTTTCGCATTTATAAGTCAACATACTTATAAATCTACTGTGAGGAATATTTACAAAATTCTGATTATTGGCACTGCCAATGTTACTGCCTTGCTTCCAATTATCGTTCTTTCCGATAATCAAGCACCTAACATCTTCATCGCACATCTTATTCACTATAAGATTACTAGCCTTATGAAGATAATCATTAATCTTGTTAGTGCGTTTATTCGTCAATCTCTTAAGCCTATGGCTACTCTTCTTATTGTTTTGGACAAGTTTGCTCTTATAATGAGACAATTTCTTGTTATAGAATTGGTTGATGGATTTCAACGGTTTGCCATTAATGATAAATGGGGTGTAACCACGCTTGTTACAAGTGACAGCAGCCAAGTTGTTTACTCCCAAGTCAACTGAGAAATACGTTCTGTTTGACTTGAGGCGTTCAACGTCATCTATTTCATAAATGACCTCGATTGTATATGAATCTAGGCAAGGTATGATTCTGACACAGTTTATCTTATTGAACTCGTTTACCTTGGTATAGAACTCAATATTGCATTGCGACAGTTTTATCTTATGTGCCTTATCATATACTTTCTTTGATATTGCTTGGTTGGTGAAAGTAGTCACAAACCTACCGTTGGTTTTGTTAAGGAACTTGGGTTCACCCACATGGCTTTGCTTTTTGGATTTGATTAGAGCGAAATAAGATTTCCATATGGATGAGACATTCCTTAGTGTTTGTTGTACCACCTTCGGTGGCAACAACTTATAACACTCTTCATGTTTAATTACATTGTATAAATTGTTAAGAGTATCATAGGATTTGTTATTGATATAATCTTGTTTAATCAAGAACATTGAACGGTTGTATATGTTTTTTGAGTTAAAGCATAGTTTATCGCATTCCTTGTACAAGGAATGGTTCAAGTTTATTATATGTTTTTCACTCAATTGCATATTACCTTCTGTTTAGTCCTTTAATTTATATATAAATATATGTATTAATACAAAAGTATTGATTTTTTTATAAAAAATTTAATAATAATGAAAAAATTCTTTATGAAACACTGTATTTCATGTTAAAACGTAAATGAATATCAATACAGATCAAATTATTGACACATTAAACGAAAATTGAAATATTTATATAAAAATAATACTATAAAATAATATAACCATGCAATCCTGTTTAGAGAAATATTCTATTGATGAGAGACATACTGAGCTTGTCAGAAACGATTATACAAGATATGACGAGTATAGCGCAACTCATAAGGATGCGTTAGCGACTGGTGACAAACGAGGAAAAGGTACAAATCATGGTGGTCATACATTTTGGCTTCCCAATTGTAACGGTGCATTAGGTGTATTCAACTACAGCAACTTCGATACAAGCCCCAATAGTGGAGCAGGTAATGATGCCGACAACGAAGCAAGAAACATCGCAATGGTGAGAAGTCTTTATAATTATGACAAGCAATATTCAGCAAGATTAGTTGATACAAGTCTTAATGTGATAGAAGGACAATACCGTGTACCTTAATTATGAGGAAGAAAATCAACACAGAAGAATTCATCAAAAAATCACGGCATGTTCATAAAGGGAAATATACCTACGAACATGCTGTTTATGTCAACAATCATACTCATATTCAAATAACTTGCCCGAAACACGGGATATTTAAACAAACGCCAAATAACCATTTAAGTGGTCAAGGATGTCCAAAATGCAAATACGAAGAACAATCAGCAAAAGCAAGAAAAGATTTTGATAATGTTATTTCAACTTTTAAAAAAGTGCATAATAACAAATATGATTATTCAAAAGTTGAATATATCAATAACCACACAAAGATTTGCGTCATTTGTCCCGTACATGGAAAATTCTATCAGACACCGAAACAGCATTCACGTGGACAGGGTTGTCCACAATGTGCCATAGACAAACGAACAATTAAAAATAAAAAGAACAAACGTGCAAAAAGAAAATTCAACACTGAATCTTACATTGTCGAAGCAAAAAGGACGCATGGAAACAAATATGTGTATAATAAAACAGAATATAAGAGGCTAAAAGATAAAATAACTGTAACATGTCCTATTCATGGTGACTTTGAAATCTCAGCAGAAAAACATCTCTTGGGAAGAGGATGCAAAGAATGCCTAAAATCACACCTTTCTGATAAGTTTAGAAAATCAAACGCAGACTTCATCAAAGAAGCAAAATTAGTACACAGGAATAGATATAATTATGACAAAACCGAATACAAAGGAGCAGATAAACCAGTGACTATAATATGCCCTACACATGGAGAATTTATCCAAATTGCAAAATCTCATTTACAAGGACACGGATGCAGCAAATGCCTAAAAAGCCATTTAGAAGAAAATGTAGAAAAAATATTGACAAACAGAGGTGTTAGTTTTATATACGAATATCGTCCTCATTGGCTAAAGAAGTACAAAAATGGACAATCAATAGACTTTTATCTTCCAGAGTACAACACGGCGATAGAGTGCCAAGGAATACAACACTTCGAACCAGTAGAACACTTTGGTGGAGAAAAAACATTAATTTTGATAAAAGAAAGAGATAAAAGGAAATTTTTATCATGCAAAAACAATGGAATTAACTTGGAATACATTATTTATAATGAGAACGTAGAGAATAGAATAAATGAAATATTGGAAAAAATTAATAAGGGAGAATAAGATATTATTATCAGAATCAGTGTCGATTAGTTCAATAAACGACGCAATAGATACTCATAGACGTATTATAATCAATTATCATACGAAAGGAGAGGATATTGCGACTGGAGCAAGAATAATTGAGGTATATGCATATGGTTTGACAAAAGCAGGAAACATGGTTATAAGAAGTTTTCAGCCATACGGTGATACAACTTCAAGAGTGCCGTCATGGAAGTTTTTCAGACTAGATAGAATATCTTATTGGAAACCAACGAACCAGTATTTCACCGAACCTGCGGATGAGCATTATCAAGGTATTGGTAATTTCAATCCTAATGGCGACAAGACAATGAGTGTAGTATACAAGATAGCAAAATTTAATAATTCAAGCGATGCTATATCACCAGTACAGCCGTCATCGCCTAAGTTGAAGATAGATAATAATATAGATATATTCAAAACCGATACGGAGAAAAGAATGCAACGGTTAAGACAACAATTAAATAATCCAATTAAATTATCAGATATAAAGACAAAACAGGGTTTCAAACGTTATGACAATAACAACGATGCTACCAAACAATCTGGGCCTAAAATGAAAACAACACCTATACAACAGAATCAAAACAACATAGAGCCAGAAACCGTCAAAATAGATGATTTGAAAAAACAATTGGACAACAATGCGTTGCAACAACCAAAAGATAATCTCTTCAAAACCGACACGGAAAGAAATATGGAAAAATTACGTCAACAATTACAAAATCCAAGAAGAATCGATTTGAGTAAGACACCAAAGAGATGATTGATTTTGTTATACCACATCCATATATTGATATAAACAATAAAACTGAATAATATGACACTCGAAGAAAAGCTGGCACTTTCAAAAGAACAGCAACACAAAATAGAAAAAGGAATAAAAAGCATTACAAGTTCTCCATCGAAGAAGAAACCGTCAACAATGGTAGGAAGTGTAGAGGATTTGGATAGTGCAGTATTTGGAGAAGTACAGAAGTCCGATAGCGGATATGATGCCAAAGAAGAAATGAAACGCATACAGGAAAGATATGAAAAAGGGGCTAAGATTAATGTTGATTATGGAAATACAAAAATCCCTAAACAGATAATACAATCAATAATACAAAATCCCCTTGATATGCCATCGGTAGATCCAAAAATGGACGCATTCACTGAAAAATTGAAAATGTCATTACCAGAAAGCATAAACCGTTCTTACGAGATACAATCCAGACTTGAAAAACAAGATGAGAAACAAACGCCGTTAGTAACTGAAACAAAAACATCATCGATAGATTATGAAATGATAAAACTTATTGTTGAAAACGCCATCAGTAAGAAAATGGAAGAAATAAAAAACACACTTCTTACAGAGAGCCAGAATCATTTAAATCAATCTCCTTCATTAAAGGCTATGAAACTTGGCGAAAAATTTCTTTTCCTTGACGGGGACAATAACGTTTTCGAGTGCCAGATGAAATACATAGGAAAAAATAAGAAGAAAAAATAGACCTATTATTATAACAAAGTATAGTATCGTTGTTGTTGGGAAACAATGACGATATTTTTTATTGTTTCACATAATTTAATTTGTTATATTATAGGTTATTTAGTATATTTGCACAAATAATATTTATAATGTATTAAATTATGTCATTTTCACAAATACCAGTCTTTCTAAGACACGGGATGGATGAACGTCCTATCAGATATGAATACGAGAAGCTAACACTTGATTTTGAGAACCAATCCGATAATCCTAATCCAGAGTACGCTAACGATGGTGACAGCGGCTTTGATTTAAGAGCATGGATAACGGAAAACGACAATTTGTCAAAGTTGAATAAAACAGAAAACAAGTATCAGATTACATTGAAACCTATGGAAAGAAGACTGATACACACTGGACTTTATTTTAACTTACCATTACATACAGAAATACAGGTACGCTCACGGAGTGGAATTTCCTTGAGAGAGGGGTTAGTGGTTTTGAATTCACCAGGAACAGTTGATGGAAACTACACAAATGAAGTTGGAATTATTATCATTAACCTTTCCAAGAAGGATATTACGATAACATCTGGCGATAGAATCGCACAAGGCGTATTAATGCCAGTATACTGCAAGGAACTTGTAAATTTACACCAAGTAGATAAGGTAAAAGAAAACAATAGTAGAAATAAAAACGGTATCGGTAGTACAGGTATCAAATAGAATTTAAAAATTATGTTATTAGATAAAGTTTTATATTCTTATAACGACATTATGATAATGCCGTCTAAAATAAGTGACGTGGTGAGCAGAACACAATGTATTCCATATGATGAAAACGGTATGCTTCCGATATTTACCTCACCAATGAGTACAATAATCGATGAGAAAAATTATCAGTTGTTTAAAGACAACAATATATATCCAATTCTTCCAAGAAATATCGATATACAGACACGAAGACAATTCTTATATAACGGAGAATGGGTTGCATATTCATTGAACAGTTTCCACGAGACTTTTTGCAATGAATATGATAGTAAAAAATACACAAACAAGGTTAGAGTTGTAATAGATGTCGCTAATGGTCATATGAAGAATCTGTACGATAGTGTTAAATATGCAAAAGAACTTCACGGCGATAATCTTGTAATAATGACTGGCAATATAGCAAACCCTTATACATATATTAATGCTTATGAGGCTGGTGTCGATTATATACGATGTTCAATCGGTGCTGGATCTGGCTGTATAACATCAACACAAGTTGGAATACACTATGGAGTAGCATCATTGATAAATAATATTTATAGAGTTAAAAAAGAATTACAAAGAACAAGTGATATTGAAGGAAAAAAACTTCCATATATAGTCGCTGATGGTGGAATAAGAGGTTATTCAGACGTTATAAAAGCATTGGCATTAGGTGCTGACTATGTTATGATAGGTAGTCTATTTGCTCAAATGAAGGAAAGTTGTGCTAAAACAATAATAACAAAAGAAGGTAAACGCAAGGTATTCTATGGAATGGCATCATACGACGGTCAAAAAGATTTAAGAGTAGAAGAAACAAAAGTCCCTGAAGGAACAGTAAAATATCTTCCTCCTATCGGAAGCGTATGCGTATGGAAGACAAAAATGGAGTCATATCTTAAATCAGCAATGAGTTATACTAATGTAAAAGATTTACAACATTTCTGTCCAGAATTCGTGGATTGTGTGGTTGTATCCAAATCAGTACAAGATTCAATTAATAAAACAGAATTTTAACCTATTAAGCATCCTAACATAAAGGATGCTTTTTTGTTTAAATATTGAAAATAAGATATGCCGATACTATCTTCATATTAAATCAATATTTTATAATGGGAAACTTAAAGAATAAAGTTAGCGGAGTCATCACGGGATTGATGATAGGAATGAAAAAAACCGAAGAGGATATGTTTACCCAATTAGGTGGAAGTACAGCAGCTGATTCTACTATCGGACAAGAAGCCGCAAGCAGTCGTGTATCGCAAGCATTATTAAAAGGAGAACTTACCCAAGAGGTAAAAGAATTAAGATATCGAACATATACCGTTGATAGAGAGGCAAAAAAATATGAATATTTTTCTCCTACTCTCGCCAAGAAGAGAGATAATAAATTTGACAGTAAGTTTGTGAAATATGAGAATTCAGACAACCTTGATATTGTGACAATACAGCCAAACGAACGGAATGTAAGCTCAATTAATGAAACGTTACAGAATGCAATATATAAAGATGATAAGACATTATTTGTTGAATCAGACAAATCCTACACGATAAAGATAAAAAGAGAGTATCCGTTTCCGAGATACAAAATAGAGGAATTCACAAAGAGATTTGCCGTGTTTAAGACAGCCAAGACAAACATATATCGCATAGACTTGTACGTTACCAAATATCCTGACGATAAGGTTTTTATTTCTAAAGGTTTCGTCAGAGAGATAGAGAAAATCAAACAAGAAAACATCAAGTCTGATGTAACAGACATCACAGGTCTGTCATTCACAACACTTCATGCTTATAAAATGGATGATATGATTGAATTTGAATTTGATAACATGTCATTTGAGGACATCATAGAATTCGATGGTTATTATATCGTCCGCTATAACGCCAATGTCATTAAGAATGGAAAGGATATGATAGAACAGTTCTACAATGAAGAAATGGCAAACAAGTACAAGACACATGAGAAAAAAGAACTTGTATTGGATTTAACAGACAATTTTACCCAAACATATGTATGTGAGAGATGTGGAAAACAGATTTTATATGATGCATCGTCAGTAGATATGCTAAACCCAACACAGGGAAAAGATATTAATGATGAAGACGAGGATAATGAAAACAATGACACCACGGAGTATATGGATATACAAATAGCAGAACAGACATATGGAAAAAAACTTTGCCGAAAATGCCTTGAACAATATATTAACGAGCAAAATGAAATAAATAATTTAAAATAGAACAGCAATGGAGAAATATGCTTTCTTAATGATAAAATATAAAACACCTTGTTTCATTAAAGATATCTGGAAAAACCTCAGCGAAGACGACTTGTATCGGGATGACACCGACAGTCGTTTCAACTACGGTTTGGAAAAAGACACTCATGTGACAGTAGTTCCATGTATGAATAACGATATCAACATCAACGTTATAAAATCTATGCTCAAACCATTAGATGAATACAAAATATATCTTACAAACATCTCTAAATTCGACAATGACAAGTATGACGTATTAAAATGCGATGTTGCATCAATACCATTATTCAATACCAACTCTGACATACTGAATAAATTTGAAACTCATAGTGATTATAAAGAATACCATCCACATGTCACCATCGCATACACAAAGAAAGGTGTTGCAGATAAATTCACGAAAGATACCCTAGACAAACTCATCATGCTCGAACCAGAATGTTTTTGGTTTTCTTACTATGATAAAGATGATAATGAAAAGGAAATAACATGGAAATGACTTGATTTAAGTCATAGATTTAAATATTATAAATATTTGTTAAAGCAATAAATTAATGTTGAACATAATGGAAATCTTGGAAAGTATAGGAAAAGAAGAGCGTTCTATAATAGTAACATTACCTTCAAATATACAATGGAAAGACTATGAAAAAGAACTCTCCAAAGTTGAAGACGGAAGATACACCTTAAACTTCAAGGTCCACAACTTTCCGAAAGGGATAACAAAGGGAAGCAGATGTTATATTTGTCATCAAGGTTATGTGATAGGATGGATGGAAATTGTAGGTTTTTCCGAGAAGAGTTTTACATGTACAACAACTGGTAAACCGTGGAAAGGAAAATTTGTTGAACGAAGTGGAAAATTTCATTACATTAATGATAAAATACCCTATAGAGGTTTCCAAGGATTTAGATATTTCAACATAAATGATTACATCAATAACGATTAATTTTACGACAAATGAATAAGGTGAATATATTGGATATGTACATGCGACAATTGGAGGAAGATAAACAATCCGAAAATAACGATATTGCAAAGAATGATGGTGAAGACTTTGTTAACACCGCTATCGATGACTCAACATACGACATGTATGTTACAAGACTTAATGAACTTAGAAACGACTCGAACGATATGGCGAATAAGTTCAGAGCAGAATACCCTTCAATTTCAGACAAAACGATGGAAGAACAGGGTATGATAAAACAATCCAATGGGAGTGTTACAATAATTAGAGCAATATGCCCCAAATGCGGTGGAGTACTTCATTGCGAGTGCAAACCTTTTTATAACCCATATTCACGAGAGCATATTATAAAGCACAAATGCAAATGTGGATTTAAGGCAAATCTTGAGCGTGTCTATCCAAGATACATTATTAAGGATGAAAATAACATTGTTAAAGAATTACATGAAGAGTTATGAGAATCGCTATTGATATAAATGATGTGATTAGAGACAATCTTACACAATTCAAAAATTGCTACAATAAATTCGTTGATGATGATTTTGACATAAAAACAGAGGATATAAAATCTTTTGATTTGTCTAACGTTTTTCCATTCTCAACAAAAAAAGAGTTTAATGATTTCAAATACAATGATTATGCATATGAATTGTTCGCAAGAGCAGAGCCTATGGATAAGATGTTGCCGTATAAGTTCAATGATTGGCTTCAGAATACAATGAGAGATTTTGACAAAGAACAAACACCAGAGATATTTTTGTTCAGTCCGCTTGAGATGGGTCTTACAATACAAGCAACGTATTCATTCCTTTCCAAGATAGGATGTCGTTGTCGTGAGATGCTATTTCCCATAGATTCATACAAAGTATGGGATAAATGTGATATTATGATTACAGCAAACCCCAATCTTTTAACAAACGTGCCAGAAGGAAAAATCGCAATTAGAATACAGTCACCATATAATATGGATGGTATCAATTGTAAATATACATTTAGCTCTTTAATGGATGTAATGAATGATAAAGATGAGACATTAAATAAAATGATAACTGGCAAATGTAATGAGTAACGAATATTTTGAATTCAACGGTTCATACTATTATGTGAATATGAACAAATTCATGGAATTCGTTTCATCAAGCACATCAGATGAACGGGATACAAACACCACTATTACCCAAGTATTCGCCGAAACATCTGATGTTGATGACGATTTCGAAGAAGAAGACACTTCTCCATATAAGGACAAATCTATTGGAAATGATTTCAGAGCGGTAAGTAAGGAAATAACCGAAAGCAAATCAAGTTATAATGCCGTTTTCAATAATGTCAGATACGATCTAGCAAGAATATTTCTAAATACATTGCTTACGCCATTATTCTCTCAAAATGGAGAACCATGTAAGTTTGAAAACGAACAAGATTTGCTATTAGGACATAAGATAGCGTTTAATACATTATTACATCATGGCATAATCGAAGAAATAAAATGATAAATCTATAAAAATGAGTGACAAGAATACAGTTATAGAGCGTATAGATAACGCAATAAAATCCATTAAAGAAAAACATTGTACATTCCATTTCTTTGTAGTAAACTCTAACAACATACCGAATGGAAGTATGTCTTATATATATCAAATGGCAAAGTATCTACATAATACTGGATATAATGTAAAAATGATATATCAGCTGCCTAATGAGTATACAAGAGAGGAGTTAGAAGAGTTGAACAAAAAAGAAGAATATGTAGACGAAAGTCGAATTTTTCACGAGGCGAGTGAATGGATGGGAGAAGAATACAGCGGATTACCGCATTTAAATATTTCAAAAGAAGAATGGATGGTATCTCCGTCCGATTTCCTTTTCATCCCTGAAGTCTTTTCAAGTTTAATGTTCGAGACATACAAACACAACATACCATGTAAAAGATATGTGATACTTCAAAACTATAATCTCGTCAGTGAGTTTATACCCTTGGGAGTACAATGGTCTAATTATGGTATATTCGATGCAATATGCTCAACAGAAATGCAGTCAGAACGTATAAAGAGCGTATTCCCGTATATAAAAACCAAAGTGCTGAATCCATATATTGATGACTGTTTCAGAGAAGGTATCACGCCTCAGAATCTTATTGTGAATATTATCGCAAAGAACCAAAGTGACGTACATAAAATTGTAAAGCCATTCTATTGGAAGTACCCTATCTATAAGTTTGTATCGTTTAGAGATCTAAGAAATTTTCCACGTCATGATTACGCTGAAATGCTTAAGTCAAGTGCAATCACTGTATGGGTAGATACAGATTCACAATTTGGTTATTCACCATTGGAAGCCATGAGGTGTGGTAATATTGTTATCGGAAAGATGACAGAAACAATTCCCGAATGGGCAACAGACGGAGATACATTGTATGATAATATGATATGGTTCAATAATATCAACGATGTACACAAAATGTTGGCATCCGTTATCGGATCATGGATGAGAGATGAAATACCTGAAGAGCTGACAAATGCGGTAAAGGAAACAAATAAAAAATATCGCTTTGAAAATTGGAGAGAAGACGCTGATAACACATTCCAAAAAATCATCGATGATAGAATTAAAGAACTGGAAGAGACAAAAATAATCGCTAAAAATTCTAATGACAATGAATGATATTACAATTATAGTACCAGTACATAAAATTAACGATGACTTCAAAAAATATTTTTCAAAAGCATTGAGAAGCATTGCAAACAATACAAAAACTTATAGCGGTAAACTATATACCATGATAGTCTGTCCGACGGATATAGCCGAAGCACTGTCAAAGATTTCAAAAGATATTGCCAAAGAGATAGGATATAATGACATTTCCATATACATCAATACTGGTAAAACAGATTTTTGTAGTCAGATAAACGCAGCCGTCAGCAACGTCAATACTGACATGTTCTCAATCCTTGAATACGATGACGAATACGCAAGCAATTGGTTTAGTATGTTAAGTAAATATTACTACACAAACGAAGATGTAAGTTTATTTTTACCTATCAATGTACAATATAATGAAGATAGAACAAAATGGCAATTTTGTAACGAGATAGTATGGGCATCATCGTTTTCGAATGAACTAGGCTTTATAGATTTCGATTGTTTACAAAATTGTTCCACATTCAATCTAACTGGAGGTGTCTTTAACACACAAGATTTCATTAGAATTGGAATGCTTAAACCATCTATTAAAATAGCCTTCAACTATGAATTCTTATTAAGATTAACAAATACGAAACTAAAGGCATTTGTTGTTCCAAAGGAAGGTTATTCGCATGTCGTCGGTAGAAAAGAGAGTCTTACAGAGATATATAGTCAGACTATTGTTGATGAAGAGATAGGAAAATGGTTCGAACTTGCGATGAGAGAATACTCTTACAATGAAGACCGAAACAAGGATATTGTAAGAGACAACACAGAAGAGATAAAATAATAAGTTATGGTGAAAGTAATCAATGTCTTTAGAGAACACGGAAACGATAGTGGTTGAAAAAACACCCAAGAAAAGAGGGAGGAAACCTGGTAAGAATCGGAAGGGATATTTCTACGAAGAAGAGGAAGAAGCATTCAAGAGATATATTTCAAGTACTGATCAAACGGAAAGAAATAAACTTTTTAATGAAAAACTTCTTCCCGCTTTCACCAAAATGATAGAATCTATCATTAGACGATATGATTTATTTACTCCATCTGAAGATTTTAGTGACACGTTCTATGACACATTGTCTTTCTTGATAACGAAAGTGAATAATTTCGATGTCACAAAAGGATATAAAGTATATTCATATTGTGGCACAATATGCAAGAACTATCTGATACTCAAGCGCACACAAACAATGAAACAACGTGATAAGCTATATCCTTATGATGAAGTATATATGGAGAATATAAAAAAAGATGATAAGGATGCTTCATCATTCCTTGAATATGATCTAAATACGGAACTTATTAGTAGAATGATAGAGAAACTTCAGTTTATGGTGAGTGACGAAAACAAAAACGAAATATCAAACAATGAAAGAAATGTAGGTTATGCGTTATTGGAAATACTGATGAATTGGGAAGAACTTTTCAAAAGAATGGGAAGTGATAAATTCAACAAAACATCGGTATTGTACTTCATAAAAGAATACACATCATTAAACACTACTGAGGTAAGGGAGGCTATTAAGATGTTCAAGAATCTGTATTATAGCATCAAGGAAAATATACTATCTGAATAATTATAAGTAACAATAATGACAAATATTTAATAGATGATTCCTGTTAAGAGATATAAAGTCAAACTGAATTCAGCCGAAAAGATTGAAGAGTTGTTGCAAGAACTTTACAACGAGGCATGTAAAAATATCGAGGAGATACAGATACAAATGAACAAATTAGCAAATTCTGTACAACTGAATGATGAGATTATGGATGCCAAAGCAAAGTACGCCAAAGCAATGAATGATTTCATTACGAATAAGGATAAGGCAATTGGCAGAAAAATGGATATCGCTAAGTTGATGGGAGAAATTCTTAAATACAACGGAAATGTAAAGAAAGCATCCGAAGACAGCGAAATGTTCAACAATTTCAATTGGACAGAATTGCAAGAAATGGCAGAAAAAGAAGACGATAAACAAAAAGAATACCGAATAAAGTAACATGGCAAACGTAAAGCAAGTAAAGGATGACGCATTGGCGATTATAAACGCAGCACTTACAATTTTGGATAAATTCCCAGATCTTGGAAGTGCCAACGTAGGTTTATCGGTAAACACATCGACAAACCCCTTTACTTTCTTAATGGATGCATTTAAAAATACGACAGGATATGATACGTTAATCAGGATACTATCCAACTTCATTGTTGTTGCGCTCGAACCATTGGAGTTGACAATAAAAGGAATCCTGTTATCAAATATTAAAAATCTTATTTCATGTTCAATTAATCCATTTATACCAGATGATTTATTACGAGATGGTATTGTATTTGATTTAAGACAACTTGATATAACAGATATGTTAAAAACATGTCCAATAGACCCTAAAATTGGGAAGTATTTTTACTTTGGATGCGACGAAATGACAATTGCCGATGAAACAAGAAATTCCAAAGATTTCAATGCGTTATTGTGGTACATGAAGAACAGAGCACTTAAACGTGAGGTATGGAACAACAAACGGGAAGAAGATGAGAGCAATGGAAAAAGACCATCAATTGATAAGAAGGATGAAAAAATAGATGGCGTAATAACATTGGAATACAATGAACGTGCCAGCACCATTAAGAATGCACAAGGAGGTGCAATGTCGATACAAACACCATTTAACAACAGTCTTCATGTCTTCATAGGTAATTCTGATGTAATGAATCCACCATCATATGAAAACATTGAAAATATAAACAATGAGATACAGTCCTTAAATGATGATATAAAATCAATTGAAAACGAAATTACACAAATAGAAGAAGACGAACAAAATGCATTAACTTCATTTGAAGAACAACATATAACACAAGAAGAGTACGAACAAAAAAGTAAAAGTTTGCAAGAACAAAAAGAAAACAAATATAAAGAAATTGACAATAAGACACAAGAAATAAAGTTTAAATCACAAGAATTACAAAACGCAAAATCTATTTTTAAACAATCATTATCGAGCAAACAATATAAAGACATTAAATTGAATTACTATTATCGTAAAACACTTATCGAATTCAACTATGATTATATCATGTCTTTAAAACTGTTTGATGCAAAAGTTGTAGCTGCTCAATTATTAGACCAATTAACAGGACTATTAAATATCGACTTATCACTATCATATGCAAGGCAGTTGATAAAGAACGAAACAATAAAAATGGTTCAGGACATTGTTGAAAGTGATGATACTGTCGTAAGTGATTGTTTCTTTAGTTTTTCAAACACCGATTACGATAAAATGCTACAGAAATCAGAACTTGTACGTAGTGGGTTATTCACGATTAATGGAGAGGAAAACAGCTCAGCAAGCATTGATCCTGCAAGCATTTTGGATAGTTTAAACGGTATAAACGCAAATGCGACACAAGAGGAGATTCTTTCGATTATCGAAGGCAGTCTTACAGAAATCAGCGGAACTATTTCCAATGTGAACTATGAAGAGAAAGGGAATGTCAATTTCGGTGTTAGAATGAACTTCATCGAAAATTTAATGAATCATTTAGCGTGCGTAATTACCTTTTCAGTATTATCCCCTAAACTCTATCTGTTAATACTTATCAATTTAAAGACGCTTGGCATGGAAACAAATTTTAATCTTAACGATTTTATCGCCATGTTCAAACAATTGATAGTCGCATTGATAAGGGGTATTAGAGATGCCTTGATACAATACCTAGTGGATGAATTAATGAAACTCTTATCGGATATTGCAGCAGCCGTGGCTGTTAAAATAAGTACGGAGCAAGCGTTGTATTACGCAAGGCTCATCAAGCGTTTGATATATTGTCTCAAAAGAAAGGATCAAACATTTGATTGGCAAATGGATGAGGTTAACCATGCTGATATTATCCAGGAAAATGAAGAACCTAAAAACGCAGAATGTTAACCATGTCCAAAAAATTGACAACTGAAGAATTTATACAAAGAGCGATAGAAGTTCATGGCGACAAATACATTTATGATAATGTTATTTATAAGGGAATACATGCGAAAGTTGAAATTATATGTCCGATACATGGTATATTTTACCAAGAGCCAAATAAACATATAAATCAGCAACAAGGTTGTCCCAAATGTAATGGAGGAGCACAGTCATCCAAGGAAGATTTTATCAATAAAGCATATAAAATTCATGGTAACAAATATTCTTACGAAAATTTCATTTATGTAAATAAGTATACTAAAGGAGAAATCCATTGTAAGGCTTGCAGTAAGAACTTTTTACAAACACCAGACAACCATATCAATTCAAGAAATGGTTGTCCTTTTTGTCGGCAAAGCAAAATGGAGAAATACGTAGAAAGATATTTATCAGATAATAAGGTATCATTTATATACCAAGCAAACAAGAACACGTTAGAATGGTTAAAAACCGAAAGAGGTAGTTTTAGTTTGGATTTCTTTTTTCCTCAGTTCAATATGGCAATAGAATGTCAAGGAGAACAGCATTTCAATATTCGAGAAAACGGTATCTTCACAGAAGATATTGTCACTAAAACGAAAGAAAGAGATAAGGAGAAGTTAAGAAGATGTGTTGAACATGGCATCATAATTGAATATATTAATTATAATGAAGATGTTATACACAAACTGAATAATATTTTAAGAAAATATACTGATGAGTTGGATTCAGACAATAGCAAAAGGTATTGAAAAAGCGTTTAGTACAGTAAGACCATCATTAAAGACAATACCACCATTGTTGCTTATATGCGAGTTATACAAAAGACCTGGACTGTCGGCGATAGCATTGACAAGTGCAATTATAAGACGTTTGCCAGAAGCAGGCATTGAAACAGGTGTTAACGCAGATGGTTCTGAAAATAAAATAAACCAGTTTGTTCGTATAATGTGTGAAGAAACAATAAAGGAGATAAAGGACAATGCAAGGGTTACATGTGTAATAGAGCCAGGAAGTGTAATTGGTACAGGAACTGGTAGTAATGCAGCAGGACCAGTTGTCGTTACAACAATAAACACTATGCTTGGAAAAACACTTGGGCTAATAGAATAACAAATTAAATTATCTTATACAATAATGATACATTTCAACATAAATACCGCAACTAATGCAGAGTTAAAAGATGAATGTACTAAATTGGAAAAAGCATATAAGGAAATTCAGCAAGATGTTGCAGAAAAGGCGAAAATAATGATAGAGTTATCGGAAGATTACAACAAGATAAAAGCTGTTTTGGATAAGAGGGAGGGGAAATTAGCGCAATGAACATGGATAAGGACGATATTATTGTAAGAATATGTGAGGTGTTATCAGTAGAAGATGATAACGCAGGTTTAAGAATCAAGGTAAGGATTGATCCTGACGATGGAAACATCAAATACATCGAAGATTTGCCATACGCATTCCCATTACTTCCCAAACTGTTGCACGTAAATCCAAAAGTAGGAGAATCCGTACTCGTAATATTAGGAACACAGGGTCAAGCAAGCGGAAACCGTTTCTTTATCGGACCTTTGATTTCTCAACCATATATGACAAATTATGATCCGTTCCGTTTTTCATCTAGGTGCTTATTAACAGGTAGACAAGTGGCAAAACCATTACCTAATCCGTCACGAAACCCTGCAAATGATGGAACATTACCAGAACATGACGATATTGCACTTCAAGGAAGACAAAATGCAGATGTCATACTAAAACCAAGTGAGATAAGGATGCGTTGTGGTTTTAAAAAAGAACCATTAGCAGAACCAAAAGATACCCTAGTATTCAACGACGTTGATATGGGTTACATACAGATGCGCTACAAACAAATGAAAGACAGAAAGGGTAACTCATTTTCAAGTGTCACAAATATAGTATCTGACAGAATAAACTTGTTGACACACGATTCTGTCAATTATTTCAACATGACAGACAATAAGTCTTTGATATCGGAAGAAACTTTGTTGGATATACTCGAAAAGGCGCATCCATTACCCTTTGGTGATGATCTAATGGATTTCCTATCAAAACTGATACGTATATTCAAGAATCACACCCATCCGTTTCCCATGGATCCGCCATGCTTGAATCAACCTGACAATCAAGTATTATCAACGGATTTAACAAAAATGTTGTCACAGGGTATAAGGATAAACTAACAAGAATCATCTATTTATATTTAAACAATACATCTCGTAATGGCAATAGTAACACATACATTCATAGATAAAACGAATACCATAATAAAAGACAGCAACGCCTCGGTAGGACTTAATCCTATCATGGAATTAAACTACGGGAAAATGATTACTCGTTCGTTGATACATTTTGACCATAATAAAGTGAAACGAATGGTAGAAGACAAAACATATCCAGATATTTCTAAACTGAAGCATGTACTTAAAATAAAGAACGCAGGCTCTGTGGATGACAAGCATTTGAACAGGAGATTTCTTGACTCAAACGGAGAGTATTACCGACAACGTTCATCATCGTTTGATCTGATATTTTTCTTGATACCTAATGATTGGGACGAAGGACGGGGATTTGACTATAAACAAGACTTGAACCTTAGAAATAACAGAGCATACACATCAAACGGCTCAAATTGGTATAATTATCAGACATATTGCAAATGGCAAGAAGAAGGCATTTATTCTACTGAAAAATTATCAAGGGAACTCGATTTATTTACATCACCGAACGGAAATCTATCAAATATAATAATCGGTTATCAACATTTTGATAAAGGAAATGAGTCCATTGAATTCGATATAACCGATATTTTCAATAAGTTCATTACTGGCGAATTATGCAATTATGGTATAGGCATAGCTTTTTCCCCACAATATGAAAATGTAAAAACAGATATTACGCAGTATGTCGGCTTTTTCACATGCCATACACACAGTTTTTTTGAACCATATGTGGAAACGACATATAACGACACGATTGAAGATGACAGAAACGACTTCTATCTCAACAAACCGAATAAATTATACTTCTATTCGCTTATAAACAATCATTTTTGCAATTTGGATGAACTACCCACATGCACTGTAGATAATGTCTCATACGTCGTAAAACAAGCCTCAAAAGGAGTATATTACATTGACATTGAATTAAGTGATAAAGATTATGACGAAAATCAGATGTTATATGACATTTGGAGCAATATAAAGTATAACGGTAGAGAAATAAAAGATGTTGAACTTGATTTTGTAACGAAACTATCGACTGGTTATTACCAGTTTGGTATAATGGATACCGAGAGCGATAATGACGAAAGGGTAATACCAACATTATATGGCATCAAGTATGATGAGAAGATAAAACGTGGTGATGTACGCAAACTAAACGTTGATTGTCGAATACCATACACTACCAATCAACAAAAAAATGTGAATGGTATCGAGTATAGGTTATATATCCTTTCTGGCGAAAAACAAATAGATGTGATAGATTGGCAGAAAACTGAAAAAAGTTGTAGTGGAAACTATTTCTTATTAAACACAGATGAATTGTTACCATCAAGGTATTATATCGACATAAGGATTAACACAAACATGGAACGAATAGTTCACCACAAGGTACTTCAATTTGATATTGTCGATAACATAACCGAATATTACAACTAATAGCGAGCCGTAGCATATATTAAATGTTACGGCTTAATTTATACTTGAAATAACCGCAATTCCATATCCTATCATATCCTGAAGATATTAGGTACTCATCAGTCAAATGGTCTTCATCTTTTTGATTAAGATTGCCACGCACGTATTGAATATCATAATGTCTGAAACGAGAAATCTTACTATTGAAATATGTGCATGTTGGTTCGCACACCGAAACGAATTTCATACCAATTTTGTGATATACGGACATATTAGGTTTAATCACCCATCTTCTATCATCATACGCTGTCAAATCATTTGGTTGATATGAAGATAGTATAAAATCAAATAATTGTTGATGTATATCGCCACAATTGTAATGATAATTATCCCCATAGTGTATCAATACATTATCATACAAGCTATACAAAACGACTAACTCATTATTATAAAACGTACCTACATATTTTTCGTTAATATTTCGTGGATATAATAATGAATAATTTTCAATAAATCCAATAGCATCATTATTATCAACAATAGAATAATTACATTTATCTCCGTCTATCTTAATAAGACAATTATCTACGTTTAAAATATTCATTATTTTGTGTTGAACGATATCCTTTTTTAATCTATATTCGTCTTCAAATACATGGTATAAACTAATTCCTTTTCGTGAACTACCGCTGAACTGAAGATTCAGCGGCTTCTTGTATCTGCTTGGCAATTGCGTTTTTAATCGCATTGTCAAGCTCCTCAAGCGTTAATTCGGTGCGTCCCACACCTATGTTATGTTTATAGAACCATATCATATTGTTTGCTGCATGAATGTCTCTATCACAAAGACATCCGCAATGTTCACAAAAGAAACTCCTATCTTTCAATTGAAGTTCTATCTTCTCTCCACATTCAGTGCATAGCTTTGTGGTAGGAAGCCATTTATTCAATAAAATAGTTTCTTCATTTGATAATAATTTAATTTTTACTGTTCCTAATGCGCTATGACTTATTTTCTTTCCATGCTCTTTCATCCATTCATGCAATTGCTCATCTTGCATGATTATTTTATAATTACTTGTCAAATAATGAACTATTTTATTGGCAAGGTCTTTCCGTTGGTTGCAAATATGCTCATAACATTTATTCAATTTCAGTTGTATCTTCTTACGATTGTTAGAACCTTTCTTTGACTTAGCAAGCTTCCTCTGAAGCTTTTTCAAACGTTCACTTTCTTCAATCAATAAGTTAAACTTCTCTCCATTGCTTAATGTTATGGATGTTTGGCAACCCATGTCAACACCAACAATTTCCTTTTCTAATGGTTTTTTATCTGTCTTTGGTTTGAATACGGTTATGGCTATATAATAATTGCTATTCCTTTGAATAAGCTTTGCGTTTGCCAAATCATATTCACATTCCAAAGACAATATTTGTTTTAATCCATTTACATATAAAGGTTTTTTGATTCCTTGTATTCTAATTTTATTTTTGGAAATTATCTTATATGATATGTTATTCTGAGGAAGGTTGATTGATTTATATTCTTTTATGAAATTCAACTTTCCTATATTATTTCCTTTTTTCTTTGATTTGCTTAAACCTATTATATTGTTTTTTATCCCTTTCAATACAGATTGTTTCATTTGTGATGAAAGGAATTTTAATTCATCTTTTATCTCATTTTTATCTTTATCGTAATGTGTAACTTCATTTATGTCAGTGTATGACATATCAAATATATTTTGTTCATTAGATAAAGACAATATATGATTATATAACCATTTTGCTTCAACAAACATCATTTTAAGAGTTTCCTCTTGTTGTTTGTTCAATTTATTATTTACTATTTTTAATGTATAGACAAAACAAGATTGAGAGGAACGCTTAAGCATTGTCTTAGCATAGCTTTCCTTTATCTTCAATCTTTTATTTTCGTCTATGTGCTTTGCCACTATAGTAAATTTATATATGTCTCTTTACTATAAATATCACGAAGTTTACAAAAATTAACAGATTTGATGATTAAAATAAAAAATATTTTTTGTAATTTTGCAATATGAAAAAAGAATATGAATCATATAACCATGCTAAGGTGCATATTAGGTATCATTTGATATTTAGCACCAAATTCCGTAAGGATTGTCTTAACGGAATAAAAGAAGATTTAATAGAATGTTTTAATGACATTGCAAGTCATAGTCATTTCAAAATATTGAATGTGGGAATAGATAAAAATCATGTTCATTTATTTATTAAGTCATGTCCCACATTTGCAGTATATCAAATAGTTCGAAGGCTAAAGCAAGTTTCAACAAGAAGAATGTGGAAAAAGCATGAAACATATTTAAGGCAATATTATTGGAAAAAGAAGAAATTATGGACAAATGGGTATTTTTGCAGTACTGTTGGAGAAATGAGCGAAGAAACAATTCAAAAATATATTGAAAATCAAGGCTGATTCATATGCGGAACTAAAGATTCCGCATCTTTCTCAGCCTTTTAATTGGTAAACAATTATCCGTTTTATTTACATGATAAAATTTATCTTTCTTTCCAAAGTTTTCAGTATGCCACAATACACCGTCATATTCAAAACCAATATTTAAATCATTGATATAAATATCGATTTCTTTACCGTTTAACACACTTCTATTACTCTTACATTTAAAACCTATATTTTTTATAAAATTAATAATATTGTTTTCATCGTATGAGTGAAATGAATGTTCAAGTTTGTTATTATAATACATTATATGTTTAACCGATTTGTTATAGAAATCGTTAGAGATTAACTTGTCATCTCCATACAGTTTAATATATTCTTCTTTACTTATTCCATGTGTTATTAAATGTTTTGTACCAATTCTTGATAATTTCTTTCCGCATATTTTACATGTCACGAATTTATTCGTATCTGTTTCAAATTGACGAGATGATACGGGATTTTTTATTTGGGAAAAGTACCTATGATATTCTGGAAAATTTTCTACAAATCTATATTTGTCGATATTGTGTGCCGTATGTAAATGCATTTCAAATGCGCCACTCTTATTATTCACATCTATAGTTTCCCACCCACAATACGGACATTGTATCGTACTTTCGTTTCTAACTCTTTTATACGAGAGCCATTGTTCCCACCAATAGTCACCGTACTTCAAATAATAATTCCTTCTTTCATATAGAGATGGTATCGTAATGTTATATTGTGTTTCTATATATTTTGTTAAAACGCCAGCATTGTTATATATGTCATTAGACATAAAACTATCATTATTGTTATCAATAACAATATAGTGATATTCATTATCATTTGTATATTTCTTATATTTATAGTCGTTTACCTTAAAAACGGTTCTATCTATTGGTTGTTTACCACGTTTTCTTAAAACAATATTATTGTCAGATAAAATATTTTTATTCTAATTTTTCCTAAATGATATTTACCGCACACATCATAGATACTCATACCATTTTGATAATCTTGAACAAGTCTTTTAATGTCATTATCTGTCATGTTTACTCTTTTCATATTTCAGATCACTAAAATTATTTCTTCTTATCGAATTATAACAACCACCATATTTTTGAATCAACTCTTTCACACTACTACACTCCATAAATGCTTTCTTGCAGTTCTCATAATCATTCCAATATCCATTATCAAGTTTTCTCGTCTTAAAGAAATCATAAGTCCATCTATTCTTTTTACATGCATTATATGCACTCTGGTTTCTTTTCTCGAATTCTACAATCGTTGAATATTTAATCGCTTCATTCTTACACATTTCATAATTCCATTTACAACTCGCTCCAAGTGATCCTTTATCAATGCCAGTAACAGCCTTATTTAATATATTCCATCCATTATCTTTATATTCTTTTAAATAATAGTCTTCATAATATTGGCTCTCTATTGCAGATAATTTATCTTTTAGTATCATAAAATGTGGGATATCGACATTATTTTCAACACAGTGTTTATGCAATGTATCATTATCATCCTTTATATGCTGCCGATGCCTTCTTGCTACATTATTTGAACGGCCGATATAACAACTTTTTGTTTCTATAATTTCATAAACGTATACGCAATGAATCCTCTCTTCATAGGAATGGTATATAATAGTTTTATCATACAATTTGTTTATTTCGTTAATCCATCCATTTATTTTGCAACTACGATAAGCACCGCAACATTTGGATTGAAATTCTCGCAAATTGCGGTATTTAACAGCCTCCTTTATGCAATGCTCTTTCACGTTCCAGAATCCATTTGGCATTCTTTTCTTATAATTAGGGAAACAATCATCCTCCCATCCATGTTTGAGTACCGAGGCATAGAATCCGCTACTTTTGTGTTTCAATTCTGTTATCGTAGAATATTTCTCACATTCTTTCAAACAATTTTCTTTTATATTCCAATATCCAAACGGTTTCATATTATCATTATGTTTATTCATTCCAATTCTTTTTTAATCTAATGATTATATCTTCGGGAGCAAAGATAACATTATTTTTATTATATATGCCATTTTCTTCAAAATATTTTTCATACTGTTTATTGGTGTAATAAATCAATCTAATATCATTTGTCTTGCATTTTAAACTTTTCAGCCTATCCCTTTCTTTATTTTCTGTTAACATCTGCTGCGCCCATTCTTCCCCACGTCCAGCAAAATCAATTGGAATAAAATGTTGTTCACCTTGGCATTCTATACCGATATTATACTTTGTTAAATAGAAATCCAACGTCGAAAGATGATTATCATTATCATAATGATATTGAAATTCATAGTCCATATTATTATGTTCTAAAAATAAACGTATATCCTTTTCTAACTTTCTTTCATTACATTTCTGACACCCCTTGCCTCTTAGATGTTCAGATGGAAGTTGCAAGAATTCCCCATGAATGGGACAAATGATACAAACTTTTGTATGATTATTGATATATTCAACCTTTGAATAATCATATTTGTCATTATGTATTTGTTTTGATTTATTAACAAAATCGTTCTTTGTCAATTTTTGGCTACGACCACAAATAGGACATCCATGACCATTCAGATGATAATTCGGACGTTGCAAAAATACACCATGCGTAGGACATATTATTCTTACCTCTGTTTTTGAATTAACATAATTCACCTCATCATAGCAATATTTATCTCCATGCACCTCCTTGGCTCTTCTAATAAATTCTTCAGTGCCGATTTTAACACCACCATTACATTTAGAGCAACCCTTGCCTTGTAAATGATCATTAGGTTTCTGCCAGAATTCACCGTGAATAGGACATATTATACAAACTTTAGTATAGGCATTTTTATACTTAACTTTTGAATAATCATACTTGTCACTATGTATTACCTTAAATTTTTCTATAATACTATTTGTTGTATATGCTGCAACATTTTTACATTTAGGACAACCATGACCACGCAGGTGGTTTTTAGGTGTCTGATAAAACTCTCCGTGTTCATTTCCGTTTTCATCCTTTTCATGACATATTATGCAAACATTAGTATTAGTGTTTGAATATATGATTTTACTATAATCATATTTGTCATTATGTATTTTATTTGCTTCATCAATAAATTCTTCAACTGTCTTTTTCTTCATAACAGCTATATTAACAATATAAATATAAAGAAAGGATTGGAATAATCCAACCCTTTCAATATAGAATAATATAAAGATATACGAATTAACGAAGTTCGTTAGGATTCCAATATGTCAAACCATCAACCTTGACAGCTCCATAATATTTGTTGTTTACCAACTTCTTGGCATATCTTGTCACAATACCCTTAACAGGAGCAAAGTTAAATGGATTATACATAGTCGGTGTCAACGCCATTGGAACATATGGTGCATAAATGTATCCAGTGTCAAGGAGTGATGTACCGTGGTGTCCCATAATCAAAGACCAGTGAGGCGCATACGGATCAACAATTACTTGATAACGTCCTTGCAGAGCACCAATCTTTTCAATACCCATATTATACTGCATACTTTCAGCAGAAGCATCTGTTACGTGGAAGTATTCAAGGTCATTCAATACGGCTGAAATTTCAGCAGAAACGACGATAAACGATGCTCCACCACGAAGTGTAGACTTCTGAATTTGAGCCGAAATCTTATTGATAGTTGTCATAAGAGTCTGGTTCCAATCTTTTTGTGTATACACAGTCGAAGGAGTACCAATTCTCTGCCAACCGTTATAATCCCAACGCAATTGCCATGCAGCAGCCTTACGAATATCTCTCAGAATTTCACGGTCAATTTCAGCAGCAATCTGCTCTGAAAGGATGGCTGTCAATTCGGCTTCAGCATCAATATTGTGGAATGCCGAAACATCTTGTGCCAACTCAGGTGACCATGTTGCACGCAATTTTCTTTCCTCTACTGATACAGGTACAGAAGTCAATTGGAAAGAAACCTCACCCATATCGGTTTCCAATTCAAGGCTATCATACTGTGCCCAAGCAATCTTAAACATATCGTTAGGATCTTGGTCTTTCAACTGTTCAGGATCTACACCGATGTAACCTAAGATAGTCTGTCCCTGTTTCTTGCAAGGTTTACTCAAGTCAAGTTCAATATAAAGTTTACCCTGTGCGTCACAGATATTTTGATAGTCAACCATTTGAGCACCATACTTCTGTGTCATTACACGGAAGGGGATTGATTCGTTAGCAGCGAAAGAAGTGAATGAATCACCGCCATCGATAGCATTCTTAGTGATAACTTTCAAAGAAGCCAAGAAAGCCTCGGTGTCCATTTCGTTACCATCAGGACCAGTCAAACGACCTGCATTGTAAGAACTAAATCCAGAAACTTCAAGCAACAGCTGACTGATAGAACCGTTAGAATCAGTAGGATAATTAGCCAAATCAGCATCTACGTATTCACCGTTAGCTGCGATTTCAACAACCTTGGATTCACCGACACGGATAGTCACCTTACCCTTACTGTTATCAAACAGGAAGTCGTTATAGAACAAATCATAAAGAGACTTCTTCATATACTTGGTTACTTTAGGATTCTGAACCATTTCACCATCTTCGTTCTTCCATGCAGACTGTACTACCTCATCGGGAAGATAATACTGATTCTTTGTAGCCCAAGTACGCTCATCATTCTCGTCGAAAGTCTCACCATTATAGAAACGGTTCTGAGCCTTATAGCCCATCAAACCTGTATGACGACCCGTTACACCATCATCAATACCCTCGGCACTCCACTCTCTCTCAGAGGTAACAGGCTTAATGAAGAACAACTTACCGATAGGAAGGTTCATTGCCTGTACTGACACGATGTCATTAGCGAGCAACTTCGAGAACACACGTCTGATCAACGGGAATACAACAGTTTCAAACGAACCAGAGTTGTCAGAACCAGTTGCTTCGTAGATAAGGTGCTTTGCGTTGTTTTCATACAGAGTGGCGATAGTTTCCTTTACATGGCCTTGCAGACCCTCAAGAAGTTTCAACTTCTCCCATCTTTCCTGTATATCTTGTCTAATTTTTTTCTGTGCATTAAGCTCAATTGAGCCGACTGCTCCACTATTTAATAGTTCACGCATATTTAATAAAATTTCAATCTTTTATTTAATTATAAATATCAGCTAAAAATGAATAATTTACAAAATATTATTTAATTGCATCCATTCTAGCCATAAATGACAGTGTTTCTTTCAAATCATCTGTCTGATACATAGGTGTCTCTACAACAGGTGTGTTACCTTTTGATTCTGACAGTTGCTTGCTCATCATATTCTTGATTTTATCAAGTCTGTTAGGATTTTTCAGTTCAACATCCATTTGTTCGAACAGATTCTTACCTTCTTGCAAGGTTCTGGCATTCGTAAAACGTTTGATGATATCCATCTTCTCTTCTTTAGAAGTCGAGTTTTCTGTAACAAGTTTTATCACACGTCCCATGTTATAATTGATTACGATAGCCTCGTTGATCTGATTCTTAAGCTCAGATACGATATCTTTAAGCTGTTTGTTCTCGGTAAATATCTCGTTGGCTTTTCTCATAATTTTCTCTAACTGCTCATTAGTATAACGAGGTTTCTGTGTGCTTGTATACTCACCACCTTTGCTTTGGTTTCTTGCCGATCTTCCATCAGAATTGGGTACATGAGATTTGGCAGTAGAGTTTTGTACGGCGTAACCACCGACATTTGTTGCCTCTTCTACCTTTTCATCATCTTCCACCTCGATTTCAAAATCATTATCACTGTCACTTTCATTTACTTTATCCTCAAACGGGTTCATATGTTCTCCACCCTTACCGAAAGGTTTCTCCGTACCAGTTGGCACGCCGCCATCCATAGAATATGTTTCTTTTGAATTAGCAGGTTCGTTATTGGATGGTGTTTCCATTGCTGTTTCTTTTTGATAATCGGTGGTATAACCAAGGTCTTCGTTCACTTTCTTACCTTCACATCCTTCCTCCTGTACATCAACAGTAACATCTTCTGCACCTTCACCAGTTTCATCTACGTTAATAACGTACTGTTTTTCGGTTTCGTCGTCACTAAGCATGATAGTGTTGTCAGAATCGTTTTTGTAAATTCTAACATTGTTAGACGGATCTTTTGATATAAGTTTAAGAACCTTTACCACGCTATCATTATCCATACCTCTTAAGTCAAATTCACCAGACTCATCTTTGTACTGTTCAAGTTCATCCCATGCAGCATCATCGTCATCTTCACCGCTTTCCTCACCACCTACATCAATATCGTCATCTGTTGTGTCTTCAATAGGTGCTTCAATATTCGCCTCATCGCTATCGGCACTGTCATTCTTTTCAGTATCATCCGATTCAGTGCTGTCAGAATCACTTGCTGGATCCTCGACTTCTTCTTCAGTATATGAATCATCGTCATCGGCTTCCGCAATAAGTTTACGTAGGCTTTCATTCACCTTTTCGCCTACTATATCTTTCATGCTCTCCTCAGTCATTTCTTCCAGCTTCTTTTTCAAAGCGTCTTTTTCACTGACGAGATTCTTGATATATTCACTTCTTATTTCGTTCTTCATTGAAAATATATTTTCTTTGATTATTTTAATTATAAATAGTCCTGATATTCAGAAAATAGTCATTTATCATACAAATAAATATGCTCTTAATTGGATAAATTTAATAAAACTTTGTCGTTGACATAAAAAATTGAGTTTCAGAAACATTTTCAGCAAATGATATAAAAAAGAAACCACTTATCACCACTGGCGATAAATGGTATGTATAGTAAGTCGATCAATTAAACAGTATTTTTTCTATATCATCAATTTTTTTAAACTCATCAATTCTGTTCTTATCCTTTTTAGTCTCATCTCCTTCGATGAAATTACCTAATTCCTCCATTGAGTTTTTGATAAAAGCACCTGGTGTGCTTGGCTCTATGACAACATCCCAACAGCATATCTCGTAGTCATCACATACGACAAGCTCACCGAATTTCTGTTGGACAGTTCCAACGCCACGGGATGATACACCGATAAGATATCCAGACAGCAACATATTCGCCACCAAATCACCACTTGTCGAACATACGCCATATCTTATGTATCCAGGTGAAAGATGAAGTTCCATTTCGCCTACCAGTGTTTTCCCTTGCCATTCAAGACTAAGGATATTATGGGCAATATCATGTCCAGATATTGCAGATGAAGCAGGATGGTCGAGAGAACCTAAAGCGTTATGCTTTGAAATCCTATCTTGATATTTATTTACCTCTCTTTTCAATACATCCTCTGGATATATTCTTCCGTTGGCATTCTTGATGCCATATTTCTGAAACACAGCAGGTACGACAAAATGTTCTGGTATGACGAATTTATGATTGTTGTTTATATCCTCGTGTATTTGTTTGATAATGTCAGATTCCCTGTTAATGTGTCCATCATGCTCAATAAGGAGACCTGTCCCAGTCTGTCCCCTTTTAACCTCTGTAAGTTGCTCAAGATTAACACTATTCATATTCGTATATATACTTTATTTATAAATAGTGTTAACAATATTTAATTATTATTTTTAGATATATGACATGTTATTCTTTTCAAGAAGCGATGTTAGTTTAGAATTAAAAGCATATACTAAGTCATACACCTGCTTTTCATATTCATTGATATGTCTTATATGTATTGGCTTTATAAATACATCATATTTTATATACGAGTTCTTATTATACATCATTCCATTCTCATTGGTATCAAAATGACATATATGCGTATCTTGAAAATTCTTATCACGATGAATAATGTCACCAACACTTTTTATAAAATCGGTTTTCATTATGAGGATGTCTTTTGAATAATCCCCTTTTTTTACAAAAGGTTTCACCTTTGTCTTTGCTCTTATATACATCACTTCTGGACATATTTTATCTAATGAGCCATATTTTATATTGAATTTATCTATATTCGTTAATTTTATCTCACGTCTTCTATCGTTTTTCATTCTTCTCTTGTGATTAATAATAATATTGCAAATATACTATATTTAACTAATAATAACAAAAAATTGGACGATAATCTTACTAATTAACGTCCAATATATTATTTCGTTAAGAATGATAGTTATTCGGTTATACGATTGCTAACCTCATATAGTTTGATTATATTATCAATAGCATTTTTCTCGTCATATTTCATCTCGTTTATCTGTTTGAGTATTTTACCCCACCTCTCCTGTGCTTCGGCATCATTACTTTCGGCGATAACATTACACAGCCTTTCTCCCAAACCATGTCTAACACTCTCAAAAGCCTTCTGTATATCCCATTCGTTATAGGCAATGTCTTCCACGATTTTTTTTTCATTATCGTTTAGATTTTTGTCATACGTTTCGGATATTTTCCACATATGTTTGCCTATGAGATTATCTATATTTGTGCAAGGCTCTTTTGCCTTAATTACATTCTCAGCTAAGTATTTACTTACTCTGTCCTGATGTAGAAGTATATCACCTGTATTGCTAATATTTTTCTTATGGGTTATTAGATATTCGATAGATTCGTACAATTTCGCCTTATCATCAGATAATGGGACTAATTCATTGGCATTATACTTTTCAATCAGTTTAATAAGTTTTTGGTTGCTTTCAGCGATATTCTTCTTCGATAGCGCAGGGATATTATTCAATATTTCACTAACGTATTTGTCAGCATTTACTCCCTCGTTAAGGGTGTTTAATGCGTTATATACATCAAACTGTATTTTCAAAATCTTATCCTCATTGATAGTTTTGGCAAGTTCCTTAAACGCCTTATTATATTTCTTGTTCAAGAACCACTTCGGTGCATTCTCTTCGATTACGGTATATATAATACCAAAATTTCTACTTTCACCATAAAGCATATCAATCTTTGATGCTTCCATATTAACATATTTTTCAGCTGTATCATATAGTTCGTTGGCTTGTTGTCTCTCCTTATCGCCAGCCTCAAAATTACCTTCAGCATACTTTTTGAGTGCTCCCTGCATCAGCACACTTGCTTTTTTATATATGTCATGTATATTATCCATCTTATATATCTTTTGTTATAAATATGTTATTCGGTTTTATTCACAATTTCAGTAAGTTGTTTTTGTAGTGAATTCAATCTTTCGTTAATGAAGAAATTCTTATCATAAAGAGCTGTTTTTTCAACAGTATTTTCTTTTTCCTTTCTTTCCGCTTCTTCTTCTATTCGTCTCTTCAACAATTCAGCGTAATGACTTTTTTTTCTGTTTAACCTTGCGTTAATTTTTTTCTGTCGGTTTAGGGTCTCACTCAAAAGTTTTCTCATATAACTTTCACCAAGATTTTCATTGCCACTTTCATTATCAGCGGCAGCATCCTCGTTTGCGACAGCGTTAACATCCATTTCACCCTCTTCTCCATTATCTATTGCATCTTCATCGCCACCGCCTTCGTCACCAAAATCAACATCGCCACCAATAGCACCACCACCAATAGAAGCACCACCGCCGCCCATATCATCAACTCCTTCTTCATCATGGTTGCCTTCACTGTATTCAGCACCAGCTTCGCCATATACATTATCAACTGGATCAAAAATACCTGTTCTCTTGATAATTTGTGCCGTTTTCTTTAATTCGGCAGCAAGGGCATTTTCAAGTCTCAGTTCTTCAAGATTATCGGATATTTCCTTATCTGACCACTTCAATATAGTTCTCCACGCCCTTGTGACGGACATTAGTGGAATACCGTTTCCGCTATCAGTGATTGCATCTTTCGCCGTAGTTATCTTCTTGGCCAAATTTTCTATAGCCAACATTTCAGCTTGGGATGACGGATTATTCATTGTTATGGAAAAATTAGTAAGTTCATCCGTGAACCCCAAAAGTATTAAATGAACAATCGCGATCTTATTTAACTCCATCAACAAGGCTTGCTGTATTCTATTGACAGTTTTCAGAAAACGAACATCCAATAATGACAGATTCTTCCCATCACCTTGCGCATCCTCGAAATTAAGAAAAGATTTCGGTACTCTTAATGCGGTAAATACCTTGTTTTGTATGAACTTAATGTCATCTATCGCTGTTAGGTTTTGTGCCGCTGGAAGTGTCTCAATCGGATTTGGAGCATTATCATCACGTACAGGAATAAAGAAGTCTTCCGTATTACAATTGCTTACAAAGCAACCACTTTCGTTCCAACCACCGTCAGACGTAAGTGTTCTTAGAGCGAAATTATGTCTGTCTTCTTCACCATTAGGTCCTACTACTGTCATGCAATATACGTCATCACCATCAATATATTCGATAGATTTGATTTTATGATTTTTCTTTATACAGTCAATATACTCTGTAATAGTATTAAAACCTAATTCATGAATTCTGTTTTCTAATACCTCACGTGTTATTTTTTTAAGATTATGTAATCTTCTATTTGTATTTAATTCTAACAGATGCTCTATAAGGTAAGTATTAATATATTCCAACATCGTATTTCTGTTATATATTATATTACCTAATACCGCCTCTCGTATTTTATTCCACATAAAATCGTCAAATACGATGGTCATACGTCTTTTAGCTTGTTCGACATTACCGTTTTTCCAGAATTCAATCTTGTTTTTGCGTCTGATTTCGTCATGTTGTCTATGCAGTTCAGAATGATTATAAGGTTGCATTGCCAAATAAGACTTGCGTTTTATATTCAATTCTCTATGCATCGATTTATGTTCGAAATAGTCACACCACAATAAGTTATCAGGACGATTATTATATTTGTTAAAATCTACATGATGAACTGTATCATATTCTTCGCTTCCCTTTCTGACATCTTTAGCTATCAATCTATGAGTATATTCATACTTACCACTATTAGGATTATAAATCTTCTCATAATGCTCCATACGTTTTGAGGAATTAACGTTACACTCCCTATAGAACGGCATTACCGATTCGCCTATGGTGAGTTTATCCGCTCTTTTCTTTGTTCCATCTCGCATAATGACTTCGTGTTCTGGAGCCATTACCATATATGAACCATCATCCAAAGTGACTTTAATCATGTTTTTAGCAGTATAGTTCTTGCCGCACCAGACAACCTTACCTGGAACAATCTGTGATGTATTGTCTTGGATAGAATAAACATAATTTTTTCTTCCATTTTCATATTCTTTTGCTAAATCCTCAATTGTGATAGTTCTACCATCAAGCAAGGGAATAGGGGTTTTTTTCCATACAGGCAATATGTTTTTTCGCAAATCCACTTGACCTGTCATAGGATCTATGATAGGTGTTCGCTTAAATTCGTTCGCAATTTGTTGTATATACGCAGGTACATCTTGTTCGTCTATCGATCCTACATTAATCTTAAACACTCTTCGTTCAACCGCCCGTTCAAGACGATAAACCAACATAGAATCCTCCATCATGCTCAACAAACGGAAATGTCTTCTTGCCTTATGAAGGAAACTTACGCCAAATGGCAAGAAAATGGAGTTATATAGCAATCTAAAATGTGCGATTTGCCAATCTTGATATGGAATATATTCATTCGCTCCCACCCATACGAATTTAGTACCGTCGTTAGCGTAAGGATTTATGTTGTTCAAATTTACATACGCACTGGCATATGGATTTTCCATACCATTTTCATATCTCTCCATTTCATATACAGGTAGCTCTTTCCATCCCGTGATACCATTTTGAGAATCGATGTTCAGTAACAAGAAATCATTACCGTATTTACACATACTACGACATATCATCGGAAGCATAGTATCTATTGACAGACGATTTACAAATAAATCCTGCAATATGGATTTAATACGTTCCGATTTGGACGAAATGTTTAATATAGTTCCATTATCGTTGATAGACGTGCATTCTTCCATCACAATATCCAACGCTGTACCGATTTCAGGAAACATATCCATGATGTCCGCTTCTCGGTACATAAGTTTCACCTCGTTAAGGCTTGCAAGTGAACGATTTGTTATATCATATTGCGCCCTTTTCCATTGTCTTGCCAACAAATGTTGTTGTCTGGCTTGAAGGGCGGCTGCATCAAACTCTTCTTTATTGTTTGTCTTGATTATTATATCATTGTCTGGCTGTTTTTGTATATGATAGTCATTAACATTTCCACCATTAAAAAACACCTTGCTAAGACGTTGAAACGCTGTTAATTTAGCCATTACCAATTATTTTTCTATATTATATAAATATAATATGCAATCGTTCAATAATCAATTCGGTTTCTTTTTAACACAACCCAACATCATCATAGCAATGAATCTTCGTTCCTTGCTTATTGCGTCATTTTTAGTTGAATACATTGGTGTTCGATATTTAGACGAAACATTTGATATATCAACATTGTTACGCACGTTTCTAGTGTTAGCGTCCTTATCATTGTTTATCTTGTTCACTATCCATGATTTTACAATATAGGAATCTTTAGCTTTCATCTTATCCATTCTTAGCATATAGAACTGCATAATGAATAATGCCATAGACAAACATGTCAGCAAGTCATCATGGCAACCATCCTGATGGTCAGGTCTTCCATTCTTGAACACCCAAGTTTCGAGTTCGTTTATTGTTCTGACAGAACGGACTCTAAATGAATTGTCTTTTAGCATATTAACAAAGTTAGAAATCATTTGAAGGCGAAGAGAATTTGTTCTGAAACCTGGCAATTGCTTTTCCTTTTCTTTATTATTAATACCTTTTTTCATAAGTGTTTCATTCGTATAATTTTTAAGAGATGGATCATCGTAATAAAGATTAGGATAGCCCAAATCAAGAAGTGTCAAGCATATGGCATCACCATAACCACCGCATCCATCTACGACTACCAACGCATCATTATATATTCTTCCGTATCTATCCACCATTTGTCCAGCCTCGTTGCCATTAACCTTGCCGTTGTATTCCAAGACTTGTTCAAAACAAGGATATCCGTTTTCATCCACCGCATCAACATCAATAATCTGTATAGCAGTAAAGTCTTCACCAGCACCACTTGAACCATCGCAGGCGCAAATATATCTGTGTGTCGGTATAGGATCTTTCCATATCCAAGTATCCTCCACCAGTGAATCCCTTAACTCCCAATCATCGGTTATTTCAATGACATTCTGTTTTAATTGCATTTCAATAGTTTCAACTGGTACCACATTATCGCTTGAACCAAGAAACGATACGTTCAACTCCTGATTGATTTTCAATTCATCATTATTAAATGATTTACACGTATTTTCATACCAAGGTGAGGTAGGTGTCCATCCGTCACGTTTCAATTTATCCCACCGTCCTTCATCATAACGTATATTACCACTCTTGTCTATAACTGTCTCATATAACCATTCTATCTCTCCACTCTCTTTATTTCGTTTAAACCATTTAAGATTTCTATTATAACGAGGATCTTGATACCATCTGAATTCAACTACATGGTAGTTATTCTCTTTTTTTACAGCTTTTGAGTATGTTTGATAATAAAGTTGATCTTTACCATTTGGTGTAGAAATCATAACGATTTTAGCATTTGCGACACTATTCGTCGCCGCAACAGCTTGCGTATATACAGATATGCCATTTTGAATAAATGCAGCCTCATCAAAAATCAATAAACTAACAGCTGGAATACCTCTGGCGGCGTTCGTGCCACTTGAACGAGCATATACTTTACAGCCATTAAAAAGTTCAATACGTTGCTTGTTTCTTGTCTTAAATATTGATTTTATGTTTTTAGGAGAGTCTGGGTCAGGTGAATAAAAGTCACTTCCCCACATCCATCTAGGGACTTGTTCTAAGAAGTTGGCCACATTTTCCAATAACTGCTGTGATATATCTAATTTATTACCAATGCACAACACAGTCTCAGGGGATTTCGGATTAGCAAATACAAGTTGTCCAGTCACCCATGCACTTGTCACAGTGGTTATACCAGACTGTCTTGGCTTGATAGTTACTATATTGTTGTAATGAGTAAATGACTTCACCAATTCGATTTGCCTTGGGAATAATCTAAACGGAACTTCCTTTCTTTCTGTCGCATTATAAGTTGATAAATAATTTTCTATAAAGTATTGTCTTGTTTTATCTTTATAGCATCGGAGATACTCAAGTTTGTAATCCATATTAACTTTATTTAATTAAATAAATATCTAAATAACGTGTTTTTATGTTGATGAATATCATATATTTGCATTAAATTATTATAAAAATAATGAAACTTACAACCGAAGAATTTATAGTTAAGGCTAAAATGGTACATAAAAATAAGTACAAATATACGAATACTATCTATAACGGTTCGCACAATAAGTTAACTGTAACATGTCCTATTCATGGTAACTTTACTATTTTTGCAACAAACCATCTTAGTGGAAGAGGATGTCCGAAATGTGCTAAAAAATATAGATATAGCACGAAAGAATGGATAGAAAAAGTAGTATTGGTTCACGACAATCACTATGACTATTCAAATGTCGAATACATCAATAATCATACAAAGGTTTGTATAATATGTCCAGAACACGGAGAGTTTTATCAACTGCCTTCTGAGCATTTAAAAGGAAAAGGATGTCCTATTTGTGAAAACAAGGTTTATGACAGTAATAGTTTTATTATCAGATCAAATAGAATACATAAAGACAAATATGATTATCATGAAGTAGAATATGTTAATTACAATACAAAAGTTTGCATAATTTGTCCAGAGCATGGTAAGTTTTGGCAGACACCAGGCAGTCATTTATCGGGCAGGGGTTGCCCTGTATGCGGTAATAATGTAAAAAGAACAAAAGAAGATTTCATAAAAATAGCAAATAAGATACATAATGGCTTATATTCATATGATGAATCAGAGTATATTAATAATGAAACAAAAATTCTAATACGATGTCCTGTTCATGGGCTATTTCAGCAAACACCACATGCGCATTTATCAGGACAGGGATGTCCATTGTGTTATTCAGAAAACAAACATCTTACTGAAACAAAATTAAAGAATTTTCTTCTTCTGATCGGAATCCGTTTCGAATATCAGAAAAGATTCGATTGGCTTGGAAGACAGAGCCTTGACTTTTATTTTCCAGAATATAGTTCAGCAATAGAATATCAAGGAAGGCAACATTTTTCAAATGATAGCTATTATTTTGAAAAGCAAAAAGAAAACATATTAAAAAGAGATTTGAAAAAGATAGATTTATGTGATAAACACAATATTAAACTATACCATTTAACTAAAGAAGAAAAATATGTACCAGATAATTTTAATTACTATAAACTCTACTATAATATTGAAGACATAATAAAAGAAATGTGCCACCATTAAAAACAGTGGCACTTATATCATAACTGACAATCAACTATTAGTTCATCAGCATTGAAGTAATCATTGTCGTTTATCTGATATGTGTCGTTATTCATATTGACATAATCAATAAATTCATCTTTTTCTTTCTGTATGGTTATGTCTGACATTAGTTCATAAAGCATTTTTGCCCCACGTTTAGTGCCTGCAAAAACCTCTTGCAGAAAACTATTGAAATCATTACTTTCAAACATTGAAAGCTGCATGAAGAAGAAATTTATACCGATTTTATTCATATTCATACCGATAGCGTCAGATAATTTGACTATTCTCATCCATAAAGGTAGTCCTATTCTCATATCCCAATTCTCGGCGTATTTAAAATCAGATTTTTTTATCACATAATCCGCTTTGTCTCGCTCCTTGGGTAAGCCATAGCTTATTGCCAATTCCAATAATCCTTTTATTGTTTCACATAATAATATCGGAAAGATTATTCCTTTGGATTCTATTTTTACGGAATTTGTTTTTCCCTCAATGTACACATCAACGACACCAGCCTCTGTATTACTGTCTTTAATATTATCCTTCTCTGTATAAAGGAGGATATTGTTATATTTTAATATTTTAGTGTAAAGCAACGGCAATTCTGGATTTATTTTATACAGATCTGATAAATATAACTCTACATTATTTGAATAATACATTGAAGCACCGTATATTAGAGAATTGAGCATCCTTCTCTTATATACCTCATCTGTAAGATAATTCATATCTGATATACTGTCGAATGAAAAATCAACTGTATCTTCAGGTACCATACGTTGTTGTTTCACGTCGATGTTGTTAACAATACATGCGTCAATATCGATAGTGTCATCAGGAATTGGCATTAAATCGTTTACGACTTTTAGACATAATTCTTCAAGAGACGATATACTGTTACTTTCGTTTTTATGACACATAGTAACTAACGACGGCAAAGTTTCTTTCAGTTCGTTTATACCAGTAACACCATCAGATAGTTTATAGAACGTATCTTTAATTACCTTTAACAAAAACTTATTTTCGTCATCAGGCGGTAATGATGGATGTTCACCGATGGATGTCTCGTTTTTATTAATTGAGTTAATTATATGCTTTGGAAGTTCAATCATCATAGTTTATAGTCCATATTTTGTTATGAAATCTTCAACTTTCATTAGTTTCGAATGCTTTTTCTTGCATTCCATAATATAGTGAGTTTTTATATCTCTGATAGATAATTTTTTACTCTCATTGGCGTTTATCTGAATAACAGCATTATCTAGTTTTACACCGTTTTTTATCGCCTGTTGTTTAGTAGTATCAACGGCTTTTTTCACGTCGCCATTAGCGGCTTGAACATCAGCTTGTAGCGTAAGCCCCTCTGTTACTGCCATATTATATTGTTCCTCTGTTATCTTAAAGTTTTTCATCACACAAATATTAATATATTAATAAATAACTGAATAAAACAAAAAACCTCCACGTGTTTAATGTGGAGGTAGAAGAAAAAGATTATCATAGCTCGATTGTCATTCGAAATTAGGTGAAGTGAACGGTTTTCTACGATACCCTACATTTTGAATTGGTTTATGTATGTCATCATGCTTGTTATCCTTATTGTCATCACTGATGATGTTCTGGAACAACTCATTTATCTTATCTCGTTTTAAACTTTCGTTCTGTTCAACAAAGTTATCTATTGGTTCTTCATTATTATCATTCTCTGAATTGACAGATGCATCACTGTTATCATTGATATCCGTATCATCATTATTGTCCTCATCTGACTTTATCTTTGATAACACGTCTTTTACATCTGCATCGTTCATTCCTTTCAATGCCTGTTTATTTACCATACCCATGACATATTTACTTAAATCGACATCAGGTGAAGGTAATTCACTGTTATATGAACGCAACGATTGACTTAGTTTACCAGCCAGTTGTTGAATATAACGTTTTGGATCCGTCTCTTCATCAGCTTCGACACCTGCATCAAAATTGGTATCAAATTGGTTTTGTTGAATATCATCGTCGCTTATCTGAGATGACATATTTTCATCATTCATTTCGAAGTCGGCATCTTGCTCAACTGGCTGTTCAAGGTTTATATCGTTTTCTTGACTAGGCACTTTCAATACCTTTCTTTCATCTATACCGTTTTCAGATTCAGTCAACTTTTTTTTTTCGAACCGAATTTCTTAATAAGGGCATCAGCGATCAAATCAACGATTTTTTCAGTATATGGATCGTTAGCTCCTATCTGTTTACCATAAGGTTCTTCACCCTTGGCAGAATCGTCGTTCCAATCATTACCGAATTGATTTATTTCCTTATTCGGAGGTGTTGTCATTGGTGATTTCTGATAGGCAGGATGCTTACCAAAATCATTTAATACTATATTTTCAGAAACTACCTTGTTATTATTCTGTTTTGATTCAGCATACATTTCGTTATCATCTTCAAATCCCCATTCAGAATCATCAAAATTGTTAAGTCCGAAATCATCTATCCCATAAGAACTATCTTCCGTGTCAAAGTCTTCTACTTCTGGAAACGGTACATCATCGTTTCCATCGGGCATTCCTGCAACATCGTTAACATTAATGTCATCCTCGTTCACTGTTTCATCGAATGGAGCTGAATCACCAATTTCTCCATTACCAGGAGTCGGGCAGTTTTGATTATCGGAATTATGCATGACATCGCATGACTCCTCAATACCCATGCCTTCTTTTTCAGTTACCATATCAATTAACGATTCCAAATTCTGATCAAATGAATAATCAAAATCATATTCTTGTGTGTATTCTGGTATGATTCCCGAATTAGTAGCACCGCCCGCAATAAGAACGTTCCTTTCTGGATCATAATCAATGTATTTATAATCGCCGTTTTCCAAAGTAAATACATTACTTCGTAACGAGTTCATGTAATTAACGACATCTTGTGGTGATTGAGGCTCGCCTCGATACCACCCCTCATTCATCTTGGCTGATTTACTTTCGCTGCATCCATTATCAGCTGAAGCGCATTCCGTATACGGAGCCGAATCACCGATTTCCGTACCATGTGACTTATCCATATAATCTGGAGAGTTATGCCATGCAAGAACCTGTTGCTTCGTTAGTTTAAAGGTACGTCCCTTATTCTCGTTTACTTTCACAACCTTGCCGCCACTGGGTTTCTTATCAGCGACAGAGTTGTTGGGAACATATTGTGCCTTATCAGTATATACTTCGCCTTTTTCACCATGTTCATTCTTATCAGATTCCATGTCGTTATCAGATACCTTTCCATCCTTGTCGAATGGTTTTCCTGCCTTCTCGTGATCAGTCTGTTCTTTCTTGAAATCTTTATCACCGTTTGCTACCGCAGTGTCAGTGTAAGGACTATTCACTTCTTTTTCAGTAGGATTCTTCGAAGGAGCTTCTGGAAGAGTGTGCGCCATAGTAAAACCGTCACTTTCGCCGAGAATTGCTTCCACGTTACGTGATATCTGATTGAAACGTTCGATTTCTGCACGCATTTCTTTTGTCTCGTTCACCTGCCAATCAGCATCTACCGTTTTCATTTCAACCACGGTTTGCTTATTCAAAAGATATGCTTCATTCAAAGACATCATTTTCATGTCAAATTGTTTCGAAGCCATTGCATATGTTGAATATTCATACTCTTTCTTATTGTTCACACCACCAATATAGTTGTAATCCTCCGCCATAAGTTCTGTATCTTTTTTAGGAGCGATTTTGATGTAGAATTTATTGTTTTCACGTACAATTCCATAGGTGTTTCCATCTGCACCTTTCATATGATATTCAAGTATTGGCTTATTGTTTACTGTCGATACTGTATCACTATTGCCGAAGTTAATCAGCTTCCGCATTAAATCCAGTTCTTTATCTGCAATATTGCTCATTATTTACACTTTAACTATAGTTATTTTAAATATAAATAGTATATAAAATCAAATAATATCAATCAATAGTTTTGCTTTTATTGTATGTATTGTTGATAATATTCCATATCTTGTCAAGATAACCCATGCGTCTGATTATTTTATAGATAACATTTCCACTGCTCATTTCGCCTGAGCGTTTGAGACTTTCTTTCCGCACGCCCTTTATTCTGTTCAACAGTCTTTTTGCTTCTTTTCCGATATTCTCTATACGATGATTATCCGTTTCACGTTTGAAGCGTTTGTACATATCATCAATAGCCGTCATGAACTTAGCGGCTTGTTTTTTAACATACGCCTCGTTCAATTTTGCGTCATCAATATCTTTTGGTTCTTTTATCCACTCATTTTTGTTCAATGAATATACTCCATTCGATACGGTATCTGAATTAACATCTTGGACATACATTTCAACTGGAAATCCATATATCGTTAATCTTTCGTGATCCCGTTTCCACAACTCTTTTTTACTATTGAAATAATCCTCGACAAATTCTTTTTTCTTGTATATTTTTGAATAATCCATAACGATATGTACATCTATGTCGGAGTAATTTGACCAGTTATAATTCGCAATAGAACCAGTCAATACTATATCTTCTGGTTTAACCCATCGTACCGACAGATCATCGATAAAGTCATCGGCTATATCAAGAAGACGCAATCTGACACGTGAGTTTAATTTATTATTAATCCATAGTTTTGGATTAAGTTCATTTTTAACCTTAAAAGAACGAAGACTAATATCCGAACTTTCAACTTCATTTACACTTGATGCAGATTCCATTATACCTTCTTTTCTAAGTTCGCCATCACCGACAGTCTGTCTTAATATTTGAAGCATTACAGGATGGTCTATTGAAGGTATGTCAATTTCATTTAAAGGAAAATAGTTTTTCAATCTTTCACAGAATTCAAATATATCATCATTACAATTCCTTATAAGTGTTTTCAAATCTTCACGTGAAAACGCTCCTATTTTTTCAATTATGAAATTCTTATTCTCTATCGGAATAGAATCACCATTAGATATCACTTCATGGTTATTCATAAAACTGAAAAGATTGTTATTAAAATCTGTTTTATCTACCGTTATGGAAAAAACGACACCTCTACTAAAATTAAGGGAAAACTTAGTGGAGAACCAATTCATTCCCCTTGTTTCCCCATGCTGACGGCCATTATATGCATTTATTTCTCCATCAATTAATATACTTTCCAACGCATATATATCCGTCCCATGATATAATTTTATCGTAGATGGTAGCTGTTCAAAGTTTGACGGTTTCCATTCATTTAAATTTCTCGATTCTGTTTTCATGCTTTTTCGTTCAATAGTATTCAGTAATATCTCTTTTGAATAATATTTTTTATCTCCTTTCTCGTTGTAAAGATAAGCACCCTCAATCGCTTTTGGCATTATTATACCCTTATAACCGATTTTCGCAAATTTTGTTCCGTATCTTTTTCTGTTATCTCCAACCTTACCAACAAAAAACTTACCTGACATATTTGATTCAGTATATGGGTCATTATCACCTGGTGTCGTGTATTCCTTAACAAAATCATAATCCAATACTATTTTATTGTGATCGATGTATTGTGAATTTATTTTTAATACACATTTTTTATTCGGTATTTTATCCGCATGATCATTTGCATAGCTATCAGCTATCGCAAACTCAGATGTCAAAAATACAAACCCATCATTCTTCACTGTTGGAAACATTGTATTTTGAGAAATATGACGTAACCCCTTTGTGAGTATATCATATAGATAATCTATGATAGTACCATGATATAATGGATTCGCTACTTGTATTTGATGGGGATTTTGATTCAAATCACCCACGTTTATCAAACGTTTGTTTACAATAATATTATCAAAATTTTTATACATATTGCTATTCATGAATTGTTTAAACTCTGGTGAGTTAACAACATCATATGCATGATTATCGATAGTTAACGATAAACCTTCGTCGGAGTAATCCACTAGACCTATTATCACCTTTGGGGTATCTATAAAATGACTATATAATGCATTCGCTAAGTCGTCTGTACAACTCTCATATTTTGGTTTCAGCGTTCCATTCTCAAAAAATACTTCCTTTTTTGATGGAAAACTATTACATAATAATTTGACGATATTAACAATATCTTCATTAATATCACCATCCGAACCTATAACGCAGACATAACCTTTGAAGATTATTATCATATCGTCCACGTCAAGAGCGGAATTTGTATTTGCCATATATCTTAACTCACAAATATTAGCCATTTAACTTTTGTTATAAAAATAAATATATCAAATATTTGGTTATTTGGATTATTTGTCGTACCTTTGCGCCGTAATTTTAAACTGATAACGATATGCAACAAGAAAATCAAGGTACTGAAATGACAGACAAGGAAATTAATAACAAACTTATTAAGGCGATGCCGACACCAAAGGAGTTACATAAGATGTTGGACGAATACGTAATAGGCCAAGATGACGCAAAGCGTACATTGTCTGTTGGAATCTATAACCATTGGAAACGTGTGCTTATAAACAAATTCGGTATTGGTTCAGATGATGAAAATTTAAAAGATGTAAATGTCGAGAAATCAAATATCATGCTTCTGGGAAAAACAGGAACTGGTAAAACCTATATGGTCAAGACAATCGCAAGGATGATGGGGCTTCCATGTTATATCGGTGACTCAACACGTCTTACATCGGCAGGATATGTTGGCGATGATATTGAAACCGTACTTACAGGATTGTTACAAGAATGTAATTACGATGTAAAAGCCGCAGAAATGGGTATCGTTTGCATCGATGAGGCCGATAAACTTTCAAGAAAAGGCGACAGTCCATCACTAACACGTGATGTCGGCGGTGAATCCGTACAGCAAGGATTACTGAAAATTGTTGAAGGAAGTGTTGTTGGTGTACCTCCGCAGGGAGGCAGAAAACATCCTGAACAGCCACTATTATACGTTGATACATCTAATATTCTTTTTATCTTTATGGGGGCATTTGATGGATTGGAGAAAATCATCGAACGAAGAACCAATACCAATAAGATTGGATTTACTGGGAATGGCGAAAAGGAAAAAGCTATAAAGCATGATGTATTTAAAGACGTAACAACCGAGGATTTGAAAAAATATGGATTTATACCAGAACTTATCGGTAGATTTCCCATTGTTACATCCACTGAAGAGTTAACAAAAGATGATCTGGTGAATATTTTATCAAAACCCAAGAATTCATTACTTAAACAATATCAAAAACTATTGTTAATCGATGGTATTAAACTTTCAATGACGAATGCTGCTCTTGAAAAAATAGCGGAATACGCATTAAGTACCCATACTGGAGCGAGAGGCTTAAAACAGATAATGGAAAAAGTATTGGGTAATGTTATGTATGATTTTTCTGAATATACTGATAAAGAAGTAAAGATAGACAAAACATATATTACAAATATATTACAAAACAAGAAAGCTGCGTAACGCAACAATTGTAAGGCATCAAATCTCCGCAATCATCTACATATTGTGCCGCAGCTTTATATTTAAATATTAAATAAAAACATAAAAGTTGTTCGATGAATGATAGAAAAGTTAAACAAGTAATAGTTATCAGAAAAGATATTGGTATGCGTAAGGGCAAGATGATTGCACAGTCATGCCATGCCTCACTTGGAGCGTTATTGACAATGTTCGATAAATCCGAATATCCAGACGACAGAATAAAATATACTGTTGCATTTAGTAAGGATTCTATATTAGATGAGTGGCTAAATGGAATATTTACTAAAATATGCGTATATGTCAATTCGGAAAAAGAATTAGATGAGCTATACAATGATATTAAATCTGTTTCGCCTCAAATACCGTGTGTCATAATAGAAGATTGTGGCATTACAGAATTTCATGGAATAAAAACCAAGACTTGTATCGGTATTGGACCATATTGGAGCGATGAAATAGATAAATTTACAAAAGATTTACCTCTTCTTTAAAATAACGTTATATTTATGGGATATTATTTTTCAGAAAAATGAACAAACTTGATATAAACAGTATTATTGATGACGGTAAATTCAAAGGTAAAAAAGTATCCGAAGTTATAAAAGATAAGAAAAAAGTCTTTTCATTGATAAAAGATGGATTTCAACTATCGGACGATGTTTTAGCGAAAGCAGGGATAAAAAAGAACATATACAATGTCAAGGTTACGACACAAATTGTCGAACATGAAAAAGATAACAGAGTATATCCAAAAGAAACTATGAGTGTATCTAAAATCATAAAAGAATTGGAAACGGTTGAAAGACAAAATCAGTTCTATGATAGTAACAACGACAAAGTATTGGATGACTTATCAGAATAAAATGAGAAATAACAAGACACTGATTGGGTTTGCTGGTAGAAAACGCTCAGGAAAGGGAGTGTTAGCAAACATGATGAAAGAAGAATATAATGCAAAAATTATCACTGTAGCGGATTATCTTAAACGATTGTGTTGTGAAATCCTTGAAGTTGATTATGATACTCTGAACTACATGAAAGATAATGGTGAGAGAATATGTAAGTTTCCTATTGATAGACTATATCATATTATCAATGAAAAAGTTGGATTAAGTACTGATGAGATATTCAATGCTATCGGTAATACACATATAGGAAATGTAAGAGAGATGTTACAGGTTGTTGGCACTGATTTAATACGTAGATATCAACCAAATTGGCATATTTGGCAAATGGAGAATGATATTAAATCGTGCTCCGATGACACTATAATAGCCATTGATGATGTCAGATTTCCTAATGAAAGAAAATCGATAGAATCATTCGGTGGAAAATGTTTCTTTGTTATCAGACCATGCAATAATGATGTTTCAAACCACATTTCAGAAACATCACTTACATGGAAAATGTTTGATGACGAATCTATCATAATAAATGATAAGGATATGGAACAATTAAAAGATAATTTTAGGAAAATGTATGATAGTAATTATGAGTATAATCTACGACGATATATAAATGCCTATAAGCAGAATTACAACGAAGAGTTAAATAACATAATTCAACATACATTAAATCCTTTAGTTAGAGAAGATTTAAAAATTTTGCTTTAAAATTAAAAAGACATGAAAAATTTTCCTGTAAAAGTAGACGGTAAAGAATATTGGATTTCACGTTCGGTAGCTGTTGTTGTATTTATTCTTAAAAAAGTAAATAACAATATTTATTGGTTGATAGAAAAAAGAGGAAAAGGTGCTGCTGATAACCACGGGAAATATTGCACCGTTTGTGGTTATGTTGACTATGATGAGGAGGTTGAAGAAAGCTGTAAACGGGAAGCAAAAGAAGAATGTGGATTTGAAATGAAAGATATTGATAAATTAAAACTCTTTTATATAAATTCCAAACCTTCTGAGGAACACCAGAATATATCTTTGAACTATGTTTATTGGGCAGACGATGACGAAGATTTTGACTTGAAAAAGGCTGTTGGCGGCGAAGAAGATGAGGTTGACGAAGTAAAATGGTTCAAGGTGGGGAGATATGTAAACAATAAGACTATTTCGGTAAACGGGTATGATATTCTTGCCGAAGATTGGGCATTTAATCACGATAAAAGACTTATTAATTATCTGAATGGTAAATACGAATTATTATTAAATAAACACAAGAATGAAGAAAAATAAAAAAGATATTGATCAAGATATTATTAAAGCCTTTCGGAGAGCAAATAGAGAGATTGAAATGGAACGAAACGGTGGAAGATGGATTGCGGTAAATCGTCCGCATAAAAACAAGAAAGTATATGATAGAAAAAGAGACAGAAGGATTAATTCCGACTGTCTCTTTGACTTTTTATTATTTGAAAGTAACTGATGGATATTTGTCAGAACTGTATGCGACAGAACCAGATTTATCATAATAAACATAGATTACCTGTTTATCATCTTGACTCCCACATACTTCAGCTACATCATTTACAAGTATCTTACTGCCGTTATACACTAAATTTAAGAAATTAACCGTAATTTTACCATCACCAAAGAGATTATTAGCGATTGCCTCTTCTGCCGTCTTACTTGTATAATCCTCACATATCAAGAAACCACGATAAGCAGCCTTTGTTTCCCATTCATCGACAGTACAATTAACAATATTTACTATGACTCCATTAGCATTTGATTTATTTGATAGTCTTAGTACATTAGATACTTTTTCAAAATAACAATTTGATAATGTCACTGTTGCGTTAGATTGTGTTCCAAATACTAATATAGCATTATTAGAGAAATCGACAGTAAAACGACAGTTTTCAAATAATATATTTTTAGGTAATGTTGTAGAGTTTAACCCGATTTCAACACCATTGTAGACATTACTTGAATCAAATGTCATACCTTTGAATACTATATATTCAGCATTGTTAATGTTTATTACAGAATTTCCGTTTGTTTTAGGGAAATCACCGTTCACGTTGAGATTATTTATTTCAACGTCATTAGTCACTATTTTCATTCTTGCATCGTTTGAAAGACTACTATTGTTAAATACTACACTTTGTGCTGTAATATTCGCAGTATTTGTAATATCGCCGCTTATAATATAAGATGATGTACTGTCATCAATTGTATTCGTGCCATCATAGTCAGAAACCTTATTGGAATTTGACTGTACCATAGAATCGTATTTATTCTGCAACAAATTAAATTTATCGTTTAATGTCACAAAAGCATTATTCACTTGTTCAGCTATCAATGATACTATATTGACATTTTCAGTATTATTCGTTATAGCCTCATTCAATTCATCGTCTTTTTGCTTTCTTTCGGATGTCTCGCTTTCAATAATACTGTTAATATCTGAAAGTTTAACTGAAATCGGTGTTGTGTCATCAGCAGACATTGGAACAGTCTCAGCATTTACAATGAAATTACCGCCTACCTTTGAAGAACCATCATACGTAAACGCTTCTACACCATTGTATTTGATAGATAATGCATTAGGATTAGGCAATTTTTGTGGTATCTCGGTTTTATCGGCTTTTACCGATATTGCAGAAATGACATCATTCGCCGTCTGATAACCTTTTTCGGATAATTCTGTTTCTGTGATATATTCATCTGGAATTGATAACAAAGGTGTAATAGTGTTATCACCTATAACAATATTACCATTCTCTATTTTAGTGTCAGTAATACCGTACCCTGCAAGAGTAGTAGCCTTGTCTGCCTTATTGACAATACTATTTGAAACATCTTGTTTTGTAGCGTAATCCATATCATTGGTAAGTGCGCTTAAACTATTAGGTATCTCACTTTTTAATGCGTAGTCCCCCTTTTCTTGATATGTTAATGAAGAATGCTCTTTTGTTTCAAATGTTTGCTTATCTGTTTCATAGAGTGTTTTATCAAGTTTCTCAGATAAAGATTGATTAACATCCGTTATCTTGGCATATTCATTAAAAATACTCTCGTCAATACTAACAACACCATTGGAGATAATAATTCCTTTTCCAGCTTCATACGTATCCACAAGATCCTCCAAGTTCACAGAAACAGGTTCCTTAATCCCTTCAAAAGTAAACGTCAATATATGGGTATTTTTATCATAATCGACATTACTCAAGAATTGATCCTGTGGAATATTAATCACGCCAGCTTCTTTACCATTAACAGTTAACGTATAAATCAGACCACTACCATTAAGTGATATTGAACTAAGCCCATCATTAATGGCTTGGTTAAGTTGTTCCTCTGAGATACCTTGATTCTGACTAGCAATAGTAATCACACTTCCGCTATCATCAAGAAAGTCCCATGTGAACGGATAATAATTTCTAATGTTGTTCTTAGACATGTTATTCAAATATTTACAGTTATTAAAAAATAATCTATTGTTTATATTACTATAAATATCTGAATAGTTTTTAACCGTATATGAAAAAAAGAGGCTTTTCGCCTCCATCATTTCGTCTTTCGGTACTCCGAATAAACTTCTTGAAAATATTTCTCTGTCTTTCGTTTATTGTAGTTAGGACCACCGTTCCATATTCTTATTGCTTTTTCAATATCCCAAGATGGATTATAATGGTTTTGAATAATATAGAACATTTCAACGGATGTTTGCTCGTCATACCGATGCTCGTACTTGTACTTTTTTTCTCCTATAATCCTATTACAATCATCAACAAGTACTTTTGAGATTTGTAATATGCCTACATATTTTCCACAATTGGAAACTTTTTGACTGTCGTTGCCGCTTTCAACGTAAGCTATTGATTGCACTAATCTTTTTTTAATATCGACACTTGTGGCGTTTACACTAGACCACATCATAAAACTAAATAAAAATAATACTAAAATCTTTTTTACCATTACGTTAATTATAAAAATTATTTTAAAAAATTAACAGAAAGAACTCCTTCTTTGGATATTTTATTATCCATCCAATCTTTTATGATTTGTCCAAAGAATTTCCTTCTATCATCTTTATTGTTAATCATATGATTAAACTTATCATCAAGCAACGTAAGCAATTCTTCTTGCCCCATAGTCTTTAACGGTTGCTTGTTGTTACTCATAAGAACCGCAGATTTCACTTTTTTTGGATAGCCATCATCTCCAATGTCATCAATTTCTGAACGCTGAAAATTGTTATCCAGATATTTTTTTATAACCAGCACTCTTTCAGTAGTCGGATAAAAAGATTCAGAAAGTATTTTTTTGAACCATTTATTCTCGACTTCTTCATTAATGATTATGTTCATTTTACATGTCTTTTTATTATCAATAAATATTGAAACGAAAATTTTCCGCAAAAATACAGAAAAAATCCGTTTCAATCAAAGAAAAGCTGTTAAAATTCTATAACGATAATTCTATTCTATTGAATATGTGTTTCTTGTCTATATTGTTTGTCAAAATATAATCCATTATTTTATCCTCTATATCGTTTTCGATTTGTCTTATGATAGTCCTTGCGCCATATCGGTTGCTATCAATTCTTGAATAAATATAATCGACAAGCGTACTATCAATAAAATTTTCTTCCAAATAATAATCCGCATTATTCAATCGTTTCTCCAGTTCTTTAAGTTCTATATGTATAATGGATTTAATATTTTTCTCGTTTAATTTATTAAAATAAATTATCTTGTTTATACGATTTATAAACTCTGGTTTGAATTTCTTTTTGATTGATTTATCAATGATGTCTTTTCCATCTGATAACGAGTCCTTGTTGAATCCAATACCATTTCCCTTTTCATCGAGTTCACGAGCACCGACATTAGATGTCATTATTATTGTCGTGTTCTTAAAATCTACCATACAGCCAGTATTGTCGGTCATACGACCTTCATCAAATAACTGTAAAAATGCGTTATGAACTTCGTCGTTTGCTTTTTCTATCTCATCCAATAACAGTACACAATACTTATTCTTCTTCACGGCTTCTGTTAAAATACCACCATTATCATAGCCTACATAACCACTTGATGCACCATACAATTTCGTTACGCTTGTCTTGTCAGCATATTCACTCATATCCAATCTGACAAGATATTTCTCGTCACCGTATACCTCTTTTGCGATTTTTTTAGCGAGCAATGTTTTACCAGTACCAGTGCTTCCGACAAAAAGAAATACGGATGGCTTATCAGCATTTGAGATGCCAAGTTTGTGTTTCTTAATGGCATTGCATACTGAATCTACGGCATCATCTTGTCCTATCACCGATAATTTAATAGTTTCATTTATCTTTCTAAGGCGTTCAAATTCATTCTTATCAGATGACAAATTCTTCAAAGGCATGTTCGCCATTTCTGATATCACATTTTTTATGTCATCTTCAGTTACGCAATAGGCTTTTTTGTGAAGTTTTTCCTCTTTTTCAATAATTGACAGATGTGACTTAAGACGGATTTCACACCTTGTCAATTCATCTATTTTATCGTAATCCTTATAGGGCAAACTATTGATACGTTCTTTTTCTATCGTGTTTTCTTTCAATTGTTCTTTGATGACACGAATGGCATCAGAATCCTTTTCAGTAATAGATACTTTAGCCCCTATCTTGTCAATTACATTGATAGCGGAATCAGGTAGCACACTATCGTTGATATATCTTTTACATAATTTTACACATATTTCAATAATACTTCCATCACAATAAATATCATGATACGACTCCAATCTTACTTTTGCACGCTCAAGTATCCTAATGGATTTATCGACAGACGGTGTTTCCATTTCGATTTTCTGAAGCCTCCTTTTTAATGACGTGCTATTTTCTATATACTTCTTATATGCTTTCTGGTTTGTTGTACAAATAAACTGTATATTTTTATCTGCCAATATAGAATCAAGGATTGACTCGACATCAATTTCACCAAACTTTGACTTATCTCCTAGTATCGATTGTATGTCATCTATAAAGAATATATAATTACCGTCTTTTCTTGCGTCATTTATTATTGCGTTGAACTTTATTTCAAAAGAACCCCTATAGCTTGTCCCAGAAACAAGTGACATAAAGTCTAACATTACCAATTTTTTCTTTTGAAAAGGTTTTGGAACAGCATTATTTATTAACATATTAGCTATGTGCTTTATTGTTGCTGTTTTCCCACAACCACTCTCTCCTACTAAAATAACATTGTTCTGATATCGTTTCTGTAAGTTGGTAAATATCTCTAATATAATGTCGTCATTCTCATATACTTCGTCTATTTTACCCTCTGCGGCAAGATTATTCAAATTCACAAGGTTTCGTTCTACTTCATTTGAGACTTGTTTGGGTTTATTTTTGACAGCAATAGTTCTCGACGGTTTATCATCTACAGTTTTTTTATCGGACATTTGAGTATCATCATTTCGTGAGTCTTTACTTAATACGAGATTTTCTTTTATTTGTTCTTCTGTAACGCCTAACAGTCTAAACGACTTCCTTACCGCATCATCTGTTTCAATGATATTACATAACACATCTACAGAACTTACACTATCATCCTTGGAACTTCCGTTTAATGGTTTTATGGCATCTATTAACGTGTTGTCATATCTTGGCTCATTCATTCCAGTAAAATTGTCAATACATTTATCCGATAGATATTGTCGATACCATGATTTTAACATTTCAATAGTTTCGTTGAACATTATCTTGTTTATTGTTTTATATGCGGCACATTGCTCGTTATCAAGTACCGAAAGAAGAAAATGTTCTGGAATTATTTTATCGGAAGGGTACTCCTTAATTATATTTTGCTTAATGTAGTCGAGGACAGATGCAAGTTCCACCGTCATCCTTCTACCTCTTATTATAGAATCATTCATATTTTATATTAAAACAGCTTTAAGTTAAAGATATATAATTAATCTTTTGTTTTCAACATTAGCCCAAGTTTTATTTGCTACATATCAAAATATGTGGTATATTTGCAACAAATTTAAAAATCAAGAGAAAAACAATGGCTATAATATTCAACAAATACATTGACAATAAAGATCATACATGGTATGATAGCACGAATGTCATATATAGTTTGTGCTATGATTCCTCAACCGAAAAAAAGAATGTGAAAATAGTCTTCAAGAATGGAAGAACTTATTTATATAAAGATGTCGATGTTAACGATTACGTTGCATTCAGGTGTTCTGAAAGTCACGGTAAAGGCGTAAATCAGTATATCGTCAAAAAATATAGCGGAATAAGGCTTCCTGATACCGACATAGACAAACTTAATAAACTAAAGGATGAATTTATTGACAATAACGAGTTAACAGAAAAAGCGTTTTCAAACTTAGCGTATCATTTATCCGTTAATGATATAACAGGTGAATTCGTTCTAATGCTTAATGACAAACCGATTTATAGAGGTGTAGAAGGGCAGGTATCCATAATCAACTTATTAAAATGTATGAATATCGGCTATACACTGACGGATGATTATATAGCCGTAGAGGAAAACACAGAAAACAATGATTTACAAAAAGATGATAAAAATGATGAATAATGTAGATGAACAATATTTAAATCTCTTAAAAGATATTCTTGATAATGGTATAGAAAAGAATACTAGAAGTGGAAAGGTGTTATCTGTTTTTGGTCGAACAATGAGATTTGACGTAAAAGATAAATTACCAATACTCACTACAAAAAAGGTTTTTACAAAGGGCATAATTCACGAACTTTTATGGTTTTTATCTGGCAGTACTAATATCAAATATCTTGTAGATAATGATGTGCATATATGGGATGACGATGCCTATCGTTATTTCAAGAGTTTTGATTTCAGACGCTGTATAGCAAAACAGTTTGGTATTGATCACGATAAGAATGACAACCCAAAGTATTATGAGGTATTTAATGGTGAGGAAAAGTTTGGTACATCTGTATTTAGTATTAAATATAGTGAGATGGTTAACGGAAAAAAATATTGTCGTACAACCAACTTTTCGTCATATGACGAAATGATAAAAAGTGTCTCAAAAGAGGAGTTCATAAATAATATCAAAAGACAAGCCATTATGTGCTATGGTATAGCATATGGAGATTTTTTTGAATGCCGAAAGATATATGATTTCGGAGAATTGGGTCCTGTTTATGGAAAACAATGGAGAAAATGGAACGACAAAACAGATCAAATAAGGAATATTATTGAAACATTAAAAACAAATCCGAATGACAGACGATTGATAGTCAACGCATGGAATGCTAATGAGCTTAATTATATGGCATTGCCACCGTGTCATTATTCGTTTCAATTTTATACTCGTGCATTAACAAATATAGAGAGACTTGATTGGTTATGTAAATACAGTAATGGCGAATACGATGAATGGAAATCCGCAACATCCGAGACATTGGATAAATTAAATGCACCAAAATACGGATTAAGCCTTATGTGGAATCAGCGTAGCGTCGATACATGTCTTGGACTTCCATTTAACATTGTCTCATATTGTATTTTACTGTATCTTATTGCGCAATGCGCTGGAATGGTACCTGATGAATTGATTTGTTCTCTTGGGGATTGTCATGTTTACGAGAATCATATAGAAATGGCAAAAGAACAGTTATCGAGAGATGCATACAAATATAACTTACCTACATTACGTCTGAATACCGATATTAAAAATATTGATGAATTTACATACAATGATATTCATATCGATAACTATGAATCATATCCTTCAATAAAGTTTACGTTAAGTGTTGGTTAACAAAAAATAAATATGTCATGAAAGGTTATTTAAACAATTCTTATTTTTCTCCTACCACGCCTATCAATGTTGGCATAGAGGAGAAAAACTATATCACGAGGCAAAAGAAAGGTGCAGAAAATTTCTGTACCGTGTGGCAAAAATTTTCAGTGGAGTATAAAAATGAGAAAGAAACAGAAAGTAAGGAAACACAGATGTTGCAAATGTGGTAATAAAGCGGTATGGATGAAGATGTCTGGAAACAAGGGGAGTTTTATGTATTGTGACGAACATGTACCCAGAGGGTGCTCGTGCAATATGCATGACATTGATTTCGATGGTGAGCCAGACATAAATACAAACGTATTATGGTATTCTAAAGAAGAGTACGAAAGATGGCTAAACGATAAGAAAGAACAAGATAATCCGATGCATATTGGTCATGCCGTTAGAAGAAACAACTCTTTCTATTATGAGTATCTTGATGAGAAAAATAGAAGAGAACCATGCTGCGAGATTGAATATGATAAAGATGGTTTTGATATGGAAGAAACTATCTATTTGATAGATAAACAAGATGTTAATTTTGTTTTTGAAAGTCATAAGTTGAAATATCTGATTTCATTATCATATGCAAAAGAGATAAGAAATATGATATTAGCCGTTTTCAAAGATACCAAATCAGTTTTATACAACGATTTTATGACTAAAATGGGTGATATTTCAAGAAAATATTTTAAAATCGGTTATCATTCTAAGATAAATAACCGATTTTATAATTCAGTAAAATATAAATTAAGAGAAAAAAGATACAAAGATGGGATATAGATTGACTTATTATAAGTGCCCAAAAGCACACGCCGACAAATACCGAAACATTACCAACGAGGATTTTTCAAATGATGATTTTGTATATCCATCGGACGGACTTGAAGAAATGTTTTATGACATAACAAATTGGATCTGGTTTGAAGAATTCCAAAATTTATCAACAAATAACGAAGAAGATAAGATATGGTCAAGGTTATTTACTAATAAATTAGAAATTGAAGATGATATATCTTTGATGACAATAGATAAGGAGCAAATGTTCAACCTTATTAATATGATACGTCGTTTTATATTAAGCAAAAACAAACGTATAAACATACGTAATTTTGATAAAGAATTTGAGAGCCCTGTCGGGAAAGATGAATCTAAGATATACAAAGACACGAGAGAAATACTTTGCAATCATACGTTTGATGTCGATGTCTTCAATATCTATTACAATGTAAACAATGACGAGGAATTCTTGAAGGTATTAAACGAACATCCATATTCAGTATGTTTTGGAACATCATGGAGAGATACACTGAATAATTTTATTCATGTTTACAAAACATTCGACTGGGAAAATAACTATATTATAGTTTATGGTGGTTAATTAGAACTAAAGACATGGCAAAGAAAAAAATAGATTTAGGATATACTCCGAGCATTTATCAGGAGAAAATTTTTGACTTCGTACAGCATGGTACAGGTAATGCTGTAATATCGGCTTACGCTGGCTCTGGAAAGACACTGACACTTGTCTCATGCATGAAACTGATACCGAAATCACAGAAATGTTTATTCCTTGCATTTAATAAGAGTATCGTTAATGAGCTTGCTGAAAGAGTAAAAGACAGAGATAATTGTCAGGTTAAAACTATGCACAGCCTTGGTTTCTTGATGTTGCGCCGTAATCTTGGAAGTGATATTGAAGTTGATGAACATAAATATGAAACATATATTAAGAAGAACATTGCTGAATTAACATCTATCGAGGGTGTTAGATTGACAACATCACAAGTGAATGAATATATCGATTCTATTATTGCCTTAATAGATTTTTGTCGATATAATTTAGCGCAAAACGAGAAAGAAATAGAAAGAATAGCAACGAGATATAATATCCCAGTTAGTTTTGACGAAGCTAGTGTAGTAAAAAAAGCCCTTCAATGGGGAAAGGAAAATTGGAAAACTATTGACTATACAGATATGGTATGGTTACCTGTAGAGTTATCACTGAAACCAGCTGGATTGCAATACGATTGGGTATTGAATGATGAATGTCAAGATTTCTCGTTAGCATACATACAGCTTATGTTTAAATGTTTTAAGAAAGGAACACGTTTCATATCGGTAGGAGATGAGAAACAATCTATAAATCAATTCGCAGGTTCATCAGAAGAAGCATTTAAGTTTATGTGTAATTATCCAAATACACAGGTATTCCCTCTGCCTATAACATATCGATGCCCTGTATCAGTTGTCAATGCGGCAAAGGAATATGTAAGCGACATACAGGCAAGAGAGAATGCCCCAATTGGCGAGATAAAGAACGACTGTCATATCAAGGACATTAAAGAGGGTGATATGGTATTAGCCAGAACAAAAGCACCCTTATTGAAATTATATGCTCGTCTATTAAGAAAAGGTATCAAATGCTACATAAAAGGTTCTGATATTGGCGCAAACCTTGAAAAGATACTTGAACATATCGATAAAAAGAACTTAGGTGTGAATCTTGTCGAAGATGGTGTATTCGTAAGACTCTATGACAATCTTTTTACTGAGCGTAATAAGTTAATGAAAAATTATGGTCTATCAAAAGACGATGCTACGCTTTCTATCAAGATCATGGAGAAATATGATTCCATTAACAGTATGTTAATATTATCGGAAAGAATCAAAACAAAAACAGAACTCATAAAAAAGATACGTGAAATTTTCAAAGAAGAAGGAGAAGGTATTATGTTATCAACAATACACAAAGCAAAAGGCCTTGAAGCTGATAATGTATATATACTTTGTCGTTCATCAATGCCGTCACGATTGGCAAAAAGTGATTGGGAAAAACAACAAGAAGAAAATCTTATTTATGTCGCTATCACACGTCCTAAGAGAACATTAGGTTTTGTATCAGAGAAGGAATTACCGTCAGGCGGGGCATCACAAGAACCTACTGTTATTCTTACAGAGTTAAGAATGATAGAAAAACAAGTGTGCTCAATATTGGGAAAAGAACCTATGCCAGAAGATGATAATATCGAAATAGATAGAATAAAGGCGAAAAACGCCACGGTAATCAATGAGGATAGTATGCAAGTAGCACAAAACACCGTGATGATGAACGAAAACAAGAGCGAATGTAATGACAATAAAGAAATATCTGATTTGATAATGTCATACATTGGCAACGGTGGAGATTTGGAGTCTTTAAAAAGATTTCTTAACAAATAATAATAATAATAATAAGAAGGCATTGATAACATTTCAGTGCCTTCTTTATTTTTTATTGTTTTAAACTTCTTATCTGCTCATTCAAGTCAGAGAATTGCTTCAAGAAATCAATATCATCGAATTTCTCGTCTGTATGTTCGTTAATTTCCTTAATGGCATTTCTCACATCTTCTTTTGTCGCCAAGTTACAAGTACATGATTGACCACCCATATTATTGATAATCTCATTTTTGGCGCATTCAATATGTGCGTTTGTCTTGCAGAAATTACAGTCAATTCTGTCCATAGATTTGTCCATCGAGTTTTCGATAGTCTTTTCTATAAGATCTGTATCAACAGAAACACCTGAAAATTTTTCATCAAGATACTCTTTTATTTGTTCCGTTCTTCCTACAAGACCAACATCGCTCTTATAACCATATCGTCTATATCCTTGTCTCATTTTAATATCAATTTATAGTCCACCCTTTTATTTTATTCCAAATAGATGAAAGTGTTGATTTATTTTCCTTTACATCCGATTTAATTTCATTGACTGATGGCATGACAGTATTAATTATATAAGAGTTAACACTGCTTACGGCGGTTAATATCTCTTTCCTTGTGTTGTCAACGTTGTTCATTATCTTATTCTCTGCATCATCAGTATTCCTAATGATTTCTTCAGTCGCCTCAGTCAGATGTCTGTGTTCATGTGCTCTCCAATCACGGGTTTCCTCCAACCATGTATATATTGAGTTGTTTTCCCTGTATCCATATTCATTCATTGTGTTGTTGTTAACCATTCTCAATAAGTATTTGTTATCTATAAATATCTTAATATAAGACAATAATTAACCCTATTATTGATATTTATATCAAAAGACATGTTTTTAATGAAAAAAAATGAATTAAAAAATATTATTAAAGAAGAAATTATCAAACTTCTTGATGAACATAGATACCAATACACAGCCACTCCGTTAAATACAAAAACAGGTACGGACATTAATCTTGGCATCAATCCATTAACTGTCGATAACGGTAATAGAACTCCAAATGACGTACTTGGACAACCATCTACGTTTGACAGAAACGGTGCATCGTTCACAACCGATAATAATATTGTACTATCGGATAACAAGTTCACTATTTATAAAATAAAAAATTTCGGTACAGATAAGATAACAGCAAGTATCGATTTGTTTGGCAGGGGTGCTAACGGAGAGAAAAACTTCCGTAAAGAAATTGACATTATGAATGGTGCTGCAACACGTAATAATAGAAATTTAATATATAGGACAATAACATCTGATGCGTTTCAAAGACGTTCCAAATCTTCTGGTAAAATGTCTAATACCTTTTGGGAATTCAGTTTCGATAATGGCAATACGTGGTATATTATGAAGCCAAATGGTACGCAAACAATGCAAGCAAGTAAACTAATAAGAAAACAATAATAATGTTTAAAAACATTACATACTCATGAAATTGTTCTGTAATTTAAATTCAAAAACATACATTATATCAGAAGAACAGGTTGATTTTTATAAGAACAGCCTACTGAATGAAGCGATGAACGACAGTTTCTCGTTTGACGTATTAAAAAAGTTACCCACGTTTAATAAACGTGTACAATATTGCAAAGCAAACATGGGTAATCCGATTGGTAACGGAAGTTCTCGTATTGTGTTCCAGATAGACGATGAAAAAGTATTGAAACTTGCTAAGAACGAAAAAGGTATTGCACAAAATATAGTAGAAGCTGATTGGGGCGCACAGAATTATGGAGTCTTGCCTAAACTATACGAGATAGCGGACGACCATCTTTATATCGTCACCGAATATGTCCTTCCTGCAAAAGTGCAAGATTTTAAGCACTGCCTTGGCATGACATTCAGAGAATTCGAGACATTTGTATATACATGTTATTATAGCTTTGGTGATAGAAACGTAAGATGGTACATAGGAGATAACCGTCTTGATGATGACGTTTTTCAAGAATTATTGGAAAATAATGAATGGTTGGATGCTTTTTATAGTTATACATCTGATTATCAACCAATGATGGGAGATTTGATACGAATAGTCAATTACGGTATATGTCAAAGGGACGGAGAAGCTGAAATTGTTTTATTGGATTCTGGTTTCAATAAACAAGTATATAACGATTATTATAGATGATAGAATTTCGTTGATACTTTGTAAAATACGACACTATTTATAATTAAAATAACTTATTTTATTAATATATAATGACTAAGACAACGTATAAAATCACTGAGAGTGACTTGAAAAATATGATAAAAGAGGCACTTAACGAAAGTATCGCAAGTGGTGAGATTGATGAAGGATTTTTTGACTATCTTAAAGGGATGGGCAAAGCCGCAGGTAATAAAATGGGCAGTGCAGGCAGACAAATGGGTAATTCTATTAAAAATGCCGCAACAGCAGTAGGTGATAAAATTGGTAAGGCAGGTAATGCCGTAGTAGGTGCAGCAAAACAGGCGGGTGATAAGATACAAAAGACAGCGCAAGACATTCATACCGCAGGAAAGAAAGCATCAATGACTGGAGACCAACAGAAAGTAGCAAATCAGTTGGTAGCATGGTATAACAAAGGCGTGTTCGGTAATTCTAGACAAGCAAAATCACAGATAAGTGCCCTTATCAACGCTATGAAAAATACATACTCCGCACAGTATGGAGAGGAAAGTGCTGTTCAAAAGAATTGGTAATTTATTTCTTTATTTATGTTTATTTAACTTTGCAATCTTGTGTTTTATGTTGAAAAATACTATATTTGCAAAGTTATTTTTATGTTTAATTTTAAAAAGAATAGAATTATGTGGCTTTACTATTTTGTAGGCGTAATTGTTACTATGTTATATCTCATAGTGTGGGAGAAGAACGTGGATCATGAAAATCTAAAAGAAGTAACAGTCAAAGAATGGATTGAAGATTCATTAGTCTCGCTGACATCATGGCTTGGTCTGGTGTTATGCATAATAGTAACCATTTATAAATTAAATGGCGGTTCTAAAATAGAAAAATAATATTAAGGATAAAATCAAAAATCATGATAAGTCATTATATCAATCTAAATAAAATAAAAGCAATATGCTTTTATATAAACAAAAAATATCCATATTATGAGAAGTTAGAAAGAAAAGGCACTGAACATTGGCATAAACTTTTTGGCATTAAATTATATAAAAGCATTGTAGAGGAGGATACGATATACCCAATATCTATTTTTGGGGAAAATCCATGCTCCTTAGACGAATATTTTAAAGAACATGATTTCTTGACTTTATCAAAAAATGGTGATAACATATTATACAAACCACACGTCGGAATATTTTTGGACGGGGATGATGCGACATCATATAATGACATGTCACATCGTAAATTCTTTAATAGCGAAGAGGAGTTGAGAGAATTTGCCAAATCATTGGCAAGTGAGTGTGAAAGTCATGGTATTTTCATTAAAGAAATTTAGAATACTTGAAGTATAATGAAAACGAATGAAGAGATATCATATAAATATTATTTGTCTATATTAGAAGAACAGTTCAATAAGTGGTATAATGACGAGAATTTTAACAAATATCTTATTGATAATGAAGATGAAACATTTGAATATCTTGCATTAAATAAAGGAGATACTGGACTTAATGTCAGAATCGCTGTCGATGGAGAAGCAAGTTTCATACACCGAGGGCATCCATTATGGCTTTATTTCTCTAATAATTATATTGGTGATTTTACCGATAGAATACCTATAAGCATTGAACTAAACCCACGCCTTCTATTTAAAGATAGGCATATTAAAATATTAGATGATGATATTAAATCTATAAAAATTTTTATAATACAAAATTATGAAAGTTTGTACGAATATGGAAATGGAAATATTGATACATTAACGTTTTACGAACGTATTAATAAGAAACGTAAGTTGTCGGAATGTCATTTACTTACAGAAATGCCAATTCTTGATAAGAATGTCACAGGATTGGATGTTCCTATATGGGTAGACAATGTAAGAAACAAACAACATGGTCAAAGAATCAAGTTTAAATATGATAATGTCGACGATACAAGACAATGGGCGACTATGACAATAGACGACAATAATCCTGTTGTTAGGAATTTAAATCGTAAGACATTACTAACAAATAAAGATATTGAAAAAATAAAACAATTCGTAATATATAACTACGATATCTTATCGAGGTTATCTACTGATAATACAGTCGAATATAAAACAGAATTTTTGCCTTATATAATCAAGATAGGTAAACATGGAGGTGCTATACTACCTCAGACAAGAATTGATGCAATTAACAATGACGATGTTATAAATATAGATTGTTCATGCATCGGTAATAGAATCTATTTTATAACAAATGGCGGTGATGATAAAACCAATATTTTTATATATAACGTTGTTAATAATAATAGAATTTTTCATGGGATAGACAACCACACTTTCTACATAAACAAGAATGATATCATAGCAAAAAATAAAAATATATATGATATATTATCAAATATAAAAAACACCGCTAATAACAATAACTTTAAAATTAAGTTTACAAATTTAAGTCGTATATTATGAAATATCTGGCAAAAGGATGTAACAAACGCAATGAACACAACGAGGACATATACTGCTACGGAAAAGCTATTTATTATCGAATGATTTAATATTATTTAACGATACTTTGTTAGGCAAATTACATAAAAATCGTATATTTGCAATAAAAAAAGAAGAGTTATGGAGATTAAAAGACCAGTAAGTATTGAACAAAGAATATGGTGTCCTAGAAAATGTTCTTTTGACGAAACAATGAGAATAAGCAAATGCAGTGATTGCGTTTTCTTCAATGGGTTAGGTGATTATGAAATAAAATGTTTATACGATGCAAACATATTGCTCAGACGAATGCATATTACGGAATTCATATGCAATGACTATATCTATAGAGCCAAACGAGTTAGTGAACTTCCAGAAGAAGTAGTTTCAAAAGTGACAGATGAAGACAATGGTTATTGCTCCCTTTGTTGCTTTAATACAAAACTATCAAATGGTGTGGATATTTGTTTGTTAAGACAATCTGCATCTAGTGATGAAATTGATAATTTTTGTTGTTATGACGATGAAATATGGACACAAGAAAAAATAGAGAGATAAATACACCATACGAATTGTTCGGCATTGAATGTGGTAAAGGATGGATGTCTCTCATACAGCCGATACTTGATTATATCAAGGAATACAATGCAAAAGTATCTACTGATGAAAAGATAGAAATCTTACAGATTAAAGAAAAAATGGGTACACTGCGCATATATCTTGATAATGCACCAGAAGAACTATTGAAGATGGTAGATGATGCGGAAAGGGATAGCGGCAACATATGTGAACTATGTGGTAGCCGTGAAAATGTTGGTAAAACATCGGGTTATATCATGACAATGTGTTACGAATGTGTCCGCAAAAAAGTAAAAGATGGACAACGAGGCTATATATCATGGAAGCCGAACGAAGAAAAAGAATGGAAATTGATAACTGATAATGATGAAATTATCATTGGAGAAAATAACTTTTAATTTATGGGGTGTTTTAATAAAATAGGATTTTATAGCAATTTACCTATCACATGCGGTGAAGATATTGTTTTGTTTCCATGCTACATGCCGACAAGAAAGGAATCATTCGACACAAGTATGATAGGAATTGATGGGTTGATGATACCGATTTGTTTACCAATATATTGTAAATACGACGAATATGGCGGTGGCGAGGAATATATCCGTGATTTCAACATTGAGTTAATAGAAGATGTCATGGGAATGGATATATCTTCTTTTGTTGATGCTCTTAGAGACGGTATAACGAAAGATAATTGTCAAAATGATAAGATATATTCTTTTATTGAGAAGAACAATTTTACCGATGGTATGTTATTATACACAATGGAGAGAAAAGATGTCTACGATACAATGATATCAATATCAAATGTTCCATTTTACAAAATAGATAATTTTGACGAAGGAAAAAACATTGGTGATTTTTGGTTATCAGCATTAGGCTTTGAAAAGTGTAAATATATGAACTATGACTCTTATTATCGCCTTAATGGATATGATGGTGAATATTATGTCAAAAGTAGAGGCTATTGTTGCCCGACAATCTGTAAGAATGAGATAGAAATCGCCACCGTATATCATGGTTTAGAAGAGTTCATAACAACATGGGAGAAGACGACATCATTCCCGTTATCTGTCGATGACAATGTAAAGAACATGAATGTTATAGATATTTCATTTGATGCGACATCCGAAAACAAATATGATTTTAAGACTACTACTAAATACAATGACATATATAAGTTCTCTTTATATATGGGTAGTCATTTTGATACTATATGTCTTTATGAAGACATAAACATATACACGAAAGAATACAAACGGAGATTTTGCGATTTCGCCAAATTCAATCGAACGCTGAATAAGGTATGTGGATATTACAAACCATCATCCTATGCCCATCAATCAATTGCGGATAAACATGTTATTAATGCTTTTGGTGTATTGAACAAATGTTATTCTAATATAATAGGTAATTTTGAGAACGAAAATATTGACAATTGCGATGAATAGTATAAATTTAACAGACACCGCCAAATTCTATAATATGAATTGCATTGACGCAATGCAATATATGAAAGAAAATGAAATTAAAGTCGATTTGACGGTTACTTCGCCTCCTTATGATGATATTAGGACATATGGCAGTAAATCCGAGTGGAATTTTGACACTTTCAAAGAAATTGCCAGATTATTATATGATATAACTAATGATGGAGGTGTTGTCGTATGGGTAGTTGGCGATCAAGTTAAAAACGGCTCTGAGACAGGTACGTCATTCAGACAAGCATTGTATTTCATGGAATGCGGTTTCAAACTTCATGATACAATGATATATGAGAAAAACAGCAGTTCCTTTCCTGCCAGAAGAGACAGCAAACGTTATACGCAGATATTTGAATATATGTTTGTTTTTGTCAAGGGAAAAATCAAAACTGGCAACCTGATTTGCGACAAGAAAAACAAATGGGAAGGATGGCAATGTTGGGGACAACACACTTCCTATAATAAGGAAGGTGAACTGAAAGCTGTCAGCAATATAAAACCAATACCAGAATTTTCTCCACGAACGAATATATGGAAATACAGTGTCGGATTCAATGTTAACACTGGTAAACATAGTGCAGTATTTCCTTTTAAATTGGCTGAAGATAATATATTGTCTTGGAGCAATGAGAATGATTGTGTTTTTGATCCATTCTTAGGTAGTGGAACTACCATGTTTGCCTCAATAAAAAATAATCGCAGATTTATCGGCTGTGAGATAAATGAGGATTACATTACAAGTTATAACGATAATTTTGAACAGTACAAAAAACGATGGAAACAAGATGAGGGTTGTTAATGACCCTCATTTTATTTTAATGGTTCTTGTTATATTCTCCACGTTCATGTGGGTTATAGAGCGTCGGCGCAATCACACCAAGCGTGAACGGCATTACACTTGCTGCACCGAGATTTTTTAATGCAAGACATACGTCATCAAGCGTTGCACCGCTTGACAGATTATCATCAAATACGATGATATGTTTACCATTCAGCTTATACTGTATATTTTTATACTGTGGATTCAGTTCAAATATTCCTTCAATTGAACGTCGTTCTTTATCATCAATGGATTTTATCTGCCAGTTCTTAACCTTACCTGTTGCTTTATCAATTGTAGGATCTTTACCTAGTTGCCCTTTTCGTAATTGCGCTATATCTTGATTATACAAATCTATCTGTTGTTTCCTTTGTGTAATATCATTAGGCAATCTACCTCTTTTATTTCCACGTTGGGCAAGCATAGTTTCTATTTCACTTTTGAGTTGTTCTATTTTTCTTCTTACATCACGAATATCTTCATCCCGTTTCCATTTGTCTACTTTTGTCTGAATACGATGTATCTGTTCATCACTCAACCCTACTTGTCGAGCAGTGTCAACATTGACAAATATGTTCCTCACATTTTTCACAAGTAATTCTGGTTGTAGCTTAATACCTTCACTCTTCGGAAACATTTGGATGAGTTTATTTGTAATTTCACGATTAAATTTGGATGATGATTGAGGAAACGTGATTATATCTACAGTATTATTGCCTATAATATGTTTTATAAGCATCACGGAACGATTGATAAATTGCTTCATAGTTTTATCATCCCTCATTACGTTTCTTTTTTGCATATCAGTACCATGTTTTAACGCTTTGTTTACATCCATATTCTTTATATCGTATAAATTATACGATACTATGTTTGATTTCGGTAACAGCACTTTTCTCACTTTAAGTGATTTATCATCATTGAAAATGGTATCATCTATCTTACTATTTGCACCAGGAGTATAAGATACGACTCTTTGGTCTGGAGAACCTTTGACGCTCTTGAAATTCAGCCCCTCATTATCAAGTTCTTCACATATGACATGTTTATATAATATTCTATATTGTTCTTCCGTTAATTTAAAAACTTTTCCCATTTGTTTAACTTTAATTAACTATATAAAAATAAATATATCACATATTTTGAGTACCTTTGTACCGTAATATAAAAAATAAATAAAAGCAATGAAAGAGATTGTATTAGGACAAGAAGAGCGTTATAACGCAGCGGAAGATAACTGTTGGGGATTTTGCAAAGGTACTGATGTAAGAGATGGAATAGCACTAAAATTCGGCAATATGCTAACCGATTTTCCGTTTGAATGTCATGGTGTAAATTTCAAATGTAGTGAAATGCTTTATTTATGCGGACAATACTCTAACAATACGGAAGAATGTATTGATATACAGCACAAGTTATGTGAGTGTAACAACGGATTTTCTGCCAAGAAGTTTATAAGAAACAAATATATTGAGCAGACAAGATATGATTTTAATGATTTTAGAATACAATGGATGTTATGGGTGGTATGGCAAAAGGTGAAAGGAAATAAAGATTTTCAACAGTTATTGTTATCATTACCACATGATGCCGTAATAATTGAAGACTCAAGTTGGCAGACAAGTCCGACAGCGACAGTATGGGGATGCAAGAACTGTGACTTAAAAAAAGCACGACAAAATCTGAAGAAAGATATTGAGACAAAGAATTCACATCTTAGAAAGAAAGATATTGAGACTATCATTACTATCGAGACTAATAAGATAAACAAAGTAGGCATCTATATCGGACAGAACAACATGGGAAAAATATTGATGTTGTGCCGTCAAGCATTGATCGAAAATAAAGAGCCTTCAATTAATTATGATGTACTAAAACGTTATAATATATATCTGTTCGGCGAACGTTTATTTTAATAAAGATAGTTATAAGAAAAGAAGATAATAACTAAATGACACAAAAATACAAGTCTTTTGCACAATTAGTAAATGAAGCAGTTGATAAGATGAACGATGATAACCTATATCTAAAGTTTCAAACAAGTCAATCGTTTCGTTATACAGCGGTAAATATACTGGCGAATAATGGCTTTTTGGTACATGGGACAAATGATGAATTTGACAGTTTCGATAGTTCACAAGTCAAAGGAGGTACGAGAGGAAATTATGGATATGGAGCATATTTTACCGATGCAGCATATAAATGTGAGGAATATGGTAATAACTTCATATTTCTAAATGCAAACGGTTTTAATTTTCTTGATTTGCATCAGAAAGTCAAGTCAAACGATGTCTTATCTGAATACCGTAACAGAATAGATGATTTGAACGTAAATATCGAACGAATTAATAAACAACTATATAGTGTTAGGAACAATAGAGAATGGGATTATTATAATGATGAATTAGATAAATGCAAGGAAGAATTGCATAGATTAGTACCAGATTCTAAGACATCTGTGTTTATCGATCAGTATTACAGATTACTACGTTCCAACGAAAATATCGATTACCACAATATGACAAAAATGTTAAACGATGTTTTTCAAAACCATTTTGGAAATACATTCGTTACCAACTTTTTTCTTAAGTTAGGATTTGATGGTTATCATATTTATAATGAATATATTATCTTTAATTTTGATAAACTTAATAGCAATATTGTTAAAGACAAGAATGCTTTATTAAAACAATTATTAAATAAACAATAAAAACTTATACAATGAAACTATCCTTATTATATAAAGGCTATAAAGATGAAGGCTTTGCGAAGATAATGACATATTTATCTGAAAAAGGAGAAGGGCAACAACTGATAAAATTGGATGAAGACAATCCAATGGATGAAATCGATCTAATTTTTGATACCTTAAAAATATCAGGTCTTTCTATTGAAGAAGATAAAGATAACAAATACAACATTAACATAAGTTTTTATTGTACCTATAAAGTCGCAAAATATTATCTTAAATTTATTTATTCATTAAAGACACTTGGGGATGGTGGTCATTCTTACACTGTAAATATAAACGGAAAACATCTTTTTTGGGATGGTGATGGTGCAGATAGAATCGTTAAAATAAACGGTAAAGACTGTTCGTCAGTGAAAACACTGTATAAGGATTACAGTCAGTATCTCCAAAAGGAAGATGAAATTGCAGAACAATACTTTATCGAAGGAAAAGAACGAATACTTTAACCAATTTTAATTCTTTATTTTTGGCGGATTAAAAATAATACTGTATCTTTGCATTTACAAAGGAGATAGATTTGTGATGCTTGCAACTCCTTTTCAAAATAAAATGCTAAAATTTCTACCATTTGTATGGTCGGAAATTGTAAACATCATATAATATAACTGAATGTTTAATAAAAAAGTTTTACAAATGGTAAAGAAAACTATTACAAGTGAATTTGTTAGTTACGGTCATCCTGACAAGATTGCAGACCAAATTGCAGATGCTATTCTTGATGAATTTTTGAAGAAAGACAAGAATGTGCGAGCTGGTATCGAGGTATTGTTGAAAGACAATATTGTAGTGTTAGGTGGAGAAATTTCCTCTACATCTTCAATTGACTATGATAAAGTCGTGCGCTCAGTATATAAAGATATCCATTTTAGTGTTGAACACCATTTATCATCCGATGACATCAAGGTAATCAATCTCATTGGCAAACAATCACAGGAGATACATAATGGTGTAGATAAAAATGATGGTTCAATTGGCGCAGGAGACCAAGGCTTTATGATCGGTTTTGCGTCAAACGAAACGCCTGTTTATATGCCGCTTGGTATTTATGTCGCCAAGTCCATTTGTCAATATGTCGCCAACGGTCATTGGGATGAAGAAAGACAAATGTTATTATGTTTTGGTCCTGATACAAAATCCCAAGTAATCGTGGATTATGACGAGAATGGTAACGCTTCGATTAGCTCTATTCTTGTATCGACAATGAGCGAACTTCCGTTAGAGGAAACAAGAAACACTATCAAGGATATCATTCTTAACAATGCAATGGAAATGGATGACAATATCTTCAGACAATATATTAAATCAAAAGATATTAAAATTGATATCAATCCGTGTGGCTCATGGAAAATCGGCGGTCCTGTTTCTGACTGTGGCGTTACTGGACGAAAGCTCGTGGTTGATCAATATGGAGGATATTCCAATATTGGTGGTGGCAATTTGAGTGGCAAGGATATGACAAAGGTAGATAAATCCGCTGCTTATATGGCACGTTATCTTGCCAAGAATATTGTTGCAAGTGGTATCTGTGATGCTGCGAGAGTAGAACTTTCTTATATGATTGGTGTTCCAGAGCCATCGTCTATCAATATTGAAATGAATAGAAATCAGGAGAAAGAAGGTGTTATCAAATCTTGGATTAAAAACAATATTGATTTAACCCCAAAAGGTATCATTAAGCGTTTTGATGGTTCTTATCCGAGAAATTACCATCTTTCAAAATACGGACATTTCGGTGTTGATGTCAATAAGTATCGTACATCTCAAGAACGATATCCGTGGGAAAAACTGGATATATGTGATTCATTGAGAGAGGAATTGCGTAAATAACATGTTGTATATGTTTATAACCACGGTATGATATCAAACCTATCGTGGTTATATTTATTAAAAAACATTGATAACAAATGAATATAGAAGAAGCGATTAATAAAATGAAATTATTATCCGAATACGATCCAAAGACTGCGTTAAATGAATGGAGAGTTGATTGTAGCGGATGGATAAATATAGGCGTTATTCCCAATAGTAGTCCGTTTTTTGGAGCAAACGACAATAACGATATGTATGTTATGGTAAACCCTAACGCCGAAAAAATAGATGATTTATCTACTTTTAAATATAGAAATGTCGCATACAGTACCAAGCCTGATGGTACTGGTGCAACAACTACGAGTATACCATCATATAAACTTGAAGATATAGAAATATATCCAGAATACAGAGATACCTATTATGGTGACTTATTTCTTGGACGTAAAAAAGGTGAGGACGGAGAACGACAACATAAAGAGTTTATGTCCAAATTGAATATTGTAGAGGGGGAGCGAGTGATATTGAAGCACAGCAGTAGTGTCAAAATAACAGACGGCTACATATCCTATGGTAAGAAAAATTCTTGGTCTAATAATTCAGATATTGGTATATATTTTTGGGGAAGTAAACATATTGGACGTGACCAGTCAAACGTAGGACAATATACATACATTTGTACAGTTGACTTAAACGATATTTATGATTTTGAGACAAATCTTGAACGTTTTCCAAGTCTGAGATCCGCATTAAAAGCACATCCATACTGCGCACAGCAATGGCAAAACGAAACAGATGTCATTGTTGTAAATACAATGGTTAAAACTCCGATCAAAGCGATACGTGACAATTCTAACGGTACGGTATATAATTCCGAGTGGCAACCTATTGATATGAAGGTGGAAGGAAAACAGACAAAAAAGAATTTCATTCATGAATATAAACCAGATACATGCAACAATGCAGGATTAGTCCCTATCAATGAGTTAAACGCTAAGACAATGCTTCAAAGACATGGCGAGAGTGGTTTTATCGTGATTTCCCCTTGTCGTGGATATGCGGATTTCAACCTTAATCCAACTGATAAAACAGCAAAGCAAAAATTATCTGAGATAAATAATGATAGAATACGTAAGATGATTTCTCAGATAAAAGCAAGTGGCTATTCCTATACACCTGTATATGGTGGTTTTATTGAGAATATCGGGACTGAAGATGAGGAGAATGTCTATGAACGCTCTTTCGTTGTTTATAACAAAAAACGTGACGGTTCTGAAGGTGATATGAACGATCTAGTAAAGTTTGGGCAAGCTCTTGCAAAGCAATATAACCAAGATAGTTTCCTTGTAAAAGCTAACGGACAGAAACCTAAATATATTACAAAGGATGGTAATATAGATATGGAATTCAGTGGGAATACATCTTTTAATGATTTTTCACAAGAATATTTTACAGATCTACATAAGAATACCGAGAAGTATTCAAATGTTTCAAACCGAAAGCCTACACGTTTCTCATACACTGAAAGTTATATCAATCCTGGACCGCAATGTTACAGTGAACGGCATGTGAGAAGTCTTAATGGAGAAGTGTTTTTATCAGAAACAAGCCGAAGACAAAAAGCACAGCAAGCTGTAAATGGAAAGCTAAATAATTTAAGAAGTTTTGCAATTCTCACGTCAGATAACCCAATGGGAAAGAAGTTATCAAGTGCTGAAAATTCGTCCAGATATGAAAGTCTAATGAAGGACTTAAAACTTGGTAGTTTTATATATTTTCCTGTCAAAGGGAAATACAACGATATTGAACAATCAGTAATCATATATAATATATCGTTGGATGATGCGATATGGCTTGGTGATACATATGAACAAGAAAGTATTATTTTTTGTATACCAAATATTTCAGACAAAACCGTTCATTATGAATATTGGGAGCGCAACAATGTCGGATCGCCATTGAAAAAGACAATAGAACGTGATGAATATATTGATGCTACGGATGATAGAGATATGTTTACACAGATAAGTCGTAAATTTAAGATAAGAATACCTTTCTTTGAACATGTTGAAAAAGTTTGTAATTTTATTAATAATAGAATGAATATCGTAGCCGATTCAGTACGACTTCTCGATGAATCTGTAAACAATTCGTATACTGGTAAACATAGAATGATATGTCGAAACAGACTTTACAAACGTAGCGTCATATCAGAAATGAATAATCCGAAATTTGTAGACGAAGGTTATCAAGAAAGAAAAGAGGCTTTTCGTAAACTTCACGAACGTGCTGTTTCTGAAAACGAAATGGTAATGGAAAGGTTCTACGGTATCAAAACAAATGATAATAAACCAGTACTGATAGAACATGTTACGTTAGATAGGGTGTTAAAAAAACACGGCGCAAACGGAATGATAAATATAAGTGCTAACCGAAGTGATATGCCAAAAGAGTATAACGAGGAGAATACCAGAAAACTTATTGAATTGATACAAAATAGTGGTTTTTCCTATTTACCGACATATGGTGGATATAGAGGAACAAACGGTGTCGAGGATGACTACGAACCATCATTTGTTGTATTTAATTACGATGCCAAAGACGGTAAACCTCGTGATTTCAATGAATTATATAAACGAGCATTGGAGTGGTGTGGTACTTTTAATCAGAATAGTGTTCTTATCAAAGCACCAAACAAGAACCCTATCTATGTGAATAAAGATGGGAATAAAGTGAATAGCGACGAAAGTAACCGATATTGGAAGAATGATCCAAAACAAGAGTTTTTTACCTCATTTAAATCAAAAGACGATGTTGATAAAGAGATAAAAGAAAAACTTATGGGAAAATATAAAACGTATTGTCATAAGAACAACATACCACTTACCAAAGATGGATTTGAAAAATTCTATCAGGAACACCTTTCAGATATTGATTCGATAGGTAGGAGGTATACTTACGATATCAGGTTTGAATGTTATGTCAATCCAATGCCTTTACAAATTTCAGAAAGAATGAGACGCAGAGGTGAAGTAATGATATGGGAATAAATAATTATTTCAACCGTGATTCTATATTGAGTCACGGTTATTTTTTTTTTTATTATACCCATCAAAGAATAGAAAATATAACTTAGAATGATATTTCTCTCTAATTATCTATTTATTTTTAGATAATTAATTAACAACATCTGAAAATGAATATATTAGTGGAAAGAATTTTTACTTGTTCAACTTATACTATCGGAAAGATGTATGTAAACGGAACATATATATGTGATACGATAGAAGACTGTGACAGAGGATTAGATGACTCCATGAGTACAGCTACTGTAAAATCCAAGAAAGTGTATGGAGAAACTGCCATACCGACTGGTATATATGAAATTACCATGAATGTTGTATCTCCAAAGTTTAAGAGTAAATCATGGGCAAAACCTTTTGATGGAAAACTTCCTAGATTGTTAAATGTAAAAGGATATGACGGTGTATTGATTCATGTAATGAATAAGGCTTCTGAGAGTTTGGGGTGTATTGGAGTAGGATATAATACAGTGAAAGGTATGGTAACAAACTCTACATCCGCTTTCAATAAGTTAATGAATGATTATCTTCTTAAATCCAAAGATAAAATATCCATAACGATAAGAAGAAAATATTCTATTTAGCTAATTATAATATATAATATCATTGTAATATCATGAAATTAACAGAAGATACACTTAAAACGATTATAAAAGATTATATAATGGAAACATTTGGGGATATGGCATCAAACGAACAATACCCAGGTGGGTATGCTTTGATAGATGATGCTGATCAAGCGTTAATCGGAAATTATTCATGTGATGATTTACAAGCCGCTATTGAAGACGCAAAAAAAATGGCAGAAGCAAATCCCTATGGTTCTTATCGTGTATGTGGTGCTGACGAGAATAACCAGTACGATTATGATGAAACCTGTGTTTTCAGTACTTTTGACGAGGGAAAACATCGTATAGGTAAATACATTAAAGAGAATATCAAAAGTCTTCTTCATACAGTAATCAAAGAAGAACAAGATAAAAGTGCTCTTGATTCAGACTATTTTAAGCCAAACACGGATCCAAATACACCAGAAGGTTATCTAAAATTGTTGTTTGCTACATTTATGCTCGATGATGGTATGAACGCAAACGATGCCCTTAAAAAGGCAAAGCAAATAGTCCAAGAAAAATATGGCACTCTTCTTTAAAAAAAAAAGAATAAGGATAACTTCACAAAATAGATGTTATCCTTATTTTTTAATTAAAATACTTCTTATTAATGTTTATTATTTCTGACATACGTATTTTTAACTCATCCAATGAAAGTGGTTTTTGAGGAGTGTAAGTTTCAAATTTTAATTTATAATCGTCTATTGCTTTTGATTTGATTCTTCCTATTAATTTAATAAGATTATGTATTGTATGTGCAGTTATTTTTAAAAGTCTATTATATGATATGTTATATGGTTTTAATGCCGCTTTCATCAATGGATGATTACCATCAACTTTTTTTATAAACAATATATCTTCTTTTAACGTAACAAGCCATTGAAATAACTGCGTATTCTGAATAGCATTATCAAAATTGTTCAAATAATCTTTACTTTGCATTAAGTATTGATATGCTCCGTTTCCGAATGCACTTTGTTCAAAACTATTAGAAATATACATTATATTTGCAACGATTCCTTCATAATTTGTTATAGCATCAGTCAATTTATGGACAGATATATTATATTTATCTATATTTCGATATGGTTTACCACGTCTTAACCTTTCAAATAGATGATGCAATTCGTGCTGTAATCTTTCATAGAAATCATTCTTATTAAAATGTCCATTATAACATACGGTACATATATTTAATATTTTTTTAGATATATCTATATTGGCATAACTTTTAATATTCAAAGCTATATCCTCGGATAACATGTTATAATATTTCCATTTGATATTTAATCTAATACCAAGCATTTCATATACGAATTCACCATTTTTATATTCAGCATTACCATTATTAATGGTAATAGTCTTTGTTTTCTGTAACTCAGAAAAGAACATATTGCCAATGATTTCTGTCATACTTTTGATTTCATCGGCAATTGTTCTATCTTCTATGATTAATTGGTTAATAATATTAACACATTCCTTTTGAATATGTTCTTTCTCTATATTGCTTAATATTTCAGTAATTGTTTCCATTATCTATTAATGACATCCTTCCATCCATAAAGTGAGGGATATTCTTGGATAAATGCAATAAACCTTATTTAACCGATGGAATTATTACTTCTTTAAAGTATTTCTTATCAATAAACCTCGTTAGGAATACCCCATTATTTGATATAAAGAATTCGATACCATCTAATGCCATAGCATATGAATCAATAACAAATATACATGGTCTTCCATGCCGTTTTCCTACATTAATCGCAGTTTGTTTATTATTACTCAAATGCACATATTGGCGACTACCGCTATTGATTCCATTTTCTTCAATACTTTCAATGAAATGTACCGCCGTACCATGATACAATTCGTCAGGTGGTGTGACTTTCTTCAGTTCGACATCAACATCTATTGAATGTCCTTGTCTCGCCCTGATTTTTATCTTATCTTCCGAAAACTCGTACCGCTTTTTATCATTCGTTTCAACAATCGCTTCAATAAGTTCTTTGGTGAAACCTTGTTTATTGATTAATTCATCGACATCCCTATATCCATGTTCATCAAAGCGATACTCCTTATCATGTCTCAACAAAAAGGAAAGTCTCTTCCCATTTTCTAATAATTCTTTATCTGAAAAATTTTTTATCATAATTCCAAGTTATCTACTCTTGTTTATCTTTATAACGCAACGACATGACAAGATAATTGATAGCATCCAATTCATCATATGTTAACGAAAAATTCTTGTCATTTATTGCTATGTCAAAACCATCACCATTCGCCCATTCTGTTACTTCTATAAAATCAGAATCCTTGGCTCCTGGATCAAAACGCTTCATGTGTTCAAAAACACTTTCCCTATTTTTGTATCTCATAATTTTAAGATATATTACAACATAAACCATCAAAATCACTATATGGGATGTCCTCCATTATTGTGGACAACATTTCTAATAGATGTTTTGTAGATTCCATTTCTTCTATGTATTCTTCATCATATAAAGAACTACAATTTGAATGATATTTTTCTGATATTACATCATATAATGCTGATACTACCCTTTTTACATCTTTTGTATCCTGTAGTTTCGGTATGACATTATTAAGACATTCCGCTGTTTCTTTATGTATTTTTTCATTTTCTTCCCTAATGCGTTTTGCCTTATGTATCTCATCTTTGATTGATATTAATACAAGTCTTATATCATCTTCTGTAATATCCGTATATTTTTCGTCATCACCAGCCCATACAATATTCAAATCGTCTGTCATACTCCGATAAATCTGAGTATTTCTCGAAAAAGTCATCAAACGTAAGGGCTTTTTGCATTCCTTTGTCTTTAGATAAAAATTTAAATAGCTACTCATAATGCACAATATATAATATATTGCAAATATAACATATTATGATGCTATAAACAAACTATAGGCATTAATAAATGTTAATATTATCTTGAAATCTATTTATTGATAAAATGTTTTTCTACATTTCTCATTTTCTTTTCAAAACGTTTTGATTGTTTTTCCAACATTATATTAAAATTATTTTTTGTATATCCATAAAGTCGATAGTTATTTAACGCTAAAGATAAGGCTCTATCATTCATATGAGAACGGAAATACTCGATATCTTTCATATACTGTTCAAATACTTTGTGTGTATAACTATTTTTCAAATGTATTAGAGCGGGATTTCTTTTTAAATCATCATAATATTCGTGCATAAAAGCGTCCTGTTCATGCGAGTTGCTATAATATATCAATTTTGCTACGATGTAATCGTCTAATGTATATTTATCTTTATTATCTATAACATTACTTGCATACTCATATGCCGAATTCATTAATTTATTATAGTGTGGGTTATTTTTACGTCCTTGAATTATTTGATAAATATGTTCAAGTTCGTGAATAATATTTACATTAGAATAATCTTCTATCACTTCACCGTTGACAAGATATATCGTCAATGTCAGATGATTGTTTTTTTCATCAAAGTTGTTATATTTTGCCCCATCACGATATACAATATTACAACTTTTTTCATCTGAACAATTATAACAAACATAATATAAATTAATGCTTTTATTAAAAACATTAATGATGATGTCGTTTACATATGCGTATATTGTTTTCGTTATTTCTCTTGGAGACACGTTTCTTAAGTCTAAGGCAATAGCGTTGTATATGTCTTGCATGGCATTTTCAACAGTATCACTAATAGACCATCTTTCTGTCATTAATGTAGCACTTTCATTGATAAAAGTATCTATTTCTTTTTTGATAATTTCTTTTAAGTCCATAATAATATGTAATTTATATTGAATAAATAAATTGAATATTTGGAAATGTCGCTGCTAATCTATTCATAAATTGTTGCGCTATATCATTACCAAGTCCGTTAGATATATTGTCTATTAATACGATTCCATGACTATTCCTTATTGATATATCTGTCAAAATATGTCCATTAAGTTTTATACATTGGTATAATATCATTCCAACAATATTTAATTGTATCTTATAATAATCGTTTAAACTGTTATACTCTACCATTTTATTATCAATTTTAAGGTATAAAGAATTATATACCTTATCTATACGAACAGATGTTATTGACGGTAAAACACCGCATAATATATTATAGAATATCTTATTCAGCCCGTCAAATTCAAGCCCAGCATGTACCTGATGTTCAAATCTATATAACCAATCGTATACATAATCAAAATAAATGTTGTTAGTCAATGATTTATCGTATGCTGATGATATTCGGCTTTCAAACATTTCATGTCTTATTGGATGATTATACTCTTTCTTAGAAAGTTTATCTTTACCAAACGAAAGTATAATCGGAAGAGCATGATTTGTATTTCCATAACGTCGTTTGTTCTCAATATTTGATATGAAATCAACAATTCTATTTTTATCAGATGCACATATATAGTTTCCCTTTCGTGTCCATGTAATTTTATCGTCATTAACATTGATAGATATCGTGATAGATGGTTTAATACCATCTTGCATAAAGTTTCCTTTTTTAACATTTGCTAACGTCATGCAATTAAGAAAAGACATCATACCATAACGTATAGTATCAATGATTATGGATGAATTATCTTCTCTAATAATATTCATACCATTTTTAAAGTTAAGAACCTTAAAAGGAATTTCTTTAGTATCTTTAATTACAACTGTTTCTATAAACATAACAAATATCTTTATGTCGCAAATATACTATTATTATATTAAAAACTATGTTAAAAATACATAAAAAAATAAAGGGACACATCATGCACCCCTTATATAAGATTATTTTTTCATCTGTTATTCCCATCCTTTTCCTTTTGTGTATTTGGATTTACCAGTATAATACCGATTCATATCATCCCTCATATTGTCCATTGCGGTATTATAATCCTTATCTCTTGACATGGTTACTTCATCGCCGACTGATGAGAAGTCTGGCATGTAATGTTCACCATTAGAATCATATTTCATGGTATGCATTCTTTCATGACCACCATCCCATCCTTCACCTTCGGCGTAATCGTATGTGTCATCATGGACATAGCCGTGTGTTCTTTGTGGAAAACCGTTTCCATAACGATAGTTTCGAATGGTTGCCTTTTCTCCTTCATAATATCCGTCCTTTGACGGACTTTTTATGTCAAAATCTCTATTACCTTTATCTCCGACAGTAAATCTGCCCCGATAGCTTGGAGAGTTATCGAATTCATATTGATGAGGATTACCATTCTTACCATGTTGCCTTTGGAACGTGTTCTGTGAATATTTCTCAAGTTCGTCTGCCATATCATCATAGTCATTTCTTGATGACGCATATTCACTACGAGGGAATACCTTCTCTCTTTCAGCCCTTATAGCGTCCGCTTGTTCCTTACGTTTCCTTGCGGCATTCATATATGTCTTCCAGTCCATTTCTGATATTACCTCCTTTACGGCTTCCCTTATCGTTTCCCTTAACTGTGATATTTTGTTTATATGTATCGTTTTCTTATTGTTTTCCATCTGAAATGATATTATCTTAAAGATAAATATCTATTAGAAAATTAATTTGCAATTAGAAATAACGTTTTCAAATTTGTAATCTTTTTTAGTTATACAAAATGTTGATCCATCACTATTCATATCATCAACGGCATCCTCAAAGTTCTTGATGATGTATTCCATCGCTCTTCTATTTTTACCGCTAGGATCATTTTTAAAACGATTTTCCAATTTCTCTTTCCAAAAATCTTTTAATTCCTTTGATGGAAAAATAGAGACAAATGATATGCCTCTTTTCGTGAGACAATCTCTCACTAATTTGTGGGACGATACAAATACATCATATCACTGTCTGGATAAATCAACAGCGAAATTAACATATATCTCTTCCCAATTATCTGGACGCTGCTCGTCAACGAACAGACAAGAAGATTCCAAATCTATCAAATTATTTGAACTACTTACAATAGATGTCTTACCAGTGCAAGGAAAAAATGAAAATATCATATTATTTAATTTAAGACATTATATTTCTATATATTGTTTTCTTTCTTATCAACGCCTTTCCATGTAAGGATATCGTTTCTTTCTCCTGTGTCGTTTTGTATGAAAAGATAATATTGTAGATCATGAATAAAACATATCGGATGAATATTATTATCACTGTAATACCTGTTGCCGTAACTGTGTAGGTTAAGACCTACATATTTACCGTCACGTGACAATGAATATGTAGCTTTATCATTTTCATTACCATCGGTAAGATGGTTTTGGACAAGTTTAAACCCAAAGCCTTTCAATATGTCTTCTGTTATAGGCAAACCATCTATATCCTTGATATTATATTCAAACGGATCACCTTGTTCATCATCGACAACAAGATATACCGTTCCGTCATCAAAGATAGATACTACTTTCATCGGACATGAATAACGTTCAACTATATCATTCCAACACTGTACCCAATCACCTATATGAATATCATGCAAACTAAGATTTTTTGTTCTTTCTTCAATTTTGTACGATAATTCATCATATTCAATATCACTGAGATACATCCACTTTTTGATTGTCGCAAGCCTCGATATTTCATCCCAAGACATGCATCCTGTATAAGTACTTACATTATACACTGGTTCCTTGTCAATACCATAACGGTAAAGTATATTCACATCTTTCTTAGGAATATCTGAAGCATCATGCCACAGTTTGTCTTTTCTAATAAAATTAGTCATTTTCTAATCGTTACATTCATCTTTATTATAACCAAACTCATTTATGAGGCTTTCAATAATAATGTCCTCATTCGCATTTGAATCCTTTATAACCTCGCTGAATATCTCCGCAAGATTATAAGGATAATTGCTATCACTCAAATCGGTTGTCAACGTTTTATTGATACTTCCACTGTCATAGGAAATTCTTAAGTTATCTATCATATTTTATATATTTTTATCATTGCAAATATATGACATTTCTTGATACAAAGCAAACGAATTAAGTTAATTGATATTAACGTTCTGATTTTTGCTTAGAATCATATAAACCGAACTTCTTGCTATATCGCTTTGTGTATAACGGAATTGGGTATATCTTACCGACAGTTGTCAGTTCGCTTAACGAAAAACTGCTCACTCCCCATTTATATTTCCACTCTCCCTTACTGATTTCATTTTTGTAAAGTTCTGTCATACACCTCTTTCTTTCTTTGTCATATTCTGACTCGTTATCAAGGTCGATTCTTTCGTCGTCAATGATTATAGGATCTGAGAATGTATTCACATCCCCATCCAATTTCGCAATAACATACATTGACGAAGGTTTCCCACGGAAATTATTTCGACTTGAAAGGGCATCACGATAACTATTCTTGTTTTTCTTATGGGATGTCTTCCATAATTCCAGTTCGGATAACGCCTCAGAACTTTTATTGAAACAAGATTTATAATAGTCGTCTAATTCTTCTTCATTGTCGGCGATGAAGTTATCATATAAATCATATAACTTTTTTCTTGTTATGCATTCTCCGTTATACTCTTTAAGTATTTCAATCCATTTTCTTGACAATGCGTTATCATATGGATTGAACTTGCTGTCCTTAAGGACACATACGTTATAATCTACTTCATCAAATTCTCCAAAACGATTCATTCTACCACATGCTCTCTGTATTGTTGTTTCATGGCTTATAATGAAATCATAAAGGCGATGGAATGAAATATCAAGTCCTGTACTCACGACATTTGTCGCAACGACACTATGTTTGTTTTCACCATTTATGTTTTCCTTTCCATGCTCTTTCAATACTGTCAAGAGGTTTTGTTTCTTATCGTTTTTTGTGAACAATGAGTGCAACAACATCCAGTTTTCGTCGGTATTCTCTAAACCACGATAAATTTCCTGAGAATCGGATATTGTCTTTGCAAGTATCGCCGTTGACTTATTCTGTTTATCTACATAATTATCTATTAACTCACCATTATCATTGACTTCGATGAATCTTATGTTATATACAGTATCTTCATACAGAATGTTTCTTTTGCTTATATAATTGACGGTATTTTCACCCCATAGACAATCCAGATTACTTGGCGTAGCACTCAGCATAAGCGTCTTTGATAACGTATTATTTGACCGTATCATTATAAGTCTGACAAACGCCCCATATAAACCGCCTTCTTTCTGTACGAACTCATGGTATTCATCAAATATGATATTCGATGTAAACATATTGAATAACAAATGACCGATATTGTTGTTCGTGAAACGATTCAGCATCGAATCAATGTTTGATACAATAATGTCATAATCCATTATATCAACACGATCCAAATCTTCGGTGTTATTGGCCCGTTGTATCTTTCCTCCATACACCAGACATACCTTAACTGATTTTTCCATTCCCAATTTTACCAATTCACGGTTGATGGATTCATAGTTACCACAGCACAATGTGTTTCGTGGACTTACCCATAACACTTTCTCCTTAAGTTTTTCAAACCACATGAGACCTATCAATGTCTTTCCGAAACCTGCGGATGCATTGACAACATTATGACTATGTATTTCCGTGTCTTTCAATATGTCTCTCTGAATTGAAAGTCTATTTGAATCATATCCCTTTTTCTCGAAATCAAAATGAAAACTTTTATCTGATATCATTGAGTCCTGCTGTATCAAATCATAGATGGTATCTATATCGTTGTTCAGTATCTTTTCCGAAATCGGCATACAGTCATGGCTGGATACTATTCTGTCTGATTTTACCAGTATCACCCTTATAAGTTGTTTAAACGATTCTTCCTTTATTGTTTCATGATAACCTTTAATGTCATCCAAGTCTATGTCAGTAAATAATATACTTGTCTGTGGTAATGTTACCTTATTGTAATTTTGTCTTAAATTGAAACATGAAAGATCCACATTCTCAAATGTATTGGACACATATGTTTTCATTTCATTAAAGAAGTTCTTCATATTCTCTAACTCGTGAGAATTGAATGTCACTTTTCTGGAATTACTCTTTTCATCTTCTCTGGTATATGAATGATGGAATAATACTGGTGCGGTAATGCTTTCATCTAAACTGCCATCAACCCCCTTTTTCAACATGCCATCCATAAAACAATACGATGCGATATTATGTGGGATAAATTCACAGTTTTTGGCATTCTTTTCATCCTTGATATAATTCTGAAAACCGTCCGTTATCTTTCCTATATCATGTGTCATTAGGGCAATAGTCAATGAATTGAGAAATTCTTGTCTCTCGTTATTTTCAATTTCTCCATATTTGTTGAATACTGTATATTTATTTGCCAACGCTATGCCGACATTGATTACCATTTTTGTATGGTTATCCAACCTTGTACCATCCGACTTTGCATATAAAATCTCATTCATATTGTATAAATTTATTCGTTATTACATTGTGTATTTATATCATTAACATTACCGAACCATGATGTTCGACAAAACACGCTGTCGTGATTGCATCAAGCATCTATTGCATTAACATCGATAACAAAATAACACCTTATGCATGTTCCATTGCGATTATTCGTGATATATATGTCTTTAACTCTAAAATGACTGAATAGTTTCTTGATGATACGTTATCGTGATTACTTTTTATAATTTATACCATTAACGCCCGTAAAAAACGGTTCAGCATTGAATCAATGTTGTTATGATTACATCTAGTATAAATGTTATTAACGCCTCCTTGGAACTTTCCCTATCCAACGTCCTTTGTTGCGATTACTTTAAGTATTTATATATCATTAACATCTGTCAGTTCGTACTGTTGTCATGTGCGAGTTTTGTGATTATCCGTAATATTTATTTCATTAACACCTCTCACCTACCCAACCGCTTGCCAACTTGCATTGTGATTACCTTTAGTATTTATATCATTAACACCTTGCGTCGGAGATACAAATTGTTGTTATCTCGTTGTGATTACCTTTAGTATCTATGTTATTAACACCATCAGTCTTGCGAGTTACAGAATGAACGTTGTTGTGATTACCTTTAGTATCTATGTTATTAACACCTGCTTACCACGCTGCTGTTTCTGTGGGTGGGTTGTGATTACCTTTAGTATCTATGTTATTAACACCAGGGTCGGGATCGAGAGTAATTGTAATATGTTGTGATTACCTTTAGTATCTATGTTATTAACACCCAATCGCTCTCATTCGCCGTGTCGGCAAGAGTTGTGATTACCTTTAGTATCTATGTTATTAACACCTTCAATGATATGGTTTGAATGAAGGGTACTGTTGTGATTACCTTTAGTATCTATGTTATTAACACCTCATCATCCACAACTATCTGATAAACATTGCATTACATCAACATTTTCATTAAGAATTCTCTCGTATCGACTCTTGAATTTAGGTATCGGCTCACGTTTTTCAAAGCCTACTACCTCTATATATCCACCATTCAGAAAAGATGAGATACCACTATGTTCTTTCAAGTTATTCAAGAATCTATCCAGAAAACCGTCACGGTTAAGAACTTCATCGTTCTCATCTATCGGACAAATAATGTCACCGTTCAACACAACTGAATAGTTTCTCGATGATACGTTCAATACAGGAACTCTCATGGTATATTGAGTGTTCGGTGTGAACGTACTGCTTTCCCATAAAAGCTGCATCCATGACGAGAGCTTACCTTTTTTCAATTTATTGATATCATCGAAGATTTCTCCGATTTTTCTCTTGTATGTCTCGTCCGTAAGATGCTTACGCAAAACAGATTCGTATATTTCGTTAAACGGTTTATCTGTCGCACTATTGCATCCGTTCTCTACAAGCCAATTCTTTATTGTCTCGTTGATCACTTTGACAATTCTATCGAAATGTGATTTATCGTGCAAGTCACGATAGAGATAATTCCACGTGTAATGACCTGCCTTTGTCTCTCCACCTATCATCGTTTGAATAGCACTGTTACTGTTCAACTGATGCTTAGAACCTTTCTCGAACTCATATATATTCGGTATTACCTTGTTATTGCCGTAGCTTGAAAAGGTTATCTTTGTCTGATATTTTATATAGCTGTTTTTTGCCATATAGTCATATAACTCGTTTTTCTCGACAATACCACGTCTGACAGCGTTATTATCCCTTTTCGATGGAATAGGTATCTCTCCACACATGGTTCTCAAGGCATTCGCAAGTACTGGGTAGGGGACAAGATTCACTGTATCGGCGTTTGAAAAGTCGATACATGCCCCCAATCCCTTCAAGGATGTCTTGATTCTTGCGCTATGAAATTTCATGCTGATGTATATCATAACTTACTCCTCGGTTTTTGACTTTTTCTTGGCAGCGTTATTTTTCTTTTTCTCCTTGCAGTTCGCCATTTCGCTATTGTATTTTTCCATGTATTCCTCATGCAATCTGATACCTTCAGCCTCATCAACCTCGAAATATGTGCGTTTCGGAATGAAATCCAAGTTCTTGATGTCATCCTCATCCTTGATTACAATCCAATCGTTGCTCAATTGGTCTTTCAAGTTGGTTATCAGTTTGATTTTAAGCTTTACATTCTCGACATAACCACTTGTTCTGTAAATCTTAAGTTTAAGAAGTCGTTCCAAAAGATATTTGGTAATCTCAATCATCTTGGAATCGGAAACGTAGATACCCTTTTCAGGAAATGTATTGCCAAACACATTGTTCATATTAGTGTAATATCCTTCCTTGAAATCTGGCTCTTTATTATCTGTTCCTTCTTTATGTCTCTCTTCCTCATACTCTTTCAAGAATGTATTGTTAGCGTTCTCGTCAGACACATATGCCATTCTGTCAAAGATAGGATCTCCAGACAGGAATTCCATTTTGTTCAAACAAATAACGCCACTCGTCTTATATGACATTTCCGTAACCGAATCCTTGCAGAAGAATGTATTGTCTGTCTTGAAACCGCTTACTGAACCAACCTCATTATATACGACAGAATTATTATCCTGAACCGCATCGACGATAACTAACGCACTATCCTTTTTCAACGACAAACCATTGTTCTTTTTGGCATCCGTCTCTTGACCGTCGTTCTTGCTTGATGTCTTCGGCAACGTGAACATATAACCCCTGCCGATACCGATATTTGATAGCATGAATTTTTTCAGCAATGGCATGTGCTTGATCATAAGAGGGCTATTTACGTTCAGATCGTCCTCAAAGATAGCGTGCCTCAAGCACGAGTTTGCGATCTTGATCTTATACGAATATCTCGGATTACCGTCCTCATCCACACCATCGTCAAAGAATGCCTTTTTGGACAGTTTATTGTTATCGTTCAAAACCTTCACGCCGCAATACTTGTTCAATATATATTTCTGGTCACTTGAGTCAAAGTTTACGATACCCTGCCCTTTCAACGCCATCTCGAATTTGATAGCTCTTACTGTTTTCTTCTCCATGTCTAATAATATTTTATCTAAAATTTGTTAACATTAATATTCTTTATCTCAATTGCCCCATAACAGTAACCTGTTGAAGAACCCAACCCCATTTCATACAGTTTCCTACGACACGCAGGCTTTCCCTTTATGATCATCATCAGCTTGGAACAAGGAAGTGAGTAGTTCTTGTGTTTTGACACTTTCATACAAGCGCATTCGATATGAAAAGGTTCAATAACGAAATCATTCAAATCATCCTCATCAAAACCCGCTCTCATCAATTTCTTTCTTGAGTGTTCGTTTAACTTGTCAAAGAACAGCTTGCCATCTTCCACTGTAAGGTAACGGCATCCGTCATCAATCTTATCTTTTAACAGTATCGGCGAGATTGTCTTAACAACATCATAATCACTCTTTATCTCACTTGACATGCACTCAAAACCCGTGTATTCCATACCGCATACATCTTCTCCCCTACGCTTAATTAGTCCAGTTATCACGTCGAAGATAAAATCATCATTTGATGATGAGATATAGACAGTTCCCCCGTTATTGAAAACATATTTATCTTCCGTTACCTCACCCCCACACATGGAGGACACACAATAAGGAGAAAACGCATCGTGCCATTTGTTCCCGTCACCCAACACCTGATGAAGAAACCCGACAACGGAATCATCCACCCTCGCTTCTAACGACAATGATGAAGGTGAGAATTTTATCGCCAGTCTGGAGAAAATATCCTTTTTATACTTACCCATAAACTAAATTGTTTTCTTATTGTTCTACTTTCTTTCATACCGCAAAGATATGTCATTTAAACGGTATGGACAAATATTTAAATTTAAAAATAGTTAAAAATTACGCTTCATTTTTCATCAATATCAATAGGATATATATCATCCATAATATAGAGCATATAGTGCCCAATGTCTTCTTGTCATACGCCAACGCATATACCGACAGTACCAAATTTATGAAGAAGAATGTCATCATTTTATTTCCTTGTTTAAGAATGACTCTATCTTCGTGCGTATTCTCCTGTAACAATCAAACAAGGCGTTTCCCTTGTCTTCGGACAATATATAATATATTGAGCCGTTATCAAAAAAGTTCACAAGGCTATTATTATATTTGAACATCGTACATCCGATATTGCCGTATATCATCATTTTTTCGTTATCAAATGCGAGATTGAACATCATGATGCCGTTATCGTTACCAGTTTCTTCCACTTTGAAACCCGTCACTTTCATGACAGTTATCTTTCCTCTATCACCGAAATATATTATATATTTTCCACGTAGATTGTCATTGCAGTATTTCTTGAAATAATCCATATGTTGCAAGACACCGTAATTGTGCTTTTTCACCTCTCTTACGAAATCGGAAACCGTCATATCAGATATCTCTTTGTGATAAGGCAAAATACTATTGTCTATCTTGTACATGACATATTGCTTATATGCGTTCCTGTCAATATTTATAGGCTCATTATTCTGATCAAGTACACCGACAATATCTCTGAAAAAGGCTACATCATTCTTCACGTCCTCAAAGAAATCACGTGTCACTTCAAGAATAATATCCGTATCTTTGGTGTATATGTTAATGGCATCCCCCTCCTCGCTGAAAGATGTACCTGTCAGAATAATACTGTCGCCGTTATAGCATTTCGCTTTCTTGTCATGTTTGTCTATACGGCATAATCTTACTTCTGTATTGCCATAAGCGGAATGAATTATCATATAATATTTACCGACTTCCAGTTTATTCCATTTCACTTTCGTGTCCGCACAATTATCCTTCCTCTGTTTATCGTATATATTCTGTATATTCTCGTTTAGCTCATATGGATAATTGTAAGTAATACGTTTTCCGCTACTGTACACCTTTTGCAATAATTCCTGCGTTATTTTCTTTCCCATAAAAATATTCTTTTACTACCAAATATTGAAAAATCCTTATTTTTCCATATATGACTTTAATCATCAAATCTTACAGATTTTCTACAAAAGATAGATATTAATTCCTTAAATATACAATTATTTATGCCATCAATTTCTTTTCACGTAACAGTCCGATAACTTTCTCTTTTATACGTTCACAACATTGGAACATGGAATCACCGACATCTTCCGACAATAACCAATATTCCTGTCCGTTATCAAAGCATGTCGATATTGACTTATTGTCCTTGGAGTGGTAGCATGACAATGAATCACAACGGTTCTTGAATATGGTAATTATGTCGTCATAAGAGACAATGCAATGTCTCGTGCCGTATATTTCCTTTATTTTTTCAACATTAAAGGTGTATATATTCTTAATACAAGTCACATCATCCTCACGATATAATATATAACGATCACGTAGCTTATCTTCACAATAGCCAAGAATCTTATCCAAGCGTTTCTCGGTATCACGGTTGTATTGCTCTACCTTTCCGTTAAACTCGGAGATAGTCATATCCCTCAATCGTTCATCGAAAGGAGTCCATCCTTTATTCGTCACGAATGTCGTATACGTGTCATGTAAATTCTTGTTGATATCTATCTTGGTAATATTTTCATCCAAGGTATTGATAATGCGTTGAAACTCAACTACGTCATTCTTTAAACCATTGAAGAATTCAGATGTTATTTCATACACGGTAGCATATCTCTCTATAATGAAATCCGTGTCTGAATACATAAACAATGCGTCATTGTTAATGGAAATCTCGTCACCGACATACTCATCAACGTTATCGCCGAAACCTTTCACGTGAAAGACATCCGTAAAAATACCGTTGCGAGTGACTGATGCAACAACATAATACTTCCCTATAAGAATATCATCACGTCTCTTGTTCCACAATACCGCATTCTCAAACTTTTCCTTCAGCTCTCCCATCTTGCAATCCAAATCGTCAGGATACCGATAGGCGAAACTGCTGTTTCTATAAAACAGATTATGCAGGAAGCTCTCTGTAAAAACCTTGCTCTTTTTATCCATATATTATTTTCTTTTTCTCTATTGCAAAGATACGAAATTATGTATAGGATAAACAAATTATATTAGTTAATAAAAATTAAAGATGACCTTTTTAAAAAATACCAAAAAATTTTTCCAGAATTTTTTTTTAATTGAAACATATGATTAAAATAGGGGGGGGGGTATATATTTTTAATGTTTTATTGTTTAATGGATACCTGTTCTGAATAACATGGCAATTGCACCAAAGAAGGGAAAGGTGCGGTAAAGGGATAACTTTTTTCTGGAAAATTTTTCAAAGAGATAACTTTTTTCTGGAAAATTTTTCAAAGAGATACACGGCAGTCCGTGGGCTATGTTTTAACGTATATTAACAACCCCTAACGGAGTGGGCGGTTACGGTGTGAGGGGTACATAGGGGGTACTCCCTCCGTTCCACGTGAAACAATATGTTAATGAATGTTAATGTTAAAAATACATAAAAATGGGGATGGATAACCATCCCCACTAATCTGTTAAAGATTGTTAATCTTATGCGGCAAGCAACTTGTAGGCATTATTGAGTTTGTTTGCGTCCGTACCCTCGATGATGCTGTTGTACTTGTCCTCGTTTGACTTGTACTTCTTTTCGTTGGAGAAGAAGGTAGTCAGTCCGTTCAAAAGCCACAACTTGCTTCCACGGTACATATCTTGACCGATTCCGCTCTCGATGGTGTCACGCAAGATATTGATACGGTTCTTGATTGTGTTGCTGATGAGTTTTGCCGAATCAAGATTGTAGTTAGCTTGCTCAAGCTCTTTCTTTTCCTCATGCTTGTTGTCACCAAGGATGATATTTGATGCAAAGCGCATGATATCCGTATCTGTTACCTTTTCGTTCTTCAAGTTGAACAATGACTCCTTGAACGACTCCTTGAACTTACGATGGCGGCTGATGATGTCGATAGCGTGTCTCAGGTTCTCCTCCTCGCTCCATTCAAGACGTGAGTTCACGTTAGATGTATGTTTGTACACCAACTTGTTCTGTGCGGTTCTCAGAGCCATATTAAGTGTATTTTGACAGACAACACGAATCGGTGTGAACAGAACCGTAACAGCACCGCTTCCGTCATGCGTGTTTGTAAATAAGATGTAGTCGTTGATTGGGTCGTGTCCGTTATCATCCAAGTAGATGTCAGAGGGTAGTTTTGCTGTCACATACATACGTTCACCGTCACCAAGGATTCCCGCTGTTTCAATCACCGCTTTTTCAGAGCCTTGCACACCCGAAGCCAAGAGGTTGATGAATTCAAATGCCTTTGAGTTCTGTACCACACCATACTTGCTTCCGACTACGCCCAAGGTGATATCCCTGTCAGTTCGTACCGTTGCCATGTGCGAGTTAATAATCATGTCACGGGTAAGGGTAACTCCCACGCTTGGTTCACCGTTGAGAATCGACTGCACAAGTGTATCAGGAACACGGATGAGATGTTGTTTCGTTACCTCGAAGTTTGCGCCAACCGCTTCGATAGCCTCGTTGACTGTCACGGGTGTGCTGAAGTTCTCACACCCTTGGATGCCTCTCCACATGACGGGCTTTGCGTCCGTTCTCATTGCGATTCTTGTACCGTTGTTGTTACCGTTCTCGATGTTTGCTACTGCGCTGTTCAATGCAATTTCCATAATTCTATTATTTTTTAGTTGTTAATAATCAGTTGAATTGTCTCTGTCTCTTTTTGACACTGCAAAGATATGAATTAATTTTTAAACTACAAAACTTTTCAGATGAAATTTTCTATTGAATAACATACTTTAACACTTTCACTGCATGTCTGAAACCGTCAGTGCCATATTCCTGTTGTGCTTGTTGGAATAACAGATTTACGTTCTCATATTGTGCGATACCGCTTACAAGGCAGTCTACCATCTTTTTGCTGTTCTCTTTCTCATATTTAGAGCAGAGTTCCTTTGCGTATAACAATGCTTTCTCCTTGTTTGAGAATGCGACATCTTCTTCGTTAGCCACTTCTGCCATCTGCACGTCAGCATAGTTGCTACTTCTGTAATACATTCTGTGGTATACGTTATAAACACTTCTCATTGTCTTTATTCCTTTTATAAGTTAGACATCTTATTTCCTTATCACGATGCAAAGGTACGAAGAAAAAACGAGAAAACAAAATTTTGATTAGTTTTTTATTGGACATTAACATTATTATATCAGACTGTTAAATATATTAACTATTTGAGGTATTAAAGTTAATAGAATATAAATAATCATCTGAAATTTTGTAATATGGAATAAATGTTGTACCTTTGCAGTGTTGAAAGAGAAGAGGTTATCTTTCACGGGCAAGGGTGATACCTTGGAGTATATTCTCCATAGGATTCTATATATTATAGAACTTATATGTGACAAATATAAGCGGTAAACCTTATTTGAAAAAAGTTGTACCGCTTTGTTCTTGTTTCTTATTTTGTCTCAAACACTATTTTCTTGCCACATTGACGGAGTTGTACCTTAAGGTTTATCCCTTTGTTCAAGTCGGCAAGTTCCTGTAATTTTCTTTTGTTCTCGTCTGTCGCTTTAATCATTGTCGCATAGACAAGGTTTCCTACCGCTCTACCTTCGTTTATATCAAAAGCCTTGAATGTTTTCATTCCGTCACATTTACAGTAGGTAAGATAATACCTTTGATTTTCGTCATTCATAATTTAGTCGTTTTATAATGAGAATCTATAGAATTCATATTCGTAACCGTTTCTGTCTGTTACGGAATCTCTCAATTTACCATCTGTCATATAATCGCTATAAGGGATTTCAACAAACCTTGTCGGATTCGCTAATCTACGGCAACTATAAGTGATGCTTTCCTTTTTCAATATCTTATCAATCAATCTTCTTGTAAGTTCATAATCCCAATGACACATATTAAATGCTTCATGATAGGGTTTACATTCCCCGTATAAACCATGATTTTTGATGATGCTGTTTTTCAATGAAGACAAACAAGAATCACCTATTTTCTTGAATATATCGTTTTGAAGTTCCATATAGTCAACGGTAAACAGCAAGTCAATATAGGTAGTACCGTCGACTATTTTTACATTATATCCAAGTGGTTTATATGTTTTGAAATTGGATAGTATCTCTTTTATGATAGATTCTGAATCCATGTTCTCTTTCTTGTCAAAGAACAACAAAATAGGAATTCTTTTCTCAAAACCATAACCAAAATCATTCGTGACGTTTTTAAGTAAGGAACTAAACTCGTCTTTTGATAATTTAATAAAATTATCCATGAAAAAATCAGGTTTGATATAGTCATTTATATCGGCATCAAACGAAGCGGAAGAATGGATAATCTTATAAACGTATGGAAAACGGTATTCACGCACTTTGAACTTGACATAAGCCTCACCACAATCTTTTCTGTCCCAATAGGTTTCTTCAACTACACAGCCCAATGAGCGAAGATATTGAGCGTCACTATAAACGTCACCAAAATGTTCACAATCCGCTACACGATATATTCCTTTTACAAACTTCTCCATGTTGTTCTTTTTTTTTCTTTTTAATACAAATCACGATAATTGTAACCAAGTTGTTTTGCAAGCGATTTACTTGCTCCTGGGTAGCCATGAAACGGTGATACCTCTTTCTTGTTGTGATTTACCGTAACCATGCTTTTACCGTTCATTCCGAGTACCACGACATCAAATTTGCAGTCGCCATTGAATGAATATATATCGTCTATCGTATAACCGTTATAATTCATTTTCACGGCTTCTAAATTGTTCTTTCTGATAAGTTCTACCTTAGCTTTCAGATATTCAGTCCATGAACAGAAATCATCGGCACTGAAGCCAAACTTTTCTTTCAGAAACTTTCCGTCATACATTTTGTTGTTGCTCATAACCTTTCTTCTTTTTACGTTGCAAAGATAATGATTTTATTTCATGCAACCAAAAGTTTTACGTTAATTAATGTTAAACACATCCTTTTGTCACTGCCTTGAGTGCTTCCTCAAAAGTTCTGTACATAGGGGCGATAAAGAACTTCTTCATAGCGGAATCGTTGTTACACCATTCCGTTTTATAGGCATAAAACTTACCGTTATTTGACGGGAAACAACTGATAACAGCGAATTTATCACCACTATTTTTGTGGAGCACATACATGAAATCAGCACCTTTCACGATGCTACGGCTGATATTATTTTCCTTGCAGAAATCATGCAGAGATTTACGATTCTTGACTGCTATGATAATATCGTTGTTGCTCACCATATCTTTATCTTTTAATTTTTACACCACAAAGGTACGACAATTATTTGTATTATCCAAATTAAATCGGTTAAAAGATATTAAACTATAAGGAAACATTGCGTGTCGCATCTGAATCCAATTTGTTGTAGATTTCTACGATACGGGATGCAATTTCTGTGATTTCATTAATGGAACGATATTTTAGATAAAGTCCACTGATGCCATCAACATCTATAAGAACTTCCTTGTCCTTATTGAGATATACACATTCCACAAAGTATTCCTCATCCTCATATCGTATCAAAACCTCATAATCACTTATGTTTCCACAAATCGGACAATCCTCTAACAATGGAACAATTCCGTCAACACATTCTTTCACTACCGAATGCTTTGCTTCTTCGTATTTTTCAATACTTTCGTTGATGCTATCAATCGCACATTCGATGGTGCATCTTGCGATTTTTCTTAATAACTCGCCCATATTTGTTCTTGTTTTAATTTCACGTTGCAAAGGTAAAGGTTTTTCTTGACATATACAAATTTTATATGATATTTTTATGTTAAAAAATACTAATAGATAAAGATAAATTAACATATTATTATATATTATAAAGGAGACTATACTTTAAGTTTTCACACTTACCTTTGTTGCCTCTATCTCTTTTGACAATGCAAAGGTAGCTAAAAAATTTCTTATCACCAAACTTTTTATGTTAATGTAAGTTATGGAACTGTTAATAGATGATAAGACGTTACTCCAAAGATTTCGTTATAGATTCTGCATACCGCCTTCTTTATCGTGCCTCTATTTATCTCCCCCACAAGGAAATCGTAATACTCCTTTGTTATCTGATTGGAACGTGATGCCCCAAAAGTGACACTTGCTTCGGGATGGATTGTAAAGTTTACCATATTGTTTTCTCCTTTCTTTTTAGTTAGGCAAAATTAACTGCTTCATCCTTGAATTTCAGTTCTCTGCCTATTAATTTCTTGATTGTTCCTTTCTTTAATTCCACAGCGTGAAAAGTCGTATGCTCAATATATTCATGGTATTCTCCTTTCCATTCTGTCAACCACGGTTTTCCATCAACACCATGAACCACTTTCACTTTTTTGTATTTAGGTTTAGAACCCGCAATAAATTCCTTGTTTTCTTCTGTTACATATAGCCATGCCATATCTGTTTCCTTTCTTATTTCAACACCGCAAAGATATAAATTTTATCTTAAATAAACAATACAATAAAAGTTAAATACCGTAACGGATTCCATAAATCTTGTTTATCGTATACGAATCATTGAAGTCGCAGTGCATTCCTTCAGAAGTTCCGTATTCTCCACGAAGTTGGTTATATTCTTCCCGTTTCTTGCAAGTTTTCTTCAATTCCTCATACATATCCATATAGGCTTCCGCATATCTCACAAATTTCCGTTTCTCTCCTTTGCCCTTCATCTTGTCATAGGATTTTGCCTTTTTCTTGAACGCTTCTATATCATCATCCGACAGCACATAGTTTGACGCTGATACGATAGTGTTATAGACAAATTTGCCCATGCCTTTTTCTATATAGGATTTTACTGCCATTCCGTTGATTGAAGAAATTGTTTCCATATTGCTATTGTTTTTAATGTTGTCGTTATCATTTCCTTTTGACGGTGCAAAGATAGCGATATTATTTGAATTGTGCAAATTTTCAGATAAAAATTTTTGGCCAAATAATGTTAATACATATATGGCTTGTTTTAAGCCATTCTAAGCGTATCTCTCCAATGGTAGGAAAATTATCCAAGATAGCAAGAAAGTCTCTCACAGAGGAAATAAACGGCTATATAAAAAGAAATCCCCCATGTTTCACAACATAGAGGAAAACACACAATTAAAAATTAGCACATCCGTTGCTTATGCCTTATATGGATAGCCACCCGAATAACATTCCACCTCTTTCATGACGGTATCAAAATAAGTCTGCATTTTATTGCATAAGTCGCTGATATTCTTAAATGAAGATTTTCTGAACTTCTTTCCACCATTGTCAACCAAAATCTGCTGCATACCTTTCATTGCGTAATACTTGTATCTCTCGCTTTTCTTGTCTTCCTCTGACAACCAAATATGCCCGTTACTGAATACCTCTACCTTGTTTGTATTGTGGTTTATCTCAAACGTGATATATACCGAATTCTCGTCTATGTTGTGGGGAACGTCTTCCTTATTCAACGCATCATAACGGACGAATTGAAGATAGGGACAAAACCCCGAAGGTTTTTCATCCACTTTTATACGCTTTACATACGGGCTTTCTACTGCCATTCTCTTAACCTCTTCCGCTACTTGTCTGAACTTTGTTTCCATATCTTCTTCTGTTTTCTGATTACGCTGCAAAGGTAATGCTTAAATCTGAATAAACCAAGACTTTTTACTTAAAAAATGTTAATCCATATCATTTTCCTCATCCTCATTATTTTCCATCTTTTTCTTTTCTTTCATCATCTGTTCATGTTCAAGATATTCATGATAAGCAAGGACAAAATTAAGAAGATAGGTTTTCTCATAGTTGTAAAATTTCACTTCCACAACTTTATCGGTTATCGCCTCATCATTCACGACAGGATTTCCGAGAAGCGAGATATTGTACCCGTCTTTCTTTGCACCTGCAAAGTCGTACTTTGTTCCGTTATAGTCATAGAACGATTCGTAGAACACACTTTTGTAGCCGTTTAGTTTGATAATGGCTTCTTCTTCGTTTTCGAGAATTGAATTCAGAATATCCCCCACTTCATTCATAACTGATGTTGCACGGCTCGCAAGCATTTTGAAAATTAAGCTATTCTTTTCCATACTTCAATTATTTTTTCTGTTACAAAGATACGTATACTTTTTGAATTAACCAAATAAATCGGTGATTATTTTCTTACCAATTTATTCTCATTCCCTGAATCTCGTCATAGTTGACTATCTCATAACATTGTGAATAATGCTTTGAATATAAATCAACACTTATGTTCATTATTTTTCCACGGATGGAAACCGTTACCGCTTTCTTTGCCGTTGCGATACGTTTGTCATACATTGAATAACTTTTCTTGAAACGGCTTATAGCCATCTGTATGGCATTCTCGTACTTTTTATAATCCTCCTTGTTCGTTGAGTATTCATTCAATGTTACTTTGTAAGAATGTTTCTTTTCCATATCTTTATCTCCTTTATTTCTTTTTGACGCTGCAAAGTTACGACAAATAACTGACATTTGCAAGAGAATCATCCACTTTAACGTGAATTTAACTAATTGATATGTTTATGTTAAACAAGTATAAACGGATAAAAATACTATCTGAAAAATTTGCATATTCCATTAAAATGATGTACCTTTGCAATGTGAAAAGAAAGGAACTGATGTGGTAAGGATAAAACCTTAGAGTATTGTCTCCGTAGGATTAAAATATAATATGTTAATTTATATTCAAAAATACAAAAAAATCCTCTCATCACTTCACAGCGACAAGAGGGTTCTGAGCAGTTAATTAAAAAATTAAGAAATTCTATAAATATTTAGTTTTTTCTTGTTATTTTTTAATTTATCTTTATATTTATTATTAGTGGTGGGCATTTATGCCCACATA